ATGATTGTATCGATTTAGAGAATGTTGTATCACAAGATGCTTTATATTTAAAGGATAATTCTTTCTTACCATCTTGATTTAAAGGAACGTTTAAAGTAAAAGAAAAATAAGAGATAGGATTTTATTTCCTATCTCTTTTTCACACTCTCCGAAATAACCTCTTCTAATTCACCTTCTGTAATATAATCCATTAAAGTTTCTTCGAATTCTACATTTATCCAAGCCTGTAACATAGCTGTATTTTCAAAATCTTCATAACTCAGATTTCTTAACTTAACTATCTGATCTACGGCATGTCTTGTTTCGTGATAAAATGTAGTTTTGATATTCTTAACCAAACTTTTATAATCCTTTTTGGCAATAAAAGGTCTATTTCTTCTAGAGTCAATGTTTACTATTACTACTACTTGATCGAATCCTGTTGTTTTATTAATAATTCTATAAGTAGATGTTCCGGATGTTGAACTTATTGTTTCTATAAGTTCTTCTGCTCTTGAATTTTTCTTTACCGGAATTTCCATTTTATGATTCTTTACAAACTTAGTAGTAAACCACCTCGTCATTTCTTTCTGTGTTCCAATTCCAAAATTAATTTCTACTCTATAAGAATCATGTTTTAATTTACTTATTTTCATATTCTTAAAAATTTAAACTCCTTAAGCTTTTTATTATTGCTTAAGGAGTATTGTTTTACATTATTTATTTTCTCTCATGTATAAGGCTTTAAAGCTCTCTGAAAACGACTATACAAATAAATATATAGTTCATCAGCTAAATTAAATCTACTTAAGTCAGCTTCTATATTCTCTTGAATCTGAACTAAATAATAGATCAGATCAAGCCGAGTACGAGTTTCCTGAAGTTGAAATCTAAGTATATCTCTAAAAGTGAAGATACTTATATAATCGATCTTAATTCCATATAAATCTTTAAACTTATCAACAGTCATAGTTCCTCTTTTTATTCCAGAATTATTAATAAAATCAACTACTTCTGGGATATAATAAGAAATTACAAAGTTTGATAAATTATCTATAGGAAGTTTCGAAGTAAATGCTATAAATGTATGAAGAACTAAACCTCTTAGACTTATAGTATTATATATTACCTTATTTTCATAATCCATCTTAACTTACTGTAGTATGTTTTGTTTTTATTACTTTAGTTTTCACTATTTCATTCAAAAGTTTCGGCATTTCCTCTAAGTTATATCCGATATCTATATAAGTATCAAACATATCTTCAACACCGTAAACAGCATCTATACTAATCTGAATTATTCCGAATCCAAGTTTTTCTGCTTCCTTTACTTTTGCGGCAGTATCTTTTATTGCTGAAATTCCTCCATACCCATTTGCACAAGGACTACCATCAGATATCACAAACATAATACAATCTTCTTTTGTGAACTTTCTAACTCTCTTTGCTACTTCTAGAATTGCATCTCCATCTCGATTTTGGGATTTTGCATAACTCTTAGATAATGAAAACTTAGGATTATAATGATTTCCTTCTCGATACACACTCAGATTTATATATCCGACTGAACCAATATCTGCAGTATGTCCATAAATATATAAATCAACTCCCAAACTTTTTCCGAAGGTTTCATTTAGAAGTATTGCAGCCTGTCTTGCTAGGATTTCCTTTTTTCCACCCATAGATCCAGACTCATCAATAAGAACACATATAGTTGATTTATTGGTTCTAACATGTCCCTGTCTTAGGTAAACTTGTGGAACTCCTTGATACGCTTCTGCAAGTTTTGTCGTATCTAAAATTCCAGACCTACAACCTTGGATATTAAAATCATAGTTCTTATCTGTTCCTGTCAATATCTTTTTTAATCTAGGAACGTATTTTTGAACTGCTCTCACATCACGTAAATAATCATTCCTATCCCCTTTTGGTTTTTCAAAGAATACCTTATCAGAATCACCACGTTCTACTGTTCCCTCTAAGATTTTCATTGTTAGACTATCCTTTGATGATAATAGCCTAGATACTTTAGACTTATCTATCTTTCTTCCAGAATCTAAATCAACTCCATACATTATACTAGTTATAGATTCAGTATCATTAATTAAGAATAATATTTTCTTTAATTCCGCTGGATCTATATCAGATAATTTCTTCTCCTTAATTATCTTAAATATACTTTCAGAAACACTACAAATATCTTTAAGATTTTCTGGATATGGAGTTATCTTTTCTTGAATTTCTTTGTATACCTCAGAATACTCCTCAAGAACCTCCTCTTCTATTAATCCAGGAAATCTAAGTATTCCTATTAATGTTTTAAAGAAAAGAATCAACTTCCTCTCCCTCATTATATTAAGTTTTTCCTCTAGAATCTTGGAATTATAACTTTTCGCACAATCAATAAAATCTTGAAATCCTGGTCGTTCTGTTAGTAATAAATCCTCAACTCTATTATCCTCAAGAAGATTTATGAAAATTTTAATAATCTCTCTTTCTTCAAAAGTATATTTTCCACTTATAAAACTAAGAAAATTCAAATAAACTCTTAAGTAGGTATATCTTAAGTGTGCAGCCTCATGAAGACCAAATCCACAGAAGGCATTTATTTTTGTTTCATTATCTTCAGTGGAGTCAAATATCTTAGAAGGGACTGCTATTCTTCTTTCGGAATTATCTCTCTTCTCTTCTGAAAAATAATCTGAATACGAACTACTTTCATCACTACCCTCATTCAAATTTACTCTAATCGGGAAAGGGAAATCCATTATAGTTATCATATCTTTTACAGAACTATAAGCCTTTTCAATTAACTTAGATAATTGTGCATCCTCTTCCTTTCCAACAGATGAATATGAATAATAACTTTCTCCATACCAAGAGCTTCTATTTATAGTTCTACTTAGCTCTCCAGAATTTCCGACAGATGATTTATAGGACTTTCTAAATATACTCCTACCCCATCTACCATCATCTTCGTCATCATAGTAATCATCATAATCCTTTCTTTTCCACCAAGGATAATATGAGGTTGAAAAATGTTTACTCATAGTCTATTAATAAGATAATATTGTTTTATATACTGTACTTCTTTCTCCTTCCAAATTAGTTCCTTCATAGATTGGAAGATATACCATTTCCATAGCACTTTTCACACTCCAACCATCTGATACTAACTCTGAGATCATTAGTGTTTCTCGAATTGATATAGAAGTTGAGATTTCCTGTTTCTTCGAGAGTGATCTAATATTATTTGCTATCTTCACAATTGATCTAGCTACTTCTTCATCAATCCCCGTTCTATTAACCAAAACATTTACTTCTTCTGTATCTGGTATAATATTAAGTTCAAGAGGGAAAAATCGATTAAGAAGTGCTCGGTCTATCATATTAGTTCCAGTATATTCAGAACCTATATTAGCTGTTGCAATAAATGTTACCTCTGGATGAATTTTAATACTTCTAACTCCTTTCCCACAAGCTATTTCAACATTCAATTCCCGTCTATCATCTAAACAAGGAAACAATACATTATTAGCCCCAAGAGAAGAACGATTTAACTCATCTAAGAGAATTACACACGGTTCTTGAATTACTTTAGTGAACTTAGCATAATCAAATATACTTTTTCCATCTTCTAAGCGATGAACTCCAAGTAAATTTGAAATAGGATCAATCATAGAACCCATATCAAACACATGAAGAGGTATACCCATTCTAGAACAAACTTCTTTTACGCAACTTGTCTTTCCAGAACCTGTAGGCCCTATAATCATCGTATTAACATGTTTTTTTATATTTCTTACTAAAATTCTCCAATTATCAGGGGTCATATAAAATCCATCCTTTGTAGAACTTGGAGAAATTAGTGATGCATCTTTAAGAATTGTTTCGAGAATCGTATCTTTCTTTAAGGGATCTACGAAATCAATTCCAGTCAGAGTTTTATATTCTTTTTTAGCTTCTTCATCTTTATATGTTAATCTTTGAAATCCCTTTTGTGTATAAAACTTTCCACCTGAAGAACTAAGATTAAGAGAAGTTGAGATAAATATAGTACCTTCTGAATAAACATCTCTTATCTTCTTAGGGCATTGTACATAAAGACTTGTAGATACATTAGAACCATCCTTCAATTTTTGTCCAGGGAGTGCTTTTACTTTCAAATTTCCTTTAACTAATACTGTCTCTAAAAAATAATACTTACTCATAATAATTTTTTCTTATAATAAATTAATATTTCTTTTATAATGAGATCAAGAACTACACAATAAAAATTCTTGATCATTAATAAGGATTATAGGGTTCGAAATATTCTCTTGAGGACTAAGGAACCTGGATTGAACAAGAGAATATATTGAGAAAACCTATAGGAAGTATAAATAGAAAAAATAAAATAAGGATTGAATAAAGAGATATTAGGATTTTTTAAGAAGGATTGAAAGAAAAGATAGTGGTTCTTAAAAAGTATCTAGTCCTAGCTCTTCCGAGTGTGAACGAGGTAAAGAGCGTTATGGACGATATCTTTTTAAGGTTCACGATAAATATGAATATAATATTAGGTTTAATCTATCGTGAACCTCCTATAAGAGACGGCTTTTTCGCCTTTCCCTAACGGGAGGCGAAGCCTCTCACTATGTTCGCTCTTATAGAAGAACCACTTTAGTGTCAACTAAAATTTTAAGATAATCCTATATAGTGTAAGTATCTTCTATTACCTATTTAAATTGACGTTTTGCTCTTCTATTAACTTTAAACTCTAATTAATGAAGTTAAGGGTATCCTTAGTCTTCAGTTTTATTTAACCGAACTCTATATTGAGTTTTTAATTTGTAACAATAAAAATATAATTTAAATATGATTAGAGAAAAGATAATAGTACCATCTGGAATCAGATATATTTCAGATTGGAATGAATTTAGATTTAATAATTTTCCAGAAAAGTGTATAATAAATAAACAATTACCTGGATGTGGTTTTACTGAATATTGTATTAGGAGTAATGAGAATATTATACTTTGTAGCCCTAGAAAGATGTTATTAAAAAATAAAAAGGATCAACATAAGTTTGATGTTTATCTTGTAGTAAATGAAATGGATAAAGAATCTAATATAGATAAAGATTTATCTAAAATTGATAAGAATGTAGTAATAGATAATTTAATTAAGGAAGAAGTATCTACTAATTCAGAAATATATAAAAGATTATATCATGAAATAGAAGAATATTGTATATCTAGATCTATTAATGGGTTACCTTGTAAAATATTAGTAACATATGATTCTTATAGAATAGTAAAAGATATTTTAGAGAAATTAGATAGATTTTATACTTTTTATACTATAGTAGATGAATTTCAAAGTATCTTACATGATTCTAGATTTAAAAGTGATACAGAGCTTAAATTCTTAGAGTATCTTAAACAATCTCCTACTGCATACTTTGTATCTGCTACCCCTATGATGGATGAATATCTAGAAATGTTAGATGAATTTAAAGACTTACCTTATTATGAATTAGACTGGTCAGAGGATTTATCTAGAATTATTAAACCAGATTTAGATGTATTTGTAATGAGATCTGTAGGAGAGAAGATGTCTGAAATTATACAAAAATATTTATCTGGGGATTTTGAAGAAATAGTAGTAATGAGAAATGGTATACCTACTAAAGTTATATCAAATGAAGCAGTATTCTATGTAAATAGTGTTAACCATATTACTAGTATAATAAAGAAAAATAATCTTACTCCAGAACAATGTAATATACTATGTTCTAAGACTGATGATAATCTTAAGAAAATCCAAAAACGATTAGGGAAGAAATTCATTATAGGTGAAGTTCCATTGGAAAGAGATCCTCATAAGATGTTTACTTTCTGTACTAGAACTGTATATTTAGGAGCAGATTTCTATTCATTATGTGCTAGAAGTTTTATCTTCAGTGATAGTAATATAGATAGTTTAGCGGTAGATATATCAGAAGATTTACCTCAGATACTAGGTAGACAGAGATTAAAAGAAAATCCATGGAAAAATAGTGCTACTTTCTATTATAGATCTACAGCAAATTATAGAGAAATGAAGGCAGAAGATTTTCAGAAAATAATAGATGATAAAATGAGTATGACTGAAAGTTTATTAAGAGTTTATTCCACTACTTTCATAGAGAATGATAAATATTCCCTTGCTAAAACTTATCAGGAAAATACTCAATCTTATAATTATAAAAGTAATTATGTAGCAGTAAATAAAATAACCACAAAAGATGGAAATATAATTTTAAAACCAGTATATAATAATCTCGTTCTAGTTAATGAAATTAGAGCTTTCAAGATACAACAGATTGATTATAAAGATAGATTTACTGTATTTAGTACTGTACACAATACATTAACTAGAGATGATATAGTAAATCAGGAAGTATCTAAATTTTTAAAAATCTATACTTTTTTAACTACTATATATGACAAATTGAAACTTTTATGTGAATATGGACTATCCAATGATGCAATTCAGATTGTACTTGGACAGATAGCGGATAGTGATGAGATTAAATCTTATTATACTACATTAGGACCACAAAAATTAAAATCATTATCATATAATAGTACTAAAATAAAAAACTATCTTGGAATAGTAACATTTAGTCAAGAACTTCTAGAATCTAGTATATATTCAGAGTTTAAAGTAGGAGATATTTGGTTATTATCTGATATAAAATCTAGATTAGAATGTATTTATAATAATATTAATTATGATAAAATAGCCAAAGCAAATGATCTATTAAATTATTTTGAGATACAGGAAACAATGTTAAGAAAAGAAATTAATGGAGAAAAGAAGCGTGTAAAGGTATATAAAATATTAAAAAAGAAAGAATAATTATGATATACTTAATAGAAACAACATACTACAATAAAAATACGAAAGAGATATTAGATCTTCTCAAAATAGGATATACAGAAGACAGTAATAAAGATAAAAGATTTACTTTATATAAACTTCATAATCCTGGATATAAATTATTATATGAAATTTCAGGATATGATGAGGATATAGAAAAGAGGGTACAATATAAGTTTAGGGATTTGAAGTATAATGAATATGGAAATGAATGGTTTTACTATAGCGATGATATAATAAATTTCTTTAGGGATATAGATAAAGTAGACTTAGATTCTCTTCCAAAGAATCCAGTTAGAGGCAGTAAAGAATTTAAGAAGATTAAGAATGAATGTAGGGAGGTACTGTCCTATTTCTTTAATACCAAGGATACAGAGGAGTATTTAGAGAATATAATATCTAAGGTAAAAGATCAATTATCTAAAGACTATGTAATAGAGTATCTTAGGAAGGATCCTAATGTGGGGAATGAGAGAGTAGATAAGTATTTTGAGGTATTAAGGTGTAGAGAGACTGGTATATATTGTGAGGATGATATGGTAAATCAAGAGGTATCAGAATTTCTTAGAATATATATTAGTTTAAATACAATGAAAGATAAGCTTAAGTTATTATGTGAATATGGATTATCTAGTGATGCAATTCAGATTGTACTTGGACAGATAGCGGATAGTGATGAAATTAAGTCTTATTACACCACTCTAGGTCCAGATAGATTGAGAGCATTAAGTTATAGTAAAACTTTTATTAAAAAAGAATTGAATATAGTAACATTTAGTCAGGATTTACTAGAAAAATCTATGTATTTAGAATTTAAAGAAGGTGATAAGTTATCATTAGTTGATATAAAGACAAAGTTAACAAATATTTATGATTCTATTAGTTATGATAGAAAAGCTAAAGCAACAGATTTAGAGAATTATTTTGAGGTTAAGAAGTGTACGATTAATTTTCCCGATAAGAGGGTTAATGGATTAGAGATTATTAAAAAGAAAGAATAATTAATTAATGAAATATATAAAAATATTCAATTATTTTTCACTTAAAACTCTAATAAATGAATAAAAAATAAATAATTATGGAGAATATAATAAATAGCTTTTTTATTAAGCAGAGCAGGATTACGGAACTTACTTTTGAATTTACAGAGAGATTATGGATTCAGTCAGTTCAATATGAAGTTAGTACGGTAGAGCATATTCCTTACATAGTAACAACAGGAGGACGAAATAAACTTTACAAACTAGAAGAAAATCCGGATGTTACAAAATATGGAGAGGATTTATATCATATTAGAAGTATTATGAAAGATTCTATAACGGCCGAAGATGTAGAGATAAACGTTATGTACCAGATTGATAAAGCAACGAGAAATGTTTTTAAGGTTTCTCACTTATACGTTGCTTTTGAAGATGGTACAAAGAAAATACTCTACAATGAAACGGCCGAAACTTATATGTGTATCTTGAGAACTCTTCAAACTAGATTTCCAGAATTAGTTTCAGGATTATTTGTTAAGATTGGAAATGATTATAAGTATTTCTTAGATATTGAACTATGAAAGTAATATTATCTAGTCATCTTCCTGGAGTTATTGATATCCTAATTCCGATTGCATTGCCTTTTAGAAATGTAGTAGAATTAGCAGGAGATTTACAGACAACCATGAAATATATAGAAGAGAGGGATTGGTTAGCTCAAGGATATTATCTTAGTTTATCAGATAAGACTTGGAAGTGTTCTGATAGAGATAGAGTACTGTTTGTTCAGAATAATAAACTTCCTGATATAGCTTGTAAGAAGATAGGAATTAAACGATTATCAGATCTATTGTATGATAAATTTCTAGATAAACGTGGTCTTGATATTACTACAGTTGATAATCCTATGACTATTGAAAGTCTCTCTAAAAAAGAATATCACATCGGAAAATATAACCTCAAGAATGCAGATATAATGAGAGATTATCGTAGTGATATTTCCAGAGCAGAATTCGAAACTAGATCTATAACTGATAAACTTATTATAACTATAATATTAAAGGTTATAGATAAACATGGAGTAGATAAGTTCTTTGTAGGGTAGAAAAACGATGGGTTTGAAAAGACGTTAAATTCTTATATATGAGAAAATAAATTCTTTAAGATCAAAATTCATACACAAATACAACTATACAAAAACAAAGAAAATAATGAATTTTGATCATTAATTTTTCGCCGTTAAAAATCGAATGGTTTAGAAAACGGTAAAAGCCTTATAAGAGATAAGATAACAAAAATATTAACAAATTATTTTTCTAAAGAACAAGAATTATGGAAAAAGAAGAAACTAAAAAAGAAAAAAAATCTGGTTGGTTTAGTAGAAATAAATACACAATCGGAGGAGTTGCCGTTGGAATGGTAATTGGTGGAATAATAGTTAAATACCACAAACCAATAATATCCACTGGCAAGGGTATAGGAAATGCAGCTATAGGTCTTTTAAAGAGAAAGAAATCAGTTGCAACAACAGTTACCGGTATAGGAGAATCGGATATGATTCCTGAAGTAAAGCCGGAAATAACATCAGCCCCTACAAATGGAGGCAATGGTGGTTACAAGAACGGTGGTTACAGAAGTCTCAACAGCCACCAAAGAGTAAATAATGTTAACTTATAGGAAGGAGAATAAGAAAATGAAAAATTTATTATATTTTGTAGCAGGATTTGGAGCTGGAATAGCAGCAATTAAATTAGAACAGAAATACGGTTACTGTGAAAAATTGATTGGAAATGTCAAAAAGAAGATCACAGGTGACGGTATTGAAGAAGTCAAAGAAATTCCTGCTGAAGAGAAGAACTAAATTTTCCTTCTTTTAAGTTTAGAGTATAGAGGTATTAAGTGCTTCTATACTCTTTTTTCTTTATTTAGGTTATGAAAAACACAATGATGAAAGTAGAAGATGATGAAGAAAAAGAAGTAGAAATAGAACAAAAACATAATTCTTGTTTATTGTTATCTCAGGGGAGGGTTCTGGAGTCCATCCAGTTCCCTTCTTATAAAGAGATATTAAACAAGATAGATGAGTCAGCATCTATAAATAGCATATTAAGCTGACTGCGTTAAATAAAGAATTATAAACTTAAATATTAACAATAAAACTTAAAAGAAAAAATGGACATTAGAAAAAGAGAAAAAATAGCAACGAGAAGTTACTCAGTAGCTAATGTATGTCTCCGTACTATAGGATTAGGTTGTAAAGTTTTAGCTCTTGTATTTGCAATAGGGTGCGGAGCTTCACTTGCAGGAGACTATCAAATAAAGAAGATTAGAAAAATTAATTCAAAAAATAAAAAGATATGATAAATATTGGTTCGTTACTTGGTGTACAGAAAACAAGTACTACATTTTTAAAAGATAATTGCAATGATAGAACAATAACATCTGAATATTTAGATAAAGGTTCTAAACCAATTATAGCAGTTGCAATGTTTTCTTTAGCGGGAATAATGTTATATGGTGTAGGAAAATCATTATTTTCTAAGAACGGATCTATCAGTAAACCTCAAAAAGGGATGGGAAATAATAGACCCCCCAAAAAAGGAGGAATGGTTCGTGGGATTAGCAGTGAACAAAGGGGAATATTATAAAAATAAAAAGAAGAAACAAACTTAAAAGAAAAGAAAAATGAAATATAAAAAACTAATACTAATTGGTTTAGGATTAGCCCTTGGTGGTTATCTGCTAGCCAGAGAAACAAAAAAAGAAATAAAAAAATTAGAAAAACAAAAGAAACAGATCGATGATGCACTAGAAGGTCTTGGAATTTCTTCAGACATATTAAGAGAAAAGTCTAATGAAATTGTCAATTCCTTCGAAAATGATAGTGACGAAGTCGACGAAGAAAATGACGAAAGTGATAACTTAGTACTAGCAATGTATAATGTTATCCAATTCGGCGATAGAAAGGGAAAGATCAATCCGTGGGACCTAGATCTTATTCGCATTCGTAATATAGTAGATGAAGATAGATGGGGTAATAAATCGATAATTAAGCGCGGATTATTGGATTGCGAGAACATCATTCACGTAAGTCAATCTGACACTAGGTTTGGAAAAAGGAAATTAGAATTTATTTTCGAAATTCCAACAACCGCTTATAACAGGAATCTATCTGGTTATCCAAAAATAAATGATTATAAAGATACGCTCAATGAATTAGGAGATACCTTAAATCGAGAATTTATAGGTACGGAGGATGAAAATATTGATCGTTTCTTTATTGGATATTATATACTTTCTTATAAAATAAAGGGAGTAACCTATACGAAGGAAGTAAATGGTGAAACTCGTACTTATGAAAAAGTATTTCAAGCAGCAGTAGAGATTCCGAAAAGAGATTATGAATCTTATAATGTTTTTTGGCCTGATGGAAGACTTAAGTATAATGGTTTTTCAGAGTTTATGCAGGACTTATTCGATTATACAAATGGACGTAAGAGTTTAAGTAAAAAACTTACAGGTCATATTTTCGAGAATATTGCATTTTTCAGTAAGGAATTAAATGATCTTGGGAAAACTCAAGATGATGTATATGATGTGAAAATAGCATCTACATTCTTAGGATATAAACTAAGATTTCCGATGAAGGATGAAATAGATGATGAACCTGGAGTAGATTTATATACAGCTCTTGATATGCTTCATTATGTAACTATTCCTGAAAACTTGACAATCTACAAGAAAAGGAGTAATTTATATGGAACATACTCAACAGAATATAATCACATAATGTTTCAGGCAAGAGATGTAAATCCAATGTATAAAGATCTTGGATTTGACATCATGCTTTATTATACGGTAGATATAGAAGATGAGGATAAGAAGGACTTTGCAAATCGAAAGATAGATATTGAATCCATGGAATATGAACTTGGAGAAGAAAAGTCCCTGGAAGAAAAAGCCGAAGATGAGAAGAAGAAAAATTAAAACAAAAAATTAAACTAGATAGAATTTTACTCTATCTAGTTTTTTATTTTATAGCTAAGAAAATCAATTATCAAAAGAAATTTCATTTATTTTGCTATCACTTTCTTCTTTTAGTCTTTCCCCTGGATCTTTCAATTCCTCTTTCGTATACTGATTATCTATAAAAGAGAATACATCAAGAGGATATTTTCCAACAGATCCGCTATCTTTATACTCTTTAATAGCATTACTTAAAGAATAAAGCGGATCTTTTTTCTTTTTGTTCCTAATATTTTCAAAAAATTTAGATATAATTTTCCTTAGAGTTCTTACTTCTTTATGAAATCTAAAATCTTGTTTCTTCTCTTGGACTATTATTTCTATGATTTTATTAATAATTACTATAACAGAATCTCCTGCAGTTAACTTTTTATTTCTAAGTCTTTTGAATTCTTTCTTAAGAAATGGTTTATAAAGGTATAATATTCTTCCATAAATTTCTATATCTTCAGGTCGAACAGATTGATCTATCCTTTCAATAGTTAACTTAACAGTATGAATATAGGATTTAGTAATACCTATATATCGATGTTCATTTTCTAGAAATTGTGTTAACTCACTAAATAAAAATCCAGTTATATCAAGTAATCCTTCTAAGTACATATCCTCAGGAACTTGGATATTCTCAGCTATTCTTTTTTCAATATCTTTCATATTAGTATAATTTTAGTTTTACATAATTAAGATTTAGGACCTTTTATAATGGCAAAATCCTTATTAATGTAAGTAATGTAAAAAAGTAAAACGATTATGGCATTAACTAGAAATCAGAGAGATAAGATAATTAATGAAGTTAAAAAATTGTATATCAAAGAGTTCGATGAGAGTAAGAACCTACGTAATGAACTAGTAGATTTTATTTTTGATGCGATCTTGGAATGTTTAACTCCAGAAGAAAAAGAATTTACAATGAAGTATCAGGATTATTTAAATAGTGTTCAAGTATTTGATTTTACAGGAGATGGAGTATTAAAAAAAAGAATTTCCTGAAGAAAATATAAACTGTTTAAATTGGGGGGATAATCTTTATTATTTTTCTAAAGGAATAAGAATTGAAAAACGAATAGATGGGAATTTGATTTCTGCTCCTAGTCTATTTAAAGGTAATGAGTGGAGTAGTTTTAAACATCAAAGTCCTGAATTATATAAAGAAGCTTTGGAAAAACTTAGAGAATATGTAGTAGTTTCTAAAAGAGCATGTAATAAGTTATTCGAGTTAGAAGAAACTTTGGAAAATAAAAACTTAACTCTAACTGCTTTGAAAACTAATTTTATAGAACTTTATAATATATTAAAATCATGATTCTAGATAAAGACAAAAGTAAATTAATTTCGAGAGATATCTTATTATCAACTTATAAAGAACTTTTAGATAACTCAGGTCTTAAGAAAAAATTAGCAAGATTAGAAAAACTAATTAAAGAATTAGTAGTTGAACTTTATAGAAAGTATGTATTTTCCGACGAGTTCTTACAGTTATTTGATAAATCTAAGAAAATTGCAAAAACTATGAGATCTATTGATGTAAATTTTCAAGTTCTAGGATTATGTGACTCTCCTCAAGGTTACTATCCTAATAAGATATTAACATTAGATTCTGGAACACCTATTGGATTTGTTGTAAGTATAAACAGGTGGGTAAATATAGAAGATGATTATTTAGAGAGTTTGCCTATGTGTGGTGATGATACTTATAAGTTAATGAATGTTATAGATAAGTTTACACCAGAAGAAGTAGATGTTCTTAAAAATGCTTATATAGATCTCTTTAAAGCAACTTATGCAATAAGAAACTTTAAAGGTGGGCAAGATAAATACCTTCCAGAAAATATAAAAACTTATGGACAACTACATGATTATGATCTAGAAATTTTTGAAATAGCTTATAATAAATTCATACAACAAAGGGATGAATTAAAAGTAAAAAATAATGAATCACACTTAGATAGAAATGATATTCCTGGAAGTTTACAACGACTTAAAAGAATACTTGAACTCTAAGAAGAAAATAAAAAGAGAGAAACCTATTAAGGCCTCTCTTTATTTTTTTTTAATCTAGACTATTACTACTAAGTATGACTCTAGTAATCGCTTCATCATCTACATCTCTATCAATTCTTGGATAATGAATTACTTCTACTGCATAAAAGTACATAGTCCCTGAGTTTTTGTCTAATGACATGGATATAATATCTGCATATTCTTCTGCATTCTCCACATCATTTGTCATATTTTCTCTTACATACTCTGCAATGTTTCTGCTGAGTACTACCTTATCCCCTTTTCTTGGGATGTTTTCAAATTCTAGGGTGATGTGGATAAAACATTCTCCACTAATTCCCATAAATGAACAGTCTATTCTTTTCATAATTTCTTGTTTTTCTCAATAATAAGGCTTTGAAGGTAAAACTCTTATAGATGTAATAAAAATTAAAGAATATGAATGAAAACTATGTATTAGTAAGATGGCCAGAATCACAAGAATTTATGGAATGTGATTGGTTTAGAGATGAAGCAATTTTAGCTTTGGGACATGAAGATCAGACTGGAAGTAGTGCATATTTTATTCCAGAATCTAGAATCTTAACTAAAGAGTATGTTCAACAAAGAGTAGCAGAACTTTGTAGAGATTATGAAGTTACACCAGAAGAAGAGGATTATTCTAGTAAACAATGGTGTGATGAGGCTTTCCCATATGAAGGTGGAATGTCTTTAAAAGAATTAATTGTAGAAATTGCTCTATTAGTAAGAAAAAGATCAACTCTTCAAGACGATAAAAATACGACGGAGAGATGTAAAAAAATTGAGAGGAACCTATTTGAATGGTATCCTCTCTTTATTTTTATCCTACTTTTCCAGTTCTAAATGCTCTGGACTTTAAAATTTTACAACCTTTCTCTCCATGATAAACAATTAAATCGAATTTATCAAGATCCGGTCCAGTAAAATTTGTATGACTCAGGTTCATCATAGACAAAGTTACTTCACCTGTCTTACAATGTAGGTCATCATCTCCTAAAATTAATGTGTTAAGTACAAATTTATTCATTTCCTGATTCTGATATTAGTAAATCTAGATTTTCTCTAATTGTTTTCTCTGGATGTGAACCTACTAATCGATTCTGAAGTACTCCATCTTTAAAGAATAGTAGTGTTGGAATGTTTCTTATACCAAATTCTGATGTAAGTTCTGCACATTCATCAACATCACATCCGTAAATATTAACTTTCCCTTCATATTCGGTTGCTAATTTTTCAACGATTGGTTTAATTACTTGACAACCACCACACCATTCAGCAGAATAATCTACTACTACAAGTCCTTCATTAATCAGGTTTCTTTCACTGTCTTTTAATTCTTTCATAATTCTAATTTATATAATAAATCTAATTGTATTCTAGTCAATACAAATACTTTTGTTTCATTTTCTACCTCTCTACATATTAAGTCTTTTTTTGAACCTAACCTAATAAGAGGAGATGTACCTGTAGAGTCTATAATCTCTACTCCACCTGTACTAGTATCATGAGTTTCTAATGTTACATTACCAAGACCATCTATAAATGTAACTTTACTCTTATCTGAAATCCAATCAGGCACAGATCCAACTCCATATTCCCAAACTTCTATATATTCTGGATAAGCTGAATTTCTTCCTGATTGTTTATATCTTTTAGTCATAATTTTCCAATATCTAAATCCTCTATATTATAATCTAAACAATCTATTCCATTTTTCTTAACTAATCCAGCAAAAAGATATCTAGGATCCGGATCAGTAAAAGTATCAATAAATTCTTTATCTACTTTTTCCAAGAATATTCCGATTGTTGTGTTTCTGAAATAAAGTACTGAAGAGTTAGATCCCCAAGTACAATATCTACAATCTATATAATCGGCAGGATCAGGAACATCTACTCTAGTCCATGGAAAAATAACAGACTTCAGAATATGTCTATGATAAAAATATAAACATTCATCAAAAATACATTTCCATTTCTTCTTTCTTTTTTCTTCAGACGGTGTATAGTAGAAGTTATATAGTTCTGTTGATGATAATCTACGAATCTTAAACACTGGCTTAATAATTCTAGACTGATTTATTTTTTCTAGGTTTTCAAAAAGTTTAGGTGTAGATTCTTGTAAATCCTGACATCTAGATATTGTTATTCCGATGTGCTTCCCAAATATTTCTTTATCATATTGTAGAGCCTTAAATATAGTTCTCGGTAAATTTCCAGAACTATCTATAAAAGCACAAGCCTGATAAAGAGTTGTTATCTTTTCTTTACTAATCTTAGAATTGTCGAAATGGGAATCAGAGAATATGAATACTATATCACTAATCTCAGAAAGTTTACATAATCCAGTATGTATATTATCTGGAAGAGGGTAGTAATCATAATCCATTAATATAATTGATATCATAAGATGACGTGGCTGATTAACTACGTACATCTCTTCTTTTGTTGGTTTCTTAATCATAAAATACTTGTCTAACTTTTTCCCAATCTACATAAGGTCTATCACTAAAATCTGGATTATATATAAGAGGACATCCAAGAGCAGCATCATCTATATAAAGATCTGCATGTACTTTTGGAGAACTAGTCCATCTTCTTTGTCCAGGATCTTGATTAACTCCATATAAAGGGATATCATTTTCTTTAAACCATTCAACTGCATCTTCGAGTTCTTTCCCTGATCTCATAGTATTTAAGATCAATTTATGACCTCTTTCTACTAGCTCTTTAAGAACAGGAACTGCACCAATATCCTTTCCAATTCTAGGATAATCATGAGTAACACAGGTTCCATCAAAATCAATTCCAATTTTCATAATTTTTATAATTTTTTAGATAAACTCCAAATCCAATGTTTTCCAGATTCAGTCCATTTCTTTTGATTCTTAATATGTTTATTTCCATGTTTATCAGTTACAACCGCTGAAGTAACTTTTGTATAACCTTCTTTATCGTAGGGGCTTGATAAATACCACCCTTTTATTCCTGGACGACGATAAATATATTTCTTTTCTTCAAGTTTCTTAAGAAGTATCTTTGTCCCATACCCAAGTCCAAGATCTTTACAGAGTTGTTCAGTAGAATACAAGTTTTCTGAATATGCTAAAACTTCATTATAATAATTTACCTGAGGGAGAAGAGAATTATATCTATCTCTTTCCTCTTTTAAGGCAGTAGTAAATCCTATCCTAAGAAGTTCATCAATCTTAGAATCTACCCAAATCGCAAACCTTGGATCTAACCACTGAGCATATCTAATTGCTACCCATCTATGCATCCATGTACCAGGTCTAGTTCCATTTGAATAATGCCCTTCTATAGTTATTACAGGAGTGATGCGCGTCTCCCGCGCAGTACTTTCTTGATACTTTTCAAATGCTTGTAAATAATCTTGAGTATCCTTCTGTCTCAACCATTGATAGGGCCTTTTGTTAGGTCCGAATAATTTACCCATTTCAGTAGCATTAATCATGGTATCAAAATCATCTGATTGTGTAAACTGAATTAATGCTCCATTAAATTCTAAGTTATCAATAATTGTTTTCATAATTTTTCTATTGTTTGTTCTTCAGTATCTAATATAAAACATTCTCTACAATCTAAACATGCAAATGTCTCTTCTATTCCTGGAGATGGTCCAAAAAATTCCTTGGCTAATTGAGTATGACCAAAAATCTGAAATACTCCAAGAAATGTATTCTCAAATTCTCTTACATCAGACCATATACATGATCCATAAAACCCATAACCACCTCTAAGTCTTGACATATACCACAAGTGATTATACATTAGATGTTGTTCCTTAAGAAGTGTATCTAGGTCATCACAACCACAAGTAATTTTCATCCACTCTTCTACAACACCTGCATGAGAAAATAAATACTTTCCTTCTTTGTATAATACTTGAAATAATTCTTGATTATCATTAAATATCTGTTCGATTTTTTGTGCATTCCTAAAGTCATATCTACTACAAGGAAGTATTTCTTTTAATAGATTCATATAGTGATAATCATGATTCCCTATTAACAAAATAACCTTCTCTAGGAATTCTTTTTTGAAGTCTATTATCTTCTTTAATTCTTCTATTGCCTTCTTTGGTGAAATACCCTCGACTGGATATGGGTCTAGATAATCTCCTAGAAATACAACTTGATCTACTTCATTAATCTTTTCTTTCGCTAGCCTCCAAAACGTCCTACCATGAACGTCTGGAACAATTATTATTTTACTCATCTTGATTAATTATTTTATATTCAATAATAAGGAAAGAAGGTCTGTCAGAGAGTAAAATAAAGACCCTAAGGATTTTTTCCCTAAGGTCTTTTTATTATTTAATCAAGTCTTTCATCATTATACTTACTTTTTACTAATTCACCATTAATATTATGCCATATAGTTTGATTAGAAGATCCTCTAAATCTAAGTTTTCTATCTTTTAATTCATCTATATATCTTCCATCAACTATATAATCACACAAATTAATAACTTTCATTTGTTCTTCAGTTAATTCAGAAATATAAAATCCAGTCCATAACCAAATCTCTTTTTCTGGCCAAGTTTCCTTTATTTCTTTTAATAATTCACTAAGTTCTGTAGCTTGAAGTAAAGGTTCTCCACCTAAAATAGAAACTCTCTTTACTCCTTCTATTAATTCAAAAAATTCTTTTTTTTCTTTCTCAGTAAATTCTTTTCCTCCATCCAAAGGCCAAGCTACTTGATTAAAACAATTCTTACAATGGAATAAACATCCTTGTAAAAATAATGAAACTCCAATGTAAGGTCCATTAGATATATCTATTTTTCTAATAGTTGCGTATCTCATAGTTTTCAGGGATTTTATAATTCATGATCATCTAGATGAGTGTATCTATCTCGTATCTCGGCTGTACGCCCTTGATTCCAAAAATTGGAACCAATATCAATAATTACTATATTATTTATATAGTTTAAGACTATATCTTTTAATAAAATTTTTATTAATTATTATACTTAGTCGTTGAACAAGTTTATTTTTACTTGATGCCGATTTATATTAATATCTTTCCGGCAATTTTAATAATTTAACGTGAGCTAAATTTAACCCACACGTACGTCTAGATACATGAAGTTTGTGTTGATCTTCACAGCCACATTGAGGACACCTCCAAGACAATTTATTATCCTCATCTATAATTTCTATCTCACCATCATATCCACAGTTAGAACAATAATCTGATTTTGTATTTAACTCTGCATAAGAAATATTATCATAGATGAACTTTATAACTTCTAAAACTGCTTCGATGTTAGTACTGATATCTGCAGACTCTATGTAAGATATCATACCACCAGAACTATATGGTTGAAGTTCTGCCTCAAATTTTAACTTATCAAGAGGATTAATTTCTTCTTTTACATTAATATGATAACTGTTAGTAATATAAGATTCATCAGTTATGTTCGGTATAACTCCGAATCTATTCTTAAGACACTTTGCAAATTTATAAGTTGTACTTTCAATTGGAGATCCGTATACACTATATCCAAGACCATTCTCCTCAGATTTCCACTTATTACAAGCATCATTTAATCTTTGCATAATTTGTTTTGCAAGATCGATATGTTTTGTATGAGATTCCCCAGTTAATGCCATAACGCACTCATATAAACCAGCATAACCTAGAGAAATTGTACTATACCCACCAAATAATAATGGATCAATCACTTCTCCTGGTTTTAATCTTGCAAAAGCTCCATGTTGCCATAATATAGGAGCTACATCTGATTTAATTCCAAGTAAACGTTTATGTCTAATTTGTAATGCTTTATGACATAATTCCAAACGTTCATCTAGAATTTCCCAGAACTTATCAATATCTCCTTCTGCAGATAATCCTGCATCAGGAAGTGATACTGTTACAACACCTTGATTTAGACGACCATAGAATTTATAATTTCCATTTTCATCTTTCCAAGGTGATAAGAAACTGCGACATCCCCAAAGTTAATAATTATTAACTTTTAGACTATATCATATTCTTATTGCTATTACCACAAATAAGAACCCTACCATTTCAGAATTTATTATTAATAATAAATTCTTACGATACTCATTTCCATATTAGTATTTCTCTAATATTTATTTTCTCTAGTCGTTAGGCTTTTATATTAAATATAATAAATATCTTTTATTTTATACTTACGAAAACCTTTATTTTTCTTTTGTAACCAGTACTTAACAGTTACTCTAGAAATTCCTAGTAATTTTGATAAGTCTTCTTTAAAATTATAAATTTCTTCAAGTCCATTATCATAAATTATCTTAAAAGGTTTATAATTTTTATGTTTAGATCCACCAACTTTATAAGAATGACGTTCGTTTTGTTTTCTAGTACACCACTCTAAGTTATTTACATTACTATTTAATTTATTTCCATCGATATGATTAACTTCAAGATAATTATTTGGATTAGGTATGAATAATAAAGCTACTAATCTATGTCTAAAGAATCTTTCCTTCTTTATAGAATTATTTTTATTATATAGATAAATTCTTGGATAACCTGCATTATTAGTATCTCCAATGATTAGTTTCTTTGTTATTTTATTTCTAACTTCTCCAAGTTCATTTATTTCATAATAATTTTCCCAATTAGGTATATCTTTCCACATAAAAATATTTTATATTTAATAATTTAGCACGGTAAGTTAGCAATTAATGCCTTCTCCGTTTAAGTAGGTTTTTCGAGTAACATCACTGTTACAAGGCACAGGATACTCTATGCTCGGGAAACAGTTTCCTTCCTTAAGTTCCTTCATTTTCTTCTCAGAAATATAATCAGGAACTAATCGTTTAGCTGAACACTTAGCTGCTAATTTTGTTAAATACCAATATTTACTATCTTCATGTATATTATCTTCCTCAAGAGCATATATCAATTTAGGAAATGCAGGAGTTACAAATACTCCATCTTCATTAGGCATTCCTTGGATACGTTGTTCTAGGAATTCTTGAATTAACATGGCTAATTCTTCTTTATATTCTGAAGTTTCGCCTAGGTACATAAATACTGTTAAAAATGGGGACTGCATTTCCCCCGAATTAGACTATATCATCAACCACTATTAAATGGTTGGAGAGCGCTTCGGAATAAGGAATTTCGCCTTAAACCTACTCCTTTCGGATAGTCGTTTGACCTTCTAGAAACTTATTCATTTTCTAGCTTGGCACAGGATTAGATTTTAATCTTTCCCTGTTAGCAAAATTTTAAACTATCATTTCCTATAGTTCCGTATTATTTACGTAAATTTTACACCTAAGATTTCTTAGTTCACTCTCTACATTGAAAAATATTACTACTTTCCCGGGCCAGTAAAATTCGACCATTTGTGTTTGTCATACTATTAATTTGATAATTAAAAGTTTGAACTGAGTCTTTAACTTCTTTTTTCAAATCAATAGTTGCTAATTTCTCGCTAAGTTCTTCATCTAATCCAGCATCTTTATATTTTTTCAGATAACCATTATAACTATCTCTTACAAAAGGTGCTAGATGTGTTAATGTTATTGTACATCCTCCATATTGTGAAGATGATACTGCAGTAATTATCTGCGTTGCAATTGTAGTAGCTGTAATTAATTTATGAGGTTTAAATATTTTTGTCTTATTTATACATGTTCCATTTTGAAGCATGTCCTCAAGATTAATCAAACAGCAATTATTCATCGCAAGTTGGCCTATATAGTCAAGATCGTGTATGTGAATCAGGCCTTCATCATGAGCTTGGATAATTTCAGGAGGGAATATTTTTCGTCTAGCCATATCTATACTAACAATTCCAGCCATATAGTCTCTCTGAACTGTTAAGAGCATAGAATCTTTATTAGAATTTTCAGACTTCCAATATTCACTATCTCCTGCTAATAATTCATTTATTTGTTCATCGATAGTATTAGATTGTCGTTGAAATTCTCTAACACTTCGATATCCTTCATAAGCTTTTGCAGTTAACTTATGTCCTTTCTTTATTAACTTGTCATATACTAAATTTTCAATCTCATCAATAGTACATGAACCTTTTTCTTTTAATTCTTCTTCAATTTCTTTAGAGATATTAAAAGCTACTTTTGGACTTTTAATACCACTAGATTTCATTGCATTAAGAATTGCTTTTTCTATTTTTTCAGAATTAAATTTTTCAGATTTACCATTCCTTTTAGCAACTAGTAAATCTGATACTGTATTTACATCTTCACTCATATGTTTTTATTTTTCTTTATTTGTTATTTCTTACTAGGATCAAATTCAAATCCCAAGTCATTTACATATTTTTCTGCATCTTTAATATTAATAACTTCATCAATTTTATTATACTTTTGTGTAAATTCAACATATGCATCTTGATGTTCCATATATTCTTGAACCCCTCCTGGAAATTCTTTTGCTCGGGTAGGTTCTCTAAGAATAACATCTCTAACAAAATCAAAATCTTTCTGAACTAATAATATTCTCCTTGGTGTATAGTACGAATTTTGCTCACATAAGATATCTTCTTCATGAACTACATCCTTAATCCATTTCGAATTTTCACCGATTTCTCTATTATTCTTGTAGTAATAATAAAGCATATCGGATACTCCCCTTTCTACTAAGAGGTTATTCACTCCAGGAGGCCAGTTATTTTTTATAGCATTCCTCAAGTTACAAAGATGAAGAATAGCATAATTTCGATCATCTTGCTGTGTTCCTAAGATATTTTCCCAACGTTTCCAAGGTTTAATATCAGACCACATAACATTATACAGTCCAGGGCATCTTGTTAATACTGATTCTATGGTTGTTGCTTTAAATGTACCAGAACACCCATAATACATAGTTATAAATCTAAACATAACGTAAATTTTCTTAAAAAATCTTTCTTTTCTCTTACAAATATTTTTCTTTCACTCTCAGGAACTTCTACATAACCTTCAGGAGTACAGTGTTTATACTCTTGATAGATAATACAGTTTTCCCATTCTCTTGTTTCTGGATTTTTCATTATCGCATTTTCTTGAAGTACTATATAATGATTCTTAGTACCTTCATATTCTACTATTTTTTCCATATTTACTATTTGTTTTAGAAATAAATTGGGAACCCACACAACACGAATCCCCTTTGCATAAATAAGGAAGTCACGGGTCGAGAGATCACTTTTCATCGATTTGGAGGAAAGATAAAAAAGAGACTGGATTTTCTCCAATCTCTTAATGTATAGTATATATTAACTTTCATATTTAAGAATATAATAACCTCTTATAGATTTCGCGCCGTACAATTTAGCTCCCGATCTGGATAGCTTTTGTGTTACGTGAAAATATGTGCTACCTCCTCCCGAACTAACTCTTACTTTCTTAGGTTGATTCGGCGCGGGAGTCACAAGGTCTTTTTTCTGATACCCTGGCGCTACTACATTCCAAGGTCCATTCTTAAATACATTATAGTAACCTTTATTATGATTTTCATTTTTGAATTCATAGACACCTGGAACTGGTACATTTAGTTCAGTTCTCTTGCCTTTCATCATATTCCCAACAAATTTACTGTCTGGGAGTGAATTATAAGCTTTATCTCTTCTTCGGTATATTGCATATCCTGCTGCAACACCAAGAGATAATACTGTTATGATTTTTAATCCAAAAATCAATCTATCTTTTGTTTTCTTTTTCATTCATTTATTATTTTTATCATTTATAAGGCTTTCAGGGTTCTCTTTTTCCTTCTCTTCGAGATATTCTATAACTCTCCAAAGAACATAATAAGTCAATACCGCTAAAGAAAATACTATTAAGATAGCAAGAGTAATCTTTATATTTTTTATTTCACTATTTAATGAAAAGAAAGCAACTAAATCAACTGGAATTAAATAAAATAATATTGTTGCTTTTATTTCTTCTCTTACGATTTCTCTAATTTTCTTTTTCATAATTTTCTATTTAAATTTTAGTTTTACATAAATAAGGTTGTCAATCCCTTATATTTGCAATGAAAATTTAATTTTATATATTATGGTAAATAGCGAAAATTTTATTATTCCAAAGAAAATTAACGTCGGATATCAAGAGAGATCTGACTGTTATACTAAAAAACTTGGATTCATTACTTACACAGACTCTTCGACAGGGATTTTGAAAAAAGAAAAATCTTGGAATTCTTGGAGAGATCATAAAATCAAAGATGATGAATTTGAGAATGTTCCGATGGAAGGTTTTATAGTGAATCGTTCTGTTGGTGGTGGAAAAGTAGGTTGGAATTATAGACAAGCTTATTGTAGAATTTGGGATCCAAGGGGGTTTGAGATTGAAATAGGAATTGATAATTTCTTATGGATATTAGATTATTGTGATAGCTTGGCTGGAAAGAAAATAATCGGAAAATGTGTTTATTCTTGGATAGGGACAGAATTAGTTCTCCTTCCGATTAATACAGAGGAATATAGAATTTCTTCTGAGATAATGAAGAAACGAGAAGTAATAACAAAAGATCTTAAACCCGCCGAACTTAAACCTGGATCTTTATACAAACTTAAAAAACTACCTTGGAAATATTCAGGAATTTCTAAAAACTATGAAGAAAGGAAAGCAATATTTATTGGAGAAGCTAAGTTTGGAAAAGAACTAGGGAAGAAATATGAAACTAAACTTTTATTTTATGATCCAGGGAGTATAGAAAAAGAGGATTTTGTATTCACTGAAAGTATTAAAAGTGTAGAATTCGAAGTTTGTCCTAGGGTATTATCAGATGGAGAGATTAAAGAAATCATGGATCGTTTTGAAATGACAGCTTATTCTTGGAAATTCTGGAATAGCCCTATAGGATTTATTGAAGAATTTTATCGTCAAGATTCAGCCTTAGAGAGTCGATTAAAGAATGATCATGAAGCTGCTGAGAAGAAATGTCATGTTTATATAGATGATCTTGGAAAAACTATTAATTTCTATAAATCATATATTCAATACTACAATGATAATTCAGGATATACCTATAGTAGTTATATCAGGACAAAGAATATTTCAGACAAATATTTATCTTATAAGTTTGATTTTTCTGGTGGTAATATAAAAGTTTCTGAAAAAATTTTAGACTTGGGAAAAATCTTTAATGAATATTGGAATTATTATGGATTTAGAACAGTTCCATTGAATAAAACAGTATATCCAGAAGCTACAGAAGAAGATTGGATTAATTTAGGTGAGAATTTAAAAAATTCGGAAGAAATTCCTAAGACTTATATATTTTATAAGACAATATCTGGATATTATTCAGAATCCCTTCAAAAAGTTCTTTCTCAAGAAGCAATAACCTCTGGAAAGTCCTTAGTTAGATCAGATCTTATTATTTATCTTCCTATTAAAAAATGAAAAAACCAAAACTATATTGTTACAGTCATACAGAATTTGATATGATGTGCAGTTCTTGTGGGTGGAATGATGATAATCTTCCGAGTAATAGTTGTTTTATATCTATCATTGGGACTCCTGAATGTCAAAAATATTATTTAGAAGAGGATGAATTACATTGGTTTAAGAAAGATAATTCCTCGGTTGTATTAAATCTAGAGTTTGATGATATACCTTCTCAAGAAATAGAATGGAAAGGTCATAAATTTTTAGGAATAACTCAAGAACAGGCAGCCGAAGTAGTAGATTTTATAGAGTCGAATCTAGGAAAAGACATATATGTTCATTGTAAGGCTGGAAGATCAAGATCTCAGGGAGTAGTTAGATTTATTCTTGATATGTACCCTGAGATTTATGATGAATCTTGTACTCGGCCGGAAAATAAATGTGTCTCTCCTAATATATATGTAGTTGGAGAACTTAAACGGGCTTATTATAAAAAACATGAATTATATGAAACAGATAATTAAAAACGTTAGAGATTGTTATAACCACATCCCCTATACTTGGAAACATTGGATTGCATTTATGAAAACAGAGAAAAAACTTCTTGGATATCATTCACACTGGTTTCATGATTGGGATAAGTTGATACTATTTATATTCTTTCCATTCCTAGGTGAGAAAATAATAAATAACTTTCATCGACAAATTCAATCTCATCATCCAACTTACTATGAAGATGATATTTTATTTGGAAAATGTCCAGTTGAAGTAGATTGGGTAGAAGCTGTAATTGATTGGGAATGTGCAAGGATAACGAAACCTGACAAACCACTCAATGCTAGACAAACTCTCGAGAAATATTATCCACAGTATAAAGAATTCGTTGAACCAATCTTAAAAGAACTTGATTTATGATAGCTGCTACGTTTTATATTGGAATTATAGTATTAATAATATTATACTATATAATAATATCCAATACTTATGATACAAAAGGTTTTATAATAGGAACTTCTCAGTATACTCCAGAGAGAAAAATAAAAATAGAAAAAACATATCTTTCTGATCCAAGTACTAGGAAAACAGAGAGAAATTGGGATAGAAATATTATTTTAGTAAAACCGATAGATGATAATAAAGAAGGTAAATGGAAGAAAGATGATATTCTAATCTTCAGGAAATATATCGGACAGTCAATAAAAAAGAAATACATTATCCTACAAAATCGAAGAAAAGAAAAGAGAATAGCTTATTGTACAGCGGAATCCTCTGGTTTTCCTCCGATTTTTGATGGTTCAGAGACTTTAATAGAATATGAAATTATTGGAGTTTTAGAATCATCCTATACACCCCAAAAGTCTTATAATTGAAGAAAAATATAGTTTTTTATAAATGGTGTTAATTTTTATGAAAACCCTACCTGTTCGTGATGAATGGGTAGGTTTATTTTTCTTCTAAAAAGAATAATAAAAAAGGAGCGTAAAAGCTCCTTTAATTTTTTTTAAAACTTACTTAATATTTTTTCATACCAATTCTTATCTTCTTCGAGTTTAGATGATACATACTTATCAGTTAGTTTATTTCCGTACTTAATAACAAAATCTCTAAACTCATCAGAATTCATAGATCCATTCTCTCCAAGATATAATGCAACTACTTTTAATAACTCTTTTTCGTCTTTCAAGATATTCACTACATCTTGTCTAAGTTCTGAAAATCTATGAGCTACCATTTCGTTAAGATATCCATTATATTCTTTATAAGGATGTTTGACATATAAACCTTCATTATCTAAGAATCCAGAAGGTATACCACCTGTACTTTCTTCTGTTAAATGATTCGTATATGAATAAGGTTCAAAATACCCACATCTATAAGCCATCTCAGAGAAAAAATCCCATGCGTTTTCAATATCACTTCCAGAACCCATTAAACACTTCTCTGGATATTTTCCATAAACTAGATTCTCAGCTTCATAACCAGCGAGACATATCCTAACCTCTGAATCAACATCTCCTCGACTATCAATTTCTCCTTCTTTTTTTGGATCATAAGTATTACAAAATCCTCCATCTCCGGTAGCGACAGAAACTATATTAACTGGATAAACACCAGTCTCATGTAAGGCTACTATTGCATGTCCAGCTTCATGTACAGAATTTATAAATCTTGTTAATCTTCTCTCTGGATTCCTTAATTCTCCAAGTTGTAATAGAATTTCTATATTTACTGTTTTTCTTGATTCGCCAAAAATAATACTTAGTGACGTTTTATCTATTTTTAATTTCTTTTCTGTAAGATCTGTTTCCTTAGTAAGAGTTATCATCACTTCTTTATCTTCAGCGATACGATTAATTAAAATATCACTTAGAAGAGGAGTTAATAGAGTTCCAATAGTAGTATAAACCGGTCTTACACCTTGTACTGGAAATACTCCCTCTGAATACATAAGATCAATTATATTTTCAGCATAATTAATTTTTATTCCTTCAGTTTCTAAAAATTTATCTGCTATTCTAGATAATTCTTTTTTAATAATCTTAATAAAATGTTCTTTCTTTAGTGTCGGATATTTTATTAAATTATTTCCAAGTCTAGCTATCTGTTCTGCTCTAAATCTTTGTTTGAGAGCTTCCTTAATATCTGAAATTGATACTTTACTTGTTTTATCATAGAAAGTATTAGCATCCATATCTGGATCTAAATCAGATTCTACTTTAAAAGCCTCATCTAAATTTCCAAGAATAAATACTAATGATCTTGAACAATCTAATTCTTTCGGTTTAGATATAATTATAGAAACTTTTTCAAGAATATGACTAAATTCAGATATATTTTTAGAGTTATTTAAATTAGTGATTATTTCATACCCGTATCTAGGTTTATAAGCATTGAGTTTTTTTACAATTGTTCTCATATCTCTATCTTCCAAAAGTCTAAGAGGTCTAAATATATCTTCTTCCTCATCTTCATCATCACTAGTCTTTATGAAGGGTTTTGATACTTTTACTTTAGCAGAATCATCACCATTTAGAAGCTCTGTTACATTTCTTCCATAATAGAATAATCCAAGATTTTCTAAAACTGTCTTAACTTCTTCTCTAGAGGTTACTTTTCCAGAATCTAATTTTATTTCTGGATGTTCTTTAGAAAATTGTTTAAAATCTTCTACAAAATTTCCGAAATGTGTTATATCATATCTATACTCTGAAACACTAACTTTTCCATTATCTATAATATTCCAAATTGGTCGAAGAGGAGATTTAAGAAGTTCACAACCACTTTCATCTATGGTTCTTGCATATTGAAACTCATCAAATACAAAAACTGCATCTCCAAGTTTATTTTCCCCTGATGAATTAAGAGAATTAAAATCGTCTTCAATATCAAATACTTCTTCTATTTTATCTGCAATACTTCCTGAAGATGATTCATTTGCTTCAAGACCACAATCAAAGAAAGCTGTTTTCCCAGTAAGACCAAGAAGTTGAACTAATCTCCGAACTACGCTTGTTTTTCCAGTTCCAGTTAATCCCCATAATGAAATAACAACTGGTCTCTCTATTATTTCTGGAGTTATATACCAAGGAATTATAGATTTTTTTATATTATCTATAATATCATCTAATCCTACAAATTCTGATTTCAATATTGCTACAGCTTCATCTAATTTTTCTTGACGAAGCTCTTTTGTTTTTGGAATTGTCAGGTTTTCTAAATTTTTCTTCATATTATAAGTTTTATATAATCTACATGTATAAGGATTAGAGGTTGAAAGAGGAGAAAAATAAAGAAAGGGATTATATTTCCCTTTCTATTGTTGCTTATTAGTATTCAGGTATTACTTTCACTCCTTTTCTATTACTAATTCTTGGAGTGGTAATATTATAGAACGTTGTGCTTCTGTTCATCTTTTTGTAATATCTGCCCCAGTATCCATATTCTCTTATTAATATCTCCAATTCTCTTCTATTCTTTGGAGCTTTAGATAACCAATTATAATTTACTATATTAGTTATCAATCTCCAAGCAAAGGATTGGAAAAATTCATCTGGCTTTTTAATATCTGGATCTTTTAAACAATCATCCAGAATATCTACAATAATTTCCTTAATAGGCTCAACATCATTCACGATTTTTGTTCTACTTGAATCCAAAGATAACTGGGATCTTTTTTCTTCTCCTTTTCTTTCATTTTCCTTACCAGTTTTCTCACTAGATTTCAAGGGCTCACTTGGACGGATTCCTATTATCCACCCAAGGACTTCTGTTAAACTCTTGAGTCTCATAGTTCAAATCCTTTTTAAGTAGTTAAACAATTTATATATAGAATATAGAAATACTATAATAATTGCTAATAATCTTAATAAAATCTCTACATTATTGATCTCAGGTACATATTTCATAAACAATGCCAATCCAATTAAACTTCCTATGATTGGTAATACATATTTACAAATTAATAATCCTGTATTCAATGATTTAACTACCCAAAGCAAACCTTCATTTTTAATTCCCCATAATTTTCCTAGATTAAACATCGCATATTGACCGTACTTATAAATCCAGAATATTTTTTCTATTCCTAATATAAGTGCTCCAATAAAACATAATGCCATATATATTCCTAGGTGTGTCATATTACCTGGGGAAGTAACTTTGAACACGTAAATTAAGTAGATACATAAAAAGTAATAAGCAATACTTCTTATACTAAATGTTAATTCAAATTTTTCATTTAATTTATTTTTCTTTGTCATAATTCTTTTGTTATTGTCTTAAGGTTTTTTCTGACACTATAGATAATAAATCATAGTGGCACCCTACTCCGAGAGAAAGCATAACATATAGGAACGCTCATCTCTCATTGCTACATTTAGTTTCACAACTTTAGTGCTAGTTGTCTTCTACACCGCGAAGAGGTAGTAGTTTCGTAGAAGAAAAATACTAGGGATATATAAAATCAAACTCTAAATTATATATTATATTTAGTTAATAAATATTCTATCATATATGCGCACTAACGTATTTAATTAAAAATTTATTAAAGTCTATTTGATTTTATATTCCCTAGTGAACTTTACCTGTTTACCTCGAGAAGATTATACTTTTCGATCTTGATACTCTGGAAATTGTTACAGTGATCAATTAATTTATACTCATAATTATAATTAGAAGTAACTAATAACATAAGCCAGTTATATCCAAATAAAATTCAATTATTTATTATTATATTAATAAGTAGTCTCCGATCAGTACCATATTTTCATCTGATCTTTACTACATATATAAGAATTTGAAGGTTTCTGAGATTCCTATTCTGGTTTAAAATCTCCTGCAGTCCCATGCCCTTGTGATAATATTAATTTTACTGCCTCACTACCTTTTATATAATAATTTCCATCTGGGGCTAATTCTCCAGATTTAAGATGTTTATTAACTAGATGTTCAGAAATAGTCGAACCTACTCCAGCTAAATGAGCAGAACAGAATGCATTTATTACTTCCATTTTACTGTTAAATACATAAATAACCCTGCTCATTTTATTATACAAGTCTTTTTTATCTCCTAGATTAATACATATAAATACTCTATTAGGAAAAAATGTTTTTAAAAATGATCTAGTATCATGAACTCCTTTAAATTTAGTAGAATCATTACTTTTAAATACTAATTTATTTATTATAGTACACCTATCGTAAGCTAAAAAATCGCCATAAAGATTGCATAATACCAATTTGTGAGGATTCCATTTTTCAATAGTTAAAGGATTATTCATATTATCTACCGGATTTGATAATCTAAAATTATCAAATCGATTATCGTGACGAATAGTATTAATATGATCTACAATTTCATTATCTTTAAGATCTCTTCCTAAAATATACTCCATAATAACTCTATGAACTGCTTTAGATCGTATTTTACCATTTTCTTCTACAGCTATCATAACGTATCCGAAGTTGTTTAAAGAACCGATAACTATCTCTCCCTTATCAGTAGTTAATTTCTTAATAAATCCTTCTTTACATACATATAATCTAGAGTATTTCCAATGTTCATGCCATTCATAATCACTTAAATTTCCAGAAAATCCAGCTAATTCAAGAAATTTACTCTTTTTCATTGGTCTAGATCGCTTCCAATAATATCCTCTATGCTTACGATTCTCTGCTATTGCCTGTATTACAGAATCTAAGCTATAACCTCTATCATTATATTTATTTATAGAGAATAATTCATTACCACTATCATCTATAGCAATATATTTCATTAATTTATCTTCTGAAATATTATGCATTTTCCCATCCTTTCTATTTGAATTATCCGCGAAAGTAGTCCATTCAAGATTAGATAATTTATTATTTTCTGGATTATGATCAATGTGATTAACTGCTTTATATATTTCTTTATTTGGGTTTTCTAAAAACGTAGACGCAACTAACCTATGAATAAAAATATTGGTTCTTTTTCTATAATTATTTCCTATTCTTAGTGAAAGAAATAAATAACTTACTTCCTTTTTTCTAAAGGTCCCTTTATAAATATATCCACTAGAATTTTTTACTTCTCCAAGTTTATTAATAAAAAACTTATCTTTTGGAATTATTTGTCCATCTGAATGAGTATATTCGATTGGAATGAATTCGGTTTCAGGGAGATTAGGATATTTTTCTACTCTCCTAAGAAGAGGAACACCTTTAGAATCTGTTTCATCCAGGTATAGGTTACTATTATTCACCATATCCTGATTTTCTGTTGATTGTTGTTTCATAAAAAGTTTAATTTTAAATTATTTAATATTACATCTATCATAAAAGTTATAATAAAAGGAGAGATCTAAATAATAAAATTTCCGGATCTTTATTACCTATACTCTCCTATAACTTTTATGAAACAAAAAAGAACATTAGATCAATCTATAAATATTTCTATTTTATAAATTTTTCTAATGTTCTTTCATATATTAGGTTTTCATACCTTTTAAATAGTAAATTATTAATCTTCTGGTAAATTATCTTCTTTTACAATTTCTTCAAGATATCCATAAGTATTCTTATCCCACCTGTATAGTATTTTAGATATTAATGGATTTCTTACTATATGACTAGCATCAAATTCAATTATTCCAATTCCAGATAAATCTGATAAATTCTCTAATGCGTGTTTTAATCCAGATTCTTCTTTACCTCTTCGAATATTCTTATTATCTCCTTGATATAAATCACCCTCGAAGCAAAGCTTAGCTGTTTCTGTAGGCCTTGTAATAATAGTAAGGAATGATTCTTTACTATATTGCTGACATTCTCCACAAATACATATACAATCTTTGAGATTTATTCCTCTTGCAAATGATACACACATTATTTCAATAAATCCACTTTCAATAAGAGCTTCTACTTTATCCATTCCTCCTATCATATCTGCAAGATTGTACAAATAAGCTTCTGCATGAGGTCTCAGCTTTGAATCGAGCTCACCTTTAAGAAATCCGACCTCAATATCTGTTTGGACTGGAGCTATCATGAGTACTAATTTTTTATAAGGATTATCAGGATTACTAAGTAATTCTAGAGCAGTAGCCAAAGCAATGTAGCTTTTGCCAACACCAGAAGGACCTACACAAATAGTAATATCATTTTCCTTAATTAGCTTAGAATATTCTTTTTGTTTGGGATTTTTACATTTTAGTTTGAATTTTATTTTTTCAAATCCAACTGGTTCTTTTTTATAACTATCTAGAATATCCTTTAATTCGTTATTAGTTGTAGCTTTCTTTTTAGCCATAGAGTTTAATTATTTTTTATTAATACCAACACTAGATATCTCGGATACAACCTGACATCTAGAATATTTAAAGTCTTCTAGGTCATAGGAATTTGTATATGACATTGCTGATCTAAGATAGGAATCCATGTTTTTTGCCCACCCTGCTAATGTATATTCAATTTCTAAGACCACGCTTTTTCCTTCTGAAGTTTTTAATTTTTCTCTGTCTACGGTTTCTATTGATTTTCCTAAGATTTCTGCTTGTGCTCGTTTAGTTGACATTCCATAATACTCTCGATAAAATTTCTCTCCTCTGGTTATATCTATACTTTCTGGAAGGGATTCATAATATTCGCCGTAATATTCTCTTAGCACTGGACCGGCCGCTTCTAATGCTTTTCCAAATGTACTTCCCATCATAACATAATCTGCTCCAAGTGCTAAGCATTTAATTACGGCCGAAAAAGTGCTAATTCCTCCATCGGCGATAATTTTAGTATTTCCTGAACATTCTCTCTTAACCTGAAAAGTATCATTAATTAAAGAACCCATAGGATAATGAATACCAGTCTGAGTAGAAGTAATACAACCAGCTCCACCACCTATACCTACTCTAAGATAATCAAATCCAGCTTTATCATATAACTTATAGGTCTTAGGGTTAGCTATATTTCCACCCATGATTTTTATTAATGTTCCATATAATTCTCTAAGAGTTCGACCAAGTTCTATCTGACTTTCCATATGTCCATTAGCTATATCAATTAAGACATATAATCCAGATCCTGTACTTTGTTGATGCTGTTCTATAAAATTTTCCTCAATCTCTTTCATAGAAAAAGCACAAAATACTTCAGAACATAATTTGAGTCTTTCAGAGAGAGGTACATTTCTGGGGATAATACATGAAATTAGATTATCATGAAAAGTTTTATAATTTTCTGGACTAACCACTGATGCCATAGGTGCTGCAATAACTGGAAGGAATTTGCTATCTTCTCTGCCATCTATTTTAGGAACCCATGGAATACATTGAGATCTACTATTTATTCTTGTTACTACTTCTGGAATGATTGTTATCTCTTCAAGTGAATACAAAATAGTTGGTTTATTTTCTAACATAATTTTATATTAATTTTGGTTTCATATATAAAGCAATTAAGGCATGGGGAGAGCAAAAAGTAAATAACCTTAAGGAATTTCTCTTCCCTAAGGTTTATCTTACATTACTTTTTTATCTCAATGTCCCAAGAAATAAATAAATATGTACTATTCTTAAATTCTGGAACTCTTTCTTTGTCAAGATAAAAAGTTTTAAATCCTTTTTCTGTATAGTGAGTTTTTATTAAGTCATAAAGATCTCTTTGATCATCCGGAACGATCAATGCTAATAATCTTTCTTTATGACTAAATTGAAGCTTACTTGTTATTTGTTCTTCAATTTCTTTAATCTTTTTCTTAGCAATTTCTTCTAAGCTCGAATACCCTTGAAGATTAAACCTGCTAATAATATTAGCTTGATCTGCTGTTAATTCTTTCTTTTTTCCGATTGTCATAATTCTCTCTTTAAGTCCTAATAAACTATTAATCATTCTCACATTATCTTCATCTTGTTTTTCTAGTACTTTACTTACCGTTATTTCTTTCATAACTTTTAAGTTTTTTATTGTTTACACCTATAAGGAATTCAATGGTTCTTAAGATTCTTATATATGATAATAAAATAAATGATTATGCAAAAATTTATAATTAGTAAAGAAGGAGAATTAATCCTAGGTAATGTAGAGTTTCACTTTGAATTACTTGGAAAGAATTACGCTACAGGATGTTGGGGAGGAGGTTTTTGGAGAGTTGATAAAGAATCTAAAACTTTAATACTCACTGGAAAATCAACAGACTTTGGACTTCCTAAGTGGGAATACTTTAAAGAACCTCCAGTAGGTTATGAAGACTATAAAATTACATATGAAGGAAAAGAAGTAGTAATTTCCAAGATAGAAGATCCAGTAGATAGTTATACTAAACATATAAATAATAAAATCTTAGAGGAACTTAAGAAACAAAAATCTTATGATCCAACAAAAGGTTTACTTAATAATTTTAAATTTAATGATGGTTATGAAGTCAAAGCAAAAAACAAAAAAGACGCCACTAGAAAACATAACGCTTGGAAAAGAAGAAATAAAAAAGCCGAGAACTAAACAAGAACGTCTAGCAGCAGGAGAAACGTTTGTAACTTCTGAGAAAGGAAATTCAATGACTCCTCTCATCATGTCTGGTCAAAAACATGTCTTAGAACCTGTTCCTGGACTAGATTCAGTAAAAGTTGGAGATATAGTTTACTGTAAAGTTCATGGAAGATTCTTTACACACTTAATTAAAGCAATAGATCCAATTAAAGGTGCTCAGATAGGGAATAATCACGGACATATAAATGGTTGGACTAAGAACATTTATGGAAAAGTAATAAAAGTTTTAAAACCAGATGAGAAATGGGAAAAATAACAAAAGAATCCATTAAAGAGTTTTTAGATTACTTAACCGAAAATTCAGATTCAGGAGTTAGAATAACAGAAGGTTCAACGAGTGAGATATATACAATTCATTTTCTTGGAGCAGCTATTGAACAGATTATCTTATATGAAAAATTCTATGGAGTAGAGTTAGCATTTATTACTTTAGAAGATAAATCTGTATATACTCAACACAAACAGATTACAAATCAAGAATCCCTAGAGAAAGAGGTATTATGTTGGATTCTAAAAACTACTGAAAAAGTGAAACAAAGAAAACGCTTGAAAACCTTATATGTGAATGTAAAATAGAAACACAACAAATTTTTAAACTCATGAATTATATAGGTTCTGGTCTGTGAAGATCGGAACTTATTTTTTTTATTCACAAGAAAAAAAGAAAGGCCAGGATTAATTTCCTAGTCTTTCTCTTATTTTTATTTATTCAATTCTAATAATGATTTTTGAACAATATAATTATTTCTGGTTAGATCTTTTACATTATATAATAAATCTTCTAAAGAAATATCTATTAATTGTAAAGCTTTTGGATTAGATTCATAAGCATTATGCACTTCATATTTAGATTGTTTTTTATCAACAAAATCATCATAACTTGAATATTCATCAAAATTATTTCTATTAAGTAAGATAAGATTTTTAGTAAGCTTTTTACAAATACTTAATGGAAATTTAGCAAGAATTAATTCAGCGGTTGTAATTACTTTATCATCTCCTACTAGATTATCCCAAGATTTATTATAATCGAATAGATTTACATCTAATGAATTCTCTAGTCTAAAAGCTCCTTTATAGACTTTTATTAGTTTAGATACTTTTAGTGAATACTTAGATCGAACTACTTTAAATATCATAAAATAGTAATTAATCTAGAGAACATTTTTTCAATTCCAGCAAGATCAAGGAGCAGTGGGTAAGTTTTATTCACTACTTTTTGTCTTTTCCATTGAATTAGTGGTATCTCTGGAGATTCAGACGTATATAAATCGAGTCTTTTCTGACCTGGAATATATACTAAACATCCAAAAATACTTCTTTTATTTTTTACTAACAAGGCGAGTTTATAAATTGCTTGACCTTGTGCTACACTTAAAAGAATCTGATCTGCTCCAAGTCCCCAAAGAAGTCTTGTATTATTATAAAGAGTTCGTAAAGGTATCATTTCTTTTGGATCCCCTGTTTTAAAAAAGTCTGTAGGATTTTTTACATCTGCAAACTCTAACATATTATATGTTATATCCTGTAACATAAGTATTAGTATTATTGGAATTTATATTAGTTGGTATTTGTGATGATGCAGAAGATACAACATAATCTGAAGAACATGTAGTTGTTGATACCTGAGAATATGGAACAAATGGGTTAGTTGAAGAGCCATCATTATACCAAAATTTTCCGGGAACTGTCATAATTGGATTAGTTGTCCACTTTCTATTTGCATCATTCAGTTCTTCCATAAGTTTTTGTAATGTTTCGCTGTCTAGGTTAATATAGTCTCCAGCATTATAAATATCTTTAATCTTATCTATAATTTCTTCTGGCATCGTAAAATATACCTCAGGACATTCGGGAGAAACTATAACTAAATAATCTCCTATATTTTGAATAATACCTATCCTAAATTCTTCTACCCAAGCAATGGATTCAGTTTTAAAAATCTTTATTCCACTAGAAATTAAAGTACCATACTTTGGAGAAGACTGAAATGTTCCTAAAACTCTATATCCAGAAAAATCACTAAACCCATTAAATATTTCCTCTTTTAGAAAATATTCTTTTAATTTTTCTTCACTCATCATATTTTAAATTATTTTATTGTGATATTTGTAACTCCTGAGTCATTTAATTCAAGTCTACAAGTTTTATTATTAAATGAAGTAATAGATTCCATATGACTAGAGATCATAATACATCCAATGTTCATACTACTAATCATATCTATACAGTTATCATGATTTTCTGGATCTAAGTGCTTCAAAAATTCATCCATAATAAGCAGTCCCATTCTAGTTACTATCTTACTAAGAAAGTTGATATCTAAAACTGTTTGTTGACCTGAACTACATGCATCATAAGAGACATAATTTCCATTATTATTAAACCTACTAGTAAGGTCAAGATGATCCTTCTTTCTGAAGTTATATGTATCTACTGAATATTTAACTTGATTATCTGTAAATTGTTCAGCTAATCTTGTCATAATTTCTTCATAAATCTTTCCTGTAGGTCCTGTAAGCTTAATATACTCTTTAAGATCTACTAAAGCATTCTGAATTAATCCTAACTCAGATTGTGCCTTTAAGATATTTGCTTCTTCTACAGCTCTATCTTGGATTAATCTTTCATGATCCGTCCAAGCTTTTATTCCAGAATCGATCGAACTCATAATTTCCATAAAGTTATCAGGAAGTTCTACTTTTTCTGGTGTTCCTAAGTTATTTAATTGAGTCTTATAATTTTCTAAGAGAACTTCTGTATTTTCTATATCTTTAGCTGTCTTAGTAATTTTTTGTTTCTCAGACATCAACATAAATATTTGATTCCCCAAGGTCTTAACTTTTTCAGAGGCAATTGAAATTAATGAATCAGCCTGTTGTTTTTTTCCAGACATTCCTCTAAGTTCATCGCCGATTTTTATAGCCTCGGATCTAAGTTCTTCAAGTTTTCCTAGGATTTCTTGTTTATGACGGTCTAGAGATTCTGTATTTTTCAAAGCCTGACCACAACTAGGACACACTTTACTTTTTTCGAGGCGTTCTAATTCGGCGGTTGTTTTCTTTCCTTCTGCACATACCTGATTATATCTATCCAACTTTAAAGAATATTCAGATTCTATTGTTCGAAGTTGTGATATTTCTTGATTTTTATTATCTACCTCGGCCTGAAGATATGCAATCTCTGAATCTATCTCTTGAAGATGTCTGTAAGTAGATTGTTCTTTAATTAATCTCTCCAAAGTTTCAACATAAAGAGAAACTTGTGCTTGAAGTTTTCCAGAATCAGCTAAGTAACTCATCCATTCTTTATTTTTTCTTTGTAATTCTAAGCCTTCCGATCTTAGTTGAGTGAGTTCTGTTTTTGTTTGTCCTGGAAGTTGAATATTAGAAAGATTAGTATCTATATATCTTAAGATTTCTTCTGACTTTTTAATTGCTTCATTCCATACACTTGAGGATTTAGTAACTTGATCTAAAAGAATTCCAGCTTCTTTATTATAAGCATCAATTCTATCCATTTTATAGAACTTACTAATTATCTCTGACTTTCTTTCAGGGGTAATATTTCCAATTAATTTATGATGGTCTGAATCAAATAAGAAAATATCCATATATCCAATAAATGGAAATCTACGATACATATCTTCTTCGAATTCTTTCTTATTATTATACTTAAGAGGTTCATCATCAATCCAACATCCATATTTTTTATTACCTCTCTGAATCTTACACTTCTTTCCTTGATACATAAATTCTACTGCTAAGATACACTCTTTTTCTCCGAACTGTAAATAATCCTTAATATTTCTACACTCTAAGAAAGCATATTTAAGAGCACTAAGCAAAGAACTTTTTCCAGAACCATTTTTTCCAGTTATCAAGATCTTATCACCATCCTCAAAGTAAATATCAGCTTCGTCTATACTTCTCCAATTTTTACAATATAATCTAAGAAGAGTAAATCCAAAATCAACTTCTTCAGAATCTACATCTTTAAGATTTCGAAGAACTTCAGAATGAATTCCTTGAAGATTGTTTTCTATTATAATATTATCAATCAAGTTTCCAATTTCTTCCCATGCTGGAATTTTAATATCTCTTACTCCTCCAGCAATACTTAAGTTTTCTGGTTTATATACACTCCAAGTTCCAGTTCCTTGATTCCAACCTTCATCTTCTCTGATAGGTGTATAAACAAACTTCATAAGGTTATCGTCTGGATTTAGATCTACCCATTTAAATTGTTTAGATACACAATCATATACAACTCCGGTTGATTTATCATAGTCAGACATTTTACATTTCTGTGGAATACCTATACTAACATATTTTCCAATCTGAGCTGGTCTATGAATATCACCACAAATAGCTAATCCAAATTTAGACTCATCCAGGACTTGAGATTGTATTTTATCTGATCCACCATAATTAATAGTAGCATGTGTAAACAAAACATCTACTTGTCCAGAGATCCATGAAAGATCAAATTCAGGTCTCCAGTTACTAAATGCTATTCTAGAATTATCAATTATTAATTCTTTCTGATCAGCATAATATAGATTAGGGGGTAACATTACAGCAAGACATGAATCAATAAGTTCAGAATCTACTGACTTATTATCTTGATCATGATTCCCCCAAATTATATATCCCTCTTTAAAGAAACTCATTAAAGTATCAAGGAATAATTTAACTTCTGCTTGAACATAGGGTCGGAGAACTGATTTTTCGATAACATCTCCTGCGATCACAACTCTTTCAGCTCCTTCAATTGTAGCAGCTTTTATAATATTTTGTGCTACTGTTCTTGCTTGAGTTAAACGTTGTTTATCGTAGGAATTTCTTTGTGGATAATCAAAAATATGAATATCCGAAATTGCTAATATTTTACTCATCTCTTCAAAAATAATTAGTCATTATATATTCTACAACAAATTCACTATTTACATAAAACTGATAACTCTTATAACAACCATATTGGTAAATAATATCCCAATAGTCATTATTAATCTTATAACCAATAAAACTTTGAATATTAAATCTATTTTCAAATAATGTTGCTTTGAGTTCATCAGATTCTGAACTATGACACTTGATATCAATCGAAATAACTAAGTGATTTTTTAATCTAGTAAATGTAATATTAGATGGTAACTTAAATGAACCAGTATATTTTGCTAATATTACTTCTGTATCTCTACTATCTATAAACAACAAACTATAATGAGGTTTTAATTCTATCATTAGTTTTATATAGTTTTCATTATATTTTGGTAATTATTCACTAGATATTGTAAAGCTGCCATAGAGTGTTTACAAAGTAGAGTTGTCGGCGTTTTATCTTTGGGCGCTTGAGTTAATGCTGGACCAAGTTTTATTTTTATACGATCCGACAAAAACAGCGTATTATTCTTGCCCAAAAGATACGCCGATCTAAATTGAAAATCTTTACACTCACAATAAACTTTACATTTCGAATTCTTCCATCCACGTATATCATAGTCAGGGGAAGTTTGAATTATGACGTTATAAGTACTACCTGTTTTAGACGTTACTTCAAATTTAAAAACTAAGTAATAAATCTTAAGTACAGTCTTCCCAAAAAATACAGATCTTAGTTTATCCATGATCGACTCTTCTTTGAGAACATGATATACTTTTGTCAATCTTACTACACATTCAGAAGCTTTATCTTTTCTTCCTTGGTCGATGTTCATAATTTCTTGGATTGAGAGTTGTTTTCCAGTCAATTTTCCAAGAATTCCTCCTAATAATCCTGCCATAATTCTTTTTTAACTTATTGTATTAGGATCTGTCACTGGAGAAATTTTACCATTAAGAGTTAAGATTGAACCTGTATCTTTGAGTAATATTCCTCCAAAAACCGGCTCCCCTGAACTATCTCCAAGGTAACTATAGACCGGTTCTGCTTGCGATGATGTTAAAACTTGGCCTTCCTTAAATATTCGGCCAGTTCTTTCATCATAGCTATATTTTATTCCACGTAGGGTTACAATGTCTTTCATTTTATTCACAATATAATTTTTGATCTAATCTCCCAATGAACTCTGAATAATAACTATCTGAAATTCCTGGGATATTATGAGTTCTACAAAACATTCTAAATTCAGAAACATCTCCAAGGGAACCACATACTGGAAGATAGTTATTAATCATATCCCTAGCTTCATCAATCCCTGGGTAACTGAATATATCGAAAGTTTTATATTGTTTTTCAAAAAGTTCTAGATCTGTTAAGTTCTCGTAATTTCCTGATAAAACCTCTAAGATTACTTTTTCAGACTTCATTCTAGGTTTTACAGTTTTTCTTAGATCATTATGTCCATACCCTAGACTATCTTTAAGGCTGAGATATTGATATAATCCGATTCCAGCATTTCTAATTGATTCTGGAATTGAATAATACATCTCATCATAGGTTATTATCCTAGGTTCTTCATTTTTTCCTGGGAGACGAAATAATTGAGTAGCTGGTGATAAACAATACATCCAATCTGAGTCTTTAGTAACAAAAAGACTAAGGAGATCTGTTTTTCCATAGAGCTCACAACTTAATAGATAAGCCCAATTATCAGCTTCCCAGCCACTTCTCCCAAGCATTCCGATTCCAAATCTAGGTAACTCAGAGATCATTGTATATTTAGCTGTCTGTTTTACTTGATTTTGATACAATTCCCATGCAGCTTTCTTTAGGTCGTCGGGAGAAACGGCCGGATCATTTTTCATACCCTCAAAAATCGTTTCATCCATATAATGCCTTGTGTCTTTATATTGTCCCCCTAAAAGATAAGATGTGTAATAACCTCCTATAGATTCATCCCACTTATCATAAACTAGAATCACTTTCCTAGCACTAATACCATAATCCCTAAGAACTTTATTGATCGTCCATATACAGGTTCTGATTAATTCCCCGGCCGTATATTCTCCGATGTCTTTTCCTTTACTTATCACGAAGAGGGACCTTGTCAAAATTAGTGAAAAATCCAGGAAACAGTAGAAATATTGTTTATTATTCATTATTATTTCCAACTTTAAACAAATAAAGGTAGAGGAAATCTGTTAAAATCTCTTCTACCTTTTAGTTTTATTATTTTATATTATTCCTTTTCAGATCATTAAAAAGGCAAGTCACTGTCGTTATTACCTCCGAAGTTTGGTTTCTGGAAAGGTGCTTGTTGATTACCTTGTCCAAATCCTCCCCACTGTGGCTGTTGCCCACCACCAAATGGAGATCCTCCACCATTACCTGGATTTACAGGGCTGGATGTTACAGGATCACTGTGATACACGGGAGGAGTCTGAAAAACCTGATCGTTTTTACTCAGATCAACTTGAGGTGCAGAATTTCCACCTCCAGACAGAGAAGCTAACATCGGATCATTTGTCTGACGAAAACCACTTTTATCTGTCGGAACCTGTTTTGCAAGAACTTCATTATTAACTCTTGTAACAGCTTCTTTAAAATCTACACTTCCCTGAGATTTAGCGAGTCTGATGCTTGCTAAAATTTCTGACATATATTCAATAGACTCTTTAATCAAGGTCGCATTGAATAAACGTTTCTGACCAACAGGAGTATCGTTATCTCTATTAGCCTGCCAAGACATAAATGATTGCAATGGATCTGCAGCCAATTCCATATCTTCTTCTGAAATCTGAATTGACTTAAAATTCTCATTACCAACTTCATGTGTGGCAGTAATAGCAAATCCGGCTGCTCCGTCTTTCTTCTTTCCGATACTAAACATCAAGAATCCAGAACGTCCTGTAGCATCACGATTATAAACTTCTGAAATCCAGCTATTATCTCCACCTTTCATCAAAGATTTTTCTTGAATATTATCTTCAACTACTGATGTAAACATTTTAGCTGTCGCAACGAACAATGCCGTAAAATTCTGACGACTAGGGTTACGATTTTCATTCGGATCCCATTTATTAAGACAGAATGCATGGAAGATAGTATAATTCTTCAACCGGACTAAGTTTGTTGTTAATTCGTCGCGGTTATTCTTTGCATCCAGTTCTCGATAAAGTTCATCAAAGATCATATGCGCTTGTGATAATAATTCATCATCTGCGGCGGTCAATGAAGAAACTAATCTACCTGTCATATCTTTCATTACATAAGCACTTTTCGGTAGGAGCTTAATCCACGCATTATAAGTGTTTTCAGTTCCATCCGCCGCCATGTTTTTACGAGGGATATTAATTTCACGAGTTCCGAATAAAGTAACAAACGGAAAGTCAGTTACTACACTATCCAACGGAAATACTTGATATCTACCAAAATTTCCTGGAAAGTTAAGATAAATTTTTTCTAATGATCTGTTTTTCTGCTCAAAATTGTTTTCTTTTGCTTTTGGTGCTTGCGCTGCCAATTTACTCAAAAAATCATCTACTCGATTTCCCATAATTTAAATAAAATAATAAATTAAAAATAAATGTTAGTTAAAATATAATATAAAATTTGTATATAATTCCGCGCAACACAATAATACGCGGATCTTTTTTTTGAGATTATTTTATTCCTCTCACATCTATAAGATTCTTAGTGTTTCTGAGAGGAGTATTTTTACTTTCAATTATAAGAACCTCAAGGGGATGGAAGTACCTTTTTATTGATTAGAAAGAAAATATTCACATAATTTCTCTACCTCATCACTATCACCTAAATTCCAAGACTCTTCAGAATAACATAACAATTGATCTATATTTTCGATAATCTCTGTTACTTGTTCATATCCATCTTTATCAATGAAATAACAAAAATAATCTAAATGTAATGACCTGAAAGTACAATCTATTGAATCTGGATTGTGAAGTCTATTACTATCATTTAGAGCTTTTAACCAATTAATTTGAAAATATTTCTGATTTCTGAAAAAATAGTTTTTAAGTTTTTGTTTTGGATAGCCATAAACAGGAAAGTCTCCAATAAAATTCATAAAATTTTTTAAACTATCAATTCTACCTGTTCTTGAAATCCAATAAAAAATATTTTCAACACCAATTAATACTTTTCTATAGAGATCTAGGTCTGATAAAGTAAATAAGTAAATGGAATCATAAAGATTTGATATATGAAAGTTTTTAGAAGATAATACTTTTCTTACACTTTCACTCATTCGATCTAAAAATAATACATATATTTTCTTTTCTTTAATTATTACTTCAACTAAATAATCTTCTGTACTCTCTTGATAAACTATTTTCATTTTATTATTATTTTATTTCATTAATTAGAGTTTCGAATTGTATAATTATATTTACTATCTTTATTTGGCGTAATTCTTGTTATTTTGAATGTTTTAAGTTCTGAGGATTTTCCACCTACTCTACTTAAATTTATAGCTCTTCCTTCTCTTGTTCCTGGAAATAAACTAGTATGTAATTCTTCGTTTTCTCCACTTCTTTTAAATTCAATATCTAAAGTAGTTCCTCTTGGTAAAGTTTTTTCTGATTCAGCTCTATAATCATTCCACCATTGAGATTTTACTGATTTCCTTAGATTGATGTTCATTTCTCTTAGTTTTCTCAATAAGATCTGATTTCTTTCCAGTAACTATATCTTTTACTGCCTGTTTAGCATTACTATATCTATGCTTCATTTTTAATTTATCAGTATCTCGGTTACTTTTCTTTCGATATAATTTCTTTATAGAATCTTCTGTTACCTCTTTTTGAGGATTAAATGCTTTTTCATAGGATAATCTCCCAGAACCTGCTATCAAAGCACCCATTCCTGCTCCAACGGTTACATCAGAAGTTATATCAGATTTGCTTCTTTCTTGTTTTTCTTCTTTAGAAAATAATTTACGTCTTATGATCATAATAAAATTCTATGTTTAATTTTTATATTTTCAAGTTCTTCTGTTTCAGGCCCATGTAAAAAGATATCCAACACTACACAATTACTTATTTTATCTCCTAAAAGAGGATCCTTATAAATCATTGCACAGAGCTCTAAATCATTAAATAACTCATCATATCTTTTCCTATAGTTATCTAGATCTTTCATAAGTTGTTCACCTCTTTTACTAGGATCTGAAACTAATTCCGTCATGATTATAGCATCATTTTTATCTCCCTTAATGAGATTCTTAAAATCTTCAATAATTTGATATTTTTCATATGAAGTAGAATATTTCTGAGTATCATGATTATCTGTAGAAATTAATTTTAAGAATTCATAATTACTTTCATTAAAATCTGATAAATACTCATTAAAGAATTTCTTTTCATATTTTGCCATCTCATTATTCCACTTTACTATCTCTGGATCTTTTCTTGATAAAGTATTCCGAGTAGCTTTAAAAATAGCTGATTTAATTTTATCAAACATAATTAACACACCTCCTTTCTACTTATTATATTATATATCTTTACCACCTTCTTAACCCCATCTATCTCTACTCTGGCTGAAGACTCCTTTACATTAAAGTAATTTTCTAAGTCTTTTGCCTTAGGTGTAGCATCGTAATTAATGGACTTATATAACACTTCAAGTCTAGATTTTATATCAGATAATGTTATTTTATCTCCTACTTTAAATTCTGAATATATATTAGACTCTAGAAGTTCTTGACTAAATGTTACTACTCCTAACTCCTTTTCTATATACGTTTTATTATATCCAAGAGCTCTAAGCTTTTCGGGACCAAGTGCTAAGTAGTAAGATTTAATATTATCATGTTCTCCAATCTGATCTAATATTATATTAGTCATAGTATCATTAAAACTACATTCACAAAGATACTTAAGTTTAGATTTAAATGTTCCAAACTTTTGATATTGCTCTAAAAATTCTGATACCTCCCGATTATCCTCTGGATTCTCACAATATACACCGGTTTCTCTACACTCTAAAAGATATTTGCATTTATCTAAAATGTTCTTATCAATACTTAATTCTAAAAATTCATATACTAAATCTATAGAACGAAGTTTTCTATTAAATACCTCTTTATATAGGTACTTAATATCGATACTTTTATCAATTCCCTTAAGAATTCCTAGAATAGTTTTTACATATTGCTTTAATTTAGTTAATTCTCTATGCTCCAGAACAGGACACTTAAGGAGAGATTTTATATTTTCTATTACATTAGAATCACTAAAGAAATCTACTATCTCTTTATTATATTCAAACCACTCCATCCCATACTCTGAGTATAAATACTTTCTAAACTTATACTGAACATTCTTTTCATCTTCCTCTGTTAATCCAGGAACCTCACAAAGAACTCTATAGGTTGGATTGTGAAGCTTATAGGCCGTAAATCTACCATCCCTACAATTATCTTCAGTATAGCCTATTTTTAATAATCTAAAATAATTTATAGTATCTTTATCATCCACACTATATCCTGAACTTTCTATTAAATATATCATAATCTATTATCCTTTCTTTTTTAATAATTCATAACCTTTAATTTGCTTTCTTGACCCATTATCTTTTTTTTCATATATCACAATAGGTCTTACTTCAAAAAATTTCTCGAGATCAGTTGCTTTAGGAACAGCAGTATAATTAATACTAGAATATAAATATCCAAGTCTATCTTTTATTCCAGACAACGTTAACTTATCTCCTACTTTGAATTCATTATAAATAGTGGATTCCAATAACTCATACGAAAATGTAACTATTCCAAGCTCTTTTTCGATTTTATATCTATCATATCCTAGTGCTCTAAGTTTTTGAGGTCCGAGTGCTGTATAGTAAGATTTAATATTATCATGTTCTCCAATCTGATCTAATACTACTCCTATTACTTCATCTGAAAATCCATATTCACATAAATATCTAAGTTTTGCCTTAAACGTACCAAGTTTCTGATATTGCTCCAAAAATTCTGATACCCTCTGATTTATTATATCATCTGAAGATAGTGAATTATGAATAGTAGAGAACACTGTAAACCTATCTTTGTAATCAATTTGCTGAATCCTGAAAGCTCTAATTTCATTCACAAGGACTAAATTATTGAGAACGGGGATAAGAGTACCCCCTTGATGCTCGTTTACAGCTATATAATCATCTTTATAATTAGAAGCTTTAGCATCCTTCTGATATTTTTCTGCTAAATCAAACTTAGCATCATCAGGGGCAGATTCAAAAGATCTAAGTAAATTATTTGTGGCTCTCTTCTTTCTCTCTATCTCTTTATCAAACTCCTTCTGACTAATCTTTCTATAATCACAAGTAGATCTATAATAGAAGATAGCCTCATTCTTCCATGGATTTGCAAATAATCTCTGTCTACCTAGTATTTGTGGGAGATCTTCGGAAATATCTACGGCCAGGGAGTCAATATTGGAATCACTAAAGATAAACGATCTTGCACAGAGACTATAGAAATCTGCTCCAAGGTATACAGTTCTAGTACAAAAGGTAAACATCTTAGGCTTCTCTCCCTCTAACGGTACTTCACCTATTTTAAACTTCTTCCCTAATTTTTTCTGGATTTTCTTAAGATTATCTGGAGTATCTGAACACAATATATTAACCTCTTCCGGTTTAAGTTCACACTTCTTTATGATAGATGTAATATGATTGACTGAATTAACATAGAAAACAGCCTCATCAGAAATAATTTCTCTAGGGTAACCATTAACCATTCGAATTGCTCTCTCGAAATTACCATCCTTATATGATTGTATGATTTCTGGAAGCTTTGTACCAACCGACTTCATTGTAAGTACTTTAAGAGAAGGTCTAAGAACTCGAGTTGAATCTTCCTTACCCCAATCCATATTAATATAGGGAAGACCATCGAATTCATCCAACATATTCAGATATTCTTCAAGCATGGGGGTAGCTGATACAAATAAAGCTGAATGAGATTGATGTAGGTGGTATAAAAAATCTAACTCAGTATCTGACTTAAATTTAGAATCATGTAAGATAGTTTGAAATTCGTCTATTATAGTATAAAAGGATTGAAATATTCCTAAAGATGTTAATATATCTTTTACAATTCGGTATGAATCGTATGTAACTAATATCTTCGCCGGTTTTCCTAAGTATTTTCTTTCTCCTAAGTAATCCTTGATCTCATTCATTAATCTATTATAAACCGTATCTTTTCCATGAACCATCTCCTTGAGTGTATCTATAAATGCTTGAGACTTATCTACCTTAGAGAGATCTTTATCTACGGCTACTTCTTTTTCTAGTTCATTCACAACTAAATAAACCTCTCTTCCATGTTGGTCCTTTTTATTCTTCAATAACATCTTTCTGGGACTACATAATATAACATTCTCAGGACCCCTCAAGCAATACTCTGTAAAACCACATCCTGGAAGTTGTTTATTTATTATACATTTTACTGGTAATTTGTAAAATCTAAAATCCGTTCCTAGTTCTGATATAAATCTAATCCCTCTAGGAACTACATAATCATTTAATTTATTAATCATAGATTTTATTTATTTAAGTTTTTATTAATATTTTTCTAGAACTCAATACAGAGTTCAGTTAAATTATAACATAAAAATGAAGACACAGGAGTCTCCCTTTTACATTAATAAAGATCTGAAGCTCTCATACCCGCATTTTGATTACTTTAAATAGAGTAAAATAAACCATATACTATATAATAAATTTATTGAAAAAAAGTAATCACTTTTATAATGGAGACACCACCCCTGGCCTGAAGGGCCAAAGGGGTGTCAATAATAATATAAAAGTATAATAAAGTTCATGGAGTATATTTTAAAAATCCTGGGATATCTTATTCAGTCTCGAGGCCGAAGGCCCCTGGAACGGAATGTGTAAACATGGAGTGGAGGGACTAGAGGGAAGCTCCTTTGTCTTCATAAATAAGTTACCGAATTTTTATCAATTTTGAAGATAAAAAATAAAAGTGGGTTATTTTGGCTCATTTTAGGGTAAAAAGTAGTAAAAAACATCAAAAATAACCCACCTTTTGAGGGTTAAATTTAATATAAGCCTTATACATGAAATATAAGGAGAATCTGTGTCCTTCCCTCCTTTCCAAACGTGGTAATTTTGTTTTTCATATCCATATATTACTAATAGCGATTAGTTTTCTACTAAGTAAGTTCTTTTTCATAGTTGTTAATAATTTGTTTATTTCTCACATATAAATGGACACAGATTCTTCCTTTTATACTAAGAAATCGATATTATATTTTTTAAGATAATAATTGTTTTCAGGGATTAGGTTCGGCGCTAAAGTTGCTGCGGAGATGGGTTAAGTAGGTTACTTAATTTTGTATCCCGGGACTTAGCTCCGACCTCTTCTTTTTAGTTCTTTGTAAAAATACTATGTTCATATGATAATAAAGAGAAAAACAAAAAGTGTCTCCGATCTGTTCTATATATCATCAAGACCAGACTTAGATGGAGAATATATAAAACCGAAAATTAATTTGTACCCAGATGTAGGATCAGCACTTTCAGGAATATCAGCAGTTCCGGGAGAGGATACGAACATAGAAGGAGCTACTTATTATATATACAAGCCGCTAATGGGAAGAGCCGATTCACTAGTAAAACCTGGAATAATAGAATCTCCGAAGGTATTAGTTCTCCCTGATGAATATTGGTATCTACAAGAACTCCGGCTCAGATTTATAGCGGCAGTTAAAGTCTTGGGGAGAGAAAAACTTATTGGAACTTATAGAACTGGAACTAGACAAACTCCATCTAGAGTATATTCTTGGAGTTGGGAAGAAATTTTAGGGAAATATCAGAAGAAAGGTAAGTTAATAGAGACTGATAAAACAAAGAAAACGTGAATAATTTATTTTCTAATATTTTTAAGAAGAGGGAAAAAGTTATTATTCCTTTGCAAGAAGAAATAGAGAATTTAGAGTTTTTACTTAGAATAAAAGAGAATAATTCTAATATAAGAGATGAGAAGGAATATATAGATTTATTAAAAAGATTATATAATAATATAAGTACATTTGAAAATTTTTTTAATAATGAGATATTTATTAATATAAATAATCTGACTGAAACATTAAAAATATTAGATCTAGATTCTTTAAAAGAGAAGATTATTAAAGAAAATTTAATAAGAGATAAAGTTTTAAATGAATTTAGAGTTAATAGAAAACTAATATCTTCTACTCTATTAAATGAATTAGATTTGGATTTTGGAAATAGAGTAAGAGGTATTCTAGGGTTGAATTTTTATAAAAAGAATACTGAAGATTTATTAACATACTATTCTTATGTTAATATCCATGGAGTGTTTGAATTAGAATATCATTACAGCAATAATTATAGAGATACTTGCGGATTGGATTAATAGAAAGGTAAACTATGATGGATTACTTTGAAGATGTTTTTTGGTTTACTGAAGAAATATTAACAAAGGATTTAAATAGAGAGTCAGGGAATATCTACAATCTGTTCCCTAATCTTACATCAATTAGATTATTAAAAGAACAATATTTCTCAGAAGACAAGGAAAAATACTGGGAAACTATAAACAAATTAAATCAATATGAAAATACTACGAAATAAAACATATTCTGATTCTGACAATGAAACTCCAAAGAAAGTCGGAGAAGCTATCGGAACTGCACTAGTCGGAACAGCTGGAACTGTAGGAGCAACAGACTTAATAAAACGTGGGGCTAAGAAGTATATAACCAGTCAGGAATCAAAGAAAGCAAAAAAAGCATTTAAAGAAGGTATTAAGAAACTTGATTCAACCAGGAAAGCTAATAATTTTAAAGCAGAAGTAGCTCGTGGTGAAACTAATTCAGGAAGCGCTTTAGATCTAATTTTCCACAAAAGAAAAGTCAAGAAAGCAGATCAAGTATATAAAGCAGCTACCTCTAAAAATAATGAAGCCTATAAATCAGGTGTTAAAGCTCTTAAGAAAACTTTAATATCTAATAAAGATGCAAATATCGCCAAAAGAACAGGAAGAGTTGGAAAAATAGCTACGACTGCTGGTTTAATTGGAACAGGTATAGCAGCTGGAATGAAACTTAGAAAGAAAGATAAATAATAGGAACGGAGATAGTAACCTATAATGGAATAGGGACTGCCTGCTAAGCAGATCGATCGTGTTTTACGATTAGAGGTCGGAACTCTACATCTCCGCGATAAGTTAACGATATGAATCGATTCCTTATTAATTCATTTTGTGAAAGATAGAGAGCTCGACGGGGCTCTCTTTAATAGAATTAATAAGATGTATTGTTTACGATTCACTGGAAGTAACTTAGTTATTCACAAAATGAACGAAGGTAAATTAAGTAATGTAACAAAAGAAGAATTAGAGAAGTTAATCTTCGAAGAAAAGCTATCCTATGAAGAGATAGGTAGAAGATATAGTGTTTCTGGTTATGCTATTGTAAAAAGAGCTAAAAAGTTAGGGATAGAGCTACCTAAGAAAAGGAAAATAAACTCTAGTGAAACATTTAGAAAAGGAGTTTCTAAGAAGGAAAAGGCTATCTGTAAGAATTGTGGAAAAGAGTTTACTCCTAAGAAAACTTCTTATGGACTCTATTGTTGTAATAAGTGTCAACAAGAGCATCAATCTAGAGAAAAATATGAGAATTATTTGAAAGATCCAGAACCATACTATGGAAAAGAATGTATGAAGTGGACTAAAAAATATATCTTAGAAGAGCAAGATCATAAATGTGAGATTTGTGGTATGGAAGACTCTTGGAACGGTAAACCTATTACTTTTATATTAGATCATGTAGATGGACATGCTAATAACAATTGTAGAGAGAATCTTAGATTGATATGTCCTAATTGTGATTCTCAGTTGGATACTTATAAATCTAGAAACAAAAATAGTGATAGAAAAGGAAGATATCGAAAAAGTAAAAATAAAGAATAAAAATATAATCTATAGAGTTATTGGTTTAGCTCTATAGAACGACTTAGTGATTATTAGTTAATTTCCCCTTAGTTCAGCGGATAGAACCTGGGATTTCTAATCCCATAACGTGTGTTCGATTCACACAGGGGAAACAAATAAATATAAATTACAACTAAATTTAACTAATAAAAACTAAATTAATCATGACAACAATTTTTAAGAAAGTAATCTTTAACCCTCTTAAGAGAGCGGTTAAGTGGTATTTTACTCAGTCTGCTAAAACAGGAAATTATATCTGTATGACTGGAACTTTTCCTCAAGAGTACTATGAAATGATGTATGAAAAGAGGAAAGATCAACAAAAGTAAAAAAAATAATAGAAATTATGGGATATAGGAATTTCCTATATGCCCTTCGTCGTGGTGGAAAATAATAATACATAATAATATAATATCGCGGGGTGGAGCAGTTGGTAGCTCGTTGGGCTCATAACCCAAAGGTCGGGGATTCGATTTCCTCCTCCGCAACTAAACATAAGTTTTATGAAAATAGTAAGAAATAATATTATTCCTTTTCCAGGCTATAAAGCAGTAAATATCTTTGGAATTTTATTTGTAAGGAAGAATGCTAATATAAAACCAGAAGACTTAAATCATGAAGAAATACATACAGCACAAATGAAAGAAATGGCTTATATCGGATTTTATGTATGGTATTTCTTGGAGTGGTTATTATGTCTTTTAGTTTCAGGATTTAGCTTTGGTTATGCTTATCATGATATTAGTCTTGAAGAAGAAGCACATCTAAATGATAAAAACCTGGAATATTTAAAAACCAGAAAACATTATTCTTGGTGGTCCTATATAAAATTAGGAAGTTGGAAGAAAAATAAAAACTAACCATATATACATAAAAGATTATGATTATACTTAGAAATAAGACCTATTCGCATGAAGAAGAAATTGCGAATATTGCGGCAGCTCCTGGAAGTCCAGAGTATAGCCATGAAAGAGCCGAAATAGAAAAGAAACCGGCTCAAGAAGCATCAGCAGTTCAAGAAGGTTATGAAAAAGCATCTCAGGAAATTGATAAAACAGTAGAAGAAGTAGAAATAGTTCCTGAAGCAGCTGAAGAAGCAATCGAAACAGAAGCACGTGAAGCTGGAGATTCTAACCTAGACTCTAGAAATGATGCATTAAAAACTCTTAATGATTTTTTAGGTAACATCCATTAATTATGATTATCCTCAGGCAAAAGAATTATTCCGGCCGAGAAAAAGTACCTCAGGCTATAGCAGAGAAGGCACGAAAATCTGGAGTAGTTCAAAAAGATTCAAATGGTGTCTGGAGAATTATTAGCCTGAAAACTTCTCCGGCCGAATATTGGGATGCACACTATGATACTCGTGAAGATGCTGAAAAAGCTCTAGCCGCTTATCATGCAAATAAACATTAAGAGAATATTATAAAGTGTTAGAACTTTTTATCTAACACTATTTTCGGGGATGTGGTGGAATTGGTAGACACTCAAGACTTAGGATCTTGTGCTAAGAATGAAGGCGTGTGAGTTCGAGTCTCACCATCCCTACAAACGTCTAATATCTATACTAACCTCTTTTCCTCTTAATAATTCTCTCTAAACAAGGGGGGGGGGTAAAATAATTAACACTTTAAACAATTATTATGTACATAAGAAGAAAAGTATTCTCACTATTACAAGACGGTGAGACAGGAGAAGAGAAGTATTTTTCTACGACCGATGTAACTCTGGATAGTCTTGAAGAAAGAATTTTTAGTATTTCAATTCCAACCGAAGAAGAGTTAGAACAGAGAGAATTCGGTGCTAGACAAAGAAAACAGAATAGAAAATTAGCTAGATCTATTCACAATGCCGAAATGCAAGCAAATAAAGCAGCTAAGGCACAAGAAAAAGCAGCTAAAATAGTTTCTAATCCAGCTAATTTAGTTGATGAGAAGAAAATGGAAGAAGCTCAGAAACTTACTCAGAAAGCACAAAAAGCAGTTGAGTCTTCTAATCGTAATGCAGGTCAAGCTTCTCAACAAGTAAAGAATATCTCTAAAACTAGAAAGTCAGTTGCGACAAATCCGGGAGGTCTTGAAATTAAAAATCAAGGTGCAGGAGATATAACTGTTAAGAAAGAAGGTGGTAATGTAACTGCTCATAAAATTGCTTCTAAGAAAAGTGGTCAGACAACAACTACTGTAAGAACAACGTCAACTAAGCCTGATGTTGTAGTTGATAAGATGACATCCAAAGGTTCTAAGAAAGTTTCTACAGAGGCAGTAAAGAAATCCGCTGAGAAAACTCAAAAAGTTGCAGAAGTAGCTCAAAAAACAACAAAAGACTCAAAGAAGATTCTGAATGGGGCTAAAAAATTAATGAACACAAAAGCTGGTAAAATAGCTGGAGGAGTTGCTTTAGCTAGTGGTGCGATGATCGGGGCTAAAAAGTTATATGATCATAAAAAGAAATAAAAAAGATAATCTATAGAGGTAGTGTAATCAATCTCCTCTATAGAACTTAATATAAATATTATAAAATATGAAATTTAATAAAACTCTTGAAGCTGTAAATATTATGGTTATGGCTTCTTATCCGGCCGCTAGATTCTATGAAGCGCAAGGTATACTAATTGAAGAAAATAATAGTTTTATCCCTGAAGTTTCTGGAATGGTAATTGTTTATTCATTACCTCTTGGAAAAACGCTTCTTGTAAATGTTGCGGCCGAGTCGGAAGAAGCCTATGAATTTAAACTAATCAATGAAAACTGGCTTGAAGATAGATCTATAACTCCTTATGTAGGTATGACTCTAGAAGATGCTTTTCAAGAATTAGTTAAAGCAGAAAAGATTATTAAATCTAGAAATGTAGTTCTCAGACATCCATTACATCCATCTTATACTCGTCCTGTTTATATATTTGGTGATGTTCGGCGAGGAGGTAATAGTGTTGATGTAATGACTGGAGAAATAAGAGAAGAATAAAAAGATTTGCTTTAGATGATTTAATAATATTATGATGAAAGTTAAAAGATTTTCTCAAACTCAACCAGATATAGAGTGGCATAAAAACAATATAAATCCAAACTCAGGTAGCAATCTGGAAGATGGAAGTACTCTTTATAAAGCAAAATCTGGAGATTATCTTTATTTGTATAAAGATGGTGAATGGGTTATTATGAATGGTGTTAATAAATTTATGCAGGATTCTAAATTATATCAAATTTCAAAATTCGATAAAAACATTCATAATAAGATTGGAGCCGCAGGAGCAGTTATTGGTGGTTTTGTTGGGAGTTTGCCTGGATTAGCAATGGGTAATTTAAAAACAGCTGCTACAGGGGCTGTGATTGGATCAACTATATCTGGATTATATAATAGAAATAAAGCAAAGAAACGTGCTGAAAATATAGTAAAGGATTACGAGTCTAAGTATGGTAAGAATGCTTATACTACATTTATGAAAAAGAAGTAAACTATCTTTAATTTTAAATTACTTTTACTATAATTGAATACCTATTCCATTTTAAGGATGTAGTAAGGAATGATATTCAGTTTATTATATATTTCTAATAATAAAAAAAATGAGATACACTATTCTCACGAACTATGTATCTCTTGGCAAGTTACTACAAAAATTAATGTAGCAAGTTTAATCCTCATAAAAAATGAGAATTAATTTTTTAAATCATATATAAGGCTTTGAAGTGATAAAAATAATACTGTCTTATTTTCACAAACTGTACTGCCTTTTACGACAAATAATAATAATAAAATTACCTTACATAGGTAATTAGTATAAGTTCCAAGTTTTATTGTAGTAAAAAACTTATACTGATTTATTCTACTACATACCTTAATGATAAAAAATGAGATACACTATTCTCACGAACCATGTATCTCTGCGTAGCAAATTTAATCAACACAGATTGTGAAGATTAAATTCTTATATTAACATATATAAGGCTTTGAAGTCTTATTAAAAATGTGGTCCTATCGTCTATCGGTTAGGACGCGAGATTTTCATTCTCGAAAGAGGAGTTCGATTCTCCTTAGGACTACAAAAGTCAACGATGAGATATCGCAAAGACTTATTTAGACATGTTAATAGTGAAAAGGATAGAATTAGCTACTCTATCCTCTCACTTTAAATCTAAGTAAGGTTACGTAATAATTGATATCTCGGGAAGTGATAATTAAATAACATGTCTAAAAATGATAAATTATTACCTGTACCATTAAAGTACACCTATCCGGTTGTAATGGAAATTTCTCCAAGTAACAAACCATTGAAAAATTAGACATCTATTGTAATAGGTGTGGAAAGTTTTTTAAACAAACAGCCTATGATCATGTTTATGGATCTGGATGTCCTGATTGTAATAAATTAGGAGGAAAAAGCGCATTAAATGTATTAAAGTGGTTAGAAACAAATCAAATTGATTATACAAGGGAATATTCTATAAAATTAAATAATAGGAACATTAGAATAGATTATGTTTTTAATTATAATAATTGTTGTTTGTGGATAGAGTATAATGGACTACAACATTATAAGAAAGTAGATTATTTTCATAAAACAGATGAAGGTTTTCTTAAACAATTAAATAGAGATAATGAAGTTAGAAAATATTGTAAAGAGAATAATATCATCCTTATAGAAATTCCGTATACATATAACACTTATGAAAAAGTAGAACAATTATTAAATCGAGTAATTTTAAATGGAGAGGATATAAACTCTATTATAGATTATTCAAAATTATATAAAATATGAAAAAATCAGAAACAATATTTCAAAAGTTATTTTCAGGAATTAGTTTTGGAAATTCACGTATACCTTTAATTATGTAGTAGAGGCTTAAGATAGAATAAAATCTTAAGAAAATACCTTAAAATGCTGGAAAATATAAAATATAGATCAGCATCTCTATTTATCGATTAAAAATAGAGTTCAACGACTATAGTAGGTACTTAGATAATATAGTCTAAATTTAATAAAATATATTAAAATAAATTGTACGTTCAAATGTATTTAGTAAAGGTGGGGGAAGAGGGTATTCTGTTATTGGAGGAACTGGAAATGGAAGATTCTTAGATAATGAAAGAAATTCGCCCTTACTTGGTAATTCACAGCCTTCTTCTAGGTTATCCGGTTATCTTGATAGAATGGCAGAGCTTAGGTCATATTATCTTTTAGATATTACAAAGATGGCTACAAATTTCTTTTCAGATTATGTAGTTAATTTTATATCTCAAGATACCCAACAAATAGTTTCTGTATTAAATCCTGAAGATTCTACAAATAATGAAGCTGTAACTACTCGATTAAATGAGATTCTTTTAAAAGATATTAAAATAATTGATTATATACGAGACCATATAAATGACTATGTATTTTATGGAGGTTATTATAGTATGCTTCAAACTCAAAGAGATGAAAAAGGTCATCTTGTATTTAGAATAGAAGAACTTAATAATCCAAATGCAGTAGTTATAAAGAAGAAAAAGAACGAGGATGGAAATATAGAAGATATATTTTTAGCAATCGGAGATGATGGAAATCTATATGAAATTCCTAGTACTGAGGTAATATATATAAGTAATCCTAAACTTCGACTTACAAATGATCTCGAAGAAGGATGGAAAGAAAAGTCTAAACCAGAAAAGCCAAAATTAGGAAGAAATAAGGGATCAGAAAATAGAAATAAAGTTCTTAGGAAAGAATCATTTATGGCTTCTGAACCGTTATTTTATTCAAGTATTTTGAAGATAAAAGAATTAGTTATAAAAGAGCTTTTGATATCTCTTATTTCGTTAAGAGATCTTTCATCGCCTCAATTATTGGGATTAAATACCGATTAAAATTTGTCGGATTAGATAAATAAAATCTAATGGAACTTTGTAAATTGCTGGAAGATCAAGTAAAGATAAATCAGCAAAAGATAGTAAAAACTACCTTCTCAACGACTAGATACAAAGAGAGAGTTTATATATAAATTCTTAAAGATATAGTCTAGTTTAACTAAATAATTGTTAATATTCGAAAAGTGTCCCTCTAGAGACAATGAACGAATTATGCGCTCGATTACAGAAACTTGCAAACAATACGAATGAGTTGTCTTCATTCATCACATCTCAGTTCGATGTCACCTCGTTCATTGAGTCTGCATTAACTCAAAATGTTAAGGTTTTTCCTGACTATAATAGTACCATTACCTCAAGGACTTCACTACTCCCACTTGATAAATTAACAGACAAACTTTTAGATCTTATACAGAATCTTGATTATGTAAGAAATAGTGTTCTTTCTCCTCTTGGATTACCATCTACTATATTAGATGGAACATCTGGCAGTAAGTGGTTAATAAATTGGCCGTCTAGAGAAGCAATTCTTTAGATTATTAGTAAGTAAATTTGGTGAAACTATTAATACTAGTAATACCAAGCCTTAGATTAATCTAATTAAGGTATAACGAATAAAGACTTACCAACTTATAAAAAGTTGAATTTATATTCTAAACTATAATAAAAAGATTATAGAGATATCATTGCAGTACTTCAACAGTCAGAAAGAGCTAATTCAAGAGTAACATCATTAATTTCAGGAATAAAAGATTCAATAGTAAATCTTGTTTGTAGTATTTATAAGGTAATATATAATGAAGATTTAGATCCAAGTTTAGTTCAAATTCATATATTCCAGAAAACAACTGTAGAGTATAACAATCAGATAAATGAAGCTGAATCAGTTAGTGGTTTAGTTCAAGGTATCTCTGGAGTTTTATCTAATGCACTCCAAACTTTAGAACAAGCAACTCCATTAATTGAACCAGAATCATATTTAAGTTATATTCAAAACTTACTTAAAGATATTGACCCAAGTACAGAATCTCTAATAAATGAAGATACGATTAAGCAGTATATAGAATTTCTTAATCAAAAACTTCAGGCACAACGAGAACAGCTTGGACTCAGTTAAAATTATTCAAAGAAGATGATAATTAAACGTAAATTATTTGCTTCTAATGATCCCACTCCAGAACAGTCTCCAGAAATTGGTCTAGCTAAACAAGAAATGACTTCTAAGGACTTGCAAATAGAACAAATGAGACTTCAACGTCAAATCCTAGAAACTCAGAGAATGCGACAGAGAATGCAAGCTGAGGAAAGAATGCAAGAAATGAAGCAAGTCAATCAAACTCAGAAACTAGAACAGAAAAAGGATGAAGCTCAAAAAGATAATCAATTAAAAGTAAAGAAAATTGACGCTCAGAATAGTAGGCAGGAAGTAAATAATATAGGATTGTACAAAACAAAATCAAAGCCTACGCCAACAGTATCAATGAAAACAAACTTGTAAGATTATGATTAAAGAAAAGACATTTACAGAAGGAGTGGAAGATTCTAAAGAACAAGAAGAGAAAGGATTTGATCCACTAAGACCGTATATAAAATGAAAATTAAAAGATTTTCCGGTTATTCAGAAGCTGCCCCTGAAGGTGTAACTTATCAAAAATCAAGTCAGGTAATTACAAGATATATTCTTGATCCTCTTGATTCTAGTGTAGATACCTTAGAAGAAACAGATAAACTTGGGGTAACTAAACGAAAGAGTGATAGAATTAAGAAGGTAATAAAACCTCTTAAAAAATATTTTAAATATAAATCAAATAAAAACAGTAATTAAGTATGTATATTAGACGTAAAGTATTCTCATTACTACAAGATGAGACAGGAGAAGAGAGATACTTCTCTACTACTGATGTAACACTGGAAAATGAGGAAGAGAGAACCTTTAGTGTTGCAGAAGATGCAGAAAGTTTGGAAGAAAAGGATTTCTCTGATAAAAAAAAAGAGGAAGATGATGAGCCAAAACTTACAACTAGTGATAAGATTAATATTAAGTTGAATAAAGCTCTGACTACTAAGAAGGATCGCGAAGCATTTGTTGAAGCTTATGAAGATGGAAAATCTCATAAATACGAAAAACAGGCAGCTAAGTATGCAGCAATTGGTAATGGTATAGGTGGCGGTATATTAGGTGCTGTAGTTGGTGGTAAAAAGGGTGCAGCTATTGGAGCCGGAATTGGCGCTGTTTCAGGTGCAGCAGGATCTTATGCTGGTACTAGAGCAGGTGTTGCACTTAATAAGCTTGCTAGAAAACATAGTGGTAGTCTTGATACTAAAACAAAATTAGCAGTAGATCGAGTAAAAGTAGCAGATGGAAAAATGACAAAAGAAGAATTTGCTAAAAAATGGAGATCTAAGAAGTAAAAGAAATAATCTATAGAGGTAGTGTAATCAATCTCCTCTATAGAACAAACGCGCTAGATTTTTACAACCGAAGATTAATCGCACTAGGTGCAAAAAGTAAACGGTTGATAGTTGTAAAGCGCGAGAACTATAAAATAATAAATGTATGATAGGAACAGTTAACCCATTTAGTGACCCTGAATTTAAGAAACAAATTTTAGGGAAAGAAGGGAGAGCTGTTGATGACCCGGGAGATTATGAGATTTTGCAGCCGGAAGAGGATGTATCTAAAAACCTAAAAAATATTATAGGGTCAGCTCCAGTACTCCCTAAAACGGCTCGCAATATTATTATGGATGCTAGTGCTATTGCGAGTAATCAAAAAGAACAAAAAGCACTAGAATTAACTCATAAATTGAATGAAGTCTTTACTAGTTATAATAAAGAATATAATATAGATCTTCATGTTGATTTCGGAAGCCTCTCAAATACTTTAGTTAATGTGGCAGATCCAAAGTCTAGACATATATTAGAATTATATGTTTCTGAGGTATTTCAAAGTATAAGACCTATTCTAATTCTCAATATGATTTCTAAACTTTGTCTTTGTATTGATTATATACTCGATCCAATGAGACTCTTTGATAGTTCACAAATGACTTTACAAGATTCATTTATTGCCGTTAATATATCTGCGGCTTAGTTGAAATACTAAGAAAATTATACTAAAATGCTGAAAGATAGTTAAAACATAAATCAGCAAAAAGGATTACTAATATAAATCCTTTCTCAACGACTAAATGTATAACTAAATTTGAAATATAATTTAGATGATATAGTCTAATTTAATAAAATAAATATTAAAAATAGATATGAGAAAAAATTATGCAATTTATTCAACAATTAGAAGATATGAAGAGTCAGATAATTGTTAAAGGTTCTGATCTTGAATTGAAAAAAATTGCAGAAGAATCTGGAAATGAAGAGTTGAATAGTGAAGAGTCTAAGCAAATAGTAGCAGACTTTATGAGATTATTTCAAAAAGAACATGGAATAGAATAAAAAATGAGATACACTATTCTCACGAACTATGTATCTCTACTTTAAATTATGATAATACCTACTACGACATAGGTAATTAGTACTATTTCTATATAAAAAGTGTAGTAAAGAAATAGCACTCGTTTATTCTACTACACATATATAAGGCTTTTAAGTTTTATGATATTTTCTGATTTATATTTCATAATTAAATCAGAATTGCCTCTTTAGCTCAGTTGGCCAGAGCACGTGATTTGTAATCTCGGGGTCGTTGGTTCGAATCCGACAAGAGGCTCAAAAATAATATTCTCCGTTAGCTCAGAGGCAGAGCATTTGACTGTTAATCAAAGGGTCGGTATATCGTAATTACCACGGAGAGCTGTTTTAGGAGAGGTGGCAGAGTGGTCGATTGCGGCGGTCTTGAAAACCGTTGTACTGCGAGGTACCCGGGGTTCGAATCCCTGTCTCTCCGCAATAATTTTAAAGATAAGAAAAATTATAAAAAAAACAATTAATTATGGGAAAAGAGAAATATAACAAAGAAGAATTAATAAGATTATTAATTCATGAAGGAAAATCTTATAAAGAAGTTGCAGCTATGCGGGGTGATGGAAGCACTGGAGAAGCTATACGTAAAGCAGCAAATAGATACGGGATAAAAGTATCAGATAGAAAGAAACTAAGAAAATGTGAATATTGTGGTAAAGAGCATGATGGTTCTTTTGGTTCTGGAAGATTTTGTTGTTCAGATTGTGCAAAGAAATATTCACTTAGTTTCAGCAAAGGTAAAAAACCAGAAGATAAATCTACTAAAGAAGAAAAAGTAGAAGAGTCCGTAAAGATAGCTCCTCCTAAGGAATGTACCACTGAATTGTCTAGATTTGATGGAAAATTAACTTCAGATTTATTAGGATATGTAGGTGGGAAAATAATGGGTTATATATTCCTGGTTTTGAGAAATTATAAAAAGAGAAAGGATCAAAATTATGATTAATTTCACAGACCATTTTGATCCCACTAAAAATATAGAAAAAGATTTAGCAAAAGTAGATCTTAGGGATCAATATACATCATTAACAGAAGATGAAAAGATAATGGTTTTTCTTCGTCTTAAAGGATTCACACATAGACCACCTACGATTGAAAGATTGTATTCTGATGATTATTATCTAGGAAGTCAAGAATTTTTTGATCATGGAGATGTAATATTTCCTTTTTGGAAAGATGGATTAAAAATGATTTTTCCAAATGAAGTAACAACAGCGAAACCATTACTCTGTTTATCTGGAGCTATTGGTATAGGTAAGTCTACGGTATCTAAATTAGCTATGACAAATACACTAGCTAGGTTAAGTTGTATGGCTAATCCGTGGAGAACATTTAAATTAGGTAAAAAACCACTTAGTTTTATCATCTTTCATAGAGATGAAGATGTAGCAAATGCTGAATTTCGAAGATGGATGCTAGATGATGTATTAAAGCAGAGTCCATTTTTTAGAAATTTACCACACAGACATAATATAAGAATATTAACTTCTGGTCCTAGGGGTAATGTAGTATAAAAAGTTGCCCTCCATATTAAGAAATTATATGGTAATAAAGTAAGTAAATTCGGTGAAAGGATAATCCCAATACCGAGTCAAGGATCTTAGATAAATCTAAGTAATCTTTGATGTAACGAATAAAGACTTACTAACTTATATAATTATATAAGTTAAATTTATATTCTAAACTATAATAGAGTATTATAGAAATAGATTGGCAGGTGGACTAGGAACTGACTTGATTTTTGCAATCATGTCTGAGGTCAATTTTTGGCCTAACGAAGAAAAAGCCATGGAACGTGTAAATAGTACGTATATTCGTATTACATCTCGTTTTGATGTAAAAGAAAGTTTAACATTAGCCGGAAATCTAATAATTGATAGTTCTAGTAGAGGTGCAGGTGGTCCAACTGAAATATTTCTTGAGAATGCAGAACCTCAATTTACTTGGGATTGTAGACCTTCTCATTATGAAGTTAGAAAAAATCTGTACGAACGTTCAAGGGGAATAACTTTCTCAGTTTATACTGGAGATGGTAAATATCCTCCAAGAATATTAAATAAAAATGATAAAGAAGAGAACTATAAATTAGAAGATGATCAAGACCCTGATAGAGTGGAACATGTACCTATTCAATTATTTGGAGAATTTAAATCTGATTTGATTAAAGCTCTTCAAGATAAATCTGGTATTAATACAGGATCATCAGATAGTTTTTTTGGAGGTACTATAGAACACTTATCTAAATGTTCAACAATAAAGAATAGAATTCCTGAAATTATTACAGTTGATTTTTATGATAAAGAAGATAGGATTATTAATCATGTAGAAAAAATGATTAATCTTATTCCAAGAGGTACTCCTATATGGCTAGGTCTTGACTTAGGTGTAGTAGATGATACAACTGGAATAGCAGCAGTTAGTTTTGATCATTGGGAAAATATAAATGGTACTTTAGTTCCTAAGGTTAAATGTCATTTTGTTTTAGGTGTATCTAGGTTAGAAGGACAAGAGACGAGTTTATTTCACATAGAGCAGTTTATAGAAGATCTTAACAAGAAATTTAATATTATAGTTAGTGCTGACCAAGCTTTTTCTAAACAAATACTTCAATATTGTGAAAGAGAAGGAATTAGAAATAATGGGAGAATTTCTACAGATAATACTCCTTGTGAACCGGCTCTTTATTTGAAGTATATAATAAACAATGAACTTCTTGAAATTCCTGAATATAAAAGATTACAAAGAGAGGCATATGATTTAAGATATGTTGGTCCAAAACGTAAAGTAGATCATCCTAAAAAAGCATCAATATCTCCATTATTTGATAATCCTGATGGTTCTAAGCCAGGAAGCAAGGATTTATGGGATGCTTTAGCTTCTAGTGTTTATTCTTTAAAATTATCTATTGATGAAGGAGAAGAGATGGGATATTCTTCAGGAATAGCTAAACAACTCGAATCTCTTACTAAAATAACAGCGGATCCAAGAGAAGAGTCACAAAAAGAACTTCAAAACATGTTGGAAAATATATTTTAAGATTCTTTTTCCATAATATATAATCAATTCCTAGGATGGCCAGAGGAAAGTGGTCTATTGTTCGATCAAGTCCTAGGAACAGAAAAAAAAGAAAAGAGATATATTTCAATCTCTTTCTTCCATACGTTTTACAAATTCCCATTCTTCTGGAGTAACATAATCCAGAACGCTTTTTGGAATTTCTACTTCTCTATCGTTTAACATTAATTTAACTTTAACAAATAATTTATTAGGAGTAATATCTACATCAGTTACTACTCCATAAAATCCTGTTTTACGAGATTTAACTTTATCTCCTACTTTTAAATTTTTCATAATTTTCTATATTTATTATTACACATATAAGGTTTTTAGAGCTTATGATAATACTACGAAAACAAAAATATAAAGAACTTCCCTGGACCAAAGAAAATATAGAAAAATATAAGTCACAGGAGAATATGTTAAAGCACGCAAGAAATACACCAGGAAAAACGGCTGGAAAATTATTAATAAACCCAGCCAAAGATGAGTTGGTGGGATATATAGCGTGCGAAGAAGATACTATTATTGCTCTAGAAGTTTCTCCGGGGTATAGAGGAAAAGGAATAGCAACTGATTTGATAAATTCTTCTGGGGCTAATAAACTTACAGTATCAAAGAAAAATATAAATGCGATAAATTTATATAAGAAACTTGGATTTGAAATTATATCAGAAACTCCAAAAATATATTTTATGGAGAAATGATTGAACTATAGTATAATTGGCAATACACCAGATTTTGGTTCTGGGATTTCCTGTTCGAGTCAGGATAGTTCAACGAAAGAAAATAATAATAATAACTAATAAAAACTATGTTGAGAGTTAAAAGATTTAGTAAAGTTACTGATAAAGTTAAAGAAATAGGAAAATCTATTGAACATACAGTAACTCATCCTAAAGAAACTGGTAAGAAGGTGGTGGAGTATGTAAAGAAACACCCAGATGAAGCTATAATTCTTGGAACATCTGATATTGTTCCTGGAGTTGTTGCTGCCAAACTTGCAAAAGCTGGAAAAACAAAACAAGCAGCTATCGCAGGAACTATTGCAGCACTTCCTATTGGTGGTGCATATGTATCAGGGAAAATAGCTATTCGAAAATGGAATGAAAAAAGAAAGAAGAATAAATAGAATAGATTCGAGATGTAGTTCAGTAGATAGAACGCTTGGTTTGGGACCAAGAAGTCGCACGTTTGAGCCGTGTCATCTCGACCTAGATAAATAGACGATGAGATATCGTGGAATTACTAACATGAATTATAAACCTTTAGGAAGAGTAAAAGTCGCGAGTTACTCTTCCACTACTAAGGATGACATGTTAATAATACAAGGATAGTTTGATATCTCGGGAAGCTATAAAATTTAATTCATGATAGATACTAAATTATTACCAGTACCTTTAGAGTATTCTTGTCCAATAGTAATGAGAGTAAAACTTCCCAGAAGAAATGATAGTGGGAGATTAAACTATTATACGTATGTTCCAGAATTAGGTACTTGGGTATTAGAAAAGATGAGAAATTCAGTTTTTAAGAAATTACAAAAATTAAATATAACTTTTAGGGACTGGGAAAATAGATGGTTACTTAAATTACAACCATCTGATATGTATTCAGAACTTTGGGTAGATAAAATAATAGAAGTTTATTATAAAAATAAATTACCAAATACAAAAAGTTATATAAAAGATCAATTATTGTTAGATAATGATTATGTATTTACGGGTGTTATGGTTAAAGAGGATTTAATGGATATATTTATTAAATCTCGGGAGGGTAGTTTTATAGACATAGTATATAATTATGATTTAGTACCTAAAATAATCGAAAAACTTACAGATGAAATATGTTTACAGTATTTAAATGATAATAATGAATATGAAAAATACTATACTACGTATTCAGATTTTATTTCAAGAGGGCTAAATTGTAGGTATTATGCTGCTAAACTTAGAAAAATAACGCTTAGTAATAAAGAATATCATTCGAGTAGATTAAAGACAACAGAAACTTATATTACAGAATCAAAAGCTAAGTTTGGAGAAAATTCCTTTGAATATTTATCTGAATATACTGGAAGAATTGATAAAATGACTTTTAAATGTAATAAGTGCGGAACAACTTTTTCAGTTTTAGCAAAAACACATTTAGAAAGTTCTCATGGTGGGTGTCCAGTTTGTAATACTAATTCTATAAAAGAAGATAGAAAGTTTTCTAATCAAGACTTTCAAAATAGGTTGGATAATATTTATGGAATTGGAAAGTATAAGTTAATATCTAACTTTATCAATTGCAAGACTACTGTGGAAATTTTAGATCTGGAAACAAATACTATATTTAAACAAGATCCAGAGAATTTATTATATCATGGACTTACAGATCCTAGTACTGTTACTAAATCAAAGGGAGAACGATTAGTAGAGCTTTGGATTAATAAAAATTCAGATAAAATATTGGATTATAAGTGGAATACTAAAGTAAGTGGAATAGAGGGCAGGTGTAGAGATTATGTTATGATTGATTTTATTATTAACTATGGTGGGAAAACCATATGGATTGAATATAATGGAATTCAGCATTATACATATTTTTCACTATATCACAAATATGATAAAAATCTTTTTGATGACCAAAAAAGAAGAGATGAAAATGTAAGAATTTATTGCAAACAGAATAATATAATGTTGGTAGAAATTCCTTACACTATAAGTTCTTTTAAAAGAGTTTCTGAATTTTTAAATAAAGTAGTTTTTGAAAATATTGATCCAAGTACTTTAGTAGATTATAATCTTTTATATGAAACTACAAAAGGAAAATAATATAAAATTTAAATTGAAATATGAAATTTATTGCAAAATTGTTTTCGACAATGCTACCTGCATCTGACAGTAGTATGATACCTCGAGATGTTGCGGAATCTTTCTTTAGTAGCCAAGAGTTTAAACAAGCCTTAGAGGATAGAAAGCTCTTTGGAACATTAACACACTTAGCCAGAAATCTATCATCTGCCAAAAATGGTGGTCCTGCAGTATCTAAGACTATAGGGAAAGATGATCTCCTTTATTGCTAATAATGAGAGGCATAGATAAAAAGTTTATGAAAATGTTTTTAATTGCTGGAAAAAATAATAAATTAAATCAGCAAAAATAGATAATAAAATCTATTTCTCAACGACTAGAGTAAACACTAAGAATACCGATTAATTCTTAGATAATATAGTCTATTATTGATTTTAAAATCAATTAGGTTAAGTTATTAATTGGCGAAAGTTCACCTACACATGTGTTAACTAAAGTTTGGTTCGAAAATGACGGCTGGTGCTATGGGGAGTTTGAGGTTCTCTCCGAAGATGGCCTAGACGATGAAGCTATACAAAGAATCAGAAGAGTAAAGGGCCTTCTTAAAAATGGTTGCAAAATTGGAATTTCCTGTGTCGTTCTTTAATTAACTGAGACTTAAGAAATTCATAAGTTCTTAAGAAAATTTCATAAAATGCTGGAAAGGTTAGAATCAAATCAGCATCATCTAGCAGATAGCGAGATGTTCAACGACTAAAGATGGAACCTAGATTTTTAGGATAATATAGTCTAAATTTAATAGCAAGCAATATATTAAAAAAATTGGGATATTGGGAAAATTCTAGCGGAAGTGACTATTTAAAGCGTATGGTTGCGCTAAAAGGGGCTGACCTTACATTAAACCCTTCTTGGAAAAATGCGGGTATAGTTTCAATTGATGGTTCTGAGAGCGAAAAAACATTCTCTGAACTTGATATAGAGTATGATCCTGAAGCTTATAAGGATACAAAAATAAAAGTTAAGCAATTTTCTAACTTCGATTCGGGAGATTTATTAAAGTCTTCTAAGATTAATGGAAAGTTTACGCAATTAAAAGCTAAATCATTTTCATTTAATTCTGAAATAAATTCAATAGAAGATACTATCGTTAGTGAATCTGTAATAGAAGAACCTGTTCAAAAAGATTTCTCAGTAATTGCATTAAGAGATAGAATTCGTGAATCAAAGTATTCAACTCGTCAAAGATTTCGTGTATTGATTCTATCTTACAAACAACTTCTAAAACAGCAAGGCGGCCCAGAGAAAATAGATCCAGAAACACTTAAAATCATGAAGTCTTTGTTTACTACAGATCTTTTGGATATTATGAAGTCGATTACACCAGAAATCATGAATGGAAAAAATCCAGGAACATTACTTGGTGCTTCTAGTTTAGGTAAGAATGTACGTAAATAATATGCGTTTTTTATATGAATTGCTGGAAATATCTAAATGAGATAAATCAGCATCAAATCATACTTAGATAAATCTAAAGAAGTGATTTGTTCAACGACTATGTATATAAACTGTCAAAATAGACAGAAGATATAGTCTAAATTATAAATAAATTTTATAAATACATTGATAAGTGTACAAAAATTGTTCTTACCATATAAGATGGCTATGTCTGAGGTATCTAAAACTAATGCAATATCTAAGGCAAGATATCAAAAAATTCAAGCTGCTTATTCTGACTTTGTTAATGCAATGTTAGAGGAAATATTCGCGCCAAAGAATGGTACGAAGAAAGAAGAGCCAGTAGAAGAAGAAAACCCTGAAGAAAACAGTTAAAAGATTATGAAAGTAGAAAGACGTAAATTATTCTCTTCTTCGATTTCTCCACGGCGCAAGTTATTTTCAGGTGGAGTAACTCAGGCAGAATATAAGAAAATTCAGTGTAGAGATTGTGGTTATATTATGGATACTTTAGCCACTACAACTAACTTCTTATGTCCTAAATGTGGAGCTGTAAATAGATTTAATGTTTTAGAAGTTACACCAAGTCCTGAAAATACTCCTGAAGCTGTACAAGTCGAAGTATCAAAAATTGAAGAAGTAGAAAAAGGATTCTCAAGACGTTCGTTATTCGGCGGAGATAATAATGCCGCTGTACAAAAAGAATTTTCAGAACCGTCGAACGAATTTGAGGTAAAATTAAAAGAATTTTCTGGCAAAACTTTAAATGAATCAGAAGTTGTTAAGGCATTTGGTATTTCCGCCGAAGATTTAGTTGAAAAAGGTTTTGCTAGTATTGATGAAGATAATAAAGTTACTATTCCTGAAACTGCATTCTTACAATCTAAATTATTCTCTAAGTTAATCGTATCAGTGACTAAGATTTTGGATTTAGACCCAATAGAAGGACCTAAGGAAGACATAATTAATATGTTAGAATCTAAAGGATCTTTAGGACCGAAAGGTATAATGCTAATTAAAAAAGCTCATTCTCTTCCACTTGAAGAAATGAAAGAAGTTGAGTTCTCTAGCACTGAAGAAGTAGAGGATTGGATTAAAGATTCTGGAATTATTGGAGACTTAAAGATAGAGTTTGGTAATTCTGCAATGGGAATTAAAGAATTTACAAAGATCCTAGAAGAGAGATATGATGATGCTCCAGATAATATAATAGATATATTAATTGATCGTGGAGTAATCAAAATTCAAGGAAATCAAGTTGATATAATGAAATAAAATATTTATAAAACTCAGTATGAAAAATACAAGATTTATGGAAGTCCTATTCTCAGCTGTAGAGGATAAGGATGAAGAATTAGCAAAGCAAGTAGCCAGAGATATTGAAGATGCTAAGGCTAACGGCTCTGTTGATACTGAAGAAGTAAAATATGAAAATATCGGTGACGGTAAAGTTTCAGTAACAGACAAAGAAAATGGCGAAGTTACTATCGTTGAAAAAGCTTCCGACGAGGACGATACTTATGATATGTATCCAGCTGAACAATCTGAACAAATCGAGGGATATCTTCATCCGGAAGGGGATGGAGTAACTCCGGGTAATCAGGTAGGTGCAGCTGACGAGGAAGTTGAAAATCATATGGATGGTAGTGCTGTTATTGCACCAAATCTTCCTGATGGTGGTTTAAATCCAGCAGCTGGTCATGAAGAAAGTGTAGAAATTACTGCACAAGAAGGTCCTGAAGCTGTAGAAGAATGCGAAGAAAAAGAATTCTCTGTAAGTACTGATAATAGCGTAGTTCTTAGAATTTTCTCAGATCAAGAATTTTGTGAAAGATTATTCTCAGAAGTTATTGAATCAGAAGAAACAGCTAAAGTAGGTGATCTTAAAGTAGAAAAAACTGGTGAAAATGAAGTAGTTGTTACGTCAGAATCTACAGGTGATCAAGCAAAGGTAGAGTTTAATGGTGAAGATATGGATGTTACTGAGCTAGAATCTAAGAATTTTAGTGAAGCAGAACAGTTTGATCCATTGTTTGTAGTAGGAGTAGATCCAGTAAATCATGTTATTGTAGATGCTCCAGAGTATGACGAAGCATCAGCTCAAGAATTAGTTCAGAGTTTAACAGAAAAAGGAGTAGCAGGAGTTAGAATTTTTGATAACCCCGAAGACGCTCGTGAATATGCTATCGATCTCTTGAATGGTCTTGGTGTAGTTGAAGATGAACAACTTGGAGAACCTGAACAAGCAGAATTTTCAGATCATACTATTTACTTAACTGAATTCCAAGCTGATAATACAGACTTTATGTGTCGTTTCTTCTCTGAATCTGTAGATAGTATTAGTGCAACTCAGGATGCTATTGAAGATGCTATTGAAAATGGTGATGAGATTGAAACAGATTCTGAAGTTATTACACCTATCGATTCTAAGACTGCAGTTATACAGGATAAAAATAAAGATGAATTTACTAAAGTTAGTTTAGAAGGTGAAGAAATGGAGCTTGAAAAGATAAGCGAAGATCAAGCAGAAGAGTTGACAGATCATATCGTTGTTTCTGAAGAAGAGGAAGACGAAGATGAGGAAGAAGAAAAAGAATTCTCTGATGTTTGGTGTGACGAAGCAGAAACTAAATTTTTCTCAGAAAATGAAGAACTTACTCAGTATATGATTCGTTTGTTCTCTGAAGAGGCTGATTCTGCTGAAATTGAAAGCGCAATCCAAACTGGCGAACAAGTAGAAACAGATAAAGAAATTATTACGCCTATCGATTCTAAGACTGCAGTTATACAGGATAAAGAAAATGGCGAATTTACTAAAGCTGAGATGGATGAAGAAGTTCTTGATGTTAATCCTATCTCAGAAGCAGAAGCCGATAATCTAACAAACAGTATTGCAGTAGAAGATAAAGTTGAAAATCATGAAGAAAAAGAATTTTCTGAAGATATCTACTGTAATGAGGCAGAAACTAAATTCTTCTCTGAAGGTGAGGAATTTACTGAATATATGGTTCGTCTATTCTCTGAAGAAGATGGTCATTGTCCAGTAGAAAAAGCTATTGAAACTGGTAAGAAAGTAGAAACAGATAAAGAAATCATTACTCCAATTTCAGCTACAGAAGCAATTATAGAAGATAAGGAAAATGGTGAATTTACTAAGGCTACTATGAGTGAAGATGATATTGAATGTCATCCATTATCAGAAGAAGAAGCTGACAAACTTGAAGAACATTCTATTGATAAAGAAGAAAAGAAATTCTCAGGAGATTATGAAGATCCTATTCTTAATAAATTCTTCTCAGATGTTGTAGGTGCAGTTCCTGTTCCTGCTGGAGAAGTAGATCCTAATACTCCTGTAATTCCTTTAGCTGATCCTAATGCTGTAGCTCCTCAGGAAGTAGCAGTTCCGGCAGGTGTTGCTCCTGCACAAGGTGGTGCTACTAGTGTTGAAGCTATTGAAGATAAAGCACTTCAGGCAGTTCAAAGTATCCAAGCAGTAGCAGAAGAAGCAGCTCAGCAAATTATGGAAGCAAAACAAGCTCCTGCACAGGCTCAAGAACAAGATCTTCAGGAAGCTCAGTTCTCAGAAAAGAAATTCAGTGATACAAATGATACTCTAGTATCATGGTTGACTGGAAATAGTTTTCGTAAGTAATTAAATATAAATAGATAGGTTTATGGTTATCCTCAAAAACCATTTTACATAAACTAAAAATAATAAAAACATTATATACATTATGAATACACAGTATTTGCAAATGATGCAGACTCCTTCAATGATGGAGGCTCTTATTAATAGCTCAGTATCAGCAGAAGATGCTAACCTTCGTTCTCGTGAATATGCTAAGATGTTCTCTCGTAACGATGAAATGAAAGATTTGTTTGGTCTAGGTAATGCAGGTAATTTGCTGCAGAAGACTTTCTCTGGTTATGCAGAAACTCCGTTGCTGTCTACTCAGTATTTCAATGCTTCTGTAGCTTCTTATGTAAGCTCATTCGCAGGTTATATGTCTATCGAACGTGACTTTGATCAGCCTAATGGTTTGTTCTATTGGTTCGACGTTTTGGGTGTAACTGATATGCGTTCTGTTATTCCTAACTTAGGTCCGGATAACTATCAGGATATTCAAGCTATGGGTAACTTTACTTTGAATATTACTCCGACTACTAATGCTGACTACTCTTCTTTGATTGGTCGTAAGATTATCCCTGGTACAGTACGTGTTAAGATTGCTACTGCAACTGAAAAATTCGAATTGATCGATAATGGTCAGGGTGCTTTCATGGCTGTTGCTGGTAAGATTTCTAACGGTACTATCAACTATTTGAATGGTCGTGTAGAATTTACTTTGGCTACTGCTTTGGCTGGTGATGCTGCTACAGAAACTATCACTATTGTAGGTAAGGAAGATGTTACTGGTACTCCTTGTAATACTATTGGTGCTTCTAATGCACATGCTAATGATAAGAGATTTATCGCTAAGATGCAACAGCTTGGTTTGGCTACTGTACCTGATATGTTGGTAGCTGAATATAACATTGCTGCTTTAGGTGCTATGAAGAAAGCAACTGGTTCTGATATGGCTACTTTCTTGTTCACTAAGCTTCGTGAATTGTATACTAAGGTAATTAACTATAAATTGGTTTCTACTTTGGAAGAAGGTTATAATGGTAACGTTATGGCTGACTTGGATTTGACTCAGGGTGCTATGACTGGTCAGTTCATGGATTATCGTTCTAGAGTTGACTTGTTCGATGCTTACTTGATTAATGTTGAAAGTGCATTGGCAACTAAAGCTGTTAAGGGTGTTGATGTTACTGCCTATGTAGCTGGTAATATGGCATCTAATCAATTCCAGAAGGGTGGAATGATTGGTAAATGGGAACGTAATACTAAGATGACTTATATCAATGACCTGTTGGGTTGGTATAATGGTATTCCTGTACTTCGTTCTACTGATATTGCTGAAGCTCCGGGTGAAGGTACTTTCTATGCAATTCACAAAACAAAAGATGGTCAGATGGCTCCGCTTGCACGTGGTATCTATATGCCTTTGACTGATACTCCGACTATTGGTAACTACAATAACCCAACTCAGATGGCTTCTGGTATCTACTATCAGGAAGGTACTAAGTATATGGCTCCTGAATTGGTACAGAAGGTTACTTTCAAATTCGGTATCTAATTAAACCATAAAAATCATTTGGATCGTTAAACTCTCAGATCCCTAAAGAATAAAATGATTTTAAACAAAGAGAGGGATTCCCTAGGTCTTATAGACTTAAGGTTCCTTCTCTTTTTAATTTTTACAATTATGGCAAGTACATTTAGATTAAAGAGAAAATTATATTCTGATGATAAAGGCGGAATGAGTACTGGGAAAAAATTAGCTTTAGGTGGCCTCGCAGCAGGTGCAGCCATTCTTGGGGCTAAAAAAGGTGCATTTGGTGCTAACATAATGGCTAAAACTAATACTGGACTAATGAAAGCTGGTAAAGCTGTTGGAGGAAAAGTTGGAGATAGAATGATGATGTCTGGAGCTAAGGATTTTGGAGTTGCACGAGCTAAACAAATTGATAATGCACTTTTAAAGAAAACAGGATCTCAGATGACAAAACAAGCTTTTAATGCAAAAGCTGATCAAAAAGGTATGCAGGCACTTGGAAAAATTATGAAATAATTATGGCAACTTATAAGCTTAAAAGAAAAAATTTTGGATTATTTTCTCCATTCGCCAAAACAGCGGCAAATTGGACTGCAGCAAAAGGAGCTTTTAAAGCAGGAGAAAATGCCAAAGGTTTTAAGAATTTAGCTTCTACTGTGGGAAGAGGCACTATTGGAATAGGTAAAGGATTAGGTGTTGCTGCCGCCGGAACTGCTGCATTAGGTGCTGGTACATTTTTAGCAGCAGAAAATAAAGCTAATAGTTAAGGAAGAAGTTAATCCCTGAAAATTAATTTTAAAATATTAAAATAAGTTTTATGAGTGATGTAATTTACAGAGGTCTTAAACTCTCTTCTAATAAATGTAGGTATTTTCAAGTAAAAGAAGGACAAATAAGCTCTATAGTAGAGGATACTTCAAGATCTACTCTCACTCTAACTTATTCTCCAGGAAGTACTTCTGGAAGTTTATCAGATCTTTTAGGAATACCGTGTACTGAAAAAAGAATTGACATGCTCCCTACAGGACTTCCTAAATTATTTAAAAATACTTATGTTACATTAAATGGACTTAAGTTAAGAAAATTAACTTATGATCCACATACTATTAATATAGTTATTGTAAATGACTCAGAGTCTAGAGTTATCCAAAACTATAATTATACAACAATAGTAGTTTCGGAAGGAGATTATAAAAATCCTGAGTTTATAAATTTCTTGTTTTACTCTGGAAATCTTATATATCTTCAACCTATTGGACCTAGACCAAGCTGTTATGAGATAAGAAATTTTCCTAAAATTATAATTAGTTCAGATGATGTTACACTTGAATCTGAATCTGAAACAATATTTACATTAAGAAGGAAATATAATGATTATGTTATAAGAGCTGTAGATTATCAAGATCAATTTATTCTAGAATTACGTAAAATTTTAGATGATTATGGTTTAGAGTTAGTTAGAATTAATAAAGAAACTACATTAACTAAAACATCACATGTTGTTTATCAATTTCTTCAGACTCCAGTGAAAGATAATCATCCTAAGTATTCTGATGATAAAGTAATGCAGCATAAAATACCAGTTGAATTTTATCTAAGAAGTACTGATATGCCATTATTCTTTGACTTTAAAAATAGATATATGAATGTCACATTACTTACTAATTTCTGTGAATTCAAAACATCAGATAGATATGGACAAAGATGGACAGCTGCAATAAAATGGGGAGGAATAACTGAAGATTTTAACCAGACATATCAACAAGATGATAATTCAAATTTCTCTTATCAATGTCAATTCAGATGTGAACTATTTTTCTATGAAGTAATTGATGATAGATATAAATTCCTAGAAGAAATAGTTCAGAATATAGAGTTTGAACGAAATAATCCAGATTATCATTATGAAGTTCCGGTTGATACTGAAACAACAATTATAAACAAAGGGTTATGATAAATTTTAGAAAGAAGAAATACCTTATCCAAAATTTAATGCCGGACGCTATTGAATATTTAAAGAAACAAGGATTACGGCCTAATATTATAACTCCAGAGCAAGCAGATAGCGTTAGTAGAGTTAATTCTAAGGCTATGGTTTTAGTTTCATTTATAAAAAATGAGTCTGGATATTATCAAATTCAAGTACAGGATAAGGAATTATACAATTATACTCAAAAATTAATCAAAGATATTTTTAGAATGAGAATAACTGATATTAATAAAGAAACCAGAGTAATCACAGCAGAAACTGATCACTTAGGAATAGCTTTTGATATTATAGAAATTCTCGCTACAAAATATAATTTATCAGTTGTGGCATGATTAAATTTAGACAGAAAGAATTTACAGAATATGATGCAATGAGAAGTCTTTATGTAAAACTTATGCGATATTCTGATAGAAATAAATTCGGAGTAATAGATACTAGTGCATTAATTCCTGTTCTTAGAGGAAATAATGTAGTAATCGAAAGATTTGTAATTAGTACTTCTATGTTTGGAAAAGATAAATATAGAATGTATCTAAAAATTGGTGCCAAAGCAAAGTTACCAGATGAGGTTAGACTTCCAGGTAAAACATATGATAAACGTCTTGGAAATATGCAATTAAACGTAAGTCATTCTATATTTGCGCCAAAAGATAGTGATCCAAATTGGAATAATAACAATAATGGAGGAAATAATAATACTTCTTTAGGAGACACTTCTGGACCTAGGAATGATAATCCTGAAGAAAGAAGAGGTGGAAAAAAGAAAGAAAAGAAGTATTCAGAATTTCCAGGATCAATTTTAGAGCAAAGAGAATTTAAGAGTAAAGGCGGTGATAAACAATATCCCTATCTATCTGGTTCATTCTCTCCTTCCTTTGATCTATCTTATGAAGTTTCTGAATTGCTTGGAGAGGCTATCAAATATGATAAAAAATCAAGATCATTGGTCTTAGAATTCAAATCTATCGAAGATGCTATTAATGCATTGAATATATTACCCTTCGGATTAGGTTATAAAATATATTTACTTAATGCATGATGATTGTAAAGAGATTTTCTCAAACCAAGATATTAAATACTAATAACCCAGCTCTTGGTTTCACTAAAGGGAGAAAATATGATACAGATATGGATAGACTGGGTAGAATGAATACTTCTCAACGTGAATTAGCTGGAATCGGTAATTTAGGAAAAGAAATGAGAAAATTAAATCAAGAATTAAATCGTGGAGGAAGAGGTAAATGGCAAGATACAGATTAAAAAGAAAATGTTACAATGCACTAACTGAAGCTGCCGGAAATACACTTGGAGGAGTTACAGAAGGAGTTGGTAAAGCTCTTGATAATAAAGTAGCCGGAATCGCTGGTGGTGTTTTAGGAGCTACTAAATTAGGAGGAACTATTGGAACAATGATAGGGGGACCATTTGGAAGTATTTTAGGTATGGGAGCTGGTTATCTCTTAGGTTCTGCAGCTACTAGAGGTCTTGGAAAAGGTCTTAAAACTGCCGGTCAAGATATGCAGACTTAATTATAGGAGGATTTAGATTATGATTAAGTTTAGACAAAAAGAATTTTTTTGGGGAATGGCTTTAAATGCTGCAGGGGCTATTGGTACAGGTCTTTCTCTAAAACAAGGCTCTGATCAAATGAAACAAGCTGAGGAACAAGCAGCACAGGCAGAGGAGCAAAATAGAAAGATGACCAAAGCTTTAAATAAAATTGCAGAAAACGCAAAAAATAATCCACAAGCAGCACAACAAGCAGCAGATGTAATGGGACAAAAACAGTTTGCTCAAATAAATTTTGCAAAACTTACAGCAACTCTTAAGAATAATAAAACTTTAGGAAATGCTAAAGGTCTCGCTAAAGATGTTGGTAAAATTGTGTGGAAAGGAAAAAATAAGCTGATTGGTGGAACTATGATGGGAGCTACAATGGCAGGAGCTTCATATCTTACTGATAAAGCAATTCAAAAAGATATGAAGAAAAATGGAATGCCTCTTGAAAAAACCTATTCTGCTGGATCTATAATGAAAGCAGTAAAAGGTACTGGAAAAGTTTTAGGAGAAGCTGCAAAAAAAAATAAAGGAACGTTAATAACGATGGCTGCTCTAGGTTCTGCTCCCATGGCTCTCGGATACTCTGCTGAAAAAGCTCAATATAAAGATCAGATGGCATTAACTCAGAGAAACTATGCAGTCCCTGGAGTAATGGCAGTTAAAAGATTACTTACTGGCGCTTCTAAATCTGTAAGAAATTCACAGATATTTAAAACTCCTGGACAAACAATTTTAGGTGGACTTTCTAATTTATCTGGCGGAGGTGGTCGAAAAGGTGTATACAAATTCGGTCATCAGTTAAATAGATATGGAAAACACTCAGGTTCAGTATGGTCTCAAAAAGCAGGTAAATTCATTATGGATAACCCCAAAACAGCCTTAGCAGGTAGTATTCCAGTCGGTGCTGCAGTTTTAGGAGCAACATGGGGAACTGGAGAGAAAATAGTAAATAAAACAGCTCGGGCTCTAGATAAAGATGCTTTCAAATATCAAGATTCTAAAAATCAAGAAATACAATGATTATAAAAAGAAAATTATTCACTAAATACGACGATACTGATAATCTTAAAAGAATGAAGGATTCAGATATTCTTGCTGAAAAACCAAAACAGGCTCCTGGATATGGTTCTGTAGCTGGGGCTGCTCTTGGTGGGGCTGCTCTTGGTGGAACAGTTGGTTCTGTAGCTGGAGCTTTTGGAAAGAATAAGGCAGGTCGTAGTTTACTCGGAAGAATGGGTAAAGGTGGAAAAACTGGATTAGTTGTTGGTGGTCTTCTAGCAGGTGGAATGGCTCTTCGAAATAGAAATAAACAAGCTGAAAATAATGAATGGTATAATAAAAGACTTAATTATGCTCAAAGACAGGCTAGACGAAGAGAAAAACAAGATTGGAAGACGAATATGACTCAAAGAGATGGTTATTCCTATTAAAACTAATAAAAATTATGGCAAAATTTAAACCAAAGAAAATAATCAGAGATGTAAAGGAGTTTTATAAAAATAATCCTACGGCAAAAATTACTACTGCCACTGCTGGATTTTCTGGAACTAATCTTGCTATTAATGCTACTAGAAAAAATTCTGATAAAAAATATCAAGAAGAACAACTAGAAGCAATGGATAAATTAACTAAAGCACTTGGAGGAGTTAATAAAACTTTAAAAGAGGTAGAAGTAAAAGAACCTAAAAAGACAACCTCTTATAAATTAAAAAAAATCTTTTCCGAGAAAAATGATAATAATATGATTACATTTAGAAGAAAAGACTTTAGTATATTATCTGATACTGTTAAAGGAGCTATAATTGGTGGAAACGTAGCTACTCTAAGTTTACCATTATCCGGAAAAGATGCTAAAAATATTAAATATGAAGGAAGTAACCCTACTTTCCGAAAATTAAATACTCTAAGTCCATTTGCTAAACGACTTGGAGTAGTAGCCGCCGGAACATTAGTCGGAGCAGCTCTTGGAGCCTTAGTTGGTACTATAAAAAAAGGTGATGAGGCTATTTCCAGAAAGTTAACAGTTGACAATAGATTAATGGATAGAGTAGTAGAGGATCTTAAGAAAACAGGTTTTAAAGAAGGCTCCGATTTTACAAGAGATCCTAAAACGGCGGATTCTCTTAAATCAGCAATAAGTGTAGCTATAACAAGAAATTCTGGTGAACTTAGACTTCTAGTAAATACAATAGCAGATAATAAACTAAAAGATATAACAAAAAACATAATACGAAATCTACCAAACTCAAGTGCAGTAACAGAAGAAAGTAAAAGTAGATATAATGAGATTTCTATAACTACTATATCTGATGGAACCGCTGATGTTGGTTTAATAGCTGGAATATGTGAAAAATTTATAAGAAATAAATATCCAGTATATCTCGTAGAAGTTGGTTAAATAAAACAATTAATTATTATATTTAAATTATGGCACAATGGACTGAAACTCTCGAACCGTATGTAAAAGTTATAGAGAGAGTACATACCGCAGCTCTTAATCCTACTGCAGGTGAAAGTTTAATTATCGGAGTGACTTTAATTTCTGATGCAGGCCCAGCAGTTCCTACACTGATCTCTAGTCAATCTGAATTCTTAAAAACTTATGCTTCAGGGGACTTAACAGAAGATTATATGGCATCCTTGAATAATCTTTATCATGATGCTAATAATACAGGAGATAAAAATGTAGCTGCAACAATGTGGATGAATGCTTATAGATTGGCTGGCTCTAATGTTATGCTGGTTTGTAGAGCATCTAAAGCTAACGATATCTACTACGCTAAACCCATGACTAAAACTGATTATAGTACATATATCCTTAGAGATGGTGCTTTAATGAAGGGATTTAGAGATGCTGATAAAGGTGTCGTTAAGTTTGTTCTTGATATTGATGGTGATGATGCAGAACATGATCAAGATGGATGGTCAATTAATTTGAATGGAGTAGGTATTCTTGGTAATCGTACCACCGATGATGGTCCTCAATATGATTACTATGTAAGAACTCTCCCCGACTTAGTAAATCAAATGAATGAAACTAATAAATTCTTCTCTCCATCTTATAAATTCTTCACAGATCCTAATAATATCATCTCTGAAAATGAAACAACTGATCCCGATAAAGCAAAGGCAGTTGTATTCTATGAACTTTATCTAGGACAGGATATGCTAGATACTTCAGACTCTAGATGTCCACTAGGAAAGCAGTATATCGTGATTTGTGAACCTGATTGGACTAGTGATAATCCTAATCAAAAACTTATAGATATTAATGCTTCCGCTTGGTCTGGTTTCGAAGAACAGAAATATTATGCAGTTAATCAATATAACTCTAATACTGATCTGAGAGTTAGAATTAGACGTTTTAATCATGATGCAGTAGTTACCAAAGAATTAACTAACCCTGCTTTGAATGAAAACTCTGATTCTCCTTATATGGTACTATCGGCCGTTCTAGATACCTATACCAAGAAAGGAACAGTAGAACCGTCAGAAAGTATCCTACAGCGAGATTTTTATGAAGTCGCTGTTCTTGATCCTAATATTTCTGACGAAGTGCAGTTCTTTAATATAGGTAAAGTAACCGGCCGTGGAGATATGGAAGTATCAGAACTCAATGAACTTCTAAGTATGATTCAACTTCAACTCCCTGACGACATGAGAGAGCTTGGATTGAACTACTATGGATACGGAGCTGATGATAAAGTATGGGTAGAACTTGATCCTAATGACCCAAATGCAGGTTCTTATAAACAAACAGTTTCTTCAATGACTGATCTTTATAACTCAAAAGGTATGTCAGTTGGAGATGTTTACCGAGTTGGATCTGGAAGTTCATATAAGTACTATGAATATCAAGAAAATGGTGGAGATCAAGTTTATGCAAAATTAGGCGTAGATCCAACTGAAACAGATATTCTTGATGTATCTGAATCGGATCTTAAGAAAGCACTTGACGAAATCAACATTCAGGAAATCTATGTGGTTGAAGGATTATGTGACCTTGGAAATACATCACTAAGTTTCCAGAATTACTTGGCTAATATGGCTATCAATTCTAACTATTTCTATCCAGTATCAACAGTTCAGAGCACAAATTATATGACTATCGCTAATAATGCAACTAAAATAGCACAAGATTCATATAAACTCTATCTGTCTGCACCTTGGGATATCGACTCCGGTACATTTGGATGGAAATATTATTGCTCACCTGCTGTTGTTTACTGGGAAGCTGTAGCTAGAAACCGTAAGTTATTTTTGCGGTTTATAAATTATACTAAAATGCTGGAAATACATAATAATAAAGTATAATCAGCAGAAATTGGAGTAAATTCTAATTTTTCAACGACTAAATGTATAACTAAATTTGAAATATAATTTAGATGATATAGTCTAGATTATTAAGTTAATCTTATTAAATATCGAGAAATAATGCAGAATTTGCTCCTGTACTTGGACAAACTAATGGTATTGTTCAGTATCAGAGACCTATGACAGAGTTTAATAAAAAAACTCGTCAACTTCTATTATCTAAACGAGTAAATACCGTACTCTGGAATTATCAAACTAATGCTTGGAATATGAATGATAACTATACCAAACAAAGTGTAGATAATATTGTTTCAGATGAAGGTAACTCTCGCTTAGCTATTCGTATCTCAAAAGCTATGCCTGTACTACTTAAACAGTATATAGGCTGGAGAATTGCACCAAAACTATGGGAAAGTGCGATTGGAACTATCGATTACTGGTTTAAATCAACTATTCTCCCAATGTCTTATAATATCGATGATTACCGTATTATCATCGATGAGACAAATAACCCTGTTCAAATTCAGCGTAAATACAATAATTGCGCCTTAAGTAAATAAAACTTAAGAAAAATAAGAGAATTGCTGGAAGATATAAAAAATCAGCAAAGGTTAGAAAAAATCTAATCTCTCAACGACTATGTGCTTATTAAAATGATATAGTCTGATCTTAAATATTAATTTTATATTTAAGTCTAACAATAATGCAGAATAAAATGGTGGTTAATGTTTTGGTGAGATACCAACGGGCTTTGAAATATGTCATCGTAAAGAATATGCGATTATTATACCAATTGCTGGAACTTAATTTAAGAATCAGCAGAAATAGTATTTATAACTATTTCTCAACGACTAGATGTATAATTAAAATCTCTGGAGATTTTAAAAGATATAGTCTGAACATGAGTAGATAATACTTAGCAAACATATTGATATCACGACATTTTTGACATTGGGATGGAGTTAAGCATCGATTCATATGAAAATAATAGGGGTGCAGCTCTTGAATAACAGGAAGCAAATAAAAACTAATGATAGTATGCTGGAGAGATCTGGCATACTATCCTTTATAAAATACTAAACCATGAAAAGAGGAATAAAAAAAGATATATTAATTGAAGAAATAACAAACATATTAGAACAAACGAATAAAAAATTTAATAAGAAAATAGAATTTCTAGGTTTTAAAGAAGAAAATGACTATATTTCTAAAGATAATACTCATATAATCTTACACTGTAGAGAACATAATATAACTTGGGATAATTATACGGTAAGATATTTTCTAATTAGATTTAAAGATATAGAACACTCTCCTGAATGTAATAGGTGTAGATCTATAGTATACTCTCCAGAAGATGCTTTATTGAAAGTTTTAGAGCTTCATAAAAACGATGGAAGAGATTATGACTATTCTAATATATTAACTCAATTTAAAGATATAAACAGTATTATTACAGTAATATGTCCTATTCATGGTAAATTTAATATTAAATATACAGCTTTAATTAGAAAACCAAGAAATGATAGTCATAAATCACTTGGAGGAATATGTCCTAAATGTAGAATCGAAAAACATATAGAGTCTAAAAAACATGCAGATGAAGAAGCAATTAAAATAATTCATGAATTTTTAGAAAAAAGAAATAAAATTTTTGGAAATAATATAGAGTTTCTTGGTTTTGTTGGAGGAAAGTATGTAAATACAAAAACAAAATTAATTTTAAAATGTAATAAACATAATCTTATCTGGGATACTGTTTGTTTTAATACTTTAGCATGTAATAGCTCTATAAGAGGTCCTTTATGCCCAAGTTGTGATCAAGAAATTAGAAGTGGAATATCTGATCATGAAAAATATTGCTTTAAACAAGTAATTGAATTAATCAAAGGAACTAACTATTTAGTAATACAACAATTTTCAATTTCTTTGATCGACTCGTACACAGAAAAGAAAAAATCATTATTTCTAGATATAGCTATTGTAGATAAAAATAATAATTTAATATCGATAATAGAATATGATGGAAAGCAACATTATGAATTTACTTCTTTCTTTCAATCTACGTATCAAAATTTCGTAAATCAAATCAACCGAGATAGATGTTTAGAACAATATTGCAAAGAAAATAATATAAAACTTCTTCGAATTTCTTATAAAGACAATAATAGAATCCCTGAAATCATAAAGATATTTTTCGAAGAAGGAAAAGATATAACAACAAAAGTAGAACCTAAATTATTACCAGTATTATATCATGGATAAAACATTATTAATAGATCTTAAAAAGAAGTTATTTATCAGGAGTGCTCTTATAAGTTTGACGTCTCTTGATGAAATTTTAGCCTTGAACGATTTTTTGAGTCCAGATGAGATATTACTGGAGATAATTAAGGAGTCGTTAAGAGAATTTGAACATACCTTGCCATTGATTCTGGAGATGAAAATGAACCGTTCTCAGATGTGTAGTTGTGAGAACATGGGACTTGAAGGGTATTGTGAGATTAAGAGTAATTTTACATTATTTCTTGATTGTAAAATATCGGAAGATCAGATTATATTAATTCCAAACTCTATTCCTATGTACAGAATTGGATCTATTTCGTATCCAGCTCCAGGAAACTATACTTACTTCACAGATTATAGACGTCCTTATGTTTTTATGATGGATATGCCCAGTTACGATCAATTCTATATTAGAGGAATATGTAGTCGGCCGATAATTCCAGATTTTCTTCCTGATAAAACGTTTAATCCAGGATCATCTAAAGCAGCTATTTATTGGCTGAATGTAGAAGAAGGGTCGAGAGGTACATTTTTTATGGATCTCTGTATGACTCATTTACTAGACTATATTAGGAACCTAAAGGCTTCATTAATGTTACCTAATGTTGGTTTGGAAGTTCTTAATAATATCGATGCTGCATATCAAGAGCTTAGATCTAGGTGTGATAATTATATACTCCAATCTGGATGGTATGGAGATTTACTTGTTTAATATATAAATTTATGATAATAAAAAGAAAGTTGTATTCTCTTGCAGGAACTAGAATATTAGCTGGATTTAATAAAAAAGTTCTTAGAAAGGCTCCAATGGCTGCAAAAAGATCTGCCATAAAAACACAAAATAAAGTTCTTTCTGGAGTAGCAAGAGGTTTAAATAAGGTAGAAGGAGTAAAAATGGCGGCAAATCAAACAGCCATTAATCCAGGAAGAGTTGTAAATACTAAAGTAATTCAACCATCTATAGAAGCACCTATAACTTCTGTAGTTATGAAAACAGTACCTATTCCTGGAACATCTGCTTTAGTTAGTGTAGTAGGAAAACCAGAGAAAACTATGTGGAAAAAGATTGGAGTTGGTGATAAAATGTCTAAGGCTGCATCTAAGTATGTAGATAGTAAAGGAGGCAGAGTTGTAGAAGATGTAGTAAATAGCTCAACTAATTATTTAAAAAATCTTATGGTATGACAAAATTTAGACAAAAACAATATACAATTCCGGAGGGTCACTATACAGGTCCAAAGGATATGGATAAGGTTCCAGGAGCTATAGAAGTAATCGGAAAATCTGCCTTAGCTGGTGCTGGTATTGGAGGAGTTACAGGTAGTCTCCTAAAAGATGCTAGTATTACCAGTGGTGCTATAACTGGAGGTAAATATGGAACTATAGCAGGTGTAGTATTAAAATTCTTCTTAAACTATTTACACAATCCAATGTCATCTATTAAATTTCAAGAAGTAGATAAATTAATTCGTCGTGAGTTTGGTATTTATAGAGCTTCTGGAGTAACTATAGGAGATTCATTAGATAAAAGAGCAAAAATAGATGAGAAGTTTAGTTTTAATGATCGAAATGTAACAGCTTATAAATTAAATTTTTCAATACAAGATAATTCCATTACCATGTATACTTTTGGAATGACCTCTAAGGAATTGGAAAAGACTTCAGATAGTTTAGACTATTACTGTAAGAAGTATACAGGGATGGAATATAGTAGTTATGCAATCAATTCTAGAAATAATTCTTATTCAGTGGCTATTGTATTTACAAATTATCAAGTTATAGCCAACTTTATAATGGAACTCAGTAATACTCTTGGAGTAAAAATAAATCTTCTTGATAACAAAGCTTTAGTTGAAAATAGAATTAAGGAAGTTGAACAGAAGGATTTTTCGGTTAAGTCTTTAAATAAATATGATTTAAAGAAATTTATTGGGAAAACGGGAAAATTTCTATTTTCCGGTAAATCTGAAGATCTTATCGGTTTAATTTATAGTGCTGCAGTAACTTTTTCTAATGATCCTGATATAATTCCTACATATCGAGGAGACTTTGGAAATAAGTACTTAGAAAATAGCCTTAAAAGACTTCGTTATGTTGAAGGTCTAGATTATACTGTTGGAGAATTTGGTGGAGATATAGGTATTAATATGTCAATGATCTCTGGAATATTCGTAATAACAGTAAATAAAGAGGATACCAACGAACTTAAGAAGATTGATTCTATTTTCTGGAATCACTTAAAAACGATAGTAAATAGGGTAGATACTGGAAAAGTAGTTGTATATAACTACACAATTAAAACAAGAAATGAATTTGATTTTATCTTAAAAAAATTCATGTCAACTGATGTAAAACCTAATATATTTGAAAAATGATAGTACCTAGAATTCGATATTTTTCAGATTTACAAGCTAGAAAGATGATAACGAAATTAACAGAGAAATTGGATAAAGATCGTATCGGGGATTATGAAGTTTCTAGTAAAATTCCCAAAGATGTAATTAGTATATATCCTGATCCATCTTCAATTAAAATATATATTCCAGAAGATCTTGAATATAGTCAGTACGAAATTGATGATTTCATTAGATCTATGGCAGCTCATATTAGAACAATTACGATCCTAGAGAGAGATATATATGTAATGAAACTATCAGGATCTCTTACTTTTGAACAGATATATAAATTAATACGTGAGATAATTGATACAGAAGAATTTTGTACTATTATTGACTGTGATTAATCTTTAAACTAAATATATACTATTATGGCGGATATGATTTCAAAAAACTTAGATAAGGCAAATAGGCTTTATTCTATTGGAATGAAAAATATAAAATTACAATTAAAACTTCTTGGGACTGAATTTGTAGTACTCAGACCAAAGAGTAATTCAAAATGGAAAAATGTTTTTGGAGGTACATATTCATCAAGTAGTACATTAGAGAACGATTATGATCAATTTACTACAATATTGATATTAAATCAGAATGAACTAAGAGATGTATGGAATCGAAACAGAGATAATCTAGAAGTATATACAGATGATGGATCTCTTGAAGTAGGGGATGAATTACAATATACTCGTGGAAAATATACATTCAGATTTAAAATATCTCTTAAAATGGGTTACTCTGAAGTAGCTGAAGTATTCTATGTTTATACATTGAATAGTATTATTGAAACTTTAGATATGTAATTATGAGAGAAAGAAATATAGAAAATGAGATTCTGAAGCAAAATAAAATTCCTGGATGTGATCAACTTACTAGACCTGAGGAAGTAAAAGCTCTTAGTAAATATCTTAAAAGTATTAGAACAACTCAAGAAAATCATACTTCCCTAGAGAAAGATAATCTAGAACTCCCTGGAAGAACAACAGGGAGGATTCCAGAAATTAATTCTCTCGAAGATTATATAGAGGGATTAGATGGGGTTCGTGGTATTAAAAGTCTATATAAAGAATCATCACGAGAACCACTTTCTGATAATAGAAACTCTGACTCGGCGGAAAATCATGGGTTGTATACAGAAAAGACACGTGAAAATCTGTATGATCCTAGGAAAACAGAACTAGAGAAACATCGTGAGGATATAGTAAATAAAAAAAATATCCTTGAACCAACCCTAGAAGACCGCCGAGAAGAATTAACTGAGGAACCAAAAGAATTAAAATCTCTAGGTACAGAAAAGTTAAATCTAGAAGGAGTTAGAGATGTAAGAAATCTTTATATAAATACAAAAGAAAATCTTAAGGTTCCAGAAAAAGATCTAGAGTTAGGAAAAGAAAGAGAATCTCTTATTGATAATCACAACCTAGAATTAGATCTAACAAGAATAGACCTTGAAGGATTTAAAGATTTATCATACAAAGAACAGCTCGAAGTAGATTCTAAAAATGAATTAGATACTACTCGAATATCTTTAGAAAAAACAATTGAAACTTCTGAATTATCTAGTTATAGAGAAGATCTTAAAGAAACGCCGGAGGAATTAGATAAGTTAGAAGATCACAGAGAAAAATTAAATAGTGGAAAAGATAATCTAAAAGAACTTGAAGATACTAAAGTTAAACTCAGAAATCCAGTAGATGATGCTGAACTTTCTAAAACCAAAGTATCTTTAGAGAGAACCGTAGAAGATAAAGAGTTAGAAACTTATAGGGAAAATCTTAGGAAAACGCCGGAGGAGTTAGATGAATTAGAGAATCATAAAGAGTCTCTTAGAAGTGGGGAAGAATTAAAGAGTTTACCTGAAGATAAAATAACTCTTGGAGGTACTGTAAAGGTATTAGAAGAACTTGGAAATACTAAAATAGATTTGGAAGGTACTGAAGAATCTGAGATATCTACTTTAGAGGATTATAGAGAAAACTTAAGTGTAGAAGATAATAATTCTCTTGAAGATACTAGGGTAGATCTGAAAGGTACTGTAGAATACGAAGCTTCTGAGTTAGAAGATGCCAGAATCAACTTAACCGGAACAGAAGAATCCGAACCTAAATCTTTAGAAGACGAGAGAATAAACTTAGAGGGTACTAAAGAAGCTGAGATGTCTGAACTTGAGGATTATCTTGATGATCTAGAAAATACGAAGGATTATGAGGCTTCTGAGTTAGAGGACACTAGAATAGATTTAACCGGAACTAAAGAATTCGAACCTAAATCTTTAGAAGACGAGAGAATAAACTTAGAGGGTACTAAAGAATATGAATCAAGTTCTTTAGAAGATGAAAGGATAGATTTAAAAGGTACAGAGGAAGCTGAACCTGAAAGTCTTGAAGATTTTATAGATAAACTTGAAGATACTAGAGATTTTGAGTTAGAAGATGAAAAACTCGAACTCCCTGAAACTTCTGGAGATGGATATGAAGGTTATACTCCATTAGGTCCGGAAGAATTAGATAGTCTTGGTGGAAATATCAATAATTTCTATGATTCTCTCCTTGAAGTTCCAGAAATAGCTGATGCTCCTAGACAATCTGGAGATTATACTCCTCTTGGCCCAGAAGAGTTAGATAGTCTTGGTGGAGATCTTGGAAATTTTTACGATTCTATTCTAGAAGTTCCAGAAACAGATAATGAAAATTATCTTTCTCCAGAAGAAGTAGAAAAAATCATAGAAAATCCAGAACAACAATATAATTATAAAGATAAGTTACCTGAAGTAGCTAAAGGAAATTCAGCTCCTAGAGTAGAAACAGAAGGATCATATAATTATCTTTCTCCAGAAGAAGTAGAAAAAATCATAGAAAATCCTACTTATTTCTATAACCAACAAAAAGAAATTCCAGATGCACAAGCTCCTGATGGACAAGAAATTTATAAATATTCAGAAAATCCTGAACTATCTTCTGAACAAGTAGAAGGTCCTCCTATGAAATTACCTAAATTTGGATTAGAATCTCTTAATTTAAGTAATTATCTTAGATGGACTGCTGAAAAAGCCGTGGGCTGGACTGGAGTACATGGAGAGGCAAGACAACTTCTTGTTAATGAAACACTAGCTGGTTTGGTAGTAGCTAGAGACGAGCTTGAAAAAGTAACTAAATCAAATCGATATAGACTCCCTGGAAATGATGGCGGTTTATTGAGTGATTTAGTATCTGGAGGAGTTTCTGGTGCACTTGACAACCTAGGAGACAAGCTCGGAGATGCTGTTAATAGTATCGTTGGAAGCAAATCAGTAGATATATCTAATCCTTTGAATAGACCAGATGAAAATAAATTTAAATATAATGGATTTGAAGAAGCGAATACACGATCAACTAGTAGTAATGCTTCTAATCCTATAAAAAGTCAATCTGTATTTTCTTATGATGAAATCGAACTCTTAAGTAAAATAACTAATGAAGGAGCAAAGAAAAATTCATCATCATCCTTTTGGAAAAAAGCAGGTAGTGCTTTAAAAGATATGGCTTTAGGATCTTCTGGAGGAGAAAGAACATACAGTTTTAAAAATAATTATATTTCAGGTAAGGGTATATTAATTACTCTAGAGGAATTATGTGGGATATCTAGCGATACTGACGATACTAATACTGTAGAAGGTTTATATAATGTATTAAAATCTAGCCCATTTATTACAACTCCAGATAAATTTACCTCAACAGGGTATTCAAATTATAATATTCAAACATTAGATACTAATGCTTTCTGGGAAATTGCTCTTGAACCTTATGCAGGGCCTGAAAATGGAGATCTTAATTATCTTCCTGGAATCCACGAAATAAATATAAGAAATATCGTAATGCATGGAGTAAATACAGCTTATAATAAATGGATTCCATTTACTAGTTTTGATCTTCAAAAATCTAAAATGACATCAAAAACACTGAGCTTGTATGATGGTGAAATTAGTTATCCTGTTTCAATGGAATTTACTAATGAACTTCGAATAACTATCGCCGACGATCAATATAAATCTTGGAGACGATACTTTGAAGAATGTGCTAAAGCTGCAATTTATAATAGCGAAGGACATACATCTGATTATTATATACTGCCCCCGGATGAATATTCACTTACAGCAATAGATACTAATAATGTGTGTATTGCTATGTATAAAAATATATGCTTCAGATGTAGAATATATGTTATGACACCACAATATAGTACAATTCAAAAATTTGATTTGCTTTTAGTAATGAAAGATTTCTCTGAAGAGTATACAGGGGATATTGGAGACGGTGCAGGAGATCTTACGGTATCATTTAGTATCGTAGGAGAGAATCCAAATGAAGGAAAAATTCCAGAAGTTAAGGTAATACAACATAAAGCTCCCGATAATTCTTCAAAAACAGATTACGGTTCTATAGTAGAAAGTGGAGTAAATTCAGTAATGAAACTAATTAAATAATATAAAGCTATGTATTTAAGATTAGGAACAACTAATATAAAGTACTCCACTGAACAAGATGATTTTACAGTATTTTCTGAAGTTGTAGATTCTAAGATGTCATATGAGAAACCAATACTTGTGAGAACTCCTGATGAACTTGATATTTGGTTTGGATCAGATTTTCCAGGGAAAGATTATTATGATGAACTTTTAGAATCTGGAGTTACTTTATTCTTATATAGACCAATTAAGGTTGAACAAAATACTAATGCTCCTGACTATGTTGACCTAAAAGAGTATTCTATAGATCAAAAATTATACTATAACTTAACAGAACTTCCAGAAATCGGAGAAGATAAAGTTTTGTATAAGGTAGTAACAGGAGAAGGCGAATATAAAGAGGGAAATTTGTGGTATACTCTTTATATATATTATCTAGGAGAATATATGAAAATCCTAGAATTACCACAAAATCTTGACACTAATAATACGAGTTCTCTAGAAAATAGGGATGTATTAAACATAAATTATCCAGGTTTTATTGGACCTGAATATTGTTATCCGAAATATATAGAGGAAGGAGATGTTGATTATACTGAAAAAATTAATGAAGAAATATTATTATCTCATCTTCCTGACTTGCTAAGAGTATCAAAAGGGTATGAAACTTTAGCTTATTCTTTAGTATATAACCCTGAGATAGATTTTCACCCGATAGACGAGGGATTAACTTCTAAATATATAATCCTGAAAAAACTTAAAAATGACTCTTATGAAAATATAATGATTTGGTTTAAAGAGGAAATTAATAGTATCCCTAATATTCCAAGTCAGTATTATGATGAAGCAGTCGAGGTCGAAATCAAAGCCAAAGAAAGTAATAAGGAAATTTTCAAGAGGTTAGTAGAAGTTATAATTCCAAGTCAATTAGGTTATACAGTCGAAGGAAATATCTCGGAGGGTTACAAAATATACACATCATATTCTGTTCAGGTTACTTATTTTACTAATATTACTGATCTATTATTCGAACCAGATTTTAACACTACACACAATATACTATCAAAAATCTCGAGCGGAAGTACTAGAGTGAGATTTATATCTAAAACAACTGGTACTGAAGGTGGAGATCCCGAATACTTAGATAGTGATATTAGTGTAAATATTGAGAAACTGAAAGGAGATGATAAGTATAGAGTAACAATCGAGAGGTATAAATATCAAGAAATTTATGAAGGTGGTTTATTTACTATTGGACAGGAAAGACTTGATACTATAATTACTTCAGAGTCTAAGTTAGTTAGATGTATTCTCTCAACATCTTACATAAATCGAGAAACAGGTGAAGAGGTAGAATATAAAAAAGGTACTAAAGAATCTGAATTACCTTCTGGAACATGGTATCTTAAACGAGCCTGGAAAGAAACGGCCGAAGATATAAATGGGGAATATTGGAAAGCGGCAGAGGCTATTTTTGGATCTGACAACGCTGGAATTATTGATTATTTCTTAGTCCCTGATATCTATAAATACTCGGCCGGAATGAAGACAGGCTCAGAGACTAGTTATTATCCAGAATACGAGAGATTTTTAGGGTATGCAAGGAGTTTAGGTTTTCAAGTATTATTCCAAAATTCTGATAATGGATGGACCTACGTAGAAACTCAAGAACTCCCATCGGCCGAAAATATAACCTCAGGAACAATTTATATAGTATCACAACCCACTGGAGGAGTAAAATTCTATAAAGTGGAAAACGGAAACTTAATAGAAACAACTGATCCTGAGGAAACTAATACGGCCGGAAATAACTACGTCTTTAATTATACCTCTGACACTGATAATCGACTCTTATATTTTTATCGAGGGCAAACAATTTTCGGACAAGATAGACCTGGATATTATTTACATATTAGAGGGCTCTTACAAGATATTTACTCAATAACTAGCGATCAGATCTTATATCAAACACCTACAACAGATCCTTACACCTTTGAATCACCAGAAGAAAAACTTGAAGAATACAAAAGTAATTATCTAGTATTTAATAACCAGATATATTATTATAAAAAATATCAAAATGGACAAGACTTCAATACTTCAGGGTGGATGAGATTCTGTATAGGAAAAGTGGCTAGAGAATTGGAAAAGAATAAATGGAAAATTCTTAGTACTAAATCAGCCGGAGATATAAGAGCTAGAATAGAACAGATCTTAAATAGAATATCAGCTGGGTACTCATATATAGATTCATTAGTTATTACTGGATTTTACCTAGACTTACCAAATAACAGACTAGGACTTGAAGTGGAATCTAGAATGAGCGACTTAGTAGATAATGATATGACGATCGATATAACTTTAAATTACGATAAAAAATAATAAAAACTATGGCAAGCGTAACAAGTTTAGTCCGCGGAAGTGACGGATACATGAAATTTATTGACTATCAAAGTACATATAAAGATAATAATAAAGAATTCCTTCGTGGTGACATGTGGGAACTTCAATTCATTAATGTACCTAAGATAAATAATTGTCTTAGTAAAACTTTGTAAACTGCTGGAAGATCAAGTAAAGATAAATCAGCAAAAATAGATAAAAAATCTATTTCTCAACGACTATTAGCAAAGAAAAGAAATAGCCATAGATTTCTTTTATGATATAGTCTAAACATAGAACAAATGTTTGAGTTTATTTCCCTGGTACTGATATTTTCAATGCTAGATTAAATGCCGTTCAGGTAGGTATTGATTATAGTGTATCAGGTTTTGAAAAGAGAATGCGTGGTAATTATACTATCATTCAGAAGACAGGTCAAAACACAGCTGGAACCCTGTCGTTGGCTTTTGTAGATAAGGAAGATCAGGCAATTACTTACTGGTTTGATAATTTAAAAGTTGTCCATTAAGAGATTAAAAGTTCCTTAATGAATCTTTGTGAACTGCTGGAAATATCTCGTTATAGTTATCTCCATCGCTTAAGATTTAGGATTAAGAGCGATGAACCTAATATAACGAAAAAATAATCAGCAGAAATAGATATGATTCTATTTTTCAACGACTAAGTACAAAGAAAGAGGGTTAAGCCATAGTTCCTCTTTATGATATAGTCTAGTATGATTTAAAACAAAAACCATAAGGACTATCGCCAGAAAATTGCAGATCGTGATACTAAATATTCTTTCAGAAAGGATGACTTAGTATGCGACCTTAGATTAATCTTAACTAACTCAAGCCGTATCAAAGTTCGTACTCTTAATTTCTATAACTGTATTCTTCAGGATGCACCGATCGACGAAAATGGTTAAAAAAATTTTTAAGGCCCACTAGAAATAGTAATACTCTAGAATGTAGTAAGTAAATTCGGTGAAAGGATAATCCCAATACCGAACTGAGAACATAAAAATTCTTAGCGTAACGAATAAAGACTTACTAACTTATAATGAAATATAAGTTAAATTTATATTCTGAACATATAATAAAATATTATAGTAACCTATTGCAAACAGAAGACGGAACCGATTAATTGCTTAGTCGCCTATTATATAATAGGAAAATTATACTAAAATGCTGGAAAATGTAAAACATAAATCAGCAAAAACTATTAAAAATAGCTTCTCAACGACTAAATGTATAACTTAAGAAATATTAATTCTTAAGATGATATAGTCTATAATATATTAATATATATTAACAAATGCGAGCAGATATCCAAGTAAGCTTTTTCAAATGAAGAAGCATAAAGTTTATATTACTTTATGAAAATTCTATTAAAATGCTGGAATATAAATGAAATAAATCAGCAAAAAGGGATAATAAGATCCTTTATCAACGACTAAATATAGAACTCTGGTGAAATCTAGAGATGATATAGTCTATTCATTAATAAAATAATTAATGACTTTAAAGCAATTTGAACATTTTGGAAAATTTCATGGTGTTTTCTACAAGAATTGCTGGAAAATTTGTATCTTTATGTACAAACAATCAGCATCCTAGATATTTGGAATTTAATCTAGGTTCAACGACTATGTATGTAGACTGAGGAAATTCCTTAGGTGATATAGTCTGTCATGAGGTGAAACTCATTGATTAACGTATGAAAGAACTTTTGATAATATTTAAAAAATAAAAATAATAAAGGAGAGTAACTTTGATCGGTTACTCTTCTACTAAAACAATTATTTATTATGAACTTACTAGATATATTACTTCCTAGACGAAAAAGAGAAAGGCAAGAATTGAAGAAACTAGAGCCAGAAATAAAAAATCTTGAAGAAAAACTTGGATTAATCAGAAGAACTGGAACAGAAGTTTATTATGATCCACTTTATGAACAAAATAGAGGAAGAAAATATGATCTCAAAGGCCGAAGGGAATACCTAGAAGACCTTAGAAAACGATTAAACGATGGATATAAGAGCTTAAATGTAATACGAGCTAGTGGATATTTTAATCCAGATAATTCTAATGAAAAAGATACTTTTAATCCCATCATAAAAGAATTACCTAAACCAAGTAAGATTGTGTATGTAGTATTAATAAGAAAAACTATTAATATTCCAAAAACAATAAAAATAGAGAACAGTACTAAATATAAAATAAAAAGTACAAACTCTGAATGTGATAATATAGAGGATTACTATATTATAAGAGAGTTGGATGAAAATACTAAGAAATTTATTAAATCTCTAATATGATTATATTAAGAAAGTACCCAGAAGAACAGAAAGAATTTAGTATACTTTCAGAAATATCTCGATTGGGTTTAAAGAAAGGAACAAAAAATTATATCAGAAAACGAAAAAGAGATATAGTGAATAAATTAATTCAGAATAAACGAGAGTTTCTTGCAAAAACAAAGAAAACAGAAAGAAAATTGACTAATCTTCGAAAAGAAACAAAAGAGAATGAATTAATAGCCGATAATCTGAAAAAAGAAGCTAATAAAGTAAACGCTGATATAATACCTAATAACAAATTTTCTAAACTGATATATCAACCTAAAGGAGACAAATCCTATATTCTCAATAAAGAAAAGAAAAATCTACTCGAGGAAATGTCTAATGATAAAAGTTTGGATAAAGCTAGTAGAGAATTGGCCAAATCAAGTTCGACCAAAGATGCAATTATAAATCTCAACGCTGATGCAATAGGAAAAGATACCCCATTTGCTGCTCATGAACTAGGTCATGTTAAAAATAGTAAAAAATCTATTAATTCTGCAATTCAAAAATTAGCTGATAAATCTAATAATAGTAAAGGGATACTAGCTGATATTGGGAAAAGAACTATTGGAATTCAAGAAGAAAATAATGCTGGAAGAATGGAATAAAAGATTTAAAAAAGGCTGGTGCAACAAAAGAAGAGATTAAACATGCTAAAAATCTAGAAAATGCTGCAATAGATACATATAGAAAAGGAAATAGTTTAAGAAATAACTTAAATGAAAAGCTATTAAATAAATTACATCCAAAAGAAATAGATAATTATAAAGTATTTCCTGGATCTCATAAAGAAGAAAAAGATTTAATGGAACTTTTTGGAGATAAAGGAAGAACTGAAAGACAGAAATATAATTTAAGAAGAAAAATAATAAATAAAAAGAAACCTAAATAATTATATACTTACTATTGTATAAAAATAATAAAGGGGAGTAACTTTGATCGGTTACTCTTCTACTAACTAAAACAATTATTATGAACTTACTAAATATATTACTTCCTAGACGAAGAATGTTAGACCAAGAGATAAAAAATCTTGAAGAAAAACTTGGATTAATCGAAAGAAATACAGAAACTCTTTTCTATGATCCACATTATATTAGAAATAATTCGCTTCAAACAAGAAAAGATTACTTAGAGGAATTAAAAACTATAACTAGAAAAGATGAGGATGTGATACCTACTCTAGAAACTTGGCATATCCAAACCAGAAATTCTGGTAATTTTCCCACTGAAGTTGGTTTCCTCCTAAGAAAAGAATTATTTAAACTTCCAGAAGGTATCAATTTCAAAGAGTTATCTTCAGATAAAGAATTAACCACATTATTTAAATGTGGTAATTTAAATAATTATGACTTTATTAGATTTCCAATTCTTGATTTTTCCGGAAAATTAGATTATCAAACTGAATTAGAAATAAATAGAGTAAGAAAGTATATACTAATCAATTGGAAAAAGGATGATAACAGGTAAACAATTAGTCGAAAAACTATATTCTGAAGGTTGGGAATTAGAACAACGAGAATATGGATTACTCTCTAAAATGAAAGGCTTTATTTCAAAAAGAAATTTAGAGAAATATTATAGATATAAAGGAGAACTTAATAGATTAAAAAATGAAAAAAGTAAAATACAAGGAGAATTGAGTAACTTAGATGAAAGAGCTCCTAAAAATATGAAATTAGAAAGAGCTATTCAAAGAGAAGCTATTAATGAAAATTCTTTTGTTACTAGATACGCAGAGAATAGTAATGTAGATATTAAAGATAAGAAAATTAAAGAAGTACTTAAAAACTCGATTAATAATAGTGATAGAGTTTCTGAAAGAGATAAAAGAAAATTATCTAAGTTAATAGATAATAGAGATCATGCGATTTATTATAATAGAAATCAAGGAGGACCTGCTTCTCTAGCTCATAAAGTAGGTCATATAAAAGGAGAAAAAGATAGCATTAAAAATAGAATAGCAAACTCTGATTCTATTAGAGGTAGTTTTAATAAAGCAGATAAAAGAGATGGCGATACATATTTTGAAAGTGATAGTAATAACTCAAAATTTCCTAAGTTAAAATCTTGGAAACGAAAATTAATTGACAAAAGATTAATCCTGAGTAATGAAAAAGACGCTTCAGACAGAGCATTAGCGAAAAAATATAATCTTCCCAGAGAAATGCAAAAAGCAGGAAATAAAAGTCTAGATTATTCCTTTAGAACTTATGAATCCAATGCAGCTAATAAAATGATGACTGATGATACTGTAAGATTACTCGGAAAATATAAAAATAAATAAAGAGATTTGGAAATTAATCCAAATCTCTATCAATAGCATAATAACCTTCAGGAATATTCCATACCCCTGGATCTAATGCATCTGTAGGTATTTCTGTATTTTCATTAATAGGATACAGGTCTACTCTTTTATGATCAAGCCAATCTGAACAAGGAGTTTTTGATGTATTATGATAATCCTTTAAAAAGATTAACTCATTTCTTTTTACTCTCATACTTTTATTAGATTTATTAAGATTTTCTACTATTTTTTCAAATCTTAGCACAGGATCATCCTCTGTTGAGTCAATTTTCATATTATCTAACATAGAAGATGTACTCTCTATAGTAGAGTCTATCTCTTCTAATTCTTGATGGGATAAAGGACAAGGATCTTCAAAAATAAATGAATCCTTCTCAATAATTTCTTTTATTAATTTATCTCTTTTCATAATTTTATATATTTTATTCTTATTTCATATGGAAGAATTGAAGGTATATAAAACTATCATTCAATCTCAATAGCATAATAACCCTCTGGAATATTCCATATCTCTGGATCTAATGCATCTGTAGGTATTTCTGTATTTTCATTAATAGGATATAACATTACTATTTTATAATTACATTCTAAATGAGGTCTTATTATATCTTTCTCTTCATCAGTAAGTTTTCTTTCAATTACCGCTTCTTTGACTATTCTTTTCATGATTCTACGTATTTAAAGTTTATATTACATATACTAGGCTTTCAAATTGATAAAAGGGAGGTTTTATATAGGTTTGTCCCTTATTTATGAGGACAAAGGAGCTTCCCTTATCCTACACCTCTAACCGCTACCGCTAGAGGTGTCTTAGAAAAGAAACATTGAATAAGATATATAGGAAATTTTAGTATAATATTATTTTAATTAAGTTGACACCCCTTTGGCCCTTCAGGCCAGGGGTGGTATTTCTAGATTAAAAGCTCATAGAAATCCTAAACATAAATATTCCATGTCTCCGACATGATCTTATGTTCTTTATCTATATGAGCAAGTGTCACTTTTTTGTCAGATAAAATATATATAGTACTGTACTAAAACTACTCCATTTAAAGTGACAAAATGCGTATAATATCCTTTCAATTCCTTATGATTGAAAAGGGAATCCTCCTATGTCTTCAATTTAAAGAGACATAGTAGTTCTTTTAACTGGATTCTCTATTAGATTATAATAAATTTGATAAAATTATACGTATGCCAATACTAAAATTAAATGATTATGTAGTTCCTAGAGGAATAAGATTTATATCAGAATTAGGAACAGACTTTAGATTTTATAAATTCCCAGTAAAATGTATTATTAATAAACAACTTCCAGGTTGTGGATTTACAGAATACTGTCTTAGAGGTCCTGAAAATGTTATCCTATGTTCTCCAAGAAAGATGTTACTTAAAAATAAGAAAGACCAACATAAGGATAGTGTTTACTTAGTAGTGAATGAGCTTGAAAAAGAATTGACAGTTGATAAAGATTTAAGCAAGATAGATAAGACTAGATCTCAAGTATTTATGGATACTCTTAAAGAAGTAGTTCATGGAAAGGATACAGTTTATAATAGATTAATGAATGAAATAAAAGACTATCTAAATGAAAGAAAATACTTAGGAGATAAACCTTGTAAAATTCTTGTAACATATGATTCTTATAGAATTGTAAAAGATATATTAACATCTTTGGGTATATTTCAATCTTTTTACACCATTATAGATGAGTTTCAAACTATCTTACATGATTCTAAGTTTAAGTCTAATACAGAATTAGATTTTTTATATCATCTACACCAATCTCACTCAGCTTTATTTGTTAGTGCAACTCCTATGTTGGAGGAATATCTTAATATGTTAGGTGAGTTTGATGGTCTTCCATATATTAATATGGATTGGAGTAAGGAGGATTCGACTAGGGTATTAAAACCTGCCTTAAAAGTACTTACAATGAAATCTGTTGGCGAAAAACTCCCAGAAATTATTCAGTCCTACAAGGATGGTAATTTTGAGAGAGCTATTAGAATGGTAAATGGCTATCCTGTTGAAATAATATCGGATGAAGCTGTATTTTATGTAAATTCTGTTAATCATATTACTAGTATTATAAAAAAGTGTAATCTCCAATCTGAAGAAGTAAATATTTTGTGTAGTGATACTCCTGATAATCAAAAACGAATACAACGTAAATTAGGGAAGAAATTCGTAATAGGTGAAGTACCGCTAAAAGGAGTTAAACCTAAAATGTTTACCTTTTGTACTAGAACTGTTTACCTAGGTGCTGATTTTTACTCTACTTGTGCTAGAAGTTTTATATTTAGTGATAGTAATATTGATTCTTTAGCTGTTGATATCTCTGAAGACTTGCCTCAGATCTTAGGTAGACAAAGGCTGCAAGAGAATCCATGGAGTAATAGTGCAGTATTTTATTATCGAACAATATGTGATTATAGGAAAGTGTCTCAAGAGGAGTTTAATAAAGAAGTAGAAAGAAAAAAAGAAATTACTCAAAACTTATTAGATTCCTATAGCTCTGCACCTGATAAAGCAAAATATGATCTAGCAGAAACATATCAAAAAATGGCAAAATCTTTTAGTTATAAAGATAATTATGTGGCGGTAAACGAACATCAGAGTGGAACTTTGATACCTGTACTTAATAATTTAGTATTAGTAAATGAGATTAGAGCTTTTAGAATACAACAATATGATTATAAAGATAGATTTACTGTATTTAGTTCAGTACATAATACATTAGATACAAATGATCTAATTAATAGAGAAGTATCTAATTTTATGAATGAGTATGAAAATCTAACTTTGTTCAAACAAAAACTTAAATTATTATGTGAATATGGATTATCTAATCAAGCTATACAAATAGTATTAGATCAGATTGGGGAACATGATAATATTAAATCTTATTATACTATTCTTAAACCACAAAAACTAAAAGCTTTGGGGTATGATAGGTATAAAATTGAAAAAGAGTTAGGTATTGTAACATTTAGTAAAGAACTTTTGGTAAATACTATTCTCTCTAAGTTTTCTGTTGGAGATAGAATAAGCCAAGCAAAAATAAAAGAAATTCTTGGAGGACTATATTCTTCAATTAATTATACAGCTACTCCTAAAGCAACTGACTTAGAAAACTTTTTTGAAACTAAGGAGGCTAAAGTAAATGAAATACTTTCTGATGGTTCTAAGAAGAGAGTGAAAGCTACTGACATTATAGGAGTTAAGCCAGAGTATCAAGAAATATATAATAACCTGAAAACAATAAACAATATTTTATGAGGTAAGTGTTCGATCTTGCCTGGGACATAATAATTCTCATTCGCCAGGAAAAGGTGGGTGAGAATTTTGTTTTGGAAATTCTAAGAAGAGAAAATAAAAGGACGAGTTTCCTCATCCTTCTTGTATAGTAAATAGTTCTAAAATTTTATCTAACTTTTCTTGCTCAATTATTCTATTAGTTTCTGTATTCATTCTCCAAGTCCCAGGAAGTTTTATGGTTGTATCTGTTATTGAATTATCTGTATCGAGTAGTATAGATTCCATTTCAGAGGGTAATACAATTTCTGCAGGCTCGGAGGTAAAGATAGATTGCTGATTTATTATATTGAGCAATTCTTCTAGGTTAGTGAATTTGTTATGATCTATTATTACATATATTTTACAATCTTTTATTCTTAGATCAGCTGTAGGACCTGTAAGTCTAATAAATTCATCTATTACGTTTGTTGTTTTTATTCCTATCTTCATATTCTTTGGTTTTAATTTAACATATATAAGGCTTTGGTATAAAAAATAAGGTAAAAGATAATAAATTTCTTAAGTGATGATAATAAAACGTAAATTAATTTTTGATAATCCTGAACAAAGAGAATTTGGAGTTCCGTGGAAAAAATATATAAAATATGGAGCAAAGTCTATTAAAGATCGAGGCTTAAAAAGAGGAATAAGAAAGCTCAGATTTAAGATTTCCGATGATATAGATAAGTCGATTAAGGCAAATGATAAAGCTCAGATGGCTCTTGATGCATACACTGAAAATACAAAATTTCCTAAAAGACCTGAAGTAATGAAAGCTTTAGGTCAAGAAGCAAAGAAAAGAGGAATAGTTGTAGTTAAAGGGAAGAAAGAGTATAAACCAGTAACAGAAAAGGGAGTAAAGTTATCTCCTGATAGAAGTGAAACTTGGACATTACCTAAAAAATATACCAATAGAAGAGATAGAATTAGATATACTAAGTCAGATTTTCCAGAAGACAGGGAACTTGGAAAAGCTTTATCTCGAGGTAAGCGAGCAGTAATAAATCAAAAGGGAAGTCAGGCCGTGTTTGCTCATGAAATTGCTCATGTTATGAATCAAAGTAAGTTAGGTACAGGAGTTGTATCTAAATTAAATGGTGTGACAAAGCCGATTTATCATAAAAGTAGAAATAAAAATGGATTAGGAAATTATCTTTTAACTTCTGCAACAGGAAAGGTTTTAATAAAAGAAGAAAAGAATGCTACCAAGACTGCAATGAAACTTTTAAGATCAGCTAATGCAAATCCTAGTGAAATGATTGAAGCTAGGAAAGAATTAGGAGCGGATCTTGGAACTTATATGCATGGTTATAAATCTAGTAAAGGAAAAATTTTAAAAGGGATAATAAAACCTAATAGAATAAAGAAGAAAAATAAAAAGAGACCTTAAGCCTCTTTTTCACGAATCTTAGAAATTAGATCATCTACATATTTTTCCGCTAGTTCTTTTGTTTTAAACTTATTATCTATAGATCCGATTGTATAATATCTCTCAGGATCTTTTAGAATTATATCGTAGAATGATTTAAAAGTTTCTAAGTCTTTCTCTTTGATATTTAATATTTTAATACCATTAGGAATATTATACTTTTCCTTAGGTACTTGAATCAATGTAATAAACGAAATTCCTTGTTCAAATACTTTAGCTGTAGTTGATATTTTTGAATTTTGTTTATTAGGTTTTACAATTTTAATAATATCTTTTTTCATAGTTTTATATATTTTGATTTTCTTCATATATAAGGCTTTTAAGTAATAATAATTGTAAAGTTCTATATACCTTTAATGGGGAGGGTGGTGTATAGACTTGTTCTTCTCCTCCCGTGTAATAATATTTTTTTATGATTATTAAGAGAAAATTATTTAATGATAATTCTCATGTTCCTTACTTTATTGATGGTGAAACAAGTGCTAGTAGGAGATATAAGGTATTAGTGGTTGATGGAAAGAAGAAGAGGAGACGATACCTAGATAATTACCGAAAACGCACGAAAAATGAGTTAATAGAGGAAGGATATTATGATGAACTGTAATATAAATAGAAAAGAAGATGATAATAAAACGTAAATTATTCTCCAAGACAAGTAAGGAGAAAAGAGAAATGGCTGCAGATAACCTTGACAGAACTAGAAAAGGTGTAGCAACAATCTATGGAGGTTTGGCTGGTGCTGCTATAGCTACGGCCGGACATCTACATCATAAGTCTGAAGCAAGAAAGGCTCGTGAAGAATTGAAGCGTAGGGGAAAAGAATAAGTGATATAAAATGAGAGTTTAATGTAAAATTTGATAAAATTATGAATATATTAACAGCACAATTGCCATCAGGAGGATATGGTTATAAGTTTCCGAGTGTTAAAGTTAGTCCTATGACATTCTTAGAGATAACTAGATACCTTGAAAATCTACCCTCTGATGATCCGTTAGAAAAATACTTATATGATATTAACTTACTTATTCAGGAAGATGAAACTATCTTAGATTGTTACTTAATGGATGTAGATTTCCTGATATTCTATAAGAAGCTATGTACTGTATCAGGGGAATTATCTTATGAAATAGAAGTAACATGTCCTGAATGTGGTAAGAAGATGAAGAAAACTATATCCTTCGAAAAAGATATTCACTTTAAACAGATCGATCAAAAGATTATGAATGGTGCTTTTATTGAACTTGGAGGGCATAGATACGAGACTATAGTTCCGACAGTTAGAGAGTTTATGAAGGTATTTCAGACTTACCTTAGATATCGAACTGTAACTGACTTGAAGATGATTAAAACTATAGCCTTGATTAAAGATTTTGATTATCAGGGAACACAGATCGAGAAAGATGTCTTAGGGGCTACTCATGGTGATGTTACTCTCTTGCTTGCTCTTCGTGACTTATATTACGATAGACTTGAACCTATTCAACTATATTGTCCTGAATGTAATAAAGGAAAGAAAGCGAAAGAAAGGAGGAGTGTGGCAGTAAGTGTAGAATCTCTTACTGTCGACTTCTTTCGAGACATCTGTAACAATTCCCCAATTGATGGATCTAAAATTTTATTTAAATAAGTTTCTCAAGGCAGATGGGATAGAAGGTTATACTCTGAGTTCTCTTAAGGCGCTTCGAGAGTGTTATGAGAATTTCCTTGATACTACTGAAGGAACTGATCCAGATTTCCCACTTCTTAATTTTGGTGGAAAGAAGGGGCAGAGGCTTAAGGGTATATCAGCAGCACAACGTCAAGCCTACTATGAATCTGAAGCTGAGAGAAAAGAAATGATGGGTGAGGGAGGAATAATAAATGTAAACCTCCTAGACCTATAAAATATAACTCCCCTCTATTAAAAGTTGATCTAGTGGGGGGTTATATTAGTAAAAATTCCCCTAGATCTTTATTATAAAATTATGATCATTAAGAGAAAATTATTTAATATTTCGGATCGAGAAGAGTTAGAGAGATTAAAGAGTATAAAGCCAACACTAGGAAAAAGATTGGCTGCTACTGGAGCTTTAGGAGGAACTGGTGCTCTTCTAGGTCTTGCTGGAGGAAGAGGTGGTGCTTTATTAGGTGGAACTATAGGAGCTGCTACAGGTGCTTATGTAACATCTAACTCCATCAGAAAAAGAAAGATTAAAGATTAATCGAGAAAATAAAATAGAAAACTTGAAAAGATCAATAAAGTCCGTATTTAAAAAGAAATAATATGATAGTAGATTACATAAAGACTTGGATTCATATAAAATCTATTGAATTTTTTCTTGGAATAAAAAGATCCTATAGTATAGAAAGAAATAATCTTAGTAGATATTTAAAAGATTTAATCAATTTATCTAGTGAAATTGATAAATTAAAAGAAGAATTTAATATTAGGATTAGTTTTTGTTTGGTAGATACTAGTAACTTCTATCCGGATATAAGTATAGTAACCAATATTAGGGAAGAACTAGAGCAAGATAATAGAGTAAGAGATATTCTGATAGATAAGTTAGATTCCGATAGTGTTATAGATTTTAAATTACTTCACAATACAGGATATTATTTTCAGGTATATTATCTTATGTGTATGTTTGGGTATGAGTATATAGATGATGTTGAACAAAATGAGATGAATAAACTTATACCTTTGAAATATGAGAAGTACTATTTTCATAATAATAAATATAGATTATTGGATTTATCAACTTATCATAGTATGTTCTTTTATAATGATTAATAAATAAACAATGGCTGCAGAAGATATAGAAAATAAAGTAAGAAAAATGTCTTCCCAGAAACCAGAGGATGGGAAAGACTTACAACAACTCCAAGAAGCGCAAAACCAGATTGTTCAGATAAATGCAGAACGTCAGGGAAACTTACAAACAGCTAGACTCGAAAATAATGCTGATGCGGCTAATAATGAAACAATGAGTCAGGCTGTTGAAATGGCTGCTCTTGGAGGTTTAGGTGGAGGGGCAAGTGTACAACAACAGGTACAATCAATGAATCCACAAACTCAAGCTGTCTTAGGAAAATATGGTCTTGGACAACCTAAAGTACAGCGAACATCTTCAAGGAGTGTACAAGTTACTCCACAGAAGATAACAATAAATAATAACACTACGAACACGACGACTAATAACGTTGCTGTTCCCGCTGCTAATATTGGTGGTCCTGTCCAAGGGAGAACATTAGCAGTAAAACAAAATCCAGATGAAGGACAGGCTCGATTTAAAACTTGGATATCTAATGCCTTTGCTAAACAGAATCAACAAGCAGCGGCCAGGGAAAAAGAATATCAACGTCGTGAGTGGTCCTTAACAAGAAGTACTAATAAATTAATGAAACATTTATCTGACTTAGGGAAGAGTGTTTCGGAGAGATTAGATCCCAGAAAATTAGCATCTTCAGTAGGTGGACAATTTAAAACTATTCTCTTCCTCTTTGGTACTATGTTCTTAGCAAAAAATTGGAAAAGAATAGTTAAATTTGCTGCTAATGTAGAATCATTTCTTTTTGGAGAGGTTAATCCAAATGATCCCAAAGCTCCAAGAGGCAGATCTGGATTTTCTAAAATGTTAATTAGTTTATTTGGCGGAGATCCTGAAGGAAAAGATGGAATTGTTGATTCTTTAAGCAAACTTTTTTGGAATAAAGAAAAAAATGGTATTCTTCAACTTTTAGGGGATAAGATTAGTAATTTCTTTAAAGAACGAGGTGATGCAATAAAAGCAATTAAAGTTCCTGAGTTAGATTTAGGTAATCTTCCAGATACTGTAACAAAACTAATAGAATATCTAGGAAATATTCTTAAGGCTGGTTTTGGAGGTGCTGATGCTATAAAAGATATAGTTAGTTCTAATATTAAACAAGTTGGAAAAGAAAGTTCTATGGCTAGTGAAGCTATGGAAGGAAGAGCTTTTAAATCTGCTAAAGGAGTTAATGTTAAAAATACTTCATGGGGAGATGCTACCACTGTTTCTAAACCTGGATCAAATGGATATTTAAATTCTTGGGATATATCTAGTGATAATAAGATAACGAATACTGCCGGAGAGGTAAGACAAGCAGGAACTATTTCTAGAATGCTTAATGACAAAACTAGTAATACTGTAAATGTTGCTAGTGTAATGTCAGGAATGGAGAGGTTAAAAAATACTGCAGATACTAAAGGAGGAGTATTAATTAGTGAAGATTTTATATCAGGACTTCGAAATTTAATAGATACTAAAGGATTATTTAACAACGAAGATTTAAGCATTAAGAGATTTAAGTTTGTTAAAAGAGAAAAAACCGATGATGACTACTATAGAGAAGGAGCTGATTGGAAGAAACGAGGTGTTGAAGGATTTGCAAAGAGATCTGCTATAAATGCTGGGAGAAATGTTGTTGGTGCAGATGGATACTTAACTGATATAGGTGATGCAATTGCTACTGGAGATATTATTCAAGATCCTGCATGGAAAGCTGTATCTGAAGGAGTTAAAGGATTATGGAATAAGGCTTGGGCTGATAAGTATACTTTAGATATGGTTCCCTTAGATGATCCTAGACGAGGGGAAGTATTAGAAGTAGAAGAGTATGATGGTCCTGAATATAATGTAAATTCTCATACTGGAGCTAGAAAGACGAAGAAAGTTAATAAATCTGTTTTTGAATTTTATGAAGCTACTCCTAGTTTCTTTGAGAAAGTAAGAGCTAGATTAGGAGAGAAATTAAATAATGAGAATTTTAGTTTCAATACATCTGATGAAGCATCTTTGAAACAGATGGAAGGTCTTATGACTCAGTTAAAAAAGAAACAATTAGAGGATAACAGAAAATATTTTGAAGCAAATCATATTTCTTTTGATCCAGTTATTAAAAATATTCATAGTGATATAGATATTAATAAGCAGTTTGAAGGTTATCATAACGCTATTAGTGAATCAGAAAGAAGAGATAAAGAATTTGAAAAAAAATATGAAAGTTCTCCTATGAAAAAAAGTGGCGAATATATAGGTGATGCAGTAGATGGTGTGAAAGGGTATATTACAGGAAATAGACCACCTGAAAAGATAACTGATGAGGTGAGAAAGGCTAGAATACTAAAAGCCATGGATTTTGCTATGAAGGAACTTGGGATGACTAAAGAACAAGCTGCCGGGTTAGTTGGTAATTTTTTAAGAGAGTCTCAATTAGTTACTACTGCTAAGAATCCAGACTCTCCAGCAACTGGAATAGCTCAGTGGTTAGGAGTTAGAAGAAGAGCTTTTGAACATGGTAAACTTAGTGAGAAAGAAAAAAAAGCTGGATGGAAACATTATGATGGACCAGGTTCAGGTAAATCTTTGGGAGATGCATCCTTTGAAGAACAACTTCAATTTGTTAAGTGGGAAATGGAAAATATTCCGGCTTATAGAGAAGGTTTGAAGAAAATAAAAGCTTCAAAAGATCATCTTGAAGCAGCTCGAAATGTTTTTGGATATTATGAATTTTCAGCAGGTCCAGAAAAATCAGCTCAACATATGGAAGATAAAGGGCAAGATGGTTGGGGATCCTTGAAAAAAGGAGAAAATTTTGCAGGAGATGCTTTATTAACTTACAACTCTTTTAAAGGTGATACTCTAGAAAATACCAATACTAATTCCACAAATTCTGAAGAGTCTATTTATATGGCTGATGCTTCATCTACAACTCCAGATAATTATGTAGAACAGAGAACAGATAAAGGATCTAGTATATCTACTTATGATTGGAGTACTGCAGGTGTTAATTCTTTTGGAAGTGATTCTGGATTGATAATGGCTCAGAGTAGTATTTTAGCTCCAGAAAAAGTTACACCAACTACACCAACTTCAGAAAAATCTATTCCAGGTAATACTTCAGAATCTGCTGGACGAGAATTAATAGCTGATGCAGAAAAAGATAAGACGGAAGATCTTTATACAAAAGTTTCTGATATTAATGAAAATATAAAACTTCTTTCAAAAACATCTATAGCACAAGCAGAAGCAATTAATAATGTTTCTACAGCCATAGCATCTCTTAAGTTTGGAGGAAATATAAATATGGGTGGTGGAGATGGAAGAACTAAAGTACAGAGTATTACTACTCCCCCTTATAGAGGATAAATTATTTAAACAATCATAATTATGGCTGGTATTACTGATGAAGAACTAGATATGGAACTAGCAAGATGTGGATTTAACCCTAAGGATGATAATAGTGGGGCAGTTGTTTCTAGACATCATGCATTTTATTATGATAGACAAATAGATAAAGTTCTTACTCATATAACTCTTCATGCTAATTCTTATTTAGATGGAAAAGGGGAATGGCAAAAAATGGGTTCATCCTATTCTTTAGATGAAGAAGGTTATAATACAGTACCTCTTTATAAAGGAATTCTAAATGAAGATTTTATTGTTCAAGCTGGTAATTCCTGGACTGATTTTGGAGATGATCCTATAGGTGGTATGTGGAATAATCTAAAACCTTATGCTCCATATGCGAAAGAACTTACGAAAACAGCTGAATCAATGTTGAGAGATACAACTGGAGACAGTACTGTTGAAAAACTAGCAAAAAAAGTATTATCTGGTATAGCTACTGCAACTGGTACAGCATCTAAACTTCTTAATAGATCTCTTGTAACTCAGGGGTGTAGATTTTCTTACTATTCTGGAACTAGTACTAGTTTTGGAAATTTAGCTATGAAATTTACAGTACTTCCTGATTATTCTGGTGGAGTATTTAAAACGGTTTCAGAACAGCTTCAAGAGTTATATCCATATATAATGGGTAAATATACTCAAGGAGTTGTTGATGAAAATGGAACAGTACTAGGATCAAAAATTGAATCTAATAAAGAAGGCGTTAATACTGGAATTACTGGAGAAGATGGAAAATTGCTTAATACATTTTTTAGTTGGCAAATGCCTCCTGCTGGATATGAGCCGGATCTTTTAAATATGGATACTATCTTAACTGGTACACTCAAGCTAAAATTTGGGGCTTTTTATGCACTAAATTCTCTTGTATGTACTAATGCTCAATTTAGTTTTTCAAAGCAAGTAGTAAAATATTGGGATGCATCAAAGAAAATGAATACTTTAAGTCCATTATACTGTGATGTTATTCTTAATTTCCAACCATCTACTAAATACTCTGATATATCACTTCAGAAATTTATTAGTGGACAGTCTACAAAAGATTTTATTACTGCTGCGAAAAATAATATGAGAGATGGTCTGAAGAGAGAAAAAGATAAAATAGATAACTTATTAAAATAATAATATGCCATTAAATACAGCAGAAAAACCGGGAAAAATAAAAACTCCTAATCCTCCATCATTAGGAAGTATGGTTAAATCATCTCCTTCTGCCCCAAGAATTGAAGTTCCACAACAAAAACATTATGGAGAAGGAATGAGTAGTGGAACTAAGGTTAGTGGATTTTACTATGATACTAATCGTGGTAATGATTTAATGTCAGTTTCTCTTCATTATAACTCTGTTCTTTATGATGATGGATCTTGGGGTGAATATCACGGTGCTAAAGACGATGATGGGTATTCTTATGAACCATTATGTAGAGCTATTATGACAGAGGATTATCAAGCTGCTATTTCTAATTCTTGGTCTGAATTTGGAGATGAGAAGATTAATGATATATTTAATCAATTTAAACCTTATGCACCGTATCTATCATTTTTCTCCAAAGAACTTGAAAAAATGAATAGTGCAGAGGAGGAAATGAAGACTGGATCAGAAGAGGATAGAATGGCTATATTTAGTACTATCGGACAAATATTTGATAAAACAACTGATGTTCTAGAGAAGTTATCAAAAGCAGGAACTGATTATTTAAATAGAGCTTTAGTAACTAAGACTGGAAGATTCTCTTACTATTCTGGAACTGGAGTTGGATTTGGTAATCTAACAATAAAATTTACTATATTTTCTGATTATGTAGATGGGAAATTCAAATCTGTATATGATCAGGTTATGGAATTATATCCATATTGTTTTGGAAAATTAGTTAAGTTTTTAAATGATAGTGGAGAGCCAGCAAGTAAAGATGATACTGAAGTAGCATTGATAAAAGAATTGGTTGATAGATATTTCGGTTGGCAGATTCCTCCTGGTGGATTTAAAGCTGAGTTGGATAATATAGATAAAGTACAGTTTGGAACTCTTAAGCTTAAATTTGGCTCACTTTATGCTATTGATAATCTTGTTTGTGAGAGTGCTACTTTCCAAATGTCTAAACAAATGATGAAGAGATGGGATACTGGATCTAAAGAAAATGATCTATGTCCTTTATCTTGTGATATTACAATGACTTTCAAACCAGCATCTAAATTTACTGATGTTAGACTTAAGAGATTAATAGGAGGAGATGCTACACAAAAAGAAAGACAAGCGATGGAGTTAATATTACAAGATAATATAAATAAAAAAATAGAAGAAAATAAAAAATTATTAGGAGGATAAAATGTATACTAAAAAAGATGAGATAATTAGCAATAAGGAAAATCTTTCAAACTATATAGATGGAATAGATGTATATAACTCTAGTATATTAGTATACTTAAATAATCCAATTATAGAAAGAGAATCTTATGAAATAACAGCATATGAATATAGACCAGATCTTATTGCAGAGGATTATTATGGTTCTACTTCATATGCTGGCCTCCTAATGTTACAGGCTGCTAGAGGGCTTGAAACTTATAAAAGAGGCGCAATTTTAAAATTAATTCCAAAAAGAGTATTAGATAACATATTAGGAAGTTTATGAAATATATTAATTCTTATAAGGTTTCTATTAATTTCACTCCATGGTTTGACTCCGGATATAAATTTGATAATATCCATATGTACGAAGAACTTGGTGGAAAGATAGCTAGTGGGGAAATTAGTATGTCACATGATGGTTCTGGGGAAGCTCTTAAATTAATTACAGATCAATATACTGGACAGATAACTTTGGAGAAGGAAGGTGGAAATATTTATACTATTGATGTTTTCATAATTAATAAAAAATATTTTAAAAACTTTTTAACTCTAAACTTTATCTGTATAAAAGATAAGAAATTTTATACAGAACTTATACAAGCTGAGTGGGATGATATTACTTCAGCTATTGAATCTTTATATCCAGGGAAAAAGGATATAAGATGTAAATGTGATATTAATAATAAACTTACAATTTTCCAAAACTCGGAAACAAATCAATCATTATGCTCTAAGTTATCATATGGATTTAAGAAAAAATCTATATTTGCTTATGGATGGGAAGGGTATTTAATGAAAGAGATTATAGGTATTGATCATGGAGGAAATCAAGAACCATATTATAGCATAGAGGGTTCTTCTGAATTCTTACAATTAGATTCTTATAATCTAAACTATAATCCTTTAATTTATTATACTCCAACTAATCCATGGGAACCAGTTAAAGGAGATGAGAATAATGGAGAGCAAGCAAATAACAGTACAGATGATTATACAGATCTTCAACCTAAAAATTCTAGAACTCTTCAGTTTTATGAAGATTATACAATAGTTGGAAAAGATTTTGAACAACTTATGCATAATTACTGGAGAAACTTAGGATATATGAATTCTGATTTCTTTACTGCATTTAGAATAAAAGATTTTGATATGCCTAAATATAAACTTGGTGATATCTTGAAGTATAAACGTGGTGAGCAAAAAACAGAATTACCATTTAAGTTATTCCTAGTTCGATCTAATGAATTATTTATGGCTATTGAAGATTCTAGTTCTGTAGGCCCTGATGGAGAGAGTTTTTCTTGGACTTCATTGTTATCAGGTGTAGAAGAGAAAGAAGAAATATTACCAATTGTAGATCCAACAAATTAAATAGAAAAATATGAAAGAAGCAGATTTATACTATACTGGAACAATTGTAGAAGTTTTAGATAAAGTATTGTATGAAATAAAGGTGGATATCCCAGGAATAAAATCGGGAGTTAAGGCATTTCCATTTAGAGGAGAAGTAGATGAGCCAAGAGTAGGTGATTTTGTATTTCTTAAGTGTCTTGATCCAGTATTTCAGAGTTATTACTTATATCAAAAAATAAAAGAAAATGATTATATAGGTTTTAGAAGTAATGGAAAAATGGTAGATATTACACCTGATTATATAAGGGTTGCTATTTTTGATCCAGGAACTGAGTATAATGATCCAAATAATAATCCTAGACCTGAACCAACCGATTGGGTGACTATAGATAAAGATGGAAACATGGATATTAATATGAGATCTAATGTAACTATCAATATAGGAAAAAATTGTGATGTTACTATAAATGGGAAAACAAATGTAGAATTAGTTGGATCTGCAGTAGTTAAAGGATCTGATATTACACTTAAAGGTCCTGGAACATTAACAGTAAAGGGTAAAGTAGTAGCGGGAGGACATACAGCTCTCGGACCTTTTGTATTATCACCTACTTTCTTAACTCCAGGATCTCCTATACCTACATCAGATACTATATTATTAGAGAGTTGATATATTATGAAAAATTTATTAAGTGCATTGTCTGCTAAAGCAGCTCAATCAATATCATTAAAGAAATATCAAGATTCTCTTCCTGAGTTTAAGGATGAATCTAATGAAATAAAAGATCCTGAAGCAAAAAAGAAATATAAAGAAACTCTAGATAATGCTAAGGAGGATATGAAGAAAAGAGGAGAGGAAATGTTGGATAAAGCTAATGAAAAACTTGGTCAGATGTATAATCAAATGATAGAAGATTTCAATGAGCTTGGACAAGATTTAGGTCATCTTTCAGTAGGAACAGCTCAATTTGCTGCGAGAATTGCAATGGTTCCTCCAGCATTGATTTCTGTAACTCCTATGGGTCCTGGCGTTTCTGCTCAATTAGCTCCTCCATTACTTCAACAACTTAAAGCTGAAGGAGATAATCTTAGTGCAGTTTATGATAGAGTTGATGCTAAGGTAAGTAAACTAGGATTAAAATCTCTTATGGGAACTATACCGGTCGTTGGATCTGTAATGAGTATTGTAGAAACTACACAAACAGTTGCTAAACCATTAATTGCACTAGTTGGAGCTAATGTTGGTGATATCATTGATGATCTTCCTATTCCTGAAATAGAAATACCAATACCTATTCCTGACTTAAGTGCAGCAAATTGTTCTGCTTTTTCTCCAAAAGATTTAGATCTTACGAATATATCAGCATCTAACTGTAGTAAATTTGTAGCTCTCAATGATGATGATCCTACAGTTAAATGTAATAATTGTAAAAATTATAAATCAAGATTATGAATTACCTACTTTCAACAGGTCAAATAACAAATCAAGTAGAATACTATATTATAGATCTTTTCAAACTCTACTTAAATATCTGGCCAAAGGATATTCCAGGAGCATCTAAGATTGGATTTAACTTTATTTTTACTAATACCAAGAAAAAGGATTTAGCATCTGAAATTACTGGTAGAGTAGAACAGTTAATAACAAAAATAAAAGAGAAATTTACAAAAACACTCGATATAAAAATTGTTTCACTCGACCTAATAGATGAAACAAAAGTAAAACTAGTAATAAGTGTTAATCAGGTAGAATCTGACGATATACTAGTTGATATAAATGAAACAACAGGATAATTATTATGAAATCATTACAAGATTATATAGATATTTATAGAGGAATAGCTAATAAACTTAATATTACCGGAGATTCTGTAGAGATTTTGTCTCAGATGTTAGCTAATGCATCTTTTATTAGTGAAGTAGAAAACATAGCCTATACACAAGAAGCATCTCTTGAGAAATCTACACTTATCAATTCAAAGATTCAACACTGTGTGGATGATATGTATTCGGTATTTCGTGGTAGTTGTCCTCGCGTAATTCTTAATATAAAACCTACTAAGTATTTAAGCTTTAATATTTATGATGAAATTATAAGTTCTAATAGTTTTAAGGCTTACTATTTAGGGTATTATGATAAAAACTATACACGGCCGGAAGGTTATGGAGATGATAAAGACATAGCTGGAGATGAAGGTTTTGTATATTCTCCAATTACAATGTCTCCGGCCGTAAATGATACTGATACTTATACTATTATATGTCTAATTGCAAAAGAAACAATTTCTAGGAAGTGGATCTTAAATCAAAACAATACTTACTATGTTAATTGCTTAGAAAACGACCTATCTGATGATTTTTGGGTTAAAGTTAATGATAATTTTTTCCCAACAACTAGATTATTCTCAGGACATATTTTAGATGGTAGTATTTTTGATCTTACTCTCCCTGGATTTGGTTCTAGACTTTATGTAGCAGATATTTTTAGAACAGTAATGGAAAGAGAAGAAACACAGACTCCAGCAAATACAACAATAGAAGCTCTTTATTATAAATTCTCAACACTCTCGGGATATAATACTTCAGAACTAAAGAAGCTTAATATTCGTGGAGCTGAGATGGTAGAATTTGATCCTTCTTGGTTGAGTGGACGAAATTATGAGATCTTAGGAACTGGTCTTGCTAGTATGTCTGAAGTTGATAGAGATAACTTAATTACTATTCATTACAAAGCTAATCGTGATAGATATGTAAATTCAATTTTACGTAGTAATTCTGATATCGGTACTGTACTTGAAGAAACTTATCCAAATAAAATTATTTCAGGTGGAACAACTTATAGATTTAGTAGTTCAGCACAAAGTAATTCTATCACTATCTACTATGTTCCATACTCTAATTCTACAATCCTAACAGAAGATGAAAAAACTAATTTCATTGAAACTAAAGGAGCTTACTATATAACTGATAAAATTACTATAGAAAGAGGATCTCAATATACAGCTATCTTTAACTTAGATGTAGAGATATATCAGAATAGTAGTATAGATTCAGAAGTTGGTGATATCTTGGATAATTATAGTAATAAGTTCAATATTAAATTTCCAGAGTTAACAGAAGAAATAAAATCTCTTATAAGTAAAATATCTAATGTAAAGAGAATAATTGACATGGAAATAACTTATACTAACGAAGATGGTTCTGTAGTTTCTCCTGAGATTGTATATGGAGAAGAGAATGTTGTATACTTCTCAATTAACTACATTATTAATTCAGTTATAGAATCATGAAAATATATATACCTAAACACTTAAGAAATATAGAAATCATAGATCAGCTTTATAGAATGATTGAGGATTACGAGGAACAATATTCTTCGGTAGTTTCAACTCAACAAGGTTCATTCGATGATTACTATATTTATTCTGGAAGTGATCCGGTGAAGAATTTCTTGAGATTATGTATTCCAAAATCAAGTCTCCCAGATAACCAAGATTACGAAGAAGTTATAAACTATCTTAGTAAATTATTTTACAGTGTAAAGGGAACTATTCAAGTATTTAATTATATGATACAATATCTTCCCTTAGATTTTGATGGAGAGATTATATATGACTCAGGAGAAATAACAGTAAACTTTGAGAACTTAAGTGTAGAAAATGAAAGCTTATTTTACGAACTTCTTAAGAAATTTTTAGATGCACTTATATACTATACCAGACTAAATACTAATATAGGTTCTGGAAGTATAGATCTAACAATTCAAAGTAAGTTCCAGAATTATATTGGAGCAAACTTAAGAAGCTATAACAAAATGACAGTAACGCCCTATGAAATTGATTATTAATAATAACAATTTTACGGATATCGGAACAGTAGTGTTTTACAGTCAAGATGACCTAGATAACCGTGAATACAGTAAAGTCCAGTACAGATCTAACAGTTCTTTACTTTACAATAGAGACTTTAGTGAGTATGACTTTTCGTATAATATCACTAAAGATAAATTTAATGATAAGTTTTTAGTAAATTATCTAGGAGAAAAAACCTTGAAAGAAATCGGAGAGACATCAAATTCCCTAGAAAAAATAGAATCAATAATATTCCCAACATCCTCTAGAGAAAATTTAACAGAGGAAAATGATAGATATTTCGGAACTACTATAATATCCAATCAGGTATTCGCGCTTTTTAAGGCCGCCGCTGGAATTAAACGTCTGGAGTTATACGAGGGGATAATCGACAAGAATAATAACAATTCTAAAGGTAGTGACTTTATAGATACTGATTCAATGGCCGCCGCTGGAATTAAACCTACTTCTACTCCTAACTTTATATTGATTTTAGGAGAACCAGACGAAACTACAAGCGGCGAGGATTTAGTAAGCGAGAAAGAACTCCTCGATGAAGTTACTGGAGAGAAGATGATTTGGATGCTAATTTCTAATAACTCCGAGGTGGAAAGTGTAAATCTATCTTATAAATCATGGGTAGATAGTACGAATCCTAACAGAAATATGAATAAATATCTTCTTAGAAACGATGAATATTGGTCTACGATAGATTCAGTTGGGATAATAGAAACTGTTGAGGATGTTCCAGAAGTTTTAATTGATGCAAATTCTAGTACTCTCTTAGGAAATGAGAAAATAGAAGATAGTAGATTATTAATTCTAGGTAATAAACGAGGATTAATTGAAATGTATAAAGGCGCCGAAGATTACCCCAAGTATTTTCCTTTTACTACATACAAGATTGGAGATAAGGTAATTCTAGGTGGAAAAGTTTGGGAATCAGTATCAGATAACAACTTTAATAATAATCCGGCGCTTTCATCTAAATGGATTCTTTCAGAGTTTCTAAATATAAATAAACCAATTAGAATAGTTGTATCAGTAACCCCAGAAATCGGAGGAACTTGCAACCCTATTGGAATAATATCTATCCCTTCTGTCAAAACTCCTATTGATTTTAAAATATATCCTAATCCTGGATATGTTTTGAATGAAGATATACCATGTCTACTTGATGTGAAAGATTTAATTCCATTTCCGCCAAGTAATAACTTTAATTATAATATTCCAAATAACCTAATAACAGTAACTAATTGGGAAGAGGTTCTAAAAACGAATCATCTAATCTTCAACCTAAAATATACAGGATCTTATATAATCTTGAAAGCTATGATATCTGGAGAAAGTGATGTATATGATTATGGTGAATGGAAAAGAAAATTTGGAGAAAATAACTTTATAGTATCTGAATTAATTATAGGTGATGAAACTAAATACGATCCTTATATACAAGAAGATGGTAAAGTAGATGTCCTAATTAATCAGAGAGCAGAAATTAGAATACCAGAACTTTCAGGGTATATTATTTCAAGAGTCTTAGCAAAATATGAAAATGGAGATCCAGATGCACCAGAAATATATTATCCGGAACAAATCAATACCGTTAATAGTATTGTGATTCCTGAAGTTAATTTCTCGGCTGCTACTCTTACATTAGAACTTAGTAGTAAACGAGTAACTATTAGTATTATAGAGTTCTTTGGGTTTGAAGTATCTAATAATTCATTAAAGATAAATTCTGGAGGTAATGCTGTATTTAAGTTTATTTCTGAAGATTATCCAAATAGTAACTTGGAAAAAGTTATTATAGAAGACTCTCAAAAAAATTCATTAACTATTAATAAATTTACAGCAAATGGAAGTATTCAAAGTTTTGGTCCATCTCAGGTATCACTCAAGTCTGCAAATATAAATACTCCAGAAGAAGGAGAATATACCTTGAAGTTAATGAATATATATTATAATACAACCATAAAACTTATAAAGAGATAATATGATACTAAATAATACACACGTTCAAGGACTGTTTTTGTATTCAGAAGAAACTGAATATGAGAAAGGGGATTTTGTTGTTTATGGAAATACTATCTATATCTGTACAGCTAAAAATCCAACTAATAAAACAAATAATACTGTTTCTGGTGTTATTCCTGAAGAGAGTTCTGATAATTATTCACCATACTTAGGAGATAAATTAAATAACATAGAAGAGTATTTTAATTATATAAATCATTCAGAAGAAGAACAAGGCAAAGAAGATAAATTAATTACTGCACACCTTCTATCTCAAATTTTATCCACATACATGATAGGATTTGATGAAAAAGGTATAATTTCTGAATATGTTTATCTTAATTCTGGAGATGATTCATTATCTATTTCTTCCGAGTTATCTGATTTTCTGAACGGAACTGGAATTGACTCTAAAAATATCTTATCAATGATCTTAATCTCTCCAGAAATTAATAATGCTGTATTTAAGATATCAAGAAATCTTCCAGAAATAAGTGAGGTTATATTTAATGATGCTTCTGATATTTATCCAGAAGACGCTAATTATGTAATTCTACGACAATACACTTATACTAATGAACCTAACTCAGATTCTATTTATAGACTTCAAGAATTAATAGATCCTATGGGTTCAGTTGTTAGGTATAGGTACGGAAAAGGTTATAATAACGGAGATCAGAATACTTTTGATAGCGTTACTTCTTGGTTACCTAGTAGTATTGATAAAGATTGGATGGAAAATATAAAAAAACTTGAAAAACTTTACCTAGATAAAATCGAAGAATTAAATAACTTAGAAAAATCATTAGTAAATAATTTCCGTTTTAAAGAATATCCAATTCCAGAAACAGCTAATGTAATAGAATTTCAATGTACTGATAATACAAAAGATAACTACCTTCCTGTATCTGGATTTGATAAGGAGTCATTTATTCTTACAGTAATTACACAGGAAAATAATACAAATACAACAATTTCTGTAGATCTTCTTGACGCCTATATGAATCATGATGCAATTTCTAGTTATTACTTAACAGATAGTAGCGCTCTTGTTATAGTTCCTGGAAAAACAGAAGGAAATAAAGGAGAAATTGTCAGACTTTATGTGACTAGTGGAAACATAGTGAATATATTTTATAGAGATAAGTACAAGAAATGAAAAAGATAGAATTAATAACCACTACTTCCGATAATATTTCTATATCACAAGTAACAGGACAAGAAAATGAGAAGGAATTTTACTTAACCGGAAATAATCGAGCATTAGTATGTAATGATTCAAATTATAGAATGACCAGAATATCTGAGTTAAGTAATAAATTAAAACTCAGAGATTGGAATGTAACTAATCGGAGGTTTGTTATCCCAGGTAAAGATGGCTCAGAAGGGAATCTACGAGTATGTATTGATGATTATTCTAAAGGTTCTGGAATAATAAATGAGGTTGATGAAGATACAAGAAGTATTGAAATTGATAAATATGAATTAACTGAAGAAGAAAAAACTCAATTTAATTCATATCTAGATTACCTCAAGAATAATAAAAATAATTACTTAAAAGAAATATATAACTTATATAATAGTATGAATAATAACGAAATTTATTTGTATAGTACTTCAAAAAATGTGGTTGATATTCTAAACAATTCTATTACTATCGATGTTATACCATTCAATTCTGATATCTATACCAATACAGTAGATTTAACAGAACTAATGAATTACTCTGTTAGTCCTGGAGTTTCTACTAAAATTGATCTTGGTATTCAATATTCTAAGTATGAAACTAGATATGTTGAAGATCCTGAAGACAAAGAAAAATTAATCTTAGTAGGTAACGAAAAACTATACTCTAAAGAAACAACATTCTCCGGACCTAGATATAATAAACAAGGAGAATTAGTTTCTAAAGACTATATAGAAGAAATTGGATCTGATATTGTAATTGAATGTATTAATAATATTATTAGAGTTGTATCTAAATCAACTGACATAGATGAATGTATTATTAGTAATTGTACAATAACTTATGGAAAATTATAACACAGGATATAGTACTTATGTTATTGGAAATTCTAGTAATATATCCAATAGCTTAGAAGTAATACTATATAATAAAAATGATGACTGGGATCCTAAGTTACCAAAAATATCTCTCTATAATATTAAACAAGTTTACTCTAGCCTGCTTACTTCCTCTGGTGGTAATTATATTAGATTAAGTCGAACTACTTCTAAAGAACCGTTTAAATACAAAAATAATCTTCCTTCTGGATTTACTGTAATAATTTATATGAGTGTAATAGATAATACTCCTATTGGTTATACAGAATTTTTAAATCCTCAAGGAAAGGGTAGTAATATAAATATTTATGTATCTTTAGATTCTAGTATATCTAGTCAAATCCAGATAAATCTTAGTAATTCTTTGGATCAACTAAAGAATAATTCAACAACTGGGAAAAACTTCTTAGATGATATAAATTTATATAACTACCCTGGAGCGAAAACTATAAAGCAGGACCTAGGAACTGATAATTACCCTAGATATACTTCTCATGTATACCATATTCAAGATAATGAACAAATGAATCTTCTCTTGGATTATGGTATTGGAAATAGTACTGGTTTTCATAAAATCAATCTGAATCATGATGTTAATATAGATCCTTACTCACATAATTATAAAAATCATCAAATTGGATTTTATGGAAAAGATATTGTATTATATTCTTGGACAGGTAATAAATATTCTATTAAATCTTTGGTAAAAAAGACAAGATTTGGTAATCCTGAAGTATATACGACTTCATCAGGAGCAGACTATTCTATTTTCGAGGATATGAAAAGTAATCAAGAAATATTCTATTTTTCTGGGAGATTTATAATTACTATTGGAACTAATTATCCTAGTATTCTTGAATTATATGATACAGAGAAAAGTCAATGGATCTCAACAGATTATCAAAATTTCTTTTTAGATACTCTTGATCCTAGAAGTAGAATTATATCTATTCCTGGAAATATCTCTAATAAAAGTATTACTAATTACATTCCAAGTATTAATAGTACTTTTCTAAATTTAACTGATTATACTAAATATACGAACATTAATATTATCAAAAAAGTTGGAGATTGGTATGTTTTTAAAAATAAACAATCCTCACAAAAAGATTTTCATATTTATAGTTGTATTGATAGATTAGTATATACAGTAAATACAGATGAAAGTCCAATACTGATTAATAACAGTCTCTTAATGATTCATACAGTAGATGAAGATCTGGGGTTAGATTATTATACTATCTATTATGAACCAGGGATTAGTTATTATACAGAAAAAGCTAGGGCAACATCAAGAAATTCAGAATTAGAATATTCAGAAGAACTCGGGATATTAGTTAGTAAGGATGAAGAGTTTGAAAAGTATAAGGGGTATTATAATGAGGGAAAAATATTGGTAATTCATCGAAATAATCCAACAGGTATATTTGGAACTATTCTTACGGGATTTAGAAGAAGCTATTTCAAAGCATCTCTTAAAACAGAAGTACCGAAAATTATAGCATCTATCTCTGGACTACTTTATTATATCGATGAAGATGGGTATTTAAATTATATATAAAATTATGAGAGTTATTTTTGAAAAAGAATTCTTAGAGAGTATAAGGAGGATAGATAACACACTAAAAATAACCAAATATGTAATAGGAACAATTTATAATTCATATACAGTTGGAGAAGAATTCATGGAGAAATTATTTTCAGGATCTTATCTGTATAATGATGTTAGAAAAACCTCAGAATATCCTCTAAATTCAATCTGGGATAGTAATAAAAAACTCTTAAAGATTAATATTGATATCCCAGAAGAAGAAAAAGCTGCCTTAGTTGAACCTAGCTCAGAGTATTGTTTTATTTATTGTTATGGTATATATCCAGATCGATCGGAAAGAATAGCATTTATAATAACTGAGCTAGAGGCTGCTGAAAGAAAAATAATTAAGTTCAATAGATTAGATTTAAATATATCATCTAATCTTTTTGAATTATCTTTTCCAGAATATACAGAAGCAAACATTGAAACAATAGCTGATAGTGATACTGTATTTTTGGAAGGTATAGGAATTGATTATGGAGTTAATATCTTTACCTCACTGGAAGAAAAAATAGTAACAAAAAAATCTTACTATAAGTATATAAGAAACAAGAAAACAAGTGGATATAGTAGTTCGTTCTTATACAATAATATATCTGGTGAGAAAATATATAATAACTCTGTGATTAGACAAATTACATCTATTCTATCGTTTTCAGCATTAGAAGATACTAGTAGTCTTAAAAAATCTGGAGGGTATATAAATCTATTAGGAACATTAGAATGTGATATGTATAGATTGATAAATGATTATAATATTTCAAAAATAAAGGAAAAGGTTAAAATAGATATAACATCTCTGCCTGTAATTGAAATCTTGGTGAAAGAAAGTAATGGACTGGAGTTTAAAGTAGATCAGGTGAATAAAAGATTAATATATTCTGCTAATACTACTGGAAAAGAGTTAAATTTAGTGATAGTCTTAAAAATTACTAATCTAGATCCAATAACAAAAAAGACGAGTACTATAGAATCAGGAGAGATTAGGTTAACTCAATTTGCAATATAATAAATCATGAAACTATCTTTAAAAGAATTCGTTGAGGCTATAACAGAGATAGATAAAAACATAGGATTTTCGAAGTTCGTGAAGTATATTTTTATCTTCTGTTTAGTCTTAGCTATATTTAATTACAAAACTATAATAAAGGATACTATAGAAATATATTCTGAAATTTCTGATAAGATACACTCCGAAAAAATGGAACTTAGGGATCAGTTATTAGCAGAATTAAAACCTCTCCTTACAGAATTTAGAAGTAATTCTAGAGCTGATAGAATATTATACTTCGAATATCATAATTCTAAAGAAAATCTAGTATCTATTCCCTTCAAATACGTAGAACTTCTCCAACAAGATAATGGTTTTGCTGTACCTTCCATAGATCCAGAACAGTATAAAAGTATAAATACTGGATTAATTACTAGTATCTATGAAGATATTAAGTTTGGAGAAATTGTATATTGTGATGGTCCAAGAGATAGCGTATTTATGGAAAAATATCCTGGAATATATGAATTAGTAAATAGTAGAGATGGTTCTAAAAGACAAATATTTATTAGTATTCCTGGAATTAATCAACCTATTGGATTAATTATTCTGGAATGGATAAATGAATCTAATATAGAGTTGAATATAGAAGAAATTAAGAAAACTGCTACTTATAATTATATACCACGAATAAATGCCTTAATTCTATCAAAGTCGCCCGATAGAAATAAGTGGTTATAATTATGAATAAAATAAATAACAATAATTTTTATAAAACAAAAACTTATGAACGAAGAAGTTAAAATTTATGAAGATGCTGCTTGGGGTAAGTATGGAAAAGATATTATTCCTAGTAGATTTTATCAGGTCTATAAAATTGAAGGTCCTTGGTTAGGAGATGATGAAAGTACTTGGTATGAATTCGATAGTGAAGATAAAAGTGCTACAGTTTTAGAACCTGTATATCCTAATTACGAAGTCAATAAATATGGTTTGACTGGTGATAAAGAAGTGGTTAAAGTTACTATTACTCCTAGCGAAAAACTTAAATCACAATATCCAGATGCTTTAGTAAGTATTGATGGTAAATTCTATGATCTAGGTATTCTTAATAATCCTGTTGAATTCTATATGGATAAAGATCATAAAATTTCTATTATTTGGTCTACTGCAGAATTAGTTGAATCTTTCCGAATTATCAAAATTAAATAACAGAAATTCTCTTCTGAAAGCTTCAAAACCTAAATTATGAGAATAGACTTAGAAAAATTATAAAACTAAGTCTATTCTTTTATTATTTTATTCAATTATAAATAAATAATTATGAGTAGTTTAAATTCTTTTCAAATACAAATTTCCAGAAGCAAATACATAGAACGAGATAGAAGTATAGCAAGATTAAGATTAAATCAACATGAATTCTTAATCGGAGAGCCTGTTATGGTTAGATATTATTCTAATCCTGAACAAACAGAAACAGATACTATATTCGCTCTAGGTATTAAGAATGGAATAGGAGAAGACTGTTATCAAGTTGTTACACTTGGCGGATTAGATTTAGTTCGAGATGTAGTAACTGAACTTCCAGATGTATCTCTTCTTGTACATGGAGAATTATATCTTTACAAGGATGAAGATGGAATTTGGAATTATGTATACGAAACTGGTGGGGTTAGACAAATAGAACCTATAACTGGTGGTCCTTTCATTTTTAGTAATATAGAAGATAAGTATAGATGGTTTTATCGTGATGGAGTATTAAAACGTGAAGATGATTTTTATACTAAGTCCGAAATTAATGAAATGATTTCTGGTTGGGATGTTAGTATTCAAGATGCTCTTAAAAGTCTAGAAGAAATTAAGGAGTTAACTTATAAAAATCATTCAGCTACATTCCCATTAAGAGTTAGTTTTTATGATTCTAACAGACAAGATGATGGCACTACTCCTCTATATCAAACTGGAATTAGAACCGCTGTTAACTTCTTAATCAGAGTAACAATCCCTGATATAGATATAAAAACAGGTGAAGCAAATACATATGAAGTTACTAATGATTGTATTTTAGAATTAAATGGTACACAAATAACTCTCCCTGAAAGTAATAGATATACAGTCTTAGGTCTTACAAATACAACAGAATATAGATTATCTGTTAAATATACGGATCCAGATACAGGAATTATAAGAACTGCAACTTCATATTATACAGTTAAGTTTGGTTACAATTTCTACTATGGACAAATTCCTGAAAGTGGGTGGAATATAACAGAAGCTGCTTTAAATTCTCTTGAAAACACTGTAGTTGGAAATGAGAAATCAATTGTTACTTTCCAAGGAGATCTTAACTCACAGAAAATAGCTTTTGCATATCCAAAACTGTACGGAAATCTTATGAGTATTTATGATACAACTTCTGGAATGAATCATATAACTGATTATTCAATAGAGTCTTGTAAAGTAAATGATATTGATTACAATGTTTATGTAAAAGATGTTGCATTAAATTATAATAATTTTCAACAAGTTTTTTCATTCTCATTACCAACATTCTTCGAAGGAATATCTACAGAAAATTCTAGTGTAAATGCAACTGACTTAGAAAATCTGAGACAGGAGATTTTAGGTGGAGCTAGCATAAATTATAATACTCTTGGAAAACTTGAACAAATTATTAAAGGATTATCAATACGTGAAGGCTTTATTGGTGGTCCTGGAATTAATTTAGTACAACTTGAAGATGGTAGTACAGAAATTAGAGTCAATGTTGATAATTCTAGTATTGTAACTGATTCTAATATGTCTATAGCTGCTAAGAATATAAGCGGTGGAAAATATTAATAAATAAAATAAATTATGGCAAATAAAATAGGTTCAAATTTTTTATTACCCGCTAAAGTATTCCTAGATAAAAGACAAGGTATAGTTAGTGGAATAGGAGAATTAGGAACATGGGATTATGATAAATACCCTATTCCTGATGGATTTGAAGTATTTGTAGATGGAAAATGGTATACTTACTATAAGGATATAGAAAAAGATTCAATTACAGGCTTTTTCAGAATTCGAGGTGGTATTAATGTACTTCAAACCACAGGTTCATCTGAGGATGATGTTATGTCTCAGAATGCTGTAACTAATGCATTAAACGGATTAAATGAGAGAATTCAAGATATTATACACAGTCTTGGAACAGTTCTAGAGATACGATTACTTCCAGATTATACAATTTCGGGTAATCCAACAGTAGATGGAGGGCTTTATGAAAATGGAACTAGAATACAACCCTCTTTTGCTTGGGAAGTTTGGTATAATGGAATGAAATTAAAAAGAAAAGATGTTAGTGTAAGTATATATATAAACGGAAGTTTTTATTCTGGAGGAATGAATAATCCTAGCGAAGATGAAGATGAGTATACTTGGGTATGGATTTATAATCAAAATATTTCAAGAGATACTGTAATTACTCTATCTGTTTTATACGGTAATGGTAGTTCATCAGACTCTATTGGATCTGTTAGTATCTCTAAAAACATTACCTATGAATTTATTAATTCTAGAATTTGGGGTAAATCTAAAACAAACGATATTAGTAAGATTGTAATTGACGGAAAAACTTACGGAAATAGAAGTCTATCTAAAGAACGTTCAATTGTTTTAAATAATGTAGATTGTAGCGTAGATGATGAAGGTAATGATTATACTTCAGGATTATACATATATTACATGATTCCTACTGAAATTTATGGAGAAGTTAATGAAAGTGAAGATCCTATAAGACTTTTAACAGGAAATATGGAAAATAATGCTTTCTCTTGTAAATTTGGTGAAGAAGATTATTCTGTAATAGTATTTGATTATCCTCAAACAGGAGTTTTAAATATAGAATTTAAATAATATGGAAAAAAATAAAAAAGGTATAAATGTTTCAGCTCCTATAGTTCCTTATACTGATCAAGATACATACCCTACCCATGAAGCAATTTATGGAAAAGGTGGTTGGAAAAGTGTTAGAACAATAGAAGATCTTAAAGCTATTCCAAAAGAAAGACTTGAAGATGGCTGTATAGTAAGAGTTGTGGAATCAAGTAGCTCTTCAGGATCTGCAGTTGAATTTTATTACGATAGTAGTATAAAAGATGGAGCTTCAATACCTAGTTCTATCACTGATCCAATTGAGAGAGAAGTTTATCCATATAAGTTCAGAAAATGGGCTCCTGGATATCTTCCTACAAAATTGAGTGATCTTGAGAACGATATGGCTTTTATTGCAGAAGTTCATAATACTGAAGAAAATGGAGATTACGTATATTTAGATCCAAATAATGCAGATGATAAGAATGCTATTGAAAAAATTCTAGTAGGTAGAGCTAGAGGTATTTATCAAGAATTAGCATTAGCATTTTTAAATAAGAATTCATCTACTACAGTTAAAGTAGATACTAATGAAGATGGCGTAGTAGATGGAAATGATAATAGTATTCCAATTCATGGTTTAGTTACAGTAGATGATACTGGGAAAATACCAAATGATCTTCTGGAATATCCCGGAAAATATGTAGAATCTCTTGTAGCAATATTTCCTGATGATTTTTGTTATGATCCTCTCGATCCAGCTTCTTGGTGGGATACTGATGACAAAGGAGTACTTGTAAAAGTTGCACCAGGAGGACCAAAACCAGCAGATTATCCAAATTCAGATCAATCTGAAGCTTTAGGTTGGGATCATCCAGAAGTAACTGAAAAGGATCAAAAATATTATATCTCTGAATATTACAAAAGCAGTGGAAATAGTAATAGTATAGTAGATAATGCTTATCGAAATAAAGTAGCTGTTGTAACTTCTAGTGATCCTAACGATTTTTCTTGGACAGCATCAGATCCAATCTGGAATGATATTATTTATGTAGATGAATTTAGAAGAACTGCATTTATTGTTAAAAATGATGGTATTATTGTAGAAAAAAGTATTGGACGTGATTTAATTCGAACTATAGAAGAATTAATGAGACCAGCTACGATTCTAGAAGTACCTACAGAATGGAATAACTGGGGAATATCTGCAAAAGTAGCTTATCAGATTCTTCTTGAAATCGATAAAATAGTTGCTTGGGGAGAAGATATATCCGATGAGAGAAATCAGAGAAAAGAGGCTGATGCTGCAATAAATGCTAGAATTGATGATCTTTGGGATAAACTTAATGCTCATATTCAAGACAAAAATAATCCTCATAATGTAACTCGTGAACAACTTGGTGTTGGAGAAAGTGATGAAGTTACGTTCTCTAAAGTTACAGCTAATGGATTCTTTATGTCTGTCGGATCTGCTGGAAAAATGGCCTCGAAAGAAGTAATGATGAGTGATCTACCTGCTGAAGAAGAAACTCACGAGGAAGAAGTTATTAGTGCCGTTAGCGAAAAAACATCCTCGGCACAACTATTAACTCCTCGTGTAAAAATATCCAGCAGTAATAATCCATCACTTAGAGTAGGCCCGAGTGATGGATCTTATGAATGGCAGGAAGAACTTAAAAATGAAAAAGAAGAACGTGAAGCCGCTGATGCTGAATTAAATAAGAGAATTGATGAAGTAGAAGCAGCTATGAACGCTCACATTGCTAGAAGAGATAATCCTCACGAAACTAATCGAGGACATCTTAAGATTGATACTACTGATGCTGTTGTATTTAGTAAAGTTAATGCTCCTAACGGTTTCTTCCAAGCTAATGGAACTCCAGCAGTATTTAAAGTAGCAACTCTCGATCCAAAAGAAGAAAAACTTAATGAACTTGAGTCTAAGATAAAAGAACTTGAGGCTGAAATTGCAAAACTTAGAAAGGTATGATTTCAAAATTAATAAAAAACGGAGAAGATATATTTCTGCAAACAACAACTAATGCAGTAATTGATTCTAGTAATAAAACTCTAACTACTATCATTCAAGACCTAGAGAATAATATTTCAGCACTTGAAGCAGAAAATGAAAAACTCAAGGAGACGATAGAGACATTAGAGAAAACACTTACTGATAAAATAACTGAACTAGGAACTAATCTAACTACAAAAATAGAAGAGGTAAATACTAACCTAACTACTGAAATAGGTAAGATTAATACTAGTATCACACAGATTAATGGTAAGATTACAACTCTTGAAAATAATGGAACTGACTACGAAGAAAGATTACAGATGCTTGAAAAGAAAACTCAGAGATTGGGTGAATCTGGAAACTTTAATCAACAAGTTAGCGCTCCAGGATTTTTCGAAAGATAATATAATGGGGAAGAACGATTATAAGTTCTTCCCTTTATTTTCCTTATATATGTTATGAAAGAAATTTATATAAACTCGCCATATTCGATTTGGAACGAACAAGAAATAATAATTCCCATAAAATTTCCATTCAGATCTAAAAAACATATGATGGATACTATAGGATCTCATTGGGATGATCCAGAAAAAGTACTTAATATTCTAGATAACAGAATTAAAAAGGGAATACTCTTCGATATGGTCTTAAAAGTTAGTAATCGAGGAGGACAATATAAGAGATTTGGAATTAAACAATTTAGGTACTGGATATCTTTTCGACCATATATATTAAAACTTGAGGAACTTAGACTTCATGAGAAAAAGATTAAGAAAGGTAAGTATATCAAGTACCTAATTCCTAATCCTAAACAAATTTCACCATATAAGATGGATCGAAAGACTTTCTTGGAAGATTACAAATATATGAATAAATATTATGATTCTGTTTTATTTAAGTATTCTCTTCACTATGTCTTATATAACTTAAAAGCCTTATAAGTGTATTATAAACTTAAAAGAAAACAGATATGGAAAAAGAAGAAATTTGTTTACGTCTCATGGAATTAATGAGGGTAGAGACAATAAATCACAACTTGTTTTTAGCTAAGCAAGGAGATTATGAAGAAAAATCGGGGAAAATTAAAAGAGAATATTTCTTCGAGAAATACAAAGAGTACAAAAATGGAACTTTCAATTCATTAGAGAAAACGAGGAATGACTTCAAAAAGGAGTATTTTGATAGGATAGAGGAAGTAAGAAAAAAGTACAGTGAAGATTGCATAAATTTTCAAAGAAATCACGAGATGCTTATTTGGAAAATTAAAGATCTGTTACACACTGCAAGATTTAAATGTCCTGATGAAAATGTTATAAAGGATGTTGAAAATTTCTTAAAAACCTGTGAATTACTTAGAAAAGTAGCAGAAGAAATCAGCCTTGATCAAATTGATAGTGAAATGAAAATGGAAAAACTTAGGGAGCTTTTATAAGCTTCCTTTTTTATTCTCCTCAAAGCCTTATTAATGATAGTTTTGTTTAAATCAAAAAATTCCCTGGTCTGTGAAGATCGGGGTTTTTGTTTCATTCCTTGAAAGCCTTATATATGTAAAAAGAATTTAAAAGAATATGGAAAAAGAAAACAAAAAGAAAGAGAAAAATTATTGGAAATTAGCATTTATAGGAATAGGTCTAACATGTGCGGTTGTCAGTATAATTAATTCACATAGAACCCAAAAAAAGTTAGACATTGTCCGTGGAGAAAATCAAAATCTCCAAACAATAAATAAATCCCTTCTGAGACAAATTCAAAATTTAGCCTATCAGAATGGGAAATTGACACAAAAAAGAACTTAAAAATAAGAATATGGAAGAAAGTGTTAAAAAAGAACAACGTCAGTATTGGGCGGTTAATAGAACTTTTCACAGTTCTATGTTCGAAGAAGTATTTAAAGTAGGAGGGAAAGTAATATTTTATACTATCTCTCTTGAAGAACTAAAAGAAATTAGTGAAAATACTCCAATTAACATGAGATTTTTAGGGAATGGAGTCCCTTATAAGAACGCATTAGATAAAGTTGGAGTTAAGTACAAAACAATAACAGATGATGTAATGTTATCTCCTAGTCGTAAGGATGTACTTTACACTATTATTGGTAACACAACTGTTAAAGAAGATCAAACGGAATTTCCTGACTATACGATCATAGAAGTATATGTTTGTGAAATATGCCGTTAATTAAAGTAAAACAATAAAAATAAAAAAAAATGGAAAGACTAGAAAAAAATGCTTACCAGGAAAAATTGGTAAGAGGTCTGTTAAATTCACTTAGAGAAAATAAAACTATCTCAGACGTACATGTAAAAAACTTAATTAGCGAAGTTCATAGTGAAATTGGAAGAAGCTTGGATAAAGCTTTAATCAAGAGAAAAGCTGATGAGTTGTTATTCACATGGATGAACAGTGAATTAAATATAGTGAAGAAAGAAATGAAAGGAAAAAGAACTCCACTTGTTATTAAGCTGAAAAATGAAGAAGCTATGAATGACGAGGAGTTTGAAATCTTCACTGAAAAAATACTTGAAAAGGTATTAGTAAAAGAATCGGGAAGAGTAAGAAAAGAGCCGGAAATAAAAGAAGAACCGGAAGAAATAACTACTCCCTCGAAGAAAAGGAATAAAGAAGAAAGAATTAGAATAAACACCTTAGACAATATCATGGAAGCGCTAAGTTATTCTATTACATATAACAGAGGTGACGGAGTAACTGGAAATAATGTTGCCAAGGTATTAGGTGTGAAAAGAATAAATCAAATCCAAATAAAAACTTGGGTAAATGGTTTATCAAAACATTCAGTAACGCTAAATGTATATTATGACGGAAGAAATGATAAGTTGGTATTCAGAGAAGCGGAAAAAGACTTATCTATCTGTTGTGAATTATACAGAAAGATTACAGGAAAAGAACCAAAAAGAGAATATTTAAAACTCTTAAGTGGTAAAGAAAAACCGAAAGTATTAGTAAGTAAGACTAGTTCTGCAATAGTAATGAAGGAATCAGTCATTGATAAGAAAATGATTAAAGAAGATTCCTATGAAGATTTATATTATTACGCTGCAGGAATAATTGTTGAACATAGCTATAAAGCGGTAGATATTGATTCATTGTGTACTAATTTGAGAAAATTAGGATATGATGTATCAAAAACTGAACTTCAAGGAATCCTAAGAAAAAGAGCTGAATTTTCTGTAGTAAGATATGGAGCAGCAGTAGGATTAAATGAAGGAGGATGGAAAACTTGGGATGAAATCAAAGAAAAATTCAATCCCAAGAATAACATAAAATGGGTAGATTGTAGACTATCACTAACTCTGGAAGAAATAAAAAATATCTTTCCAGAAACTGAAACATTGTCTATGATAACCGAAAGAGATGGATTTTATAGAATATATTATAATGGATCGCTCACTGAATTAACGAAGTGGATCCAATTAGCGACAATATCCATCGGAGCAGAAAACTTAAGCAGTTATATATTTGATCAAGATTTAGTTAAGAGAATCAAGACAAGAATAAATCTGCTTAATGAATTTATGCTGAAAGAGGAATTAGGATGTAAATTAGAAACATTATAATCCCACTAATAATTGATGAAAACCGAAAGTCTGTGAAGATGAGTAGGTTTTTATTTTTTGTCCCTTCAAAGCCTTATTAATGTATGGAATAATCTATAGAACTTGATATATAGTAGAGTTTTATAGATTTTCTTTTTACAACCCTAGAAACAATAACTTAAAAAATTAAAATATTATGGATTTATTTGGAAGAAATAAAAAGAAAGAAGAAACTGCCGAACTAAAAAGACAGTGTGAAAAAATCGAAGATAATATCATAAGATTATCAATGGCAATATCAGATAATCGACAAGATATTTGGGAGATTTCAGAATTGGTTAAACAAGGAGACGCGTTAACCGAGAAAATAATTGAAAAAATTAATGAACAAGAAAAGAAAGGAGGAAAGTGGTATGAAAGAATTTTTAGAAAATTCTGGTAAGGTTATAAATAAACTTACAAGAGATCAGTCCTTTAATAATCAACAACTAATAAATCTAAGGAAATCTGCAGAACAAAGAGTAGCATTTCTAGAAAATGTTTTGATTTCTAAAGGTTATCATGAAGACGTTATGGAGATAAGAGAAAAATTTGCTCTCGAAGAATTAAACAATAAGATGATGGTTCGAGAGGAAAAATTACTAATTCTCCCTAAGTTTGAGCACTTAGTATTAGCAGCACAACAAGAAATAAACCCAGAACCAAATTTTAGTGGTATATATCCTTGGGCAGAATCTTATAAAACATTAGATCAGAGATTCAAGGATACAATAGACTTAAACCAGACTGAACACTTAATTTGTATAGGTTCAGCAATGGTAGGTTTTGCGATAGATATGGTATTTAGAGGTGGTCCAGAGAAAGTTTCAGGAATTTCAGGGATGATTCAGGGTTTCTTCGATAATAAACTTTCAGAGGAGACAGTGAAAGAACTTGAAAAACAGGCTAAAGTAACATTTGATCAATCAGTTAATTCTCAGAAATTTGTGGAGAGAGCCGGACATAAGATCAAAGGACTATCACCTAATCTTCATCATATTACTGGAGTAGGTCATGATCCTAGTCCCGCCGGTATAATAACAGGTGTAAAAGACGTGATGAAAAATACGGCGACTTTTATGGACTCTGGAGAAATTCGAACAATAGACATGGAAGGATTTTTTAAAGATGGAAATAAAAGAGTTGCTAAAAAATTAGTAGAAGCATTTAATCTAGTAGTAAAACATCAACTCTCGGATATAAATGGAACCAGAGGATTACCAGCGCCGTTTACTTTCGTGATTGGATACCTGGAAAATTTCGGCGACTATGGACAATTAATTTTTGGAATAGTTGAGAAAATGTACCTGGAAGGATATGATTTTAGATATCACCTTTCAACATATCCAGCTGCATTAATAACAGATATCCTAGTAAGAGTATGTTGGGCAATAAAGCTAATAAATGAATCTGAAGGTAAATTAACAATAAAGAAAGTAATCCCTATGGTAAATTTAAATACTATAGAAGGATCAAAACTCGGAAGAATGTTACTTTATACTCACTTAGAAGCTGTAGCACTTAATACTGGATTTATAGCTGTTACTTTTAAATGTACGGCTGGAAAAAGTTTACTCAAATTTAATTATGGAGAATGGGTTATGTTAGCAAGATATGGCATAACACAATCTAGATGGTTAATCATAAAGAAATCAAAACTGAGAGATAAATTTAGAGAAGGAAAATTCGAAGAAGCAATGAAGGATTTTGAAGAAACTTATAAAGATTTATTTGGAGGTTATATTATTAAAGTAGAAGAGGAGGGTTAAAATTTCCCTCCTTTTTATTCTCCCCTCAAAGCCTTATTAATGTATAAATAATTAAATAAAAATTAAAAGATTATGAAAGAAGAACAAGACGAAAAAAAGAAGAAAGGATTAAGTAAGAAAACAGTTAAATTACTGATCTTTGGCGGAATTGCAGTATTGGTGATCGGAGGAATTGTGTATAGGTTAAAGACTTCGAAAGGAAAGACGAAGTTGATCAATGAAGGAAAACCGCTAGATTACTATTACAGACAATCAGGAAAATATAAACTGGCTCCTCTTACAATGGATACAGGAGTCGGAACATTAAATCTTTCAAACCTGGAGAATACAAACGGAGACTGTTTTTCTTTAGGTTATATAAAAGATGTAAAACCTCTTGGAGATGCAACAATTGAAGGAGGTGATGTAATTAACGTAGAATCTGGAAAAACTACAAAAGTGAATCTAACAACAAAAGTAGTATCACTTGCCAGATTATTATGTGGAGCAGAGTTCGTTAAAACAAGTTTTGAAGTAAGAGGACTCTAATAAAATATAGAAGATAGGACATTCAAAAATCCTGTCTTCTTTTTTCTCCTCCCCGAACAAACAAAAAAGAAGAAGATATTTTGATTTATCTTCTTCTTAATTTTATTCTATATTACAGTTCCTTAAGAGCAGCTTTTATTGAACCTTTAATCATCTCTTGAATTCCTTCTTCAGTTGTCATTGCTCCTGATAACGAGAATTTCCAAGAGTTTCCTTCTCCAGTTCTAACAAAAGTACCAAGAACTAATGCTTTCTTACCAATAAAGTCTGGATTATTGTCGATCTGGAAGTCGGCGAAAGTCTTAAGTTGATTAATCTTATTACTATCTGTTACTTTCATATCCGAACTATAGATCTTCATAGTCGCCGAAGGAATATGATCGAATACAAGCGCTTTAGGATCTCTTCCCATGTGCTGATAAATATTCAAAATCACAGCCATATATTTTACTTCCGGCGCAACTTTTCCAAGCTCCATTCGAATTAACTCATTATCACCTTTTGAGTTATTCTTTCCAGTTAAGTCATCACCAAGTAAACTAGCAACTGAACCATCTTTAGAAATTTGATGTCCGTAATAAACAATATCATACTGTTTCTTAGACTTATCAAACATTACAACGCTAGCATCAAGATCAATATCAAGTTGTTTATCAGGTCGGAGTGTTCCAGGATTATCTACTACTTCAGTTTCGATTATCTCTGATGGACCTGTACCAAATAGTTTTTGAAAGAAGTTACCTGTCTTAACTGTCTTTCTTTCAACATGAGTCTTTCTTCCAGTTACTCCACCTTTGATTACTGCCGGAGCCCATCTAAGCCCTACATAAACATAATCAAAGTTTTCACCTTCTGTTTCTTGATTTTTTCTTAGGCTAATTGTTCTTGTACCATTTTTTCTTAAGCTAATTACTCTTTCTTCCATAATTGTTTATATTAAATTAAACTGTTTTAATAATTTCATTTCTAAGTATATCCCAAAATTAGGCGTTGTTTCTGGGTTTATTAAGATTTCTAAGAACGTTTCCGGAGTTTCTTTTAAAAATTCTACTTCATCTTTTAAAATAAGACCTTTAAAGAAATCATCCCTAAGAAAATCGGATGTCATACATCTTGCATAAGAATTTCTAGATAAACGATCTAGATTATTTCCCAAAGTCTTGTGCGAGTGAAATTCAAACATAAGTATTCTTGAATAATCATTATTACAGCGTAATGGACCTGCTGCTTTATAAACATTCACAACACTATCACTATATATTCCAGGACGTTTTAAAGATTCTATAGGAAATCGTAAAGAAATCTTATCGAGGTTGATATCTTTCAAAAAATCATTATATCTAGCTTCAAACAAATCTCGACGGTCTTTAATTCTCGAGTGATCAGTATTATAATCCATACTCCACTCAATCTTAAACTCCGGAAAGATTAGATATTGATACATACTTCTCGTTTTTTCTACAAAGCCTATATAATGAATTGCCCTCATTAAATATCAGACTCTTTGAACTTAAGGCCATATTTTACCAAACTCTTAAATAAAGTTTGATTAGATCCTTCTCCGAGTGCTTGAAATTCCCATCTGTTTCCTTCAACCCTAGAAAGTTTCCCGAAGACTAGAGTAGTATCATTCTTATAGTCATCGTCTAATTTATACACAAGTTTAGCAATATCTTTCCCATCTTCGTAAGCTCTAACTTCTGCACCATCAATCATTTTAAAAGTCTGTTCTCTAGTTCCAGAATCATAGATATTAACCAAAAATAGAATATCAGTTATATCTGGATCAATTTTCTTTGGATAAATTAGAACTTCCTCATTACAATAACCATCATCTCCAGATTCATCTTCAGACCCTGTATTATCTCCTCCATACTGTACAGCTTCGAATGGATCTGTTAACATTCCTTCCGAAGTTTGTAAGATACTAGAATAAAATACTAAATGATCTGGACTAGGACATTTACCCATTTTATTGAGCTCAACAGTAATTAAATCTACGTCGAAATCATAATTACTACTTCTAAGAGCTCTAGAATTAGGTTTCCAAACAATTTCTACTTTTAATTTACTCAGACCTTTCTTTAAACTTACTGATCTTTGTTTTGTTAATGTAATTTCTCTTTCAATTGTTTCCATTATTGTTTTATTTTTAATTACATTTATAAGAATTTCAAGGATTTACTATTTTAAGCCAAATATTTAACTAACTTACCTGCTGGATCTGAATAACCTTTAAGTTGATATAAACAATTTGAGATTATTTTAAATAAATAATCAGTGTTCATATTTATTATCCTCTTCGAAAAGTCTATTGTGGTTCTAGATATAAGATATAAACCATCCCAGAAATTAATAGATAAGTAATTTAATTGTCCTGTTAAACAAAGAGCAATATACTTAAAAAATGATCTATAAGTCTCTGAATCATAAGTAAATCCTCCATTTGATCTTATAGCATTTACATATTTTAATTCTCCGGACTTTTTCATTTTAAGTATATCATTCTTTAGACTATTTATATAATCTATTGCAGAATCTTCAACATATTTTTCTACAAAATCTGACCCTAATTTATTTTCTATTATATTCCTATCCTCAATTTTTATAAATCCATATTGAGGTGAGCCAGGTGGAACAGCTAGTTTTCCTTGAGTTTTAATCTTGTCAAAGAACCCATCTATTTGTGTCATCCAATGTTCTAGGTCACTGTTTTTATCATCATAGAATTCAATCATTTTGATTATCTCATATCCTATTTCATCATTGTACTTAGATAGTTATCATAATTCATGAAAATCAATGAAATTATGATTTATAATTAAATAATTCTAATTATAGGGTGAACTACAACACCCATTACACCATTATTCTTGATAGTAAAATTATCAAAACATCCTGGCTTACATTTTCTGAGAATATTAAGAGATCCATTTACATCTGCATTTATTAATCTACCACCTCCAGATTTAAATAATCCCCTATGAACTCTTTTACCTAAGTATACATTATGCTTTCCTATTACTTCTAAATCTAAGAAGCTACATTTACTGGTATATTCCTCTGTTACGATATAAAAATTAATTCCTTCTAACCTACACTTATATTCTAACATTGAAATTAATTTCATAAAAGGAATTTGTACGAAATTCTGATTTCCAATTTTCCCCAGAGAAGTGTCTTGTTTCCAACCTTTATTATTACCTATCACTAACGTATTAATATGTTTAGATACTAAGTGATTCACTATATCTCTAGAAATCTTATGAAAATAATCATTTATTCTGAGTTCCCTCTTAAGAGTTATCTTCTCTAATCTCTTACTCCACTTCTTTCTTTTAGATTTATTTGTTTTATCTAATACTCCTTTATAATATGCTATATCTTTATTATATTTGTGATTCCAAGATTTAACTTTCTTTCCAGACCATACTACTGGAATGTCTCTTAGAATATTAGTAGTTAAAGTTACTAAGTTATCTACTCCTAAGTCTATTCCTGCATACCTATGGTTATCTGGAAGAATTTGCTTTTCTTGTTTCTTATATACCACTTCTACTACTATATGAGAACCTCTCGGTATTATCCTAACTTGACATAAATCTTTATATTGTATTTTTGTGGTAATATATACATTATCTACTCCGCTAAATTTTATTCTACTATTACTTTCTAGTTCTTTTTTAGATATAGATTGATATGTATATACTACTACGAACCTACCATCTATTAGATCTAAATATCTAGGAATTTTAGGTCTTCTTTTAAATTTCTTAGGATTTCTTTTATATTCCTTGAGAGCTGCAAAGAAACTTTTAAAATTCTTATCTACTAACATCATAGTTTGTTGTGATGTTTTAATAGGTAATTCTCTATAATCAAATTGATTAGTCTTTTGAAATTCTTTCTGAATAGAGTAGTATCCTAGGTATATTCCAGAATTAAAATATTCTTGTCGAATCTTATATAATGTAGAATTATACAAGTTTTTTGATTTAAAACAAAGTTCATCTAGGGTCGGGAAGAGTGGATTATTCTTTTTTATCACATGTCTCTCCGTTAGTGTCATTTTCTTCTAGTTGTTTAATTAATTTTTCAGTTGCTCTTTTACTTCTTCGGATACCATATATTCTAGCACAGAAACTAGTAATAATAGAGATGAAGTCTTGTACTAGATCTTCTTTTTCTGATTCTAAGTCATTTACTATTTCTATTCTTCTATTGTCTAGTTCTAGAAGTTTTTGAATATAATTTAATCCGAATCTAGCTAATCTATCTTTATGCTCTACTACTATAATATCTACTGTTCGATCTAATAGTATTCCTTCTAACTTTGGTCTAGAATCATTTAATCCTGATCCAATTTCTTTTACTACCTTAGAAACTTTATAACCTTTAGCATTACAGTATGAAACTAATCTAGAGGCTTGAGTTTCTAGATTACTTCTATTTTCACTAGAACTTACTCTAGTATATACTACTACTTTAGGATCTTTTTTTATTTCTGGATCATCTTCTATTATCCATGTATGTCCTGTAGAGTCTTTTTCAGTTTTTACTATACCTTTAGAGATCCAATTCCATATTGTTCTATAGGTTTTTCCTTGAAGTTTTGCGTACGTACTAATTTTATACTTCATAACAATTTAGTTTTTATTGGTGAAATTTACAAGTAATATTCCTTATATTACACATATAAGGCTAACATAAAAATAGGGTAACAAAAAGTGGGTTATTTTAATACAATTTTAACAGTTTTAGCATCAAAAACACAAAAAATAACCCACTTTTATTTTTTATCCCCAAAATCAATGAAAACTTGGTAAAGAAAAAGAAGGAATGATTTCTCAATTCCTTCTTTATAATACCTTATTTAATAAATTCAATTTCTATACATAATGTAATGAATCTGCTCTAGTTTCTGCAAATTCTTTTTGAATTAATTTTCTTTTTATTAACATATATAAAATTAAAAAATAATAAATTGAAGAGAGTAAACTTAATTACTCTCTCTCTTTCTCCAAATTTCTTCTTGATCTTTCTCAGCTTTTTCTATATCTAAAAATCCTGTTTTTCGATTTATGTATTCTCCCACCTTATGCCCTGTATCTCCAAAAGGATAATCTGATAATGTCTTCAATAACCATCTCTTAGCTCTTTTATTCTTAGATATTAATAATAACTTAAGAATTACATTAATATCCTCGGAACAATCCAAAATAGCACTATCTAATACACGAACACTATAAGCATACATGTCATCCGTCTTTCTTTTAATTTTTAAGAAAATAATGTTAATATAGAATGTTGGAGATTTATCTAATTCAGAAATTTCTCTTTCTACTATTTCAATTAGTATCCTTCGATCTTTATAATAATCTTTTGTTTCATATTTCTCAAGATCGCCAAATGTCATTCGTTTCTTTTTTCTCATAATTTTTTCTATTTTTATTCATCTATAAGGCTTTTAATGTTATTTTCTTTTTAATAATTCATAACTACGAATTCGTTTCTTCACTCCATCTACTAACATAGTATTTTGAACCTCTTTTACTTCGAAATAATTAAGAATATCATTAGCCTTTGGAGTTGCTGTATAATTAATATTGGAGTATAAATTTCCTAGTTTTGTCTTAAGATCTGATAAACTATACTTTTCTCCTGGATTAAAATTTTGATGAATTGTGTTATTAAGTAATTCTGGACTAAATGTTACTATCCCAAGTTCTTTCTTTATTCTGGATGAATTATAGGACAAAGCTTTTAACTTTTGTGGACTTAGAGCTAAATAGTAAGATTTAACTTCATCAGAATCTATTATTTGTTGTAAAACTAAATCTATTACTTCTCTAGAAACAGGGTATTCACATAACATTTTAAGTTTATCATAAATAGTTGTTAATGTATCATAAATGCATAAAAATCTTGTTACATCTCTATTTAATATATCATCTTTTGTTAAACTAGAATGAATTGAACTAAATACACTAAATCTATCTCTATAATCTACTTGTTGAATCTGAAAAGCTCTAATTTCATTTACTAGTACAAGTTTATTAATAACAGGTTTTAAGATAATATCTCCATTAGAGTTAATTATGTGATTGACTGCTATATAATCGTTAAGATAATTTTTAATTTGTACTGCTTCTTCGAATTTCTTAACTAATGAAAATTTTGCAGTATCAGGTGTAGATTTATAAGATAATAGTAAATCATTTGTTGCTTTATTTTTTCTATCTAGAATTGCTTGAAAATCTTCTTTTTTCATTTCTCTATAATCTGCAGTAGTACGATAATAGAAAGTAGCACTATTTTTCCAAGGATTATTGAATAGTCTTTGTCTCCCCAAAATTTGTGGTAAATCTTCACTAATATCAACTGCTAAACAATCTGAATTAGAATCACTAAAGATAAATGATTTAGCGCATAAGCTATAAAAATCTGCACCTAAATAAACGGTACGTGTGCAGAAGGTAAACATCTTTGGCTTCTCTGTTTTCTTAGGTACCTTCCCTATTGTAAAAGATTTTCCTAATTTTCTTTTTATTCTTTTAGCATTATCATCAGTTCTAGAACAAAGAATATTTACCTGTTCTGGAGTTAATTCATTTTTCTTGATAATAGATATAATATGATTCACACTGTTTACATAAAATACTGCTTCATCTGATACTACTTTTACAGGTTGACCATCTCTCATTACTACTACTTCATCAAAGTCTTTTGAAAGATACTTTTGAATAATTTCTGAAGCTTTTTCACCAACTGATCTCATTAGATAAATATCTAATTTTGGTTTGATTACTCTACTAGAGTCTGAACTATACCAATCTAAATCAAAATAAGGAAGATCTTTAAATTCATCTAACATTTCTAGGTACTCATCCATCATAGGAGTTGCACTAACAAAGTATGCCGTTGGAGATTGTTTAAGATATTCCATAAATCTCATTTCAGTATTACTTTTAAAGCGAGCATCATGTAAGATACTTTGAAATTCATCTACTACTGTCACAAATCTTTCAAAAATCCTTAATTTTTCAAGAATATCTTTAACAATCCTATATGAGTCATAGGTTACGAGGATTTTGGCTGGTAAACCTGATAAATATCTTTGATAGGTATAAGTATCGATCTCTCTATATAGTCTTTCATAGATTTCAGAATTATCTTTTTTCTCTTCTACTAATACAAATTCTTTTGGTTTAGTATCTTTACTAATATCCTTATCAGAATCTGGATCCTTATCCATTTCATTAACTACTAAATATACATCATTTTCATGCTGTCCTTTTTTATTTTCTAATAACATTTTTCTAGGACTGCATAGGATAACATTCTCAGGACCATTAATACAGTATTCAGTAAATCCACATCCTGGAAGTTGTTTGTTTATTATACATTTACTTGGAAAATTAGAAAAACAGAAATCTTTCCATTCTCCTATATACCTAATTCCTCTAGGTACAATAATCTTATCTTTAATCATAATTTTATAAAGTTTTAATTAATCTATTATAGATTCCAATACAGAATCCAGTTACATAAAATTGAAGACTAGGGATACCCTTTATAATCTTCATTCAATTGTAAGGATTTAAGGTTAGTAGAAGAGCAAAACTACACTTTAAATTAAACATTTAACCTACGTACTCTATATAGTCTTCTAATTAAAAAAAAAGTGCATCAATATATTCGATCTCCTCCCAAAGGGAGATCGAATTCTTATAATCCATTTAATCTCTATATAGTTTATTCAGTCTAGAGCCCGTAGGGCCCTGGAGTGAACCTGAAGCTGTGCGTAATGGTGAACGGAAGGTATAATAATGGGTTCCTTAGTCTTCAAAAATAAGTTACAATAGATTAAAAATCTTATAAGTGTTATGAAGTTACCAATAAAATTTTACAAGTTTATCTCTAATATAGATTATTTTTCAGAGATACACAAATATCATAAACATGAGAATAATGAAGATATGATTATTGATTATATGATAAGTAATCTAGCTTTTCTTCTAACTCCTTCCAATTTTAACCAAAGAGCGTCTTATTGTTTTAATAATTGGTTTTCTATTCTCCTAGAAATAGATCCGATTAAATATAGTTGGGTAAAGAAAGTTGACCTACAATTCTTAAATAATACATCTGTAACTAAACAACAGATTATAGATTGGGAAGTACTCAATTTTACAGGGAAGAATAAGATTTTCACAGTAAAGAGAGAAAAATGAAGTTTTGCTACTTTAAACTTCTGATTTTCTTATATGTGGGAAAAAAGAACCCCAGACTTAATTGTCCAGGGCATATTTGATTATTTACATAACCAAATTGAAATTGCTCTCAAAGTCTTTAATAATTTAAAGCTATGAGAAGATATCACTAAGATTCTCTCAAAAGTCATGAACACTGTAATGAGTATGACTGATGAATAAAACTCAGGTGTTTGCATTTTAATTGAGTTTTTAAAAGGAAGGGTAGTTTTGATACTATTCTTCCTTTGATTTCCTTATAAGTAATTAAAAAATATAAGACTATGGAAGAAAAGATCGATTTACCAGAGAAAGGAATAGTAGTTGGCTTTGAACTTGAGAACTTAGAGGATTACTTGAATTGTACGGAGCATTTAGTACAGGTTCATGGAAAGTTTGAGGTCCTAGCAGAGATCGAGAAAAAAGTAAAGTACGAAAAGATTAGACACCTCGCCAAATTTCTCATGACGGAATATAATCCAGAGTTAAAAAGGAATGTGGTTTTTAGGTTGTCTAAGTTTAAAGAACGTCATGAACACAACGGCGAGACGGTTTATATAGCTTATTATAGGTTTGATGGATTTGTATCACTTTAGGAAATATAGGGAGAGACTTTTAAGGTTTCTCTCTTTTTTCTTTCAGGTACAACAAAAAGAAACTACACTTATCCATCTCGGACCAGTGTAGTTTGATTAGAATTATAGTATTTTAAGAAGTTTATCTGAGACATTATCGATCTTTATAGTTTCGTATGTTCCATCTCCTTTAAGCCAAATTAATCTTCTCCCCAGGATCTTTAAGCCAATTGATTCTAACATTAATTGATACATGCTAAATTGTAGGGTATAATGTCCTAGGGGTTCATCTATTAAATTATCAAAAGGAGGATACATTGTGATTCCCTTCGACCTCTGATAATCTTTCGTAAGTTCTTCATTTGTTTTCCAGTCTCCTATAATAAATCCAGGGTTATCAGGGGAATCATAGTAGAATAGAAGGTCGGTAGTTCCACAAAATTTAGTATTAATTTCTGGGATATACTTTGATGACATCCTGAATTCTGCACCGACCGGAATTATCGAAGGCGGTAACTCAGAATAAAATTTGAGGATACTTTCTTCTTTAGGTGCGAAGGGAATTAACCAACCCTCCTCTGGAATATATTGCCTTCGGATATTGGTCGGAATTAATTCAGGGTAACCACATTTTATCCATGTCATTGCTTCTCCAAATTCATGATACTTCGTTCCTTGTGTTACTGATTTTACATTTTTATATTTCCATTCTCTGAGGACATCTTCTTGAGTTCTTCCATTCTTTTTTGCATATCGTTCTGAGATTGTATGTTTATCGAAGGGTCTAACAAAGTTTTCGATTATATTAGAAACTGGTGTATATTCTTCAGTTCCTATAAAATACTTATGTCCTTCTTCTATAAATGTTATATCGGAAAAATGTTCAGATATTAAGTTTCTTGTTGTTTGTATAATTTCTTCTGTAGTCATATTCTTTTATTTTATTATCATATATAAGATTCACTAGTGCAGAGAAGAGCAAAATCCTTACTTATGATATGAAAATAATGATAAGTTTTGCAGATTTTGAGTATATACTAGAAAATCGAGTAGAGTTTAATCTGCTAAGTAAATTTAATCGTACTAAAGATCCAGAATTAAAAGCTATAATTTCTTTAATTCTTCTTGCTGAATCAATATCTAATGGAGCAATAATAACTTTAAAGAAATTAACGTTTGCCACTGCTTTAGAGGGTATAGATTTATGGAGAGGGAAAGTTAATACTAGAAGTTATGCGAAGATTAAAACAATAGGGGATTTGAAAGAATGGTTAAGATGTAATTTAGTTGGAAAATTGATAACAATAAAAAGACATGGAAAAAACGAGGTTAGAGTTATTGATTTATTGTTATCAAGAGAAGAAAATTAAGATCCGACTTTCACAAGCCAGATCTTATCAGAATGATTTATATAATTATTTTTTATTTTTTATGCATATATAAGAGTTTGGAGGATTGAGAGATGATATCAATAATAGATGTTTTAAATAATGGAGAAGAAATTGCAAAGTATTTAGAAGTAAGATTTCATACAATTAAATATGCTGATGACTATTACCATAAGTTTATCTTAATTCATTCTTTGTGTAAATATGCGAATAGTTTAGATCCAGTTTATCACACTCTTATAGTATATCATACAGAGTTGATTGGGTGGTCTAGTGAAATCGATCTTAATAGTATAGGAAGTATAAAAACTAAGGAAGATTTAGCAATATGGCTTAAAGATAATTTAGTGGGAAAAATAATAACACTTAAGAAATATGGAAAGAATAATGATTTCGTATCCTGAATTCTTAGAAAATCTAGAAGAGTATAAAAATAAATACTCTGATTCTAGGGGTTCACTTCAATATAGAAATAAAACAGAAATTATGTTGATTCAAAATTTAATATTTCGTTTGGCAGATATTCATCTTTATATTCTTAGTTGTTTAAAAATTCAAGGAGCTGGAGGAAGTTTTATTAGATTAAGTATTCCTAGCATTAATAGGATTATAGATGAATTAATAAAATTATATCCAGAAAAATATAGTAAGTGGGGATATATAGACTTAGACTCATTTAATCTACTTTATGGAAGTGATGAAGTTATCTTAAAGGAAGTAGTTAAATTTTTTATCGGGAAGATTTTTACAATTAAGAAAATAAATGAAAAGAAGTCTTATACCGTTTTTAGAATTTCTTAAGATATTAGATGATCCAGAAGTAAATTCAGCAGGACGTTTAAATCGATACTTTTCTTGGGGAGAAGATACAAAACCAGTCGAACGAGGAATGTTAATTGGGATAGGGCTACAATTAATAAACTCCTATATATTTTTTGATGAGTCTCATAAATTTTCTAAGAACTCACTTCAAAAAGTTGATAATATTATAGGTCATCTTATATCAACATTTCCGAAAAAATATTCAAAGTGGAGGAAGATGAGCCCTGAGATATCAAGAGTTTCTGAAAATCTCTCTGAATATTCATCAAAAGAGGAATTTATATCCGAGATAGCTTGGATATTTGCTGGAAAACTTTTTAAATTAAAAAAGACAAGAGTTTAATTCTCTTGCCTTTATTTTTCTTTTTGAAAAAAAACAATAGAAGAATTTCAAGACCTTTTCATTTTACTTGATTATGTACTCTTGTAAAATTACTTATCTATTATTCTTCCATCTACTTGTAGGACTTTAGCATGAAATTAACTACTTAATCCTCCTACACTGTTAACCATATACAACAAGGTAGCTTATAAGAAAATGTTAACTATCATAAGCATATAGTTAATTTAGGTTAGGCTACCCGTGACTTCCGCCCGGACCGAACACCTAATTCTTTCATATATAAGAATTTCAGGGGTTTAGAAATTTCTTCTGAAAAAAAATGGTAATGGACCAAACTTATTTCGCAATCCACTACCTGACCTGATAAATATTCCAAAAAGTCGTACTTACTTTAAGTTCAATTTATCTTAGCTAACCTTTATCGCTACAAGGGTATATCTTTTTGAAGTTCTAATAGTTAATTTCTTAACTATCATGAGTATTTCCCAAAGATAATAATTACAAATACCTTTATAGAATTTTACAGTGACCTTAGAGGTATATAAAATTTCTATCTTCTACCATATATAAGAATTTCAGGGGTTTAGAAATACCCAAATTTTTGTAGATTATTTATTAATTCTTGTATATTATCATCTATCTTTTCTTTTTCCATGTTGTTCCAATTAACTCTATCATTTTGTTCTGGATTACCAAATATTCGAGTTATCCAATAGGGGATTTTAGTTCCTCTTATATTATCCCATCTAGATGTGTTTGTTTTTTCAGAAAGTGCCCATAATACTTCTTCTATTGTATATAACATAGATTGGTGAATATGTAATGATACTTTAAAAACAGATCTCATTATTCCTATTATATTATCTAGGAACATATTTAATTGATCTTTATTAGTAAATACTCCAAAATTTCTCGAATCTATATTATAAATATCTCTCAAAGTTAGTATTATTCCTTTTCTAAACTTAAAATTATTATAACCTCCGATATATCTATAAAGTTTATCTATGAATTCTAAGGCTCCTTTATTACTAATGATAAAGTTATTAACAATTATATCAGAAAAATCAAACATATAGTTATTATATACATTTAATCCAGATAAACTACTATAACTATTTTTAATATTTTTCTTGATAGATTTATAGAATTTACCTCTTACTATAGTACTTTTTCCATATTCATAAAAACGATATGTAGGAAGACCATATTTGAAGTACATATAAGTATCTCTAACTCTATCATCAATAGCTTTTTCATCATGAAAACTAGAATCAATTTCTACAATGAATTTCGCTTTATAAAAGAAATAATCAGAAAGTATATAATGTTTCTCCCAAAGTTCTGTTCGAGTTTTTGGAACTTTCTCTTTAGTTAATATTTCTTTCCAGAGCTCTCTATCCATTATTGGAACGGGAAATTCTTTTATATACTTTGTAAAATCTTTTTCTTGCGTTAATTCATTTTTTATTTTTTCTATATCTTCTTCAAACTTTTTTGAAAAACTACTTTCATTAGCGATAAGAGCATCTCTTCTATTTTTAATAATAGAGATGTGAGTGTTATCTTCTTTTAAAAGATACGTTGGAATGATATATCCTTGTTCAATCTCTTCTGCATAATATTTGCATCCCATAGCAAATATCTTAATTAGGTCTGTATTCATAAGTTATATTAATTTTATTTCTATTTATAAGGTTTAGACCTTAAGAGCCTTATATGTGTAGTTTATTACATGAAAAACAAACTTAAAAGAAATGAAAATTGAACAAGAATTAATCGATGAATCTTATAGAGGATTCGTAAGAAGAGACCTAGTAGATCTATACCAAAGATTTATAGGTGAAAGAAGTGGAGGAAAAGTACATAATTCATCATTATCTAATGAGATAACTCCTGGTAATGATGTAAATGTTAGTGAAAGATTTTTAAATAGACAGAAAAGGAGGGGGATTAAATTACTAAGATTTCCGAAAACTATTCATATAATTAAAAGATGTTATGAAGAAAGGTTTGGTGGTTTTATTGAATCTGTCTATACTATTGAATATGGAATTTTGCATTTAATGTACTTTGATGAGAATGTATTAATTGAATTCTCTAAAACATTTCGATCTCTTGAGAATGATAATATAGATGTATTGAGAGAAAAACTCAGAACTGTATTATCTGGAAAATTATAGGAGATAATAAATTCATTTCTGTAGATAGAATAGAAAACCTAAGAATCAGGAAATAAAAAAATTGAAGGAGAACTGTAAAAAGTCTCCTTCTTTTATTTTTCTTCTTAAGACATGAAATCTAGCTTTTTTGTTTTTACCAGATCTAAGTCATTAAATGGAGTACCTTCGATTAGATTTACTCCTGTCTGTTGTAAAATCCATCCAAGTCCGGTCAAGTTTCCATATTCATCTACTACAATCTTTTTATCCCATATTGTTAGTTTAGGGAAATATAATTTGTAGTCCGGGAAAATCATACTCCATTCATCTTCATTTTCTTCTAAAAATTTATCTAGTTCGGCATGGGTATTTATCTCTTTCATTCTCCCATTCCATATCACATCAAAACACGGCCGAAGAATATATGGACAAACTTCGACTCCTTGATACTCTCCTGGTTCTGATGTTCTAGAAATAACTTTACATTTATTTCTTACCAGAGTCATTATTTTGTCCATTGAGTAGTCGGCCGTATTAATTATCACTATCTTTCCGGTTATATATGTTGGATTCTTTGGGTTAACGTGAATTAGACTACCTACCGAAGGATCTATCTCTTCTTGTAAGTAAATAGCCTCGATAAAAGCATCTAATCCATTCCCATAATATACGGAATTCATTTTTTTATCTCCTTCCCTAGTAATATCCCAGCAAATTCAGTAAGATCTACATCCCTAACAAATACATCAACTGGCTTAATGAATATAACAGTCCTTTCTACTATTGTCCCATCTTCTCTTACTGCTGATACATTATATAGGTTTTTTGATATTTTAGGGAGAAATGATTCAGGTACATATTTCCAATCAATTGCCATAGCTTCATCATCAAACATCTCTGATACTAGGTATTTTTCTTGTTTCATATCTTATATTTTTTAAAGTTGATTAATAATTTGTTCAGTATATGCTACCGGATCGAATTTCTTAAGCTCTTTCAATCTTGTCTTGAGCTCTTTTATACGATCCGAAGTATCTTTATTTTTTCTAAGGTAACTGATAGGCTTTGACATAACAGAACTAACTATTTCCTGAGGCATTCCAAATACTTTCATAATCTCTTCGTCAGTTGCTTTTGGATTTTTGTTTAATATATAATCCGAAATTAATGGAATAGCCTCTAAAACCGCAATATCAAAAGTAGTTTTTTCTATCTTCTTCTGATTTACTTTTACAATTAGATCTATGTAATTTTTATAAGTATAATCTAACCAATCATATAAACCAATTCGAAACATTGTGGATCCAGTAGTTACGTTTGTTGTGTAGTTTGTAGCACTATAGCAACACTTTCTTGCTAGATCTTCAATTTCTTCAATAGATATTCCTCTTGCTCCTGGAACTTTAGATATTACCATTTTAGGACCATTAATATCAGTAAGATCTTCCATATATACTTTTCCTTCTTCTGCAAGTTTTTTAAACTTTTTAAAATTAGGTGTAAATAAGAAAGTATCTCCTTCAAATAATATTCCTGGATTACCAAAATCATCAGTTACTCTTGTTAATTTGTATGAATATATTACTCTACCTTTACCTGTTTTCCATAATCTATCAAGTTCTGAATTTTCTTTGTCAATTATTAAGTTTGCATTCGGTTCTAGGAGTAACGGGTTATTATTTATATAGGCTTGGTATAATGATTTCGGACTAAAATTCGGATAATCATTCTTAACACCTATGCACAGACCAGTTACCGATGTTTTCATGTAAAGACAAAGAGGTATAGGAAGTGGAAGATAAGATATTTCCATTGGTCCTACTGGCGATTCTACCATAGGAACCTCTTTCCACAATTCTCCAAGTACTCTATTGTATACATCTGAAACCATTTGTTTTGTATATCGAGGAGCGGCATACTGATTGTATACACCATTTATTTCCGTATATCCCCATGAACCGTGACCTTCAAAAACTCCAGTATGTACGAGATTAGCATTAAGTTCTTCAATACCGGAAAGACTATGAGGATGATAGTTTGCTACACTTGAAATTACTGTAGTACTAGGTATCATCTTCCCTTTTGGAAATTGAAGAGCTGAATATATTAATCTTCTATAACTAGGTTTACAACCATCTTGTATAAATGCTGTATGTCTTTGATTATTAATATAATTACCAAAATCTAAAAAAGCATCTCTTGCTATTTCTCCAATAGCTTTTTGTTGAATTAATTCTTCTTGTGTAATTTGTGGTAATTCTATTTCTTTCTTTTTTCTAGCCATATTATTCAATTATTCTAAATTCGTCTAAATTATACCAAAAATCTTCAGATACTCCTGCTTTTACTGAAATCGATTCTTCTGAATTAAGATTTGTTATTTTTATTGAGAAAGACATAATTCCTCCTCCAATTCCACTTTTAGATATAACTACTGGTGGATATTCTAGAAGAATTAGGTCTCCTTGTTTAATATCTCTTATAAATTTTTCAAAAGTTTTACTCGTACTGTAGCTCATTTCAATACATTTCATTGAAATTACCTGAACTGTATATTTTACTGTAGGTAATTCTTGTATATTGAAATTTCCCATTTTAAATGTTTCCATGATCTATTACTTGTATTTCTTTCATAGCATCCCAAAACTCATTAATTGCACTTTCAGGAACTATTATTGATTTATTACTTCTAAGATTTGTTATCTTAGTTCTTACAGATTTCATTCCTGACTGTGAATTTCTTTTAAGAATAGGAGGAATTTCTAGAAGAATTATATCTTCTGGGTTAATTCCATCTAAAAATATTTCCCTTTTCTTATTATTTATGTAGTAAGTATTTTTATCCATCTTAGAAATTACTTTAATAAAATATTTCATTGTTGGTAATACATCCCTACTATTTTCAATACCATTAATTTTATAAATCTGTAAATCCATTATCAATTATTTTGAATTTCCCGAAATAATAATATAAGATATTTAATTCCAGAGTGCTAAATTTCATACTCTTTTTATTCTCTAAATTAGTAACTGTGACATATCCTTGAAGTAATAATGAATATGAAATCATTACTAAATCTCCTTCATTCAGATATAAGTTTATGAATTCTTTTTTCTCCTTATTCATTAACCTATAAATTTCAGAATTTTTATTAGTTAATATTTTCTTAGCTCTATCACAACATATATTTTGTGGTTCACCAAGTAATATTACTATTTTAACTTCTGGAATATTTGGATATTTATAAGTCTGTGAATCCATATGGATTAGTTATAATTCCGGCATCAAATAATAGTTTTTTTCTTTCTTCAATATCTTCTGTCAGTTTCATACTATAGTCGAAACCATCCGGAGTTACTTGAATTAATTTTCTAGTTGCCGGATTATAAAAGATATCATAAATATCTTCAGAATTAAAAGCTCCTAGACCTTTTCTGCGAAAAAATGGTTTACTCGGATCTAATCCTATCGGAAATATTCCATTATCTTGTAATGGATCTCCAGGATAGAACTTTTTATCACCTTGTTCAAATATTGGTGACATTATTTGATAAACCATTCCAAAATCTATCAAAAATCTTCCGAATTTTCCAAATAAATATAGAATTAATTTTTTTATCTGTTCGCCATCAGGGTCCGCATCAACTGCGATAACAATTTTACCATAACGGCTGTATTTTTTTATCAATTCATAAGCTTCTTCAAAAGATTTTGCATCCTTTGTTACGTTATTTACATCCATACCAAGTCCAATTACTTTGAATATAGTATGAATTTCTTTATTATCTAGTGCCTGATCTACAGTCTTATCTAGCACCGAAAGTATCTTACCTCTTAACGGGAGTACTGCGTGGAACTGAGTGTTATGTCTTCCACTTTTTAGTGATCCTGCTGGACTTAGCAATATGTTAATAATTCTATCAATTGATTCTTGATAGTTCAGCATATATTTTTATCTATTTTATTATAGATAGTGAATACAGTATGCGTTACATCAAAGAATTTATCTTTGACTCGGTATTAGATTTACTTAGGATATTTTTTCTCTAAGGTCTTTCACCGAATTTACTCACTTATAATTTAAGACATTTCTGATTTAAACGGCCTAATTTGACCTTCACAGAGGAATAATTCACAATCCCATCTGTTTTTTCCAGTTGCGTCACTAAAACCCTCTATTAATTCAACCCTTGACTTAAACATATTTCTTCCCTGAGCATCATCAATCATTTTTTGCGCTTTTTCAGCTGCCGAGAATGATCTCATTGAATTATAAATAGTATTCAATCTATCTACATGTTCTTGCCAATAGTCAGGGTTAGATCTAAATATTTTTATGAATTCTTTTACTAATGCTCCTGTGAAATCCGATTGTTTTACTTTCCCAATAGATTTTAATCGTACTTTAGTTTGACTATCGAACGATATTACCTCTGCCAGGAGCACAACACATGATTTAAAACCATTCATAGTGTATTTATGAGTAATTTTATACTCAGCTCTAATTGCTTGGTCAAAACATGCTTCTATATAATTTAAATGTTGTCCCGTATTTACTACAAGACCGTTCACACTACCATAACTACTTTTATTAGACATCTCAGGATCTACATCAAAATATATTAAAACTTTTACTTCTGAATTTTTACTTGTATCTTCAGGAATAATAGTTTTAATAATTTTGTATTTATAAATATCAAGATCTGCAGCTGTCATATTTTTTCCATTTGCAATAACAGTTACTTTTCTTTTATAAAATTCCTTCATTATAAGAAGAAAATAGTTTAAGTTATCATATGGAATAACAACTCTAGGGTCAGGAACATATGTAGTACCTAGTTTGAATAAAACTATAGTACTCATTCCTGTTGGTAAATTCACGCCAAGTTTTTTATTTACATCAGAAAGTTTCATAGCACCTTCAAAAGTAAGATTACCGTAATTCTCATATACAACTATATAGAATAGATCTTTTTTACTTCTAGGTCCTTGTGATTCCCAAAGTTGTTTTACTTCTGGAATAGATTTATCATAATTATCTTGTGTAATCTTTGATAATAAAATATATTGTTCAGAAAGGGCACAGGTACAAGCACTTCCTACACCGTGCAAGTTTTCTATGATTTTCATCATAAGTTTAGACTATCTCATCTAAAAGTTCAGTTCTGTACTTAGTCGTTAAACAATAAAATAATTTTTTATTGCTTGGTATTAGATTATTATATCTTTCACCAATTTTTGCAGAATTTTCTTAGGAAATGTTTCCTAAGCCGCCATCTGACGGCCAATGTGAGCGCCTGTATCGTCCCCCTTCCCATTAAATTTACTTCCAGAGTTTAATGTACTTATAGATAAACGTGCCATAGTTTTTCCAGGTATCTCACTCATTCTTAGTGGAATACCCCAGCTATTATCTGCTACTAGATTAAATCCATTATAATTTTCTGTATCTACTATGATTGTTGTTGCATCAGGATTATCGTAAAGTACATCTATTGCATTATCTATAATTTCTCGAAAAGCATTACATGCACCTTCACAAGGTTTTCCTGATGGATCTGGAGCAAGAGATCCTAACATGTAATCCGGATTAGTTAATACATTTTCCGGCCATTGTAATAATCTAATATCTCCAGGTCCTTTTTTCTTATTTTCTTCCATAAATAAAATTTAGTTTATTAAAAAATTTAATATTAATTAAATATGTTTTCATTTATAAATAGTGGGAAGACAATACAATAATATCTTCCCATCTATAAGGTTTACATGTCTAATGGTTGGTTGTTTTCAGGATCTAATGCAGTAAGATGTCCTATAGATTTTAAAATGTTCCATGCATCTTGACCATTTAAAACGTAATAATTATTTATTAAAGTATTTGATTTCAAACTTCTGTAAATTTTTCTTTGAGAACTATTAAGGTGCTCATCTTTGTATAAATCTTTTAAATTAGTATAAGTTTTTATTATTTTTGTTTTATCTTTTGAAATTATAAAATATACGTATTTTAATTTATTAAAAAGTGCATCATTATCACCTTCTTTAATACATATATAAGATTTTTTACATAACATTGCAGATAATAAAGTTCCTGAAAGATTCAATCCTTTATTATAATCTGTTCCATATATAAATTCATATGCTTCTCTAGTGTGTGTCTTTAAGATAATATCTCCATATAAATTACAAACGATAATAGTATTACTTATGTACTTTATTGTATTAATATTATTCATATTCTCTTTATTATTACATAGTTTAAGATTATCAAAATGATTATTTTTTCGATCTCTATCAATATGATCTACAATTTCTCCCTTTTCTAAATTTCTTCCTAGAATATATTCCATTATAATTCTATGAGCAGGGTATGTTTTATGTTTAATTGATACATGAACATATCCAGTAGTATTTCTTTCGTCACTATAGTATGATAATTTCTCATCTATTTTAATAAATCCTTTTTTACATACATACAATCCTGGATACTTCCAATGTTCATACCATTCATAATCATCTAGATTTCCTGAAAATCCTGGAATAATTCGATTTGGTTTTTCGTATTTCCAAATCATCCCTTTATAAGTTCCTCCTTTAATCGCAGCAGACTCTATAGAAGATCTTACATATTTACTTGGAGTATCCCTTGCATAAAATCTCTCAACTTCTTTTCCATCTAGGGTATATCCAACATACATTCCTAAAAATTTTGTATTTCTTAGTGATACTTTATCAGTTCTCCAGTTTTCTTCTGGAGTAACCCACTCTAAATTATTTAAAGTGTTATCACCTCTATTATTATTTATATGATTAACTACATTATATATGTTTGGATTAGGGTTATTTAAGAATACAGAAGCAACCATTCTATGAACACTTGAATTAATTGATTTAGGCTTTCCATTTTCTCTATAAGTAGAGGTAAATCTTATATATTTATTCTCACTAACTACCTTACTTAATAATCTTCCAGTTTCTAAATTTTTCATTTCCCCTCTCTTATTTACTCCATATCTTCCAGAAATTTCTTTAGGAACTATAGGAGCTTCAATAGGCATAAATACATCATCGGGTAAGAAAGGATATTTTTCACGTTGTACAAAAATTGAAGGTAAATTCTCCATAACTAATAAAATTTAAGGTTTAAGTTTTTCCAATTTTTCTAGAAGGCCAGAGAATATATTACGTCCTCTAGCTTTTCCATATAACTCTTTACAATACCAAGAGAGAATGTCAAATAAGCTATCTTTTTTATCTCTTGGATTAATTTTCGCCGCCATATTTATCACTTCTATTTTTCTACCGTTTTGTTCTAATAGTTTTAAAATAACGCCGAAATCAAAAATACTAACTCTATCGGCGGTATCTACAACTATAATATCAACGGTAGAGTCTAATATAAGTGATTCTAATTTTGGCGAAGATTCTGTAGGTCCTGATATCTCTGAAACTGAATTAGAGATTTTATAACCTTTGGCACTACAATAATTCAATAATCGTTTTTCTTGTTCTTCTAATTCATTTCTTTTATCTTCAGAACTTACTCTAGAATAAATTACTGTAGTTAATTCTTTTTCAAGTTTTTCCTCAGAATCTACAATAATCCATCTATGTTTAAATTCATCTATTTCAGATTTGACTACTCCTTTAGAGATCCAATTCTCAACAGTTCTTCTAGTCACTCTGTGAATTTTTGCAAAAGTATTTATTCTATATTTCATAACACAATAACTATAAAATTAAACAACATTTTCGTATTATTTCATATATAAGGCATACATTAGAAAAAGGTAGCGAAATGTGGGTTATTTTTGATGTTTTTAGCCATCTTAACCTATAAAATGAGCCAAAATAACCCACTACCCTAAGAGAGGTTGATTTTGCTCTTACAGATGGTTGAGTTCCTTAATAATGAAGTTAAAGAAAAAATAAAATCCCTAGAACCGTTTAAGTCCTAGGGTAAAAGAATTAATCTACTCTTTTATTTTTTAATTTATCACACTCTATTTTTGTTCTTGCCAAAGCAATAGCGTGATTGAATATATCTATGAGAATGTTATCATCCTCTAGAAATATCATCATTAGTGTCATGATAATTGCAATGATGATATGTTGAATAATTTCTTTATTATTCATAGAAATAATCATTTTAATTACACCTTTTTCTACGGATTAAATTTATTCTATGAATTTTTCTTTAACTTTAAAAAATTAATGCTAGCTTCTTTTGTATATCTGCAATATATACTTTAGGAGCTAGCTCATTTATTTTCTCTTCATATATAAGGCTTTGAAACATTTTTAGGCGGAACTAGTTTTTAACCGGATTCTGCATTACCCTGAAAACCTTATATGTGTAGAAAGGAAAATAGAGTTCCTAAGAGGTTAAAAATAATACCGTCTAAGAAACCCTATTAGCCTTATATATGTAATAAAAGATAGAAATATCTGATATTACCTAAAGACATAATATATCTGATTTAAAGGATATATTATGTCTTTTTTACTTTTTGAGACAATAATAACGCAATGCCTGAAGCAAATAGAAGGCAAATAAAAATAATAATTATGAAAAATTTAAAAGAACTTTGGTCAGCAGTATTAGAGGGCCAAGAAGAGCAAAAGAACAATTATTATGCAACTCTAGTTCAAATTGGAGTTCATGGTAGATCAAAATTTTCGATATTAGAAGAGGATATCGAAAATCAATTCGGCGAGAATTTAAGAGAACTATTCATGCCGAAAGATTGTAATAATCGCGTAAGATCGATTGTTGTGATTGAACGATTATCAAACGAGAATGAGGAACAAAAATATACAGTCTTTATATTAGAACATTCTCAAGATCAGGAAAATAACGAATTTATTGCTAGATTAAAAAATTACAAAGGCGAAATCGTTGGAACAAAACTGACTATGGATGAGTATAGAGAAGAGTTTACAAAATCATTTGATATAACAACTATAAAATGTTGGAAGGATATTCTCGACTTGTTTGAAATCTAAGATTATTATGTATGGAGAGGGATAAAAAATTCCTCTCCTTTTATTTTCCTTCAAAGCCTTATATATGAGATAAAAAAGTAATAATATACTCCTTAAGCAATAATAAAAAGCTTAGGGAGTTTTAAATTTTTATAGTATGAAAAAGACAAATAGAGAAAAAATCAGAAGAGAATTTCAAGAATTAAAAGTTAAGTTTGAAAAGATTAATTTCAAACAGGTAAAACTTGAATTTGAAAAAGGAACAATTACTGAAGACGAATTTATTGAGAAATCAAGAGTGGTCTTTGCATTAAAAGCGAGGTTTGAAAAATTACTAGAAAAAACTAAGTGCCTAAAATATCAAAGCAAGGCGATTAAGGAACTTTATGGGTCAATGAGAAAATATTGCATTAAGAGTGATATTATCGATCCTTGGTATAAAGAGATAATAAAAAATTTACAAGTTCCATTTATTTTAGGATTAGCCTTAGTAGCTAGAGATCGAGAACTAGTAAAATTCGGTAAATCATTTATTAATGGAATTAAGAAAGTAGTTGTTTAAAAGAGGGATTAATTTCCCTCTTTTTATTTTGTACGTTGAAAAAAAAGATAGATATAGTTTTACTATATCTATCCTTAATAATTTATTTATTCTTTCTATAAGAAAGAGTTTCCGGATTATTCATATTTTCTTTTTGAGTTACTTCTCTTAGATTAGAGTATTCATTATTAATTGTCTCTACAGATCGAATAGGTTGAATATGATCTATTACATTATTTTCTTCTATCTTTTTCCCAGAAATAGTTTCATAAACTAATCTATGAACTAAAATTGATTTTCCTCCGATTTTTATTCTATACCTTTGTTCTTTTTCTTCTAAAGTACCTATATTTTCTACTCCATTAATCCTTAGAATTCCGCAGAGATTGGCTTCAACTTTATGAGAAGTAATAAATGGGTTAAGATACCATCCATTTTCTATAACTGGATGACGAGATTTATAATCTTCGAGTGTTAAGTCTATTCTTTTCCATTCATAACCTTTGTAAGTAATTCTAATTCCACATAACACTTTTCTATAGCCTGGAAAATATTTCTTTAGTTCACTAGCATTATACCATTCTTTAATAACTTTTTTATCTTTTGGATCGATTTGAAGATACTTGTATTTATGACAAAAATTATTTAATCTATTCTCTGCCTTATTGTTTTCGCTATAAGTAATCCACTCTAGATTTTCTTTACAAAAATTTAAGGGATTTAAATCTTTATGGTTTATTATATTATTTACTTCTGGATATAAATTAGGAATAAATAGATAAGCGATTAAAGAATGATTATAAACATGAATACTAATATCAAATAAAGAAAAGCTTCTTTCGGGATATATTCTTCTATTTGAAATTTTATTTTTAAGATTAGATTTTCTTACTTTTCCTTTATAATTACATTGAATTGCACCATACTTATTAATAAAGTATATATTAGATAAATCATAATCTAATAATTTTTTAAAATTTTCATTTCGATCAATTAATTCAAATTTAAAAAATTTTTCAAGATCTATCCATTGATTATCTGGAATATCATCATAATAGTACTCCATAAGATCATCCGTTTTGCGATTTAAAACTAAAATTTTCTTTTCTCCAGAGTTTAATTCTATTTCTGCGACATCATAGTAGTCTTCGGGGTAAGATTCATGATGTTTAAATAGGTCTCTCCATTCTGATGAAAGTTCTGTTTTTAAATGATTCTGTAACATAATTTTAATAAATTTTAAGGTTATATAAATTATATATCGAGTAACACAATAACAATTAAGGAAGGGTTTTCTTATAAGTAGCTAATTTATAATACTCACCCTTTTATTATGTTACTAGATCAAAACAAAAAGAACAACTACAAAATTTCTTTTATAATTGTTCTATGTCATGTATTAGGGTTTGAATTCCTCAGGCCCGCAAATTCTTATATATGATATGAAAACTTATATAAACAAAATTAATAACAGTTATGATTAAAAGTATTTTAGAACAAGATCTTTATTGTTTTAGTGTATCACATTTCTTCTCTAGAAAATTTCCAGATAGTATTGGAGAGTTAGTATTTTTTGACCGAAACAACACAGAGTACACTGAGGAATTTGTAGAAGAATTTAAAAGAAATCTTTACACAATTAAAAATCTTAAACTTCTTCCAGAGGAGTTTGAATGGGTAAAGAATAGAATTAAATACATTCCAGAATTTTATTGGGAATGGTTAAGACAGTGGAGATTCGATCCAGAGAAAGTTAACATTTCTTTAGACGAAAAACATCATCTTAAAATCAGTGTTATCGACAAAATGTATAGAATGGCACTTTATGAAATACCAATTCTTGCAACATTGTCAGAGATGATGCATAAAGAAGACAAGGTTGATATGTCTGAAGTCTTAGGAAAACTTGAAAAGAAAATAGAACTTTCAAATAGAGAAAAGCTTTGGTTCTGTGAATTTGGCTTACGTCGAAGATATTCATTCAATGTTCATGAAGAGGTAATTAGAATGTTGAAAGAGAAATCAACTTATTGTACTGGAACTAGTAATGTTTATTTTGCTATGAAGTATAATATGATTCCTCAAGGAACTATGAATCATCAGCTTTGTAGTTTTATGAATAGTATGTATGGATATCGTCAAGGATCGTACGTAATGATGGAAAATTGGGAAGATGTATATGATTCTCAGCTTGGTTGCGTACTTACAGATACGATAACTTCTAAAGCATTTTTCGATCAGCTTTCTAGAAAACATGCATTCTTATTTCCAAGTTTTAGACAAGATTCTGGAGATGAATATATGTTTGTGAATCTTATGATTAATCGTTTGAAAGAGCTAGGAGTTGATCCTAAAGATAAAACAGTGGTATTCTCTAATGCACTTGATATGGAAAAATTCAAAGACATTTCTGAATATTGTGCAGGAAGAATCAAAAAAGCTGTCGCAGGAATAGGAACTAATCTTACTTGTGATATTCCAGGAATTAAACCTGCTAATATAGTAATGAAATTAGTAAGATGTAGGATGAATGAAAATAAACCTTGGATTCCTTGCATAAAACTTTCAGACGACTTAGGAAAACATACTGGTGATCCGGCCGAAATTCAGTTATGCAAAGATACGTTAGGAATAGAGTAAAAATAATGAGCCTGGGGATAATTTCCTTGGGCTCTTTTTATATCAATGACTTATGTTAATAATATTAGATCCAGCAAAAATTAATCTTAGGGATGCAAAAATTTATACAACACAAGAAGAATTAGAAGAAACATGGAAAACGCCTTTAGATTCCATTCTTCCTTCTCTAGGTTATACTAGGACTTATTTTGAATTGATGAAGTCGAGTTTAGGAGGCGTTACAATAGGATCTGTTTATTATCGAACTGTGGAGGATCAAAATACGGCCGGTGATATTATTGAAAGAAATACATATATAAAAGTTCAAAATATAACTTATACATATTCGAGGTATTATGCTTTTTTAACAATTATAGAAGACGCGGCCGGAATAATATCTGTTTGTCAAGGTTATGTAGAGGCAGAAAAATTATTATCTGATCCTTGTATTGTTGAGATTGATAGAATTCCTATATCTATACGTGAAAGAATTATAAAACTTATTAATGTATGACAAAAAAGCGTGAAGTATATAATGAAATAAAATATGGTCTATGTGAGCTATTTCCGACAGAACATGGAAATTTCATGATTAATAATTCAGATTGTTCATTTACATATTCTAAGTTTTCTGATTCTGGAAAAATTTTATTTTATGGAGAGATGTCGATAGGTGATAAGATAGAATTTTCAGTATTTAGAACTAGGGAGGATTATCCAGATTGTATTGTTTTCTATTTTTCTTGGATGAATGTTTCCGAGATGAAGAGAGATGTACAAAAAACAGAAGAATGGTTGGGAATATTAAATAATGGATTTGAGCATGAAAAAACTAATAGAGTCTCCTAAAGAATGGCTTGAGTTTTATAAAAAACTAAATAAACTATACAATTTTCATCTTGAATACTATGGTCCAGAAAATGATTGTATTAAGGGATATACAAATCCTTATTTCTTACCAATCAAGTATCCTGTTATTATATCTGGATATAGTACTATTAGTGGTAGTGGTATAGATAATTGGACTACATTTACATTTACATTTATTTATTTAACTGACTTTTTTAAAGATGAAGACTGCTAAAGATTATATAGATTTCTTAGTACAGCGAGGATATAGTTCTGCAGGAAATCAATTTATATGTGGTTACTTAGAGTATACCGATTTAGAAAAGAAAGATACTTTAGGGCATGTTACATTATTTACAAGATATACAGAAGAATATACCAAAGAACTAGAATCTCTTCCTGAAGGGACTGAATTTGAGATTGATTTTTCGAGAGTAGAAGTCACAGGAGCATGGTTTAAGACTTTGATTACTTATCCAGAAAAGACTAATTCTTTTTGTGATGAAGGAACTGGAATAATAGTAGAAGGTAAAGAGTTCGAAGATAATTTTGAGAAAGTATTATGGATATCAGAGAACCCAACCGAACATGAATTAGGAACTATTAGAGCACATTATAGAAACTTAGAATACTTTATGAAAAATTTTAAACCAATTCTTATGAAGTATGATTTTTATGAGTGTTATGATTCATTTTGGGATATCACCGAAAGACATTCCTCGGCGCCTAGATTTGATTATAGGCATGTAAATACTAGATCTGATTTTGATATAGATTTTATATTTACAACTAATCCTATAACTGGAACTCTTGAATGTAATGCGCCGAGTAAATTATTCGGTGATAAGTCCAAGGATTTATGTAGTTTATCTCCTGAAGAATTTGAAAAATATTTAATCGAGAATTATTTTAAGGATAATTTAAAATTTGAATATATTCTCAGTTCTGATCCTAGATATACAAAAGATAGTTACATTGAGATTATGAAATTAATGTTTTCTTTGAGATATATGGAAGATGGAATAGGTCAAGTATATAAAGATATAGATTTTGGGAAAATACCAGAAAAGTATAACGATTTAATTAAAGATTATAATGAAAAGAGGTGATATAGGATTATTATCTATTGGAATTAAAAGAAGATTTAATCCAATTATAGGAATAGGATCAAGTCAAAAAAATATAGTAGAAGTAGAAAGTTTATTAGAAATTCTAGCCGAAGAAAAGAAAGTACAGAAGTTTATAGATTCTTTACAACCAGGAGATATTATATACTGGAAAGATCTTGATGTGATAGAACTTGCATGGTTTGAAGTTAAATTCCTAGAGGTATTTGACATAGAAAGACGAGAACTTCGAATACAAGAGATTCATTCTTTTAAACAATCTGTTAAATTAATCAGTGCTTATGATTATCTTTCAGGAAGTTTATTAACTAAAGAAGAATATGATAATCAGACTATATAATAGATAGAAGAAAGAAAAAGAGAAGAACAATTAAAGTTTCTTCTCTATTCTTTTTTTACTTCAAGATAAATTTTGAAGTTGGATCATCTCCGATCTTATATTGTAACTTTCTGAGAGATCTGATAAATGCTTTTTTAGAACCGTATGTTGATCCTCTTTCTAGTATCATTGTATCTTCTGTTTCTCCTTTCCATTCTAAAATTTCAGGATCATCTTGAGATATAGATTTTTGTGTCCTTGCTATCACTACATTCTTCTTCCATGCATTCCTTCCATTCTTTAAGTTGATTCTTTTTAGTGAATTTACTGGAACTATACACCTAGGATTAAGTACTAATAAGCATTCTACATCCCAACCATAAAGATTAAAACTTTTTCCGTTATAGTATAATCCACTAAACTCAGGCATTCTAGTTTCATTTTGACCATTCTCTGTAAGTAATATTCCATCATAACCTTCGGATACCATCTTTTCAAAATCAATTAAATAATCTGAAAGAGCAGGTCGAAGTTTTAATATTCTTTTAAATGGTACTTGATATAAATCTTCTAATGTATCAATGATATAAATTTTAGCTGTAGAAGAAAGTTTGAATTTAAAATATGTTTGTAGATCTTTCTTCCAGGATTCCATTACAGATATTATAAAATCTCTCCATCCCCATTTAGAGTCTATCGGAGAAGCCCATAATCCAGCTTTAGGTTTACACCATCCTTTTCTGTTTTTAATTTTTCTGAATTTCTCTGGGTTAAATTTCTTTTTCCCATATACAACAAATTCTTTTTCCATACTTCTTTTTTATTTTGTACACTAATAAGGTTTTGAAGCGAAAAATAAAAACCATAGGATAATTTCCTATGGCATAACAAGTTCTTTCATAAGTACGTTGTATAATAAATTTATTATTTTCGGAAGGCATTTTTATACAACGTACATATATATTTCTTCTTTATTGGGTGGTGTAGCAATTAATTAATCTTTAGTCCTTCCTTTCCTTAAGATTTTATAATCGACCATAATATCTTGGATCTGGTGTTGACGAAGCTTCAATGATGTATGGAGATATTCTATTCCAATAAACGCCATTTCCCATATCAATAGGCTGTCGATATCCCCAAGGGTCACCATAGTAAGGTTGACTTAGATAACTATTTCCATCATTTCTAAATATTCTGCTAAAATTATCTACTACCATTGTCAATGATTGAACGAAAGTAAATAATCTTCCACAAGTATCCTGAACATTTTTCATTTTCTCGACAATATTACTATCATTCCTATCTCTCTTTACTTGTTGGATTTGAGTATTGTTATTTGATTGAAACTCTGATCCTGAAGAGAAACTTGGATCGTCAGGAATACTTTTTTGTCTAAAACCACCATTTTGATTGCCATTATTAGTATTGATTTTATCTACACCAATAAATACAGCTACGCCTGCAACTGCTGCAACTAATACTTTGAAGCCAACGCTTAAGATTTTACCGTAATTCATAAAGCTACTAATTTTTTTTTATTAAAATGTTATACTACCTCTCAGTAGCTTTACTCGTGGCTTCTCGTTTACACTCACCCGAATTCATACTAAATTTTTAGCATCAATTTTACTTGTTTTTTTAATCACTAAATTGTTAATTTTTCTATTTGTTTTATAGACAGAAACTTTAGCGCTTATTTTTCGTCCATATATAAGAATTTCAAGGTTTATGCTCTTTTTGCTTTATTTTTTAAGTGAAAGCCTAATTATTGATAAGAAACTCTGTTTGAAGAGTTGATTAATAACTAAAAAATAAACTATCTAATGATTTATGGTTATATACGAGTATCTACAGAAAAACAAACAGTAGAAGTACAGAGGTACGAAATAAACAGGTATTGTAGGGAAAATGGAATTGAAGTAGATGCATGGATAGAAGAGAGCATCTCAGGGGCTATAAAACCTAGTGCTAGACTTCTTGGAAAATTAATATTAGATCGAATAAAGAAAGGGGATTTAATATTAGTTACTGAAATTTCTAGACTTGGAAGAAATGTATATATGGTGATGTCAATTATAAATCATTGTATGTTAACTGGAGCTGCTATCTTACCTATCTGGAAAGGGGAAATAATAAAAGAAGATTCCCTGTCCGTATATGAAACTTTCTTTGATATAATTAGTGCTCAAAAAGAAAGAGAATTAATAAGTCGAAGAACAAAATGTGCATTAGCTATGATGAAATCTAATGGCGTTAGATTAGGTAGGCCTGTTGGAATCCCTAGGAAGCGTAAATTAGATGGAAAAGATAGTGAGATTACGAAATTACTTGAAAGAGGATTGAGTAAAGCAGAAGTAGCTAGAAGGTTAGGAGTTAGTCAAACAACATTATCAGAGTTTATGAAAATAAAACATTTATAAATTAAAAAAGTTATGAATAATAAGTTTATTTTAAATTTGGAGAATCAATTTCATGGAATACACACGAGATTGAAAGAACTGCATTTCTCAGCACCCACTATGAGCATCCATAAATTAATTGATGATTTTGATGGTGAATTTCAAGATTTTGATGATGCTCTTATGGAAAATGCTCAAGCTCTCTGGGGATTTATTCAACCAGGAACATTAAGCCCTATTCTTCCAGAAGCATTAGAATTTGAAAATCTCTTAGTAGATATTAGAGGATTACTAACTGGAATAAAAAGAGAAGCTGGAGATGATTTAATGTGGTCAGGTATTATTAACAGAACAGATGACTTTTTCGAAACTGTTAATAAATATATTTACTTGATCAAAATATGTAAACATGACGCTGCAAAAAGCGAATAAAAAAAAGAACTAACCTTGGAAATAAAATCCTTGGTTAGTTTTCTTTCTCTTCTAAAATAAACCTTTTTCTCTAGATAGTTTAAGAATAGAATAATTGTAATTGCTCATATAATAAGCAGCATTATCATCTATGTTTATTAATCCCTTTTCATAATTCTCTATTATTGCTAAAGAATTATATAGGATGATTCTAATAAATTCTTCTTCAGGAATACTTGGTTTTTCAATAGTAATAATATCCGAATTAAGTTTTTTAAAATACCTAAAACTTTCTTTTGTTATTAAATCCAGTCTATATATGTATCTTGTCATATTTTTTGCTGTCCAGATTTTTCGAAATGGTTTTTCAAAATTACTTAAGGTAATTGAAATATAGTATTTACTTTTACCTAAGCGATTATTATCCTTTAAAAAACTTACAATCTTTGAGATTTCTAGAAGACGATTTCTATTTCTATTTCCTATAAATGAAAATACACTAAAACTATTTGATATTGTTTTATATTCCTCAGAAGTTAGATAATTTTGAGCATTATGTATATCTACTAGTTTAAGAGGAGTTTCTATTATATAAGCTCTAAAGTTTGGTGTGAAAGTTATCATGATAATTTTTATAATTATAATATAGTTCATTGAGGTTATCTATATCTTTTTTAACACTAAGAAGTCCAGTAGTAGTTTTTATTATTTTAATTAAAACTTTTCGAATATCTTCTGAGTTGATTCCAGATATAGTTTCTTCTTTTATTTTTACAGTATCATATCTTCCATAATAAATAAAACAAATCTCCTTATATTTTATATGGTGTAATAAATAATTAAATGAGATTCTCTTTAATCGATTTTGAAATAAGAGACTAATTCTATTATCTATTATTACAAAAGTGTATTTATTATTAGTCTTAACAGTGCAATAATAATATTCAATTTTTATACTTTTCTTATTCATAACAATTATAAGAGTTTAAATCCTTAATAATGTAATAAAATAAAAAAGAAAATGTTAAAAGATTTATTAAATCGATTAGAAGAAGCAGAATTTTTTAATAAAAAGAATTATTATGAAAACTTAAGAAAGGAAGTTGGTTCTAAATGTGTATATTATGATATTCCTATATTTAGTACGAGACTAACTACTATTCATTGTTCTCTTGAGGCTTTTAGAGGTTTATATGGGATTATACCAAAGCCAGAGGGATATGAATTAGCTGTTAATAATCGTGGAAGTTATTTAATCACTATCTTGTCAAGTTTAACTACAAAAGAAAAGGTAAAGTGGATATTTAGAAAAACTAGTAGATTTGTTAATAGAATCACTTCCTCACGAGGAATAGTTGATGATGAAACAGAAGCTTATATCTTTGGATATTTAGTTTCTCAACAACTTTTAGATTTTATACACATAGAAGATCTTCTTTTAGGGATAGAGAAGAAAAAAGAAATTTCTGGAAAACTATCTAAGGGTGATTTAAGTTATGTAATGTCAACTTTTAGAACTTATTATGATAAAATAAATAAAAATATTATTAAGATAGCTCCTCCTCCAGTAGATGGTATGGTTTATTCAACTGCTGGAGAAAGAAAATTTATAATGATGATTCCAAAAAGAAAAAGAATGACAAAATCTGAACTTTTAAATACTTGGTCTCATGAATTATATCATATAGCTAGAAATTCTTTTGGAGTAATGAATCGAGAATATTTTTACCTTGAAGATATTTTAGTTGAATATATGGAGAAATCTTTACCAATCTTAAAAGAACTTATATGGAAACGGAGGAATATGTAAAAGTAACTGGATATGTATTCTTGTATGATCTAGAAGAAGATTTACAAGTTGTTACTGTAATAAGACTAGAAGATGAATTGTCTCGTTTAGTGCTTACTCCATGGGATAATGCAGATCCTGAAGAAGTATTTTTTGGGTGGACTGATAATCTCAATACATGTTATATTAGTATTTCAAGTTTTGGTGAAGTTCTACTCTTAGATGCTTTCTTAGATAATGTTAAAGATCGTCTAATGGCAGTTCCAGGAAAATTAGTAGTAATGAAAGATAAAACTTATAAAATAGAGATATGATGAAGGTTATAATTTATTTAGTATTATTAGTTGCATTTATCCTATATTTAGGACAAACAGAAATATCATTTTCACCGTTTAGAATTAAAATAACTGAGTGGTATAAGCCTTTAGGAATAATTATTATGATTATCGGGTTTCTTATTTATACAGGAGGAAGTGAAAGAAAATCATTTAAAGATGGTTGGACTAAGGCAAAAAATGAAATAATCAATGGGAATAGATAGTTGGACACAGACTAGAGTCAAAAATAAAAATACTGGAGATATAGGAGTTATTTACAGTAGTGGTTTTGATTCAAAGGGACATTATTATAAAGTATGTTGGGGATCATCTATACTTCCAGAAAGAATGAGTATAGATGATTTTGATAAAAAATGTGAAATTATAGAACATGATTATACATCAATTATCCCTCAAATAATGGAATATCTTAAGGAAGAAAGATTAGCCAGAATTCCTCAAGCAGTAGCAAGAAGGTTAGATCCAGATTATTATAAAGTAGGTGATATTGTTTATTTTCAGTCTCCTGGATATTTATGGGGTAGTGGTGAGTATGCAGAATTTGGACCAAAATACCCTTTAATAATTACAGAAATAAGACAAGATTGGGGTAATGAATTTAGATTTAATATTATCTTAGATAGATATCGTCCGGAATCACCTTTAAATCCCAAAGGAGAGTTTTCGATTTTTTTCGATCTAACTAATTTTTATAGTACAGATGCATATAATAATTTAGCACGTTATGACAAAGAATACTAAAAGGAGACTATACTATCAAAAATATCTTCCAGGAGATATAATTACTTGGTTCAATAATGATATCTATATCAATGAAATCAATCTTATTAGATTAGTAACTGGTGTAGTAGGTTTTTTTGGAAATTTTAGATATGAAACTGTAGATTTAGAATTAGGACGTTCTTCAGAACATAGATATTATGGAGAAAGAACAAATATATTGGTATCTAATACTGATATAGTAAATAGTAGGTTGATTTTTCGATCTTTCCCAGGGATTTCTGATATAGTATGTAAAGAAGTATGTAAATTTTCTGGAGAATGTGATTTATGTAATTTCAAACCTTCTATCAGACCTAATAAATTCTTTTTCCCTGGAGATAAAATAAATAGCACTCTACTTATTTCCTATCCAGTAAATAATCGTAAAGGAATAGTTAAACGTGTGAGAATAAATGAAAGTGTTCTTATAGACTTTGTAGAGGAATTAAATGAAAAAAGTATTGTTACTTTGGATTTCATAAAAAATAGAATAAAAGAACTTGTAACTCTTGAAAATCTTGAATATGGAGTTTTTATGGAATATTCATCAAAGGAAATAAGTCATTTTTCGAAAAACCTTAGATTATTTCAAAGAAGAGTATATACAATAGATTCAGGGAATTTAAATTATTGTGATCAATGTGTTCTCTCTAAGGATAATTGTAGTGAATGTGGAGTTATGACATATAATTTATTAGATAATTCAAAATCATTAATGATATGAAAACAAAAGAACAATTAATTAAAGTTTTTGAAGAAGTAATAGAAGATATTATTTCTAGAGAGTATGAATGTAAGGATAATTATATAGAATTTCCAGAAACAGATAGATTAATATATGAATCAAAAATGTATAAGTCTATTCAAAAAGGAAATAATAAACCTAAATTTCAAACTCCTCTTAAAATATATGTACAGAATATAGATACCTTTGAAAAAGCAAAGGAATTGGGTTCAGAGTGTGCAGTTCTTAATATGGCTTCATCTAAAAGACCAGGTGGAGGAGTTGAAACAGGTTCTAGAGCTCAGGAAGAAGAATTATGTAGAAGAAGTAATTTGCTATTATCCCTATATTTATACTCTCCTGAAAAATGGGATGAATACTTTGGAGATTATTATTCAGGAAAAGTTCTTAATGACTTCTCCTACCCTATCCCAGTTTATGGAGGAATATATAGTCCAGGAGTATGTGTTTATAGAAAACCAGGAACTTATGAAACTGTAGATAATTATTTTAAATGCAATGTAATTTCTGTGGCAGGAGTAGTAAGACCAGACATTGACAAGAGTACTGGAGAAATGATGAAAAAATATGTTCCTGTTGTAAAAGGAAAAATAAGAACAATACTTAGAATAGCCTTAGATAATAATCACACCAAACTTGTTCTAGGGGCACTTGGATGTGGAGCATTTAAAAATCCACCTTCTCATGTAGCAAGATTATTTAAGGAAGTTTTGGAAGAACCAGAATTTATTGGAGCATTTGAAGAAATATGTTTTGCTATTCTCGATGATGGAAATTCAGGAAGAGATCATAATCCAAATGGAAATTTAAAACCTTTCGCAGATGTGTTTGGAGAAAAGATCTAATTTATTAAAAGAAATTTGTAGAAGATTAAGATATAAACCTATTATAAAAACAAGTGATGGAAATTATACTAGAGTTACAGGAGTTTATTTTGATGATTCTGGTAGTCCTTGGTTTAAGTTGATAGGTTCTGATAATTGGTATACTTTCTCAGTAATAGATAAGATTGTTCTTTATTCTAAAAATCTCATTAACAAAGAAATTCGTATATCCGGAGAAACAATAAATCCACTTGTAAGATTTGCAGAAGAACATGCGAAAAAGAATTTTACAGATGAGGGAATAAAAGCATCATTGGATTCTAAAAATGAGAATTATGTAAAAGTAGTAAATGGTAAAGGAGAATCTATTGCATCATATGATAAAGATAAACCTTATTTTTATAATTATGGTGTAGACTTACTTTTAAAGTATATGATAAATTTAAAAGATTGTTCTGGATCTGATTTTGAGATAATTGAAGAAGATTCAGAAGATAATCCATTTTTATATTTTGGATGAATTATGGAAGTAGGAAAGATTTATGTAGATTATAAAGATGGACCTGATGGTTGGTTCGGTTTATTTAGTGGATGTGAAAGAGGAGTATTTAATTTTCCAAATAATCTTTGGAGATGGTATGTAATAGATTCAAGGATTGTTATTAATTATCCAAGAGTTGATAATTATTATGGTCGAAGAGTAGCAACTGTTAAAGAACTTGAGAAGATTGAGTCTATTCTTGAACATCTAGGGTATACTTTGATACCAGGAACTTTAGAGATTTCAGAAATACCTGTTAATAATATTTCAAAAATTATAGAAAAATTAGAAAGAGGTGAGTGGAGTCTTCTCAAAGAAACTGAAAAAATAAAAATAATAGAAACACTTAAAGGCTATGTTAACAACTGAAGAATTATTTAGAGAATATATTAAACTATTCACATTAATAGTAGAAACCGCCGGACAAACGGAAGGTAATAAGAGTTACAAGGAAGTTACTAGAGTTCTTAAAGAAAATGAACATATAGTGAAAAAGATAATTGAAGAAGAAATGTCTTTTACTCCATTTGTAGCTTCTCTTATATTCTTTATAATCAAAGATATTCATGGGACAGAAAAACTTAGTGGAGAGAATTCTATGGAAACTATAAAACCACTAGTAGATGATTTCTATGTGAGATATATAAAGAAACCTACTAGAAAATTTACAGCAAAGTATGGATTACCAGCTGTAGAAGATTTAAATACTTATATCAAATTATATCTTGTTTAATTAAGAAGTGGATATTTTTAATTTTGATATAGTTAATCAAGAAATGATTGGTGGATTAGTAGTTGTATCATATTCTTTTCATTACAATATGCTAGATTTCTCATATACTTCTCCAAAAACTAAGAATATAAACTTATGGCCATTTTATAAGAAGAGTTATAGTATTCCAGGAAAAATAAGTGATAGTACTGGTAAAATAGTAATAAATGATATTCTTAATCCTATAGAAGATGGAAGTATCTTAGAAATTAATGATACACCTCCTGGAAATGGATATAATAGTAGTTATAAAGTAGTATTTTATAATAAAAAATGTTTTCTGCTACCCTTCATAGAACTAGTTTTTGGAGCTAAGAAGGAATTAGATGAGAAAGCATATACTCTTATACCTACTGTAAAAAGATATGAATTTAACTTTTCTACTATAAAAGATTGGTCATCAATTAAAGATGATAGTGTTTTATGTAAAAAGAACATCATACAAATTCTAAAGAAGGTGAAAAAGACAATCGGTAATAACCTTATAATTGATAAACAAACATTGACAACTGTTAATAATTTTTATTTATGAAAAATTTTAAAGTAACATCAAAAGAAAATGGAAAAGAGTATTGGATCTCTAGAGCAAATGCAGTAGTAGGAATTGTATATACTAGAGATAGCAATGGTCGAGTAATGTTTTTAGTATCTAAACGAGGTTCAGGATGTCCAGATCATGTTGGAAAATGGTCAGTTACTTGTGGTTATCTTGATTGGGGTGAAACAAGAAAAGAAGCGATAAAACGAGAACTTTATGAAGAACTTGGACTTAATCTTGAAATTTATCCCAATGAAGCAATTGATCATTTTTGTACTATAGATGATCCGTCTCGAGATGTTAGAGAAAACATAGTTTCTAGATATCTTATTCATGTAGATTACATAGCTACTCGGAAAAAATTAGCTGATAAGGAAATTAACTGTGATACCGTATCAAGAGGTGGAGAACCTAATGAAGTAGATGATATTAAGTTTGTCCCAGCAGAAGATATTGATAGTTATGATTGGGCGTTTAATCATGATCAGGTACTTAAAGAGATTTTAGAATACTTAGAAACAGGTCGAAAACCTAAATATTGTGAAGAGTAAAGAAACTAGGGATAAGCTCTTCTTATGTTTAATAAAGATTAATAATCAGAAAAAATCCTAGTTAGTAATCAAACCCGAGGAGATAATTCTTCGGGTTTATTTTCCTTATATATGATAAATATAAATATAAATAAATATAGAATTATGAACAGATTTATTAATTGTGATTGTATTAAAAATAAGAAAGGTGAATTAATACCTTTATGGAAAATAGATTGGAAATTAGATAGTGAGTATCTTGATAAGGATGATCTAGAAAATAGTTTTATTGTTCCAGAAGATAGGAATATTGGTGATTTTATAGCAGAAACTGATATTGTAAAAGCTTTATGGGATTTGATAGATAAAAAAGTAGTTCCATGTAAAAGAGTTATTAAAATTTATTCTGACTCGACAGGAAGGGTTGGATTGAAAGAGGGTGATGAAATTTATGTTAAACATAAATTTAGCTCTAATGAAATTTACCCAACTAAAATAAAAACAATAACTCAAGGAATACAAGAAAATGTTTATTATACTACAGAAAATCATCTAAAAAAGAACTGGTTAGGATCAGATACTGAAATTATAGAAGATACTATAGTAAATGATATTCCTGGAAATAATGTTGTTCAGATAATAACATACAGGAAACATTATGTTCTAGAAGACGGAACTGAAACTGATTACGATTATGATTTTTTTAAATTAAAAGAAAAATGAGAGAATTTATTTATGCTAGTTACCTTCGAATTACATCAGAAGAGTTTTTTGATTTAGCAGCTGAAGGGATGAGTAAAGCTTATGAATCTTATAAATCTAGTTCAGAAACTTATAAAGATCCTTTTCTTCAATTTTGGGTCTATATAAATCCTAATCTAATTCCAGATAGTTATATTGATACTTTAAAGAGGGTGTTAATTGATGAATATGGATGGAGGATTGTTGATATAGAAAAACAACTTGAAGAGGGGAAAATCTATATAAAAACTGAAGTATAATAGTAGATGATGAAGTCCTGGAAAAATTAGTAAAACTTGGATATAAACAGCCAATAAAAGAAAAGAGAATTGAGGTAGAAATAGTAGAATGGATAAGATTACATAAGGATATTATCATTCTCGTATATCCATTTACTAATAAGGAATGAGAGAAAAGATTTATATTTGCTATCCCAATGGAGAATGGTTCATTGAGTAGTAATAATCTAAACTATCCTTCTTATGAACAAGCTAGGTTAGAAGGAATAAAGAGCGTATGTAATGAATTATTAAGAAAGTAATTATGAAAAAGTTATTAATAATCGTCAGTCTTGTTATAGGATTAGTGAGTTGTGATAGTAAAGGAAAAGATTTACCACAATATAAAGTAGAATATAGTAAGGAATTAGTTATAAAATCTATTGATAGAGGATTAAATTCTTACGGCGTTAGTACTATTTATTACATCGCTGGGGACGAAATTGGTTCTAATGGAGATATTAGATTAAGTGAAAGAATTCCTAGTAGTAATAATCCAACATATAAAATAGGAGATAAAGTATTATTTTCAATTAAAAAGATAGAGAAAAATAAATGAATTTTTTACTAGTTTTAATAGCATTATTATTAGTAATTGCAGTAATTTTTAAAATAATAGTTATTATAGGAGCTCTCACCAGAAATAAAGAATCTGTTTCTGGATGGGTTTCTAGATTATATACACCAAATTATAAACCGTATAAGAAAATGGAAAAAGATAAAAAAGATCAACTTCTTGAAGAGTTGTTTATGCAAAAACTAGAAATAGATCTCGGAAAAGCAGATGGAACAAAAGATGAGGTTTATCTTGCTGATGTAGTTGAAGATGCTTTGGTTGATATCGAACTAGCCATAGAGGAAGAAGTTTCAGAGCAGAGATTTTTCATATGGCCAAAGGAAAGGGAGCGTCTAATTAAAACATGGGCTAAATTTATTCCTAATCCAGCTAATGGAGGAGATGATGATTTTATTGTATTTGATTCTTTCCGAGGTGAGTATACATTTGGGGAGAATGGATTTACTCCTTTATGTAGCTCAAAGGAATTAAACGGTTACTATAAAGACAATAACTTAGAATATATAATTAAACAACCTAGATATTAAATGAAGAGGAAAGATTATTTATATAGTATTATCTTAGATCAAAATACACCAGAACTTAGGAAAGAGTTTGAAGATCTAGGATATTCTGAAATGGTTGGAACTGGTTTAGCCTTTAATCCAGATAAAGGAAATTGTATTATTACTTGTGCAGAGACTGGAGAATATACAGCTATAACTCGAGAAGCTATTAAATTTTCTTCATCTGGAAAAGTATCTCTTGTAAAAAGAATTCAATGTGGAGTAACTAAAGAACTAGCTCTTGGGATAGCTGCTCTTAGAGGAGATACAGATTTCGGACAATGGTTTACTAATGGAGAAGATTGGATAAAAGATAATCAAAAGAAAGGTTATCATAAAGCAACCATAAATGAACTTCAAGATAAATTTCCTAGAGAAGGTATTCAATTTCTTAATTCAGCTTATATCGGAAAAGTTAGTAAGGATATAATTGAACTTCTAGAAGATGTTGGTTATTATGATAGTAAAATAATTGATGGAGCACGTGATATTAAAGATTGGAAGGATTTTTCAGATTGTGGAATATGTACCTCTAATCATGGAAGCTACACAATTATTCATAAATCATGTTGGGAAACAGCAAATCCTCATGTAACTTGGAACTGTGCAGGAAGAATTGATTGTGGGATTGATGAAGTTAGATTTTATCAAGTTATTACACCTAGATTATAATGGTTAAGGAGTTAGGTATAATTCGAAGTGGTTCTGGTGGAATAATTGGATGTAAATCAGCGGCAGATCAAGTATACTATTATAATTTAACTATAGAAATCTTAAAATATTTCTCAGCATTTCAGATAGATAATAAAATTATAGTTACTTATGAAGATGTAGAACATATAGATAGAGTAGAATTATCAAGAATTAGCTCTGGTTTTTACTTAGATATTTATTATGATTTATTTATTCATACTAGATTAATGATCTTAGATGATGAAATTCCAAACTCTCTTAAGTATAATTGGAATGTGAGAACTGAAAGAAATTTACATGAAACGATATTTATTTTTAATTAAAGAAAGATGTTAGAATTAAAAGCTGTAGAATTTTTAAAAGAACTGTTGGGATCGTATAGTCCTAGCGGTTTTGAACAGGAAGCAACTAGGGTATTTAAAGATTATTGTTCTAAGTTTGCGATAGAAGAGTTTACTGATAAAATGGGAAATGTAGCATTTAAGGTAGGTTCAGGGAGTAAGAAAGTAATGATTTCTGCACATATTGATGAACTTGGAATGATGATACAAAATGTTACAGACCAAGGAATGCTAAATATTATTAATCTTGGGGGAATAGATAAAAAAGTTCTCCCAGGAAGTATAGTTAAAATTTCTAAAATTGGTCACCCAGGAGAATATGTAACAGGTATTATTGGGAAAAAGCCAATTCATGTAGAGTATGATGATAATAGCAAAAATGAATTAATTCCTATTGAAGATCTTCTTGTTGATATCGGCGCTGAATCTAAAGAAGAAGCTATGAAGTTAGTAGAGATAGGTAGTAGAGTTGTTTTTGAAGCAAATTTTATAGAACATCTTGGGAAGAATCGATTTGCATCTAAAGGACTAGATGATAAGATTGGAGTATTTATTGTTGCTGAAGTCTTAAGGAACGTGGTGAATTATGAAGACTTTAAGGAACTTTTTGATGAATATACTTTTTATGGCGTGGCGAATACTCAGGAGGAAGTAGGTCTAAGAGGTGCAATGGTAACAAGTAAAAGAGTAAATCCTGATATTTCGATTGATATAGATGTTACTTTCGCCACGGATGAAGGTAGAGGAATAAAACCTGAGTCCTATGGAGATATAGAACTTGGGAAAGGACCTGTTATCATGAATGGACCTGATAAATCTTGGAATCTTCGCTGTAAAATGATCGGAGTTGCTGAGATTAATGAAATTCCATATCAACTTGCAGCTTCATATGCAGGAGGAACAAATACTTCAGCAATTCAAGAAGGTGCTTTTGATTGTGAAACTATGTTAGTATCTATTCCTCAACGAAATATGCATACTCAAGTTGAAGTATGTGATTATCGAGATGTGGAAGGTGCTATAAATCTAATCTCCAAGACATTATTAGAGATTACAAAATAAAGAAAAATAATTAGAGGACTTTTTACAGTCCTCTTTTTTTTTATATTTCTATTTTCCCTAGATTAATAGGTTTTTCATAATTTCCATTTACTTTAGAATTCCATATATTATAAAATAATTCTCTATAATTTTCTCTAACTTGATATACATCTCCATAAATAATTCCTAGTACATTATAGTTATTTTCACTAAACATTCCAATCATTTTAACAAGTTTAGAACGCATTTTATTTTCAGAGAAAATGGATTCTTCATAATTCACAGGATAAAAATTAAGAATCCTTCTCTTATAAAACCCTAATTGTTTTTCTTTTATTGAGTTAGGAAAGTAAATAACATGTCTTCCTAATAATCTTTCTGAAAAATTATTATCTACTAGTATATTATCTCCAAACACTTTTTGATCTTTTATATAAAGTCCTAATACTGGATGTTGATCTACTGATGAAGAATCTATAATATATTTCTTCAATTCAATTCCATAAGTATTTCTCTTCTCCATCCATTCTTTCATGATAAAACTTCTAACTCTAGGGTTTAAATTTTTTGATAACTTAGCTTCATAACATCTAATCATAATTCTTTTATTTATTTTCACATATAAGGAACTTGGATTTCCTTATAAATGTAATAAAATAATCATATGAAAAAGAAGAAAAAGAAATTAATCTCCCTAGCCGAAAAAGTTAGGAAAGAATTAATAGAGTTAAATAAACTTTATAGGAAACGTTTAGTAGATTCAGTAATAACTAAATTACTTAAAGTCCTTGAATTTACTGGATTAGATACACTTGAAGATCTTGTGTTTGATTATAAGAGTTTAGAATCTAAATCTATATCAGGAAATATTCAAAAATTATATTATGTAAACAAAACATTTAATTATATTAAAGTTGATATGGATTATGGAGAGTACTCTAAACATAATTTGGATATAGAGGATTTAGATACTACAGATTTAGAGATTATTGTATTTAATAATATTATCGGATATTATAAAGAGAATAAATTAATAAAAATAGCAAAAGATTATGAAGATTAAAAAACCCTTTACAACTGCTGGATCTGGAAAAATCTATTTTATATCAGATCTTCATTATGGTCATGAAAATGTAATAAAATATGATTCTCGACCTTTTAAAGATGTAACTGAAATGAATAATTATATCTTAGAGGAACTTAAAAAAACTAAAGAAGAAGATATTATATTCGATTTAGGTGATATGTTTTGGAAAATGCCTGTTGACGATATAAAAGATGTCTTAAATCAGATTCCTTGTAAAAATATTTATAAAATTGTTGGGAATCATGATAACTATGGACTTTATTTTGATCAGGCACCACTTAAAGGGTATTTCAAAATAATCTCTGATATTCTTGATGTTCATATAGAGCATTCAGGAAAAGATTATATGGTAACTATGTGTCATTATCCCTTTGTATCTTGGAATCATAAACCTCATGGATCTATTCACTTATTTGGTCACGTTCATGGTCACCTTACTGAATATATTAATAGTATTTATGATCTTAAAGTTGATGTAGGTTTTAATTCTGAGTTAGCAAAATCTCTTGGAACCTTCTTAATACCATTCTATGAAATTATCAAGCATTTCGATACTAAAACAGGAGGAATGAATTATAAAGAGTGGACTCTAATTAAATGTAAAGAATTATGAGAACAGTTTGGATTTATTCATTACAAATATCAGATACTGGAAGAGTTTATAGAGATATTCCACCATCTGAAGCTGAAGTTGTTGATGAATTTGGTGGTATTCCTAGGATAGTAAAGATACTGAATAGCGGGAAAATAATAAAAAACTATCAACTTCATTATCAATTCTTTAATACTCCAAGTGAATGTATTGAACACAGGAATAAATATATCGAAGATAAATTGAAACTCTTCGAAACTCAATGGAAATCCACCGAAAGAAATCTTAAAAAACGGATAATAAAATGATAACACAATTAACAGCGAAAGAAATAATGAATCTCCCTAAGGATAAAACATTTTGGTATAGTTGTATTAGTTTTAGGGAGAAAACTTTTAGATGCTCTAGTATCATAAAACCAGCAGAAATTATTTTAAAAATTGATATAGATAATTTATTATATCTTCGAAAAGTTTCTGATAATTCTGTAATTAGATCTTTTCAGGGTTATAAAGAAAGAAAAGATTCAGAATGTAAATTTTTTGTGAGAATATTCGATACTGAAGAAGAATGTAAAGAATATTATAATGCTCAAATTCATAATACCGTAGATCGACTTCAACATTTTTATGAAGAAAAGCTCAAATATATAAAATCTAAATTAATATGATAACAGAAGAATTATTATCAGAATATAGAGACAATTCTAAGTCACTTTGGTATTTTATGTTAGAATTTTCTAGTAAATCTCATAGATGCACAAGATTAGTAAAACCAATCGAAGTCTTAGTAACTAATTGGGATAAAAACAATGATTATTCTCTTACACTAAAAAATAAAAATAAAAATTTAGTTTTCAAAAATTATCACGTAAAATATTTTCTACCATATCTTTTCGAAACAAGAGAGGAATGTGTAGAGGCTTATAATGCGGTTATTCAGGATCAAAAAGATAAACTTCAACACGATTATGAAGAAAAATTAAGATACTTAAATGCTAAAATAGAAAAATTATGAAACAGCCAGAAACATATGAAGAACTTGATAAACTTATAGGACAAACGTTCTGGACTTTTGGATTCTATATCGGTCCGTATAGTTATAAACTTGAAAATATAAACTCTCCGCAAGAAGTAGTTTTAGGAAAAGAAGAAGGATCTGGATATAGAAGAAACACCACCTGGTATCCTTTAAGAAACAAAACCACTAATATGATAGTTGGCTACTTTCAATTAACTCCTAATAGATATAACTTAGATAATTATAAACTATATGAATCAGAAGAAGAAGCCATTGAAGGTTGGAACTCTACTATTCAAAATCAATTAGATCGATTAGAATTTGATTATGAGAAGAAAAAGAAGTATCTAAATAAGAAAATTATTAAAAAATGAATAAGATAATAATTGATGGATATTATAAAGAAAAAGAGTGTTTAGGAAAAATCTCAGGAATTATTTTTAAAAACTGGGAAGATAATGAACCTATAGACAGAATTTCAATTATTATTAACAATTTTGATTCTTATATTCCTGGAGAATTTTATAAAAGAGAACTTCCTGGGATTGTAAAATTATTAGAAAATATAGATCTTGATAAATTCGATACAATCATATTAGATTCTCATGTTTGGTTGTGGAATGATGAAGAATCTTTTGAAAAACCTAAACCAGGACTAGGAGCACATCTATATAAGAAACTTGGAAGAAAGAATCTTAATATTATTGGAATTGCGAAAAGTTATTACCGTGATAATAATCTACATACTTTTCAATGTTTTCGAGGAAATAGTAAAAATCCTTTATATGTAGATTCAATTAATCAAGATAAAGATTATTCTGAAGTTATTAAAAGTATGTATGGAGATTTTAGAATACCATATCTTATAAAATTAGCAGATACAGAATCAAAAATAAATTTCAAATGAAAATGATTTATGCAATAGAACAATTACCCAAGAAAGAAGATACTTGGGTATTTTTGGGAGGACCTATTCAAGGAGCTCCAGAGTGGCAAGAAACAGTTCCAGATATTCAGGGAGTAACTTGGATAAACCCTAGAAGAAAAGAGAAAATTTCTGGAGGTTTATCTGATGCTGAATATAAAAAACAGGTAGATTGGGAAACAATTGGACTTAGAGTATCAGATTTTATATTATTTTGGATCCCTGAAGCTGTTGAAGATATACCAGGAAGAGATTATGCACAAACTACTAAAATCGAACTTACCGAAAATTTAGTTAGAAAGAAAAATATAATCTTAGGAATTGCGCCGAAAATACACGGAAGAAGGTACTTGATCGAAAAAGCTAAAGCATATGGAATAAAAAATGTATATAGCTCTTTAGACGAATGTATATCTGAGTTAAAGAAAGAAATATCTAATAGAGAGTCCAGTTCAAGAGAGTTTTTTACTTCCGATACACATTTCGGCGCAGAAAGAACTTTGGAATTATCTAAACGTCCTTTCATGAATGTTGAAGATATGGATTGGACTATGGTAGAGAGATGGAATACTAAAGTTCCTCCTAAAGCTATCGTATGGCATCTTGGAGATTTTGGTGATAGAAGTTACTTGAAATATTTAAATGGAGATATTCGATTAGTTTGTGGAAATTATGAGATTAAAGAAAAATCTGAAAGAAATCTAGATATACCTGATTTTATAGGAGAGCTTATAGATTCTGGTTTTTCAAAAGTATTCCTAACTGAAGCAGAAACAAAACTCCTAGGAAAAGAGATAGCACTTGTACATGAACCTATGAATTCTACAAAAAAGTATAATCTTTTTGGACATATTCATGGAAGACAAATGATTAAGAGATTTGGATTAGATGTAGGTGTTGATGTTCATGGTTTTGCTCCTATGTCTGCAGAAGAGGTTGAATTTTTCTTAAATGCACTAGAAAAAGGCTATTACGACGCTGAAGTATTTTGCTAGTCTGATATTCTTTGAAAGCCTTATAAGTGAGAATAAAAAACAAACTTAAAAGAAAAGGAATATGATAGAAAAACTTAACACACTAATGACAATATTAAGTGCATTAGGATTATTAAGAGACGGAGTAAAAAATTACATAGATGTCTCAGTTGAAAATAGTTTATCCAATGGAATAGTAGATAAACTAAAAGATAGTTATGACAACTATACAGCTATCTTAAACAAGTATGCGATTGAAGGAAAGGATTTTGATGTTCCTTCGATTAATAGAGATTACGTAATAAGAAAACTGCGATTAATAAAAACAATAGTAAACAGATTAGTCGAATATTATATCAATGAGCCAGAAACATTGAGAGATTATAAACAATCCCTCTATTTGATTGGCGCTGACATAGATAGTATATATCGAAAGTCTGTTGTTGATTATAAAACGTTTTTGCTTGCAGTTAAGTAAGAAAAGGGTGGGTAATTCCACCCTTTATTTTTCCACCGTCTAGAAAAGACTAAAAACCTTATATATGAAAGGAAAATAGAGTTCCTAAGAGGTTAAAATAATACCGTCTAAGAAACCCTATTAGCCTTATATATGTAATAAAAGATAGAAATATCTGATATTACCTAAAGACATAGTATATCTAATTTAAAAGATATACTATGTCTTTTATACTTTAGCGTTATACATAGATATAACTAGAACTTATAATACATACGAAAGGTGTGATGACGGAGTATTATAAGGAGAGACTAGGAGTTGCTAACCTAGAAGTCGTCAGAACGACTTTATAAAATTCATCACCTTGATCTAACTTATAATTATGAAATATAATATAAGGACAGGTGGAAGTTGTTATACCACTTGAGTAGATATTTAAATAGTATTAAAATATCTTTTACAAGGATAAGTTCTGAGCGTAATTAAATAAGTATATTAAGTTACTATATTGAATTATACTATTTATCAAAATAGAGAAAATACTTAATATAACTTAATAATTGATAAAGGTTGGACACATAACTTGGCAAGCACTAACAAATTTTATAACGTGCATTTAGCCGAGTTTAACAAAATAAATAAAAAATTAAATAAATTCCTTATAGTAGATAATATTATAAGGCCACGATATATTGAGATAAACCTGATAAAGGATTATCAAGAGGAATATATCAAAGACATGTAGCCAAATATATATATGGTGAACTATGAAAATAACAAAGGACCTGTATAGTCTAGAGTTATTAGTAATAGGGTGTGAATTTAGAGGGATTTAATATACAGTTAAATTATTATATATAACCTATGATAAATACCGATGAGGAAATTATAAAGATTATATATAATTCTAAGTTAGAAATCTTTAAGAGAGAAGCTTAGAGTAAAAACAACCATTTCTAAGTAATTTACTTAGAAAATAGAGACAAAAGAATATTAACAACAAAAAATTATAGAATTATGAAAGCAGTTGTAAAAAACGTTGGAATTTTTGTAGCAGGAATAGCAGCAAAAGTAGTATTTGATTATGGTTATAAGAAAACTAAAAAATGTTTAAATAACCGGAAAAACAAAAAAGCTGAATAAGCTAAAACAACCAGCCCGAGTTATGGATTAACTTGGGTTTAGAGACAATAATTAACAAAATTAATAACTTAAATAATAGGAGGAAAAATTATGAAACTAATTAACTCAGCAGTAACGAAATTTGGTGCAACAAAAGTTGTAGCAGTAGCAGCTGGAGCAGGAATGGTATTAGGAGTAGCAACTACCTTAGGATGTCAAAAAGCCTATAAAAAACTCAAACCGAAAGGTCTTAGAGATGAGGATTTGGAAAAATTGGTAGAAGAAACCGTCAACCTAAAACCGGATGCAGAAAAAGAAAAACCTGCTGAAGAAGTAAAAGCTGAATAAGCTAAAACAACCAGCCCGAGTTATGGATTAACTTGGGTTTAGAGACAATAATTAACAAAATTAATATATTATGAAAAAGATAACAGAAGTCATTATTTTTATGACAATGATATTAGCAGGAATTGCTTGGATATTAGGATTTGATATAATTTATTCAATATCAGCAATAATTATGGGAACTACCGGAATTTATTATTGGTTTAGATATATGATTCCGGAACTATTTAACAGCAATGAAGAAGAATTCATTGATGACTAACCGGAGGGATAACAAAATTTCCCTCCATTTTCATTTTTGTAGTTAGGTGAATTCCTAACCTGATGAGATCACGAGGTTAAACTCAAGATCGAAACAGAAATGGAAACTAAAGATTTCCTTTTGATTTTATATATCAAGAGACTATAACTAAACAAAAGGAAATTTACAAAGAAAAAAAAAGAGGTCTTGACTTTAATTAGTCAAGTTGATCCTCTTTTTATTTTTTTTCTTCAGAATGCTAAGGAATTTGATTTTGTAGCATATAAAATTCATTTTTTAACATATCAATTCTACATTTGATATCAGCTATTTCACTTGCTATATCACGTAGTGGAGAATTACAGAAAAATTCTTGATTACTATTCCAATAAATATTATTTCCTGTAATAACACTATTAATATTAGTTATAGCTGTTTCTATATTATGTAATTTTTGCATTAAATTAAAATCTCCAAAGATTCTTTTATCTATAGTAGATACTAATCTCTCTTCATTATTTACTATTATCTCAGGATTATCCATTATTTTCTCTAGATAACCTCGAAGATAATTAATAACTATATCTAAAATCTCATCCGATTGTGCAGAGGATAGAATTTTTTCAACTACAGCTTTTACTACAGAATCAGAAATTTTGATATCATTACTTAATTCAATATTTGTATTACTCGTTTTCATTGCCATTTTTCAGTTCTTTTAAACAAGTTTTCTTAGATTCTAATTGAGCTTCAAGTAACTCTATTTCTCTTTTTAATGAAGCGATTCTTGTACTCTTAAGGGATTTATCTAGCGCCTCTATAAAAGAATCTTCAAATTGAGAAAATTTTAATTCCATATAGCAATGACAACTACCACCATAACCCCAATGATCTGTATACTCTAAACAAATACTTTTATCATTAATAGCATCCTCATTGTAATCATCATCTAACCAAAGACTTCCTCGAGTAGGATCATATTCATCATACCATGAATTAGTTAATCCATATTTTCTATAAACTTCATAGATCTTATCAAATCTTTCCTTACATATCTCAACAATCTTAGGTTTAACTTCTTCTGATTGTTTCTTTGAATCTCCTAGAAAAATACCTAAGAGATTAATTAATTCTTCTTTTCTATCCATAATTCATATATTTTATTTTACGGTAGCAGAACACAACTATCTACTACATCATTAAGAGTTTTAAGGGAAGAAAAATAAAAACTATACCTATTATTTTAAGTATAGTTTTATATAATAACTCTATTTATTATTCTCTGTAACTATTATATCCATTTTCCCAAAGAATATCAGCTTCTTTAGGTATACCACAATCATCTGCAAATGAATAATATACTTTTCCGATAACCCCGTCTATTAATGGCCAAATAAAATCAATAATCTCTCTATCGGTTTTACCTGCATCGTTAAGTTCTTTCCATTTATCTCCTTTACCATATTCAGTATACATATCATACCACTCATAAACGAAATTAATAAGATTGAATATCTCACTATTTCCGTATCCCCCACTATCCTCTTCTTTCTGATAAAATTCAACAGCACGAATTACATCTTCTTTAGAATTTATAATAATCACTTTATCAGTTATATTATTTTCATTTAGAAGATTTATTAATTTTTCTTCAATATCTAAGAAGAAAACTTGTGTACTCGAATTAGTAATTACATCTGAATAACTAACAATTAAACGTTTTTTGCTCATATTTTTCTAAGATATTTAATATATTTTCTGATAATTTTACTTTACTTCCTAGGTTACGAATAAGTGTTGTCTTACTTATAGGATTTTTTGTTATTATCTCAGAGTTATATATAAAATTTCCTTTTATAGTTTTGATATTACCTCCTTTAAATCTCTCTGGGGTAATTGCTTCAATATCATATGTATTTTTCAAAACTGTATGAAGAGTTAAGCGTTTTAAGATTGAATATTTTATATTAGTTCTAATGAGAATAATGTAATCTGTAGTATAAGTATTTTCATCAGCACTTCCTCCAAAAAACTTTAATAATTGTTTTGGTATAGTATTTTCGATAGAAGCTCCTAATTTAAAACAACATACAACAGCATCTTTATTATATCCTGTTAAATAAGTATAAAACCTATCCGTCATTAATCCAGAAATATCAGTCAAGACTCCATCCATATCTAAATCCTTTTGTTTCTAAGTTATCTAACTCATAAGAATAGTCTTTATCATCAGGATACAGTTCATAAAGTCTATTCATAATTTTTTGATTATGTTTAATATCAATATATACAATAGTTCCCTTTAATCTCTCCATAATCTTTGGTTTAAACATTTCCCAAATATCATCTTCTTTATCAGGGAATTCATTGTTCATATCAAGGTATAAGTTAAATAGATTTCCTAGTAGAGGTTTTAAATCCCATATTGAATAATTATGATTAAATCCTTTCTTTCCTTGAAATCTAAAGAAATATTCAACATCTTCCTCAGTTTTTAGAACAAGGAAATCTTTTTGATATTTTTTATATATTCCAGTACCAATCATCTGTCTTAATGCATCTGGTCCTTGAATTAAAAATACTTCAGTGCTTGAATTTGTAATAACATCTGAAAAACTAGTTATTATTCTTTTCTTTTTTCCCATAATTTACATAAATAAGAAAATGGGGGCAGCCATAATCTCACGACTTGCCACCCTCTGTCTTCAAATACTCTATATCTTTATTATCAGAACATTAATCCACCTCGATATAAACTTGGATTACCTTTCTGTCTAATTATCTTAACTAATGTTTCGCCATCCCCATATATATCCTTAACTAGAATAAATCCGTCTTCATCAGGATCTTCAAGAATGGTTCCAATACTAAGTTCTTGATTTTTCCAGAGACTTGAGAATTGAGATGTCATTCTAGTTTTCCAACCATCTAGGATATTACTACAATAATCCTCATTTGTCTTAGTATCTAAATCTTTATCTTCCATCTCACAATCTTTTCCAAGCCATTCTGGGAAATTAGCTCTTCCTGGACGAAGAATTTCCTTAATCCTTGTTACATCTTCCTCTGTTTCAACAGGGAATTTCATGATATCGAAAACATATTTAGCCAAAGGAATATTAAGGCAAGTATCTTCAGAAAGTTTTCCATGAATATTTACTTCATCAACAATCGAACCAAGAATATCAATAGTAGATATCTCAAGAAGATCGATTTTTTGAAGAATATTCTCTCTCTCTTCTGGAATTTTTAAATTATCGTCCAAATATTCGTTTATTGCTTTTTCTGACAAATTTCCGAATTGTTTGATATATCTAATTCTTCCAGGACGTCCAAGTAAATTCTCATTTACGTTAAGTGTATTTGTTGTTAGAATATATAATTTTCTTGATCTATTATATACCCCATCAATTAATTTTAGTAATACTTCATCACTCTCTCCTCGCTTAAATGTTTTCTCTGCTTCATCAATCAAAACAATACATTCAAAGTCGAGTTGTTGAATAAAACTTACCATTCCCTCTATTTCATTATCAGGAATGATTATGACAGGAATGTCTAATCTATTACATAATAGTTTAGCACCAACACTTTTTCCTGTTCCTTTATATCCTGTGAAAATAACACCAAGATTCTTATTCTCTTCAACAAATTTATCTGATTCCCAAGTTTTTTGAATTATATCAAATAAATTATCACAACCTACATCATATATTTTGTGATTAAATTCAAACTTTTCTGAGAGTTTTTTTAAACCGATTCTCTTATCTTGACCTTTTCCTTGATATAATTCAAAAATTCCTGAACCTGGAGTTGGATAAAGTACTGTATTTCCATCAATCGGAAATAAAGTTCCACATTCATCAATCCATTTTTGTGCTACTAAATTTTTCATTTTTCTATTTGTTATATTTTATACATTTATAAGAATTTCAAGCTTTCAGAAGAATTTAGAATATTTATTACAGTTTTTGAATCTCCTACAATTAAATATGTATCTTTCTTTTTAATTATATCGACTATCGTTTTTAAAGATATTTCTAATGAATTAATCTTTTTCCAATTTTTATCACAAATAATAGGATCATAAGAAGTATTCCCTCGATGTTTATCTTCGAGGTTAATAATTCCTAAACTTTCCATACGCTTCATAAGACATTTTAACCCTGTTTTCTTAAAATAATATTCAGGCTCAACTCCTAATTCTATAACCAATTTATTTTTCTTTCCAGGAACTATACTTGGATTCCTAGTATATTTCTTCGGAGTTAATTCTATTGTAGCAGAATATATAAGAACATGGTCGATATCAAAGAAATATACGCCCCATTCTCCTTTCTGTTCTAGGTTAATCATTAGAAATATATGTTAAGAAGTTGTCCAAGATCTATATAATCAATTCCTACTTTTTCTGCTGCTAATATATCTCTATTACTTTGACCATATAAACCAGATTCAAGTCCAATTTGTATGGCTGAATTCTTATCAAATCCACGAGTCTTAGAAATTACAGCATCCATCATTCTATCTTTAGATTGTCCAAAATCATTCTGTACTAAGATTTGACAATGATCATACGGAACTCTTAGATATTCTGATAAAGCACAAACAATATATTCTAACATTATTTTCCAAGAATCTGAACCATTACTACTTAAGATTAGATTTCTTGGAACCATAGCATAAACTTTATTTGGGTTAAAACATAAAATCTTATCCCAAACTTCAAAACGGAGTCTAATATCATAAATTCCACGTGGAAGAAGACCTGGTTTTCCATTACTCTGAAAAGTTTCTACTAGACAATCTAAGACATCACAAAATATTACTTGTTTCTGTCGATCAATTTCTTTTCTTCCATTATTTGTATTACTACTTCCCCAGGATCCTCCAGTATTACCACTACTACCCCAGCCAGAAGATCCACTCCAAGATCCTCCTGAGTTTCCCCAAGAATTTCCTCCTGCCGGTTTTGTTTGCCATGGATACTGTTGATTATTACTTCCTCCCCACGAAGATCCTCCTCCGTTATTGTTCCAAGATGGAGTTGATGGTTGACCCCAATTACCTCCACCTACACTTTGTCCAAATGGTGTCTGTTGCATAATTTTTTCATTCAATTCTTTTTGACCTTTAACTACTTTTTCTATTCTCTCATCCTCCTCTGCTTCATCGATTTCATTGATATCATCATCGTCATCATCTCCTGAATCATATGGAGGTTCTTCCGAAGAGTAGTCAGGCTTTAGATATTCTTTAAATTTATTATCTTCTTCCATAAGTTTTATAGTTTATGTTTATCACTTATAAGGATTTCCGGATTTAATAAAAGCTCATCAAGTTTAGCTAAATGAGACTTCTCCATATAAAGTCTCCATAATTCTGTTTTACGAGCTTCCTTAAAACATTCTATAACTTTTTGAGCATCTAATTCTACGCTTCCGATAATCATATATCTATTATCATTTGTACATTTCGGTTCTATACCAAAACATCCTTCTCTAATAAAAGCGTAGATAGTTTCATAAGATGGTCGTTTTAATATAACAGGAACAGTTATATTAATAGAAAGACCTGTACTTGTTGAAAGAATTAAAAATGTATCTCTAGTAGAATGTAATTTAAAATAATAATTCGATATAACAATATCTGCTATCATAGGAAATATTCTTTTGAATTATTTATCATATCTTTTAATATAGTCAATTGAGTGTCATCACCACCCCAAAATTTATCATTAAAAGCTTTCTTCATACCCTGAATTATCTTTTTATAATCTATTCCTTCTACTGTCCCTAAAACTTTAACAATTGATCTATTTGACATTTTTTCCGGTAACTCAAAATAAAACCTACCAAAACCAATAGATTCATATATATCTTTTCGTCTAGGTCTTTTAAGATAATTATAGTGTTGATCATCAATACATATGTAAATATCTAAATTTTTCATAGTTCGAATTATTACTTCTCTTAATTCAATCATATCGTTTGTATCAACTATTATCCCTGTCATGTAAATTTTATATTATCTAAGTTTTTTACTAAATGTTTCAAATCATTCGCATAAGGACAATTTTTAGATCCTTGGATAAATGATTTTTTGAGTTCTTCTAGGTCAACACTAACTTCCTGAATGATTAAGCAATCGATCATATTTCTATATCGAAGATGTTCTAATAAAGAAGTATCATCACAAAATCGAAATATACAAAATTTTCCAAGACAAGTTTTTACATAAATTTGTTTAGGAGTTATTCTCTTAGTCGCTAACCCATCTAAATTATATTCTAAAATAAAGTTCTCTCCAAGAATATTTCCACTAACAATTCCAATATCAGTTGATAATTCTTTTTGAAGTCTTCTGTAAAAACTAATCTTCACCATCTCCAGTTCCTGCTTTAATAGATAAAATAGGTTTAATAATTTCCAAAATTTTCACTGTATCTTGTATTCCAGTTATTATTTCAGAAGGATCTTTATATACCTCGGGCGCTTCATCAATACAGGCGAGACATACAGAACTAGAATATACATTGCCCATACTTTCTTTAAATTCTTGGAGACTTAATCGTTCTCTTGCTTCTCGCCTAGACATTAAGCGCCCAGCACCATGAGGAGCACTATAATTCCTATCAGGATTACCAAGACCTTCGCAAATTAAAGTTCCAAAAGCCATGTTCATAGGGATAATTACTTTTTGTCCGGCGTAAGCTTGAATGGATCCTTTTCTAATTATTCTATCTCTTGGATCTATATAATTATGAATAGACTCAATCCTCTCAAGCTCTTTTCCAAGTCCAAGAGCTTTTTTAATTCTCTCTGATATTACCATTCGATTATATTCTGCATAAGCTTGAGCAAAAAACATATCCCCAAGATAACCAGATATATCTTCATGTGTTACTAAGAATCTACTAGGCGGAATTGTATATCGGCCGGAAGCATGAAGTTTTTCTATTTCTTCTTTGATTTTCTTCCCTTGACCTTTATACTTTTCCTTAATTCCTCTCTCGGCCGCTTTCATATCCGCCTCAATTATCCTAGTTTTCCCAATCTGTTTTTTCCAATAAGCAAGTATTTTTATTCCTAAATTTCTTGATCCTGTATGAATAGTAACCCAAACAGACTCTTTATCTTCTTCTACCTGTCCAAGTTCTATAAAATGATTCAATTTTGTTACTAATACTACTTTCAAGTATCGGATAGGTCATTTCTGCCTATCTCTAGTAGTTCTTTTTCCTACTAGTTCGGAGCACACCTTCTGACTTTTATGCCAGGCCAAGTCCCTCTGCTCTCTACGGGGGTATAAGTTTTAACACTATAACCTTCCCTCGGTGATTAGCATCTCAGCTTCTCCCGATATGGACGACTTTTACAACGAATGACTATTAATCATTCTGGAGGCAATCAATTTTTCTCACCTCCACCAAGAGTTCCAAGAGATTTATAGAAAATTCCCTCAGACATACCAATTCTTTTAAGGGTTTTTGATATAAATTTCTCTATCTCTCCTAGACCTTCATAACATACAAATTCAGGCCATAAACTTCTTGCTCTTTCAAGTTTTGTTTTAAAAAATTTCTTGAATTCTTTTTCTTGGATAACAGTTTTCTCATTAATCTCCATACCCATTGGAATATCTCTACGAATTCTAGCATCCCAAAGAGCTAATTCTGGATCTCCCGAAGGCATTTTATATTTTACACTTAACATACCGCAACCTTGATCACAGCCAACCACATCAGGATCAAGAGGACCACCAGAGTAGGTTTGAGTATATCCTACTACACAACCTTTTCCTGCATGACAATTCCCAGTAATAAAAGTTAATCCTCCTTGTTTAGCAATAAAATATCCAGTATTTGTCTCAATACAAACTAATTTACCGCAATACTCAACTTCATTTCTTTGAAATTTTGAATTATGTATTCCATTTCTTGAATAATTAAGTTTAGAATCATCTATTATATTAATATAATGTATTTGATTTAAACCATTATATCCATTAAAAGTCTTTAATACTATTTTTGACAAACCTTTATTGATTGTTGCAATAGCTGATATTAAATTTAAAGTATCTAGATCTTTGGAATTTATTCTATAACTTCCGTGATTATTGTTAATATAATTTTCATAGTCTCCATCAACTTGAATTAATTCTTCAAAAAAAATCTTTGATTGTTCTTGAGACATAAATATTAAATCAGAGGGAAATTTTTTCTTTAGTGTAACTAAATTAATATATTTCTCACTATCCTTAACAGATAATCTAATTACTGTTTGTTTATTATATTCACTTTTTCCATATTTATATCCTTCTTCATCAAATAATTGTATTATTCGATTTATTTTTCTCTCTTTCTTTAACCCAAAACGAATATTACGAGATATTCTTTTTGGATTATGTGTATTTGCTATTACTCCATCGCCAATAATCCAACATAATATTCTTATCTCGTTATCTGTATACTTATTTATCGGAGTACTAACACCTTTAGCATTAAATATGTTTTCTTTCATGAGAAAAGAATCTATATTTTCTGCTAATTCTCCCATATTATTCTTCAATGCTAATCTATGCCTTTGAGAAACTCTGAAAGAATATCCTCTAGTGTTATTATATTTATAAACTTTTTCATCTTTTCTTAAATCTCTAATAAGAATATTTTTTGGAGAATAAAATTCAACTAATTGAGTATCTGGATTATAATTAGCAACCCTAACAGTATTATCGAGATCAATTATCTTCTTAAACCCATTCTCAGTTAATACTTCTGTGTCCTCTGTTAAACAATCCTCCATAATCCTAACTGTTTCATTCTCAGTCATTTTAGTATTTAAAAGTTCGTAGACTTGAGAAACTGCTTCTGGTTCAATATTATCAGTAAAGACAATTGCTTTACCATATTTTCCTGTTATTTCCATATCCCTATAATTTCTTTGATAAACTATAAATCCAATGACGTCCTTCTTCAGTCCACCTCTTTACATTTCTTGGTTTTCCTGCCTTGTCAAATATAGTAACTATTTTTGTATATCCAAATTTATCAAATGGTTCCTTTAAGTACCATTTCTTTTTATCATGAGATCTAAAAATTAAATTATTCTTCTCTAATAATCTTAATAATTCTATATTAGATATTCCAAGACCCAAATCTTTCACTATATCTCTTGTTGAATATAGATTTTCTGAAGTAGTTAGGACTCGATTACAATAATCTACTTGAGGCTGTTGATTTTGAATAGTAATCTGTAGGTTAGTAATTTCAGAGGTTAATCTTCCAATTTCAGCGTCTCTCAGAGCAAATCCATTATTTATAATTTCGTCTAATTTTCTTAGACACCATACTCCAAATTTAGGACTACACCACATAGCAAAATGAATAGCTATTAATCTATGCATCCAAGTACCTTGATTCTGAGGAATACCTCCTTTAATAACTACTATTAATTCCGATATCGGAATTCCGATATCGATCGAGACCTCATTGATTAATTCTTTTGTCTGTTGATTACTAAGATAATGACCTAACTGCTTCTTACAAACTTTTGCTATCTCAGTAGCATTAATCATGACATCATTACTAGTCAATGCAAATGGAATAATACATCCATTATACTCAAAATTTAATAATTCATTCATACTTATATAAAATAAAGGGAGTAAATCATATTACTCCCCTAAAACTTATTTCTTTTCTTCAACAGCTTCCTGTCCCTGCGTTTCTTCTTTAGAAGGTTTGTCTTCTTTAACTGGACCTACAAACAATCCGCGAAGAATACACATCTTATTTTCTAAGGTACACTCTGAATGTTCCTTATTATAATATTCACAGATATCAGGGCAACATTTATCGATTACTTCGTCGAGATAAACCAATTTTTTATTTCCGGCGATTTTTTGTAATATATCAGGCTGATCTTTGAAAATTTCCTCAAGAGTGCCTTCTTTTGGAACCATTGAAGTTAAATCTGAATCTTCTCCTTCATTAGCTCCAAGATCATTACAAAAATCGATAAATGATAGTTCTTCATTTCCGGGATCTCTAGGATCAGGGATAAAAGAACAACATTTTCCATAAGGACATTCTTTATCACAAATTAAATGTGATGTTGGAATTTCCTCAATGGGTCTAAAGACTACCACTTTTTCTCCGTTAGATGTGGGAACTTTTACTGTTTTTAACTTTTTCATAATTTAATTCATTAATGTTATTTAATTCTTTACGCATTTATTTTCGAAGCGGATTCTGTATTAATTTCCGCTTCATATATAAGAATTTCAGGGAGAAGAAAATAAAAAGAAGGAAGTATTTCATTCCTTCTTCTTAAATGTTCTAGTTTAGTTAGTTACTGCATAAAGAATTGTGTTCCCTTCTCTTCTAAGAGTAAATAGTCTTTCAACCTCATTATCACTTATTATTTTATAGTCCTCTCGTTTTTTAGAAACTAGATAATCTTTAATAAGTCCATAATTAAATGACTCTATCACAAGATGACAACCATTTGGAGTATTAATTTTTCCTAGAATATTAGTATATCCTGAGATAAATTTTTCTATATCATGTTGATAGAATTTATCTTCAGAATCAATATCTAAAATCCACCTAGGTTTATCTACAACTCCTTTTGATTGAACCGTTTCATTACTTAAGGCTACTTTCTTTGGAAGATTATGTATATTTGTATAATCATTGTTTGCTACTCTCTTAGAATATTCAAACATACATTGCTTTCCAAATTTTTCCAAAGATCTTGGTGTAATAGATATGTAAGCTCTTGCTTTATAATGTTCACACATCTCCGTTAATCGATTCCAGGATTTTTCAAGAACTCCTAAATCTGTCACCCACCAAGCATATCTCTGTATTTCTTGAAGAGGTAAATCAGGATTCTCTTTTCTTCTTTGTATAACTTGCACAAAATAATATATCTCCGGTTTACCTTTAGAAGATATCTTAAATTTTAGAAGACTTTTTACTGTCTCTAAATTATTTATTACTCTCATGATTTTATAGTATTTAGTAAAAATTTCCAAGAAACTGTTGCTGTATGATCTGAAGAAAAGATATCAACCGTCTTACTAGTACTCTCAATCAATGGAAAATGTTTATCATTAAATCTCGTTGTTTTTGACATAATGATCTGAAACTTTCTTCTTCTAAGCTCTTCATTATATTTAGTGAGATTAGTTTTCCATTCTTTTCGAATCTCTTCGATTGGCCTTTTTCCAAAACCAATAGAGTCTAAGAATACTTTGATTACACTACTTTTTGGTAATGCTCCTCTTTGATATTCTTTATACATAAGTTGTCTTTTTTGTTTTTCTCCAGGGATACCAGAAATAAAACTAACCAATTCCATTATCATTTCTGATTTTCTTGTAGCTTCTTTATCAGTTTCCTTCTTAGGGAAGTAATAATCTCCAACTATTCCAAGAGATTTAAGAAACTCTATTTTTGGATCTAAAGTTACCTTCTCAGGATAGTACTCTTGAATATATTCATTAGCTATTGCTGCAAGTTTATACTTAACTTCTAATCGAGAAAGGTAATAACTACTAATATCTCTAATTGCACACTTAGTTACTACTGGAAGAGATGAGATATCTATTAGATACTCTCCAGAAAACACTAATTCTGATTTTATTATCCCCAGTCGTTTAAATTTCCCGGCGAGTTTATTGGAAATCATAACTCCTATTAAAGACTGATTAAGAAGACCATCCTTTACTAAACATATAGATTGTCTTGTTTTATATGTTTTTTCGCCGGGTTCTATTCCGACTGTATTTTCTGGGATATTAACTACCACATTAGTATCAAAGCAGATTCCTAAGTTAGCTCGTCTTTTATTTCCAATCGTTCCTGTCACTTTCGCCCATTTATCTTTTTGGTAAGTAACAGCAGTATTACTATCCACTTTTTTAGGAGAAAGTCTTTTATATTCTCCGATCAACTCTGGATTAATAAGAATACTTGCATTATCCTCAATTAAATCAGTTATTAACCTACTAATTGAATATTTATTATAATCTGAATAAATTTTTGGATACTTAGTTTTTCTTTCAATAGGTTTGGGTGTATATTCGGAACGTTTAATAATATCATTAAGATCTTCAATATAATTAGTCATCCCTACACGACCGTACATCTCGTAAAAACCTTTGATAACTATTTCATCTTTTGTTGCTTGCGCTAAAAGTTCAGCAGTATCTAGGTATTCAAGTTTAATTGTACTTCCTAGAAAAGATAATATAATTCTAAGATCCTGGGTTGAATAAGTTTCCCCAGAGTATCTTTCAACTCTTTTTTCTCTTACTATTCCCCATGCAGATGCGTAATTATGAACACTAGGACTAACTCTTATTTTATTTTTTCCATAAGAATCCATTATTAACCAAGGATTACCAGAAGAACTAAGTTTATCTGCTAAAAGTACATATTGATACTTTAGATTTTTCTTATTTCTCAGGATAATCTCAGTACTTTTCCCATACTCATAATCACAGTACTTTACTAATTTTAATCTTGAACCATTAATTTTAATTTCTTTTTCCATAATTCTTATGTTTATTGTTATTTATTATTCATTAGTAAGAGTTTCAAGAGCTTCTAAAAAATCCAAGATATTCATTATAAAATTACGATAACTTTTATCTGGTTTATCTGGAAGTCTAAGAGAATACTCAATAAAACCTCGTAATTCTATATCAGAAGGACAAATATTCATTATAATATCTTTGTAAAGATTATTATGAACTGTTTCTGAGATTATAAGATTATTCTTAAGCTTTCTAAATAAACTTCGTTTTGTTAATTTTTTATAATTATCCTCAGAATGTAAATAAACAGGTAATACCATTACTAAATCTCTAACTTCAGAAGGACTAATCCAGTTCCCTATTGGAGATCTAGCTGCATTTAATTCTTCATAGTTCTTTAGAATATGATAATTCAAAAGTTTATTTCGAAGAATAGATATATTTTTATCATAAATAAATTTTATAAATTCTTCTCTATTAAATAACTGATTAAATCTGATATAACCAACTATAATATTTTTGTTATATCGTAATCTATAAAATTCAATACTTTCTATTTTTATTTTCTTCACAACACATATAAGGAAAATAAACCCCGACCTATCACAGGCAGGGGCTCACACTATAATATGCAATTCAAAGGATTTTCTCTTTTCCATTTATAAGGATTTAAAGCCTTAAAATTGATAAACAATAAGAATCATGGAAAATATTAATGAAGAAAAAATTAAAAAATTTAAAAAGATTACAGAATTAATTTTGAATGGACTAAAAGAAAGAGGAATAAATCCCATCTTATCTGAGGACGACACTTCCCCTAATGAAGAGTGGGGAAATAGTATGACAATGTCTTTCAGTTTTTCTAATGGAGGACTTAAATATTGGTATCTCGGAATTTGGGGATGTGGGAGATGGTCTGAAACTTACGATTGTGATAATTCTGAGGACTATATATCAGTCTTTCTAATTCACAAATGGACGTATAATAAATTTAGACCTAGTAGTTCAGATATAGAATACAGAATTACATTAAACGATAAACCTGTAGAAATATATCATGTAATTCAAGGGTTAGAAGAAATTCATAAAAATCCTATTCAAGAATATTATAAAACTTTTTGGGAACATAAAAGTGATCATGATATGCCTTGTCTTGAATATTTTAGAGATTGGTGGTTTCATGAAGTTACTTATCCGATTCAAGAAAAATTGAGATATAAATGGAGTGTAAAAATATTATATAATTTTCTTAAAGTATTATCATGGATTGACCCTAGAGTCTCACGAAGGAAGTTATTTAAAGAAGAAGGGTGTATTCCAATCTATACTTCCGGATTTTTAGCGACGGAATGGGCATCAAGTCGTGATTGGGCTTTTAATAGCTTTGCATGGTTATATGAAAAATTTCCATGGTGGTTATGTAAAATCTGTAAACATAAATTATTTGATGCACACTGGAACGTCGCTGATTTTCCGGAAGAAGTAACAAATACTTTAGAAAAAAGAATGTGGAAAGGAGTAGTAATATGAAAAAGTTTAAATTTGAGGAATGGTTAGATGAGAAAGGTGGAGGTTGTGAACTCATTTTAATATGTCTTTTTTGGAAATTTATATTTGATCCTATTATATACCTAACTACCAAAGATATGGATTGGGTAGTAGCATCACAAACTCCATTCATAATATTTATTCTAACTCCATACATATTATTTAGAACAAGAAAAAGATGGAAAAAGAAAGATTAGATTTATTATTAGTTTATGCAAATGATCTATATAGATATATTGCTAAGAAACTTGGAGAAGATTATGAGCCAAAAAATTTAATTGGTCTTTTAGGATGGTTAGACGAACATAACGTAATAATACATATCCAACCAGAATTTTATAGTCAAGGTATAAATTGGAATTGGCAAATTTCATTTTATAATCCAGAAACTTTTGATGATCCAGATCTTATGGATGGAACTGGATTATATGGAGATAATGGAGAATATCCTACTAGAGGAAAAGCTATGTGTTGTAGTATTGTTAGAGCACTAGAATTATATATCCTTGAGATGATAGATTCTGAAGAAATTCTAGGCGATTACAAACTTCCAATGCCTTCTGGAACAACAGTACAAGATCTCTTAATTTACATGATAAGAAATCAATATTCTGTAACAGTAGATGAAAAATGGTCGGAAATGAAAAGAAAATCTATTAATGAATACTTTAATTACTTAAAAGAAAGGATAATAGAATGTTGGGAAAAAGTTGTCTAGGATGTTTTATGTTCTTGGTAATAATGTTCTTAGGATGTTTATTCCTAGGATTTATAACTAAGATTGTATTCGCGCTATCAGTAGGAGTATTTATTCTTACAGCATATATCATTGGAATAATTTTTATGGCTTTCGTGATTTATAATGCAATTAAATTTTTACTTACATCATGAAATGGAGAAATTTTATACAAGATTTAGTTCTGATAATTATTGGAGTTATTCTTTCAATAATTCCAGAAAAATCAGAATTTACAGAGATGCTAACTACATTCTTCATAACAGGAGGAGTTGTTAAATTAGTTTGGGATTTTATAGTAAATAGTGATGAGGATTGATTATGGAAACTATAGAAATAAATTATAAATATAAACCAGGAACAAGATTATATCGAGTTACTTATGGAGAGCTTAAGTATTATGATGTTGAATGCGTAAATATAAACTTATCATTAAATCGAGATGAACCGCTTATAACATATCAACTCAGAGTTAATAATTCATCAGGAAACAGAGATACAACTTGGGATTTTGAAATTGATAAATATTATTCATTAACCCCAGAAGAAGCTTTAAAGAAACATTCAGCGGAGTTATTAGAAAAATTTAATTCTAAAGATAAATGACGATTATAGTAATTATATTCTCAATAATAATATGTCTAATAGGAGTTTATTTTCTCTTAATTGAGACTAGAAGAATAAGAAAATGGCTAGGAATTGGACTAATTCTTATCACAGCGTGTATTGTATCTACTATTTATACTGAATGGGTAAATAATAGAGTATTTCAGTATTATACACTTAAGATTACTCTCAAAGATAATACCGAAAAAGTCATAGAGTACGTTAAAGCCTCTGAGTTATCTATACGATTTGCTGAGGATTCAACTATTATAGTTTGTGATACTATTCCTAGTGTAGTAAAAATAGAATTAATTGAAGTAAAACAAAAACGTTATGGAGAAGTACATAAGAACGCTAATTTCTAAAGGAATGTCCAGAATAGAGGCTGAAATGTTTATAGACGGATTAACAAAAGTTATTCTAGAAAAAAGAGAACCAGAACCAATTAAAGCAATATTTCCTACATACTATAAAATTAAAACAATAGATTCAAATACTAATGAAGATCTTGGTTTCATAAAGTTTGATGTAGGATTTGATGCTAAATTTTTTGATTATGATACTGCCAAAAAAATTTGTACATATTTAAATGAACATGATATATACAGACAATTAGATTCAATCGATGCTGTAAATTATAATAAAAAACCATGGTTAACTATAACTCGCGATTGGAGATCTTATGTGAAATATATTACAAATGAAGGTAATGTTTTTTATATAGAAGTGAATTGGAAGATAGGACAAGCAAGTTGGAAAATAGTACCATTTTATGATTAGAATATTACTCTGTGGGTTAGCAATCCTATTTGTAATTGGAATTTGGACTATAGAATTTATACAAAGATTATATGGAAAAATACTTGGAAAAATTAAAAGCGCTTGGAGTAAAAGATGAAGAAGCTGCCAAGAATCTACTTAAAGAAATAATCAATGATATTCAAGAAAAAGACATCATACATTTGATCATTTATTACCAAACAGGAAGTTCTTTTGAAACGCATAATGATGTAGATATTATTGATTATCCTTGGAATAATATATCTATCGCAAAAGAAAATGAAGAAGCAATTCGACAGCATTATAAATTTGCAATGGATTTAGAATATATATGTACTTCTGAATCAAGAGAAAAACTTAAAAAAGAAGCTGCTAAGAATTGGTGGTATGTAGAAGGACAATACAGTAGATATTCTCTGAAGTTAAAGAAAAATGATGGAACTTTCTTTACTTATAGTACTCCATGGATTGGCTACTTTGAACGTTTAAATGACATAGAAATAAAAATTTGTAACAGTTAATAATATTAACTACACTAGTCTATTATGGATTGGTGTAGTTATTTATTTTGCTCCTTTAATAGGATGAGAATCTTATATGTGAAAGAAAATATTTTTTTATTAACTAAAACAATAAAATCATGTTAGAATTTAAACCAGAAAAAGAATTAACAACATTAGACAAGTACAAAAAGTTATATGGTTTCTATGAAGGAAATCTAAATTACGTTCCTAGAGGAGGAGATCTAACAAAACATATTGGATCTTCTTTAGCACTAATTGATTATTCTAGAGATGAAACTGGAAGATGGGACTATTCTCTTAAAGAAGTAAAAGTTGAGGATATAACTGATTATGATCCTATGACTACAACTTCAATTATTAAGTATAAAATAATTGGGGAAGAGGAAGTCAAAGAAGCTAGAATTATTCCGGAAGGCTTTAGTTTTGAAAGTCCAGAGGAAACGGGAAAATCATTGAGATTTCTTCCGTTATCAATGCACTTTAAGGTTCAAGAAGAGAAAGCTTTTTATGATAGACTCTTAGCGAAATTTGATAATGCTAAAACACTATCTATCGAAGCTCTTGAAAATCTATCAAACTCTAAAGAACAATCTGAACTTCTTGGACGTAATTATAATATTGCAGCAGTGATTAAAACTGACGAAGAGACTCCAGAAATTCTATACTTTAGAATTGATAAACTAAAATTAAAACACAATAAACAAGATAATTATGCGATTACTTTAACTAATGAAGATAAAGATAAAACGTATACATTCTTGATTGATTCTAAAGCAGAATATTATGAATTCTCTTATGGAAAAGAAAAAATAGGAGATCTTAAAATTTTAGATCTCCAAAAATTATAAAAAATAAACCCAGGCCCTATGTAAAATAAGGCTTGGGATTTTTATTTCTTTACACAAATAATGCTGGTTTACATCTACTTCTCCAATCTAGAAGATAACCAGGCTCAATCTCTTCTAAAAGTATTGAAGTTTCTTTTAATTGAATAATACAATCTAGACATAAATTTATACCAGAATTCTTACTTCCAAAAGCAAGATATTCTTTTTTCTCTTTTTCTAGCTGATTATATTCAAATCTAGAACATAGATCAAACCATGCTCCTTCTTCATACATATTCTTTCCACAAATTGCACACTCACATTGTCCTAAACCAGCAATAGGGAAGAGTTGTTCAGGATCTGTAAAAGAGTGGAATAAATGTTTCATAAATCTTTTATACTGTTCCGTACGATAAGCCTCCACAAGTAATCCAATTTCTCCGAGATCTGGTTGAAGAGATCCTTGTGGGTTCTTATTTTTTCTGTAAGCTATAATTCTTTCTGGAAGTTGTCGGTCTAAGAGTGGTCTAGGGAAAAGATATAAATAAATTAAATTTTTCTCTTCCACACTTAATACTGGATTTACCCTTAAAGAATTAATAACTTCATGTGCATCACAATCTTTTAGTTTGTCAATGTAAAATTTTAAAGAATTCATGGTTTTATTGTTTAATGTTAATGATAATACATTAATAAGAGTTTGTGGGGAACAAAAAAGAGAACTTAAGATCTTCTCCTAAGTTCTCCCAACAAAACAATTTTCTTTATATTAAACTACCCAAGAAAGTATTCAGATTTTTCATAATCCTCTTTTCTTTTAGGCTGTGGTGTAGTTTCTTCCAAAATCGTACTCGTAAAGATGACTTTATCTCTCTTCTTTTCACGATATTCATCTTTATGGTGTACGTGTTGTTCACTTACAATGTCTTCTCTAACAAAGTAGTTTTCATTCTTTTCCATGTCTTTTAAGTTTTTCATTTTTGTTTAATTTTATTTTACATATATAAGGAAATTGGGGATTCTGAAAATACCTTAATTTCTAGTATTCTTTTAAATCCACTCTTCGGACATGGAAGTCTTGATTCTAGAATATCAAAACTTTCCCTAAATCTAGTTCCATAAAATTCTTCAGGACTTGGATCAGGATACACCAAGAAATCTCCGGTTGGATAATATCCTTGATTTTCTCTTATGTCTAAAAGAAGAGGATTTACTTGATTTAATTCATCTAAAGATATCTCAGTAATTGATATATTCTCCTCACCTTCATCACAATCTACTTCTATGATAAACGTATAGTTATTATTTCTCTCAGGAACCATAATCTACTTCAATAATATGCTCTGGACTAACTTTTTTCACTAGAATAACCCCATTTCCAGATATAAATACTTCATCTTCTAATCCTTCTAAATCTACTTTAAGTATTGCTATCTCAGGACCTCTTCGAAGAGCTACATTTCTTGCTGTCAAAGGATCTGAACTTAAGTGTACGTATTCTCTACTCCCCGGGACTAACCCATCTCTAAATATACTTTCTAAAAACTTCCTTTGCGTTCCATGATAGACAATATTACATCCTGTATACTTCTTAAAATTAGCATTAATACCTTTAACACTATGACCTTGAAGAGCACGAATCTTTCTTAAATCGGCCGATAATTCATAGCGCTTTTTATTATCAGTATCTACTATTTCTTTTAGTTCAGATATAGTCCAGCCATGATCAATTAACTTCTTTGTTTCTAACCAACCTTCTGAATCAAGCGCTCCTTCTACTTCGGCCGGATTATGTCTTAGAATATATGCTAACTCTTTTCCTCTATTCTTCTTCATATAATCTTCCTATTTTTATAAATTCTCCTATTAAATTTACAGTTTCAGTTATAAAGTTTTCATCATTATATGTTGATGTTGATACTAAAATCTGTTCAGAATACCCAAAATATCCAATATTATTTATCACTCTATCTCGAATATACTGAAAATTTATTTCACATTTATCTAGAATTGAATTTATGTAGTTACTTTCTGGATTAATTTTAATAAGATCTTCTAAAAACCTCATAAATCTACATTGCGTTCTACTAGTAAATTTCATTATTTTATCCAAAGGTTCTAAGTAATCTCGAAAAAGTTTTTCTAAGAAGTAGAATGAAAGCTCATCTATCTTCAGAAAATTTCCATTACCAGTATAATATTCTACTAAATAGTTAGAGCTATCACTGAGATCTAAGCAAACTTTGAAAGGTTCCATGAGATTTACAAAAGATTCATCCTCCTGAAGAAGTTTTCTGTGAAAATACGTATCTATATCTCTACATAAACTCAGATATTCTTTATATGTTTCTTTACATATTCTTCTTAGTCTATTCACATGATCTTCCATACCACCAGATTAAAAATTTTCTTAACTTTTCATCTTTCCAATTAGGTGTAAAACAATTAACAATTCTCCTTCTTGTTTCTGTTCCAGAATAATTTACATGCACATCATCTTTTTGATCAGGATAAATTTTTATATTATAGAATCCTCCATTTTCTTTATATCTCTCAGCTACAGAATCTCTAGAACCACATATATAAATTTCAGAATCTTGTGGTATTTCCTCAAGACTTTTTAAATAATTAATTCTATGATCTAGCGTTTCAACCCATTTAGGATAATTACCTAGATCACTAATTTTAAATATTTTCATCTTTGGATAGGACTCAAGTATCATTTCTTTCCTTGCTTCAAAAGGGAGAGGATCATGTGCAGTTCTTTCTGAGTTTTTTGTTTCTCCTATAAAAATAACTACATTATTATTTCCAAAATCTCCTCTAACTTTATCTAATAAATAGTTATGTCCTCTTGTTAGATTATCTACTTGAAATCTACCAACAATTACTCCAATCTTAGTGCTCATTTCTTTTTTCTTTTATTATATGTTCTTTTTAATACATTTGTTTTAAGATATTCTTCACAACCTGTAAAAATTCTTCCTAATTCTGCTTTATTATCATAAGGCATAACAAATTTCCTATTCACTAAAGCAGTCGGAACCTGGTGAAGAGTATACAGAGCAGTTCCTTTAAAGAATCTAGATCTTTCAAGTTGATATCCTACGAACCCTTTAGCCTCTCCTGATGTAGTAATTGATAAGACAAATGATATCTCTCCAACTACTTTAAAAACAATACAATAGTGAAGTATAGGTCCAATAGGAAGAAATGCTACATCACCTCTTTCAATAGTTTCAGGTCTAAGTCTTTCTATATACATCGGAAGATATTTCTCCCTAAGATCGGCTGGAATTTTCTCTTCTAACTCCTTTGATCTAGTTACTATCTCTTCTTCCCTTTGTGATATAGATTTTTCTTCAGAGTCTCCAGCCGTAAGTGAGGGAGTTATAAACTTCCGCTTAATATCTAAAATTTTTTCAATGCAATCCCTATCTTCAGGCTTTTTATACCAAATTTTAATCAAATCCATAACTTTATTACATCTAGTTCTTGTTGCCTCTGGACTAACTACTCCTGGACCAACCATGAGAAATCTAATCATCTCATCCAAACCTTCAGTAATTGTCTTCTTAATACTGTTTTTGATACTCTTATAGTTATTTATTGATTTTCTAATATCACCTAATTCTGTAACAGCTTCTTTAATAGTTTCCATAGAGTTAATTTTTCATTACTTTATCTATTACTAATTGTTTTATATCATCTTCAGTTAAACCAAAATAATTACTAAGATTTTTAAGAATAAATACTCCTTTATAATGCTGAGTAAGATTAAGAATACTATCTAGAGAGGTATCACTATAAAGACTTTTATATTGTAAGATTCGTTTATATTCAACATTATCCTTTTCAAGTAATTTCTCTATATAAAATTTTTTTAATTTCGGATAATTTCCTAAGAAAAATTTAAGATCAATCTCAAGAATACTAAGATAATACCCATCTGTTACATTTAAATCCACTAATGGTTTACTAGATAATGCAGAGAAATCTATAGAATCTACATGAGAAAGAGATTCAATAACATCCACAATTACATCTCTTGGGTTATAAGTATCATCTACACCTACCAAAAGTTGCTCGATTTCTGTTCCTTTCATAGCAGTTTTCTTAATATCTAAAACTCCTCTAGTTATACCATCTCTTATATTATCTACATTTTCAAGATTTTCAGAGAAATATCCTTGAATAAAATCCTTTATATTATTATTTTTTCCTGATAATTTTTCTAAAATATTATTTCTCTTATTTATCGGAATACATAAATGTATTTCTCGATCTGATTCAATATCTAACCAATATGAATCAAAGAAATTTAAAAATATACTTGATACCTTTTCACGTCCTCCACTATAACTGAACTGTTTGAGCGAAAAAGGTTCAATATAACTTCCTAGATAAAGAACTAATTTCATCGGAAATAATGCATATACATATCCAGGTTTCCATTTTGTCGTTTTAGGTTTTGTTGCAATCAATTTCCCAATCTCCGTAGAATATATAAATGATTTATTTGTTGAATCTTCCTTTACTAATTTTAAACTAGGAAAACATCCAATATCTAAAGAGAAAGTTCCGTGTAGATTTCCATCAGAAACATATCTAGTATCTTGAAGAATCTTAAAAAATCCTTCAATAGCTACATAAATATAAACGTTTCGCCCTGGGAGTTTTGAATCTAATTCATCATTTTGAATCCTTACAGCTACTCTAGGTCCACCCTCTCCATACTTAACATTATATCTTCCATATGAAGAAAAGAGTGAATTCTCTGCTAAAGATATATGAAATCCAGAGTTAAGTACAACAACCTCAGAGATATCTTTCTCTTCCACTGTTTTGTTACCATTCAAATTGAAATTATCTGACTTAACACTATTATATACTTTATTACGCAATGGTTTTGTTAAGTCCTTTTTATTTACAACTTCTGGAAACAAATCTGTTCCATGGTCAAAATAAACTAATGTTATTTCATACGGAATATTCAAATTTTTCATATTTTTTTATTTTATTTTACATTTATAAGGGACTTAAAGCTTTATTTATGTAATAAAATTTTAATAAAGAATAATAATGAAAAAGAAAATTTATTTTATTTCAGGACATAGAGATATTACTGAAAAAGAATTTAAAGAATGGTATGTTCCTCGTCTTGTAGAAGCAGCGGCCGAAGATTCAGAATTCGTAGTAGCTGAATGTATCGGAGTTGATAGATTAGCTCAAGATTGGTTAAGAGATAATCTTAAGAATCATTCAAGAGTTACAGTTTATCATATGCTTGAAAAACCTAGATATTTAGCTTCTATGTTATTTAAAACGGCCGGAGGTTATCAAGACGATGTTCAAAGAGATTCAGCAATGACAACTATATCAACAGAAGATATCGCATTTATTCGGAAAGGTAGATGGACTTCTGGAACCGCACAAAATATATTAAGACGTTATGAAAAAACTAATTAATTGCTTCTTTAAGGGTATATTTGCAACTGTTATGATTGCAATAACTGGGCAACTTTACTGGAATTTTTATATAGTAGAGAAGTTTGGAATAGGAAAAGTAGTAGAAGATAGTTCTGTATTTATAATTGGAGCAGCTGTATTATACTCTATCTTTGCTCTCTTAACAGGAAGAAAAGATGAAGAAGTATATGAAAAATTTGATTGGATAGAATTAATAAGTCTATTTATAGGAAATATATTTTTAATATATCTATTCAAATAAAATAATCAAAGAGGGAGGAGACAACTTCCTCTTTTTATTCCTTAAAAGCCTTATTAATG